TTGGGTGATCCGCTTGTCAACCGTGAAGGTCGCCGAGCGATCATAGCGCAACGCGGCCTTGATCGCGTCCAGGGCGGCCTCTCGCGTCTCGCAGGGGATGACCCGCGAGAGCCCGTTGCCATAGTGCGCCGTGACCTTCATGGCTTAGTTGCCCAGCACGGCGCGGATGCGCGACAGGGCGTCTTGCGAGGCCAGGACGTACTTGCCCGAACCGTCCTTGGCCGGCTCAGGGCGGGCCTGTTCCCGGACGGTGCGAACGGCGCCGCGCGCGGCGGTGAAACGGGCTTCGTCAGTGAGGGAAAGGCGGAAGGACATCGGGTAGCTCCGTTGCTGATGACCCTTTGTCGCATATGGCTCTTATGCAGTCAACAGCTTTCTTACACGAGATCGCACTTTCTTCGCCTACATGGTTAACAGCCTGGGCTGGCTGGGTTAACCTTAACGCCCCATTAAGGTTAACGAATTCACCCTACCGGTTAACCCTAACGCCTGCCTAACGGCCACGAAAAAGGCCCCGCTCCAGGGAGGGGGCCTTCTAGGGGAGGGGTCTTAGGCGGCCAGCTTGCGGGCGGCGTCGGCGGCGCTGATCTTGAAGCCGTTCAGGCGGTAGACCGGGCGGGCCAGGGGGCGGGTGGTGACGGTCAGTTCACCGCCCGAAACGGTGTGGTGGGCGACGGTGACTTGGTCTTCGGTGGCGCGTTGGAAGTGGGTCATGTCGGTGTCTCCGTTTGATGACCCTTTATGGCATAGGGGCTCGATGCGAGTCAACAGGTTTCTCGCATCGAGCCGAACTTTTTTCGAGGCCGATTTAGTGGGCCTTGAAGGCGTCCGAAGAGGCCAGGGCGCGGCGGCCTTGGCGATCGGTGCGCCAGGACTTGGCGGCTTTCTTGTCGGCGCGGTGCTGGCGCTCATATTCCCACGGGGTCAGCGCCTCGCGATTGGCCTTGTCGGTGCGGGTGTGGATGGTCGTGCGGGCCATGGGGTGTCTCCTAGGGCCAGGGGTTGAGAGGGGACGCGCTACAGGGGTGGAAGGGGTCAGAATGGGCCTAGACGGCCCATCCATCCTCACGCCCGCCAAAGCCGTTGTAACGGCCCGTGTGCGGGGTCTTGATCTTGAGGGCCGATCCGCGCGGGTCGCCGCCGAACGTCAGGGCCACGCCGTAGCGCTTGGCGATTTCGCCGGCCTTGGCTTCGAGGGTCTGACGGCGGCGCTCATCGAGCTTTTCGGCCGTCTCGTCGCGGTAGCCGTTGCACTCGTTTTCGGCGATCCGCTGCAAGCGGACCTCGGCGCTGATCAGGGCGCCCGCGTCGCGGTACGCCTCGATGACTTCGCCGTAGGTGAAGGCGCGAGGGGCGCCGATCTTGGCCTTGTGCTCGTCCAGCAGGACCAGGGCGATTTCAAGTTGTTCTTGCTTGGCCATGTGCCGCGCTCCGTGGTTGATGACCTTTTCTCGCATGGGGCGCGGATGCGAGTCAACTGTTTTCTTGCAGAAAAGAGCGTTAAGGCGGAGCGGGGTGGCGTTAAGGTTAACCCCAGGCGCAGGCACGAAAAAGGCCCGCTGTCAAGCGGGCCTTTGCCGGGGTTACATGCGGCTGATTTCGCCGTTGTCGTCAAGGGCTAGGCTGTATTCTCCGACCTTGCGGGCGGCTTCGGAAAGGGTCTCGCCGACCTCGCCTAGGCCACGATCCCAAAAGCCGACGCCGTGACCGTTGCGGGTCAACCAAAAATCGTGACCGGCGTTGCTGGCGTTGTAGCGCTCGCCTTCGATCCAGACGTCAGACGCATAGGCCTTGGCCAGGGCGGCGACGTTGTCGCGCTGGAAGGCGTCGCAATCTTCGATCATCTCGCGCAGGGTCTTGGGCGTGATCCAGGCCGATTCGCCGTCATAGTAGCTGTCGCTTCCGCCGCGATCATCGCCCATGGGGTAGCTAACGCCCGTCCAGAGCGCCGTGCCGATGTACTGGCGAGCGAAGGCGTCGGCCGCCCAGAAAACGGCGTCGCTTTCGGCGCGGTAGGTTTCGCGGTGGTCGTCTTGGGCTTCCTCATATTCGGCGATCAGGCGATCGGCGGCGGCGCGCTGATCTTGCGTGAACATGTGCTTATAGCCCTTGATCTCAAAGGCGTAGTTGAGGTGGCGCCAGTGGTCTTGGGCATATTGGCCGTTTTCTTCCTCCCACGCTTCGAGGTCGAAACTGACCGGCGCGGCTTGGACGATGGCGATATCTTCAGGGCTGGCCATGCGGGCCTCCGTTGATTGGATGGCCTCTTTTCGCATAGGACAGAAATGCGTGTCAACAGGTTTCTTGCGCCAAATGGTTAACGTGCAAACGGTTGCGGGTTAAGGTTAACCCCAGGCTGGAGCGCGTTAACCTTGACGCCGGGTCGACCAAAAATTAACCCTCCGGCCGGAGCCGGAGGGCGTCAAGATCAGGCGGCCTTATAGCGGTCTTCCATGAAGGCGATCATCTCCTCGCCTTTGGTGACCATCTCTTCGAGGACGGCGCGATAGTGCATGACCTTGACCACGCAGTAGAGGGCCGCGTCGCCGGTGAGGTTGGCGTTCCAGTGCGCGGCGACTTGTTCGGCGTCGGCCTTGGCCCATTTGACGCAGCCGGTGAACCAGGGGTTCATGGCCACAAGGCGCCAGCCCTTGTCATCCTCGGTCGGGCCGATGGCCATGCCGCTGGGCTCGCGCTCCAGGACGCAGAGGAAGCCTCGGCCGACCAGGACGTTGATCGACAGGCGTTGCTTGGCGGTCTCGACGCGCTCGCGCCAGATTTTGAGCATGTCGTCAAGCTGGGCTCGACGTTCTTCCGGGGTCATTTCGGGTTTGGTCATGGGGGTCATTCCCGTTGCTGATGGCCTTTTCTCGCATAGGGCTTGGATGCGAGTCAACAGCTTTTTTGCACGACAGGGTTAACGGAACGGACATGTCTCGTTAAGGTTAATCGGCGAACGTTTGCACGTTAAGGTTAACAGCGGCGCGGGGTCAAGGAAAAGGCCCGCCGTGAGGGCGGGCCTTGGCCAGGGCGTTTAGAAGTCGCGGATCAGGCCGGCGACGACGGTGAACTCGGTGTTTTCCGGGTATTGACCGTTTTCGTCTTGGAATTTGTCGCCGTCCAGCCAGTCGATGAGGTCTTGCACCTCGGTGACTTGGCGCTCGAATTGCTTTTTCAGGTCCGGCAGGGCGCGCGGATTGATCCAGCTATTGGTGGCCTTCCAGGCTTGCTTGCCCGCCTCGTCCAGGGCCGCGTATTCGATGGCGTAGCCTTCGAAGTCCTTGGCGATTTCGGCGTATCGTTCCAGGGCCGTGCCCAGGGCGTTGCGCAGGGTCGAGGCGCGGCCGTGGTCGAGAACGTCGTGTTTGATCAGCTTCATGGGTGTCTCCATGCGGCGGGAATCGCCGTTGACAGTCATTTCTCGCATAGGCGAATTATGCTGTCAACAGCTTTCTTGCGTCAGGTCGGGGTCGATTCGAGGTAGAGCGGAAGCACGTCAAAGCTTGGCGTGATCGACGCAAATTGCTTGGCCATGGTGACGACTTCGACCGGGGTCAGGAGGCCGATGGCGTCCAGGCCCAGGGGCTGAAGCTCGGCGACGCGTTCGGCGGTCAGGACCTTGGCGAGGTCGTCAAAGAGGTCGTCTTCCTCGAAATAGAGGTTTTCGACTTCCTCGCGCGCCTTGGCTTGCAGGTTGTCGTCAAGCTCCTCCTTGGACATGGCCAGAGCGACAAACGGCGGGACGGGGTTGCCGCTGTCATAGGTGATGGTCAGCACGTGAACGTTGAGGCGTTCCATGGTCAAAGGCCCTTGGGCAGGGCGTGGACTTCGACGATGGCGCAGGCCTCGGCCGCTTCCTCGCCGTCTTCCAGGCCGTAGAGGCGCACAAGGTCGCCGTCGCAGTATTGACCCACGAGAACCCGCTTTTCCGGGGCGCTGGCGGCCGAAAGCGCGAGGCTGGCGAGGATGAGGCCGATACCGCCCAGGACGGTCAGATAGGCAGGGCGACGGGTCATGCGGCAAGCTCCAGGGCGAGGCGCGCGGCGCGCAGGTCGAAAAGGGCCGCGAAGGCGGCGGCGATGTCGCGCTTGTGGATCATCCAGCGGTTCAGGCGCCGGGCGTCCTTGGCGTGGCGTTGGACGGCCTTTTGGTCGCCGGCCTTCATGGCGGCGATCGTGGCCTCGGTGGCCTTGAGCGCGTGCTTGGCGAAGAACGCCTTGCTCTTGGCGGCGGCGCGAGCCTTAGCCGCGTCGCTCTTGGGCGGGTAGCGCTTGCGGCGCTTCTTGGTCGGGGTCGTCATGGGGTGTCTCCCGTTGCGATGAGCCTTTCTCGCATAGGGCTTGGATGCAGTCAACATTTTTCTTGCAGTTTCTCAGGTCGCTGGAGGGCTTTTTTCGTTAACCTTAACAAGACCTTGGAAAACCAAAACCCGACACGCGCCCGGCGAAAAGGCCGGGCGCGGCGGGCTTGGCTTAGTCGTTGGTCGGCGAGCCGTCCGCCTCGAACTCGTAATCAGAGTCGGTCAGATATTCGCTGATCGTTTCGTCGGAATTGCGGTCTTCCTCGACGACTTCAAGCTGGCGATAAATCCACTTCATGAAGGTGCGCAGAATGTCGATCAGTTCCTTTTCGTCTTCGTGCTCGAAGTCGTAAGGGTCGAAGGCGTCGCCGGCTTCGTCGGGAACCATGCGTTCGGTTTCGAAGTCGGTGCAATACTCGTGGTAGTAGTGGCCAGAGTGCTTGACCGTGGTGATCAGGCGAACCTTGGCGCTCAGAGCGTCCAGACGGGCGGCCAGAGCCTTGAGCGTGTCGTCTTCGATTCCCAGGGCGGCGAAGGCTTCGACGGCCGGGGTTTGGGGCGACTCGTAGCGACCTTGGAAACAGGCGCCGTCGCCTTGACTCCAGAAGCCGGTGAACATGATGTCCGGGCCGCTATTGGGCTTGCCGGCTTCCTTGCGGCGCAGGGTGATCCCGAAGGCGTCGGCGATGCGGTCGGCTTCGTCATAGACGAACTCCCACCAACCGGAGTCTTGGTCGTTGAGGCCGCGATACCACTCGATAGCCTTGGCCTTGGCCTTGTCGTTCAACTCCTTGAACGTGAAGACCTGTTTGGTGACGGTGCGGGGCATGGATTTTCTTTCCAGGCGTTGAAGATGACCCTTTCTCGCATAGGGCTTCGATGCGTGTCAACAGAATTCTTGGAGAAAGAAAACGGTTGACACCGGGCGACGGGTCGGCGAGATTACGAGGGTCAAGGCCGCCTCGCGGTGGTCGAAGGCGCCGCCGGCTGGACGCCGGCTAAGCCATCGCGTGTAATCCTAGCTCGCGGCCTTGACGCCTTTCCTCCCAGGCCCGCCGTTAACCTTAACGCCGCCTTAAGGTTAACCCCGATCGCGGCGCAAAGAAAAGGCCGGCGCCCAGGTCATGGACGCCGGCCGGGGTTAATGAAGCAACCAGAAGAGGAAGCAGAGCGCGAGCAGGCCGCCGCCTTCGAGGAGCTTCACCTAGGCGCGAACGTAGTAGCTCACGCCGTCAAAGTCGATTTCGGTATAGTCGGATTTCATCGTGTTGGCGGTCTTTTCCCAGTCGATGGAAATCCACGACGGGAAGTCCTTGGCGATGTAGCCCAGGCTTTCGCACTCTTCTTGCGCGAACTCGGTGAAGTAGGATTCGCGGACCAGGGTGGCGCCGAACGTCCAATCCTCGCCGTAGTTGGCGCCCTCCTCGACCATGCGCGCCAGGATCAGATATTCCTCGCGAATCTCGTTGAAGGTCTCGCGCTGGTCTTGGTCCGTCACGGCCTCTTCTTCGTCGAGGGCTTCCAGGGCGGCGAGGTCGCCGGTCTCGACGCCGGCCGTCTCCAGGGCGCTCCGAAGCACCTCGACCCGCTCGACGATTTGGCGGGTGTCAATGGTGTCGTCGCGATTGGAAAAATCGGCCTCGCCGACATCCTCGAACGCGACGGCCGAAGCGTAGCGCTCGCCGTTGAGCATGATCAGCGCATAGCGCACGCTCTCGACGGCGTCGCGGTCTTCGTCGTTATAGGTCTCGATGGGCTTGAGGGACAGGACGTCGGCGATGGTCAAGACCGTCACCAAGTCCTCAACGTCGTGTTGTTCGGCCTCGCTCATCAATTCGTCGCTACCGCCGATCATGCCGATCTGTTCGATGGAAAACGACAGGTAGAGCGGTCGGCCGGCGGGCTTGACGGTGATCTTCACCGGCTTGTTGCAGAGAACAAATTCAGCCGAGGCCGAAAACGTGGTCAGGTCCATGCGGGGTGTCTCCCAGGGGCGCGGGGGTGCGCCGTGCCTGATCTTTCTCGCATAGGGCTTAGATGCGTGTCAACCGCTTTCTCAGTCTGTGTCGCGTTTCTTGACACGGCGGCGCCGCTTGATACAGTCGCCTTTCGGGCCGCCCATGGGGCAAGGCCTTTGTCAATAGGAAATCCCTGAAATGCCGCAAGTGATCCCGGCGCGTGTCCGTCAACTGAAGCGGGCGCCGTTTACCCGTATTGGCGTACACGCCCCGATCCCCCACGGCGTGGCCGAAGATTGGGAAATCAAGAACGTGGGTTGGACCATCCAATGGGACGACGGGACGCAGGGCATTGGCGGGGCGCCGTTCTCGACCCGGACGGAAGCCGACGCATGGTTGAAGGCCAATCCCCAGGCCACGACGCGCAAGAACGCCACTTAACCTTAAGGCTGCGTTAACCTTAATCTCGCGTTAAGGTTAATCCCGATCGGACAGGACAAGGCCCGCCCCACCAGGGGACGGGCCTTTTTGCCGCCTAGTCGTCGAGGTAGCCGCTCATCAAGTCCTTGCGGGCCTCATGGCGGGCGCAGCCGTCGAGATAGGCGCCCAGTTGGGCGGCGGTGGTGATCCCGCTTTGCGCCCAGTGCTCGACATCGTCGGTGAGGGCGATGAACGAGTCGGGGTGGTTGATCCACGCCACATAGGTCGGGATGTCCATCCCTTCCAGGGCGCGCTGGAAGGCGCGGCGGGCCTTGCGCACCTTGCGCCGGCTCTTGGGGATGTCGCCAGAGATCACGGCGACGGCGCGGTCAAGGCGGGCGGTCAGAACGGCTTGGGCAGTCATGGGGGTCTCTCCCGTTGCGGTGGTCCTTTCTCGCATATGGCCTCAATGCGTGTCAACAGATTTCTTGCACGTTAAGGTTAACCGCGATCGCCCAGGGCAAGGCCCGCCGCCTTCCTTGCCTGAAGGGAGGGGCGGGCCTTGGCTTAGATGGCGCAGGGGTGGCCGGTCAGCAGATAGGCGTATTCCTCGGCGGGGGCGTCCTCGGCGGCGTCGGCGCTATACTCGCAATCGTAGGTGTCCCACTTGAGCGAGGATTGATTGAAGATCGCCCGTTCCTTGGCGTCGGCCTCGCTCTCGCCGGGGCGCAACAGGATCACGGTGTCTTCGCGGATGATCCGGCGCACGGTGACGGCCCGGACCTTGGCGGCGGCGCCGTATTCGTGATCATGCCACAGATGGCCCATAATCTCGTCAGGCTCGTCTTGCGGCCGGCGCTTTTCGGCGTTGTCGTAGTCGTCGCGGAACGTGGTGGCGTCGTCGCCTTCAAGCCAGACGCTGGCGCCGGCCGACAGGTCATAGAAGGCATAGGCCGCGCCGTTGCCGTAGCTATCGAGGCGCCAGCGCAGGCCTTGCGAAATGGTGATCGGGCCGGAATAGCTCACGGTTGATGCTCCGCATGGGGGTCATTGACATGCAGCACATAGGCGTTGAGCGCGTCGCGCTTGCCAGGGCTGCGGGGGCGGGTGTGGGCGGCGACCAGGGCGTCAGCCTTGACGGCTTCTTCGCTGTAGTCGGCGGCGGCGAGCGGCAGGACCGCGACGACGGTTTCGGCCGCGTCTTGGTCGATGGTGACGACCAGCAGGGCCTCAAGGTCGCGCGGGTGGCCCGCGCTGTCCAGAAGGTCCCACCAGTGGCGGCGGGTGGCTGGCGAGGGGCCGGCGACCAGGGTCGGCCGACTGGCGATCAGCAGGCGTTGGGGAACGCGCGACTTGCCCTTAGTCCTCGTCATCGCCGTCGCCTTCCTCGTCTTCGCCGTGGGCGTCCTCGTAGGCGTCCATGGCGTCGTCTTCGTCCATGTCGGGGCGCTGGACTTCCGTGCCGCTGATCGACGTGCCGTCCGGGCTCACGCCCGGATCAAACAGCATGATCAGGCACGACTTGATGTCGGGGCGGCCCAGGGGGTCGGAGTTGGTCAGCAGGTCGCGGGCGTCGCCCTCTTCCATGCCGTCCTTGACCGCGCGCGCCAGGGCGGCGGCGAAGAGATCGGGGATGTCCTCGACCTCAACGCGCACCGTGGTGATGACGTCGAAATAGGCCATGGCTTACGACTCCGGGGCGTCGGTGTGGTCGAGTTCGTAGGTCCCGACCTTGTTGCCGTTGCCGTCGTAGATATTGCCGGCGCGGGCGCCTTGGTCGAGCTTGCGGGCCACCTCATGCAGGAGGCTGGCGCAGTGCTCGCCGGCCACACCCTGAAAGGCGTCGTTGCCGGTGTCGATTTCGATCTTGAGACCCATGGTCGGGCTCCTTGGTTGCGATGAGCCTTTCTCGCATAGGGCTTTTATGCTGTCAACAGCTTTCTTGCACCTCGACACGAAAAGCGAAAAATGGCCCGACACAAAAGACGAAAAATGGTCCGGGTTAACCTTAACGCCGCCTTAAGGTTAACCCCAGGCGCGGGGCAAAAAGAAAGGCCCGCGCGGGGCCTTTCGAAGGGAGGAGATCAGAACGGGATTTCGTCGTCGTCATAGGCCCGGCGCGGGAACTGCCCAGGCTCGACGCCTTCGGGGGTCGCCCAGGGCATGAGCCCTTCGGCCCGGCGAAGGCCCTCCTCCTCGTCTTCCTCATCGGGGATTTCGAGGTCGGGGTCCTCGTCGCCTAGGTCGTCCTCATAGGCGTCGTCGGCGTGGCGCTCGAAAGCCTCATCGACGGCCTGATCGTGGAGGTGGTCGAAATAGGCGTCTTGGCCGTAGTCGTCATATTCGGTCATCGCGGGTGTCTCCGGTGGCGATGACCCCTTTTCGCATAGTGCCTTTATGCTGTCAACAGCCTTGTCAGTGGAGGAGCCAGAAAAGGAAGCACAGGGCCAGCAGTCCGCCACCTTCGAGGAGCTTCATAGGCGCATCACTTTCCGCGCCGATACTGGCGCAATAGAGTACAGGGAAGACTAAACGGGCGTCTGGGCTGTCATAGATGGGGGGATTCGTGACAGCCCTAGACGTGGGAGGCGGTCTTATCTCAACAGGAGATAGTCAGGACCACTGGAGCCGGCGAGCGCGGCCATGGCGAGGCGCTGAAAGTCTTCTTCGGTGGCGGTTTTACCCGTGCCCTCGGCGTAGTAGCCCAGGGCCTGGAGATGGGCCTTGGCGCGGGCGCCGGCGTTGTGGCCCTCGGGGTTGCGCACCGCGCCCAGGCGCGGACAGCGAAAGCCCACCAGGGTGGTCAGGAAGAAATGCAGATGCACCTTGCCGACCACGACGAAGGTCGTTTGCAGGTCGGACGGGGCGAGACGAATGGAGGCCTCAGTCAGCATCGGGCGCGTCCTTGTCGTAGGTCGCCATGTGGGCGACACAGAGGGTGAGGTGTTCGGCGATCAGCCGGGCGAGTTCGGCGCGGAGGGCGGGCGTGTCGTCCTCCTCGTTGAGGGTGAAATAGACGGACGCGCCGAAGTGGCCGTTATACTCGATGTCGCGGGCGTCGGTCTTTTGCAGCTTGTCGAACAGGGTCGGTTCGAAGTCGCCGCCCTTGTAGCTCTCGGCCTGGATCATGGCCAGGAACTGGTCATCATCCACGTCGATGGCGTAGCTCGTGGCGGTGGTCCGCAAGCCCAGGGGCATGGCCATGCCTTAGCCCTCCTTCTCGACGACGTAGCCGCGCCCAAACACCCACAGCGAGCGCAGTTCATAGAGGCGGGTTTCGCCCGGCGCGGGGGTGACGTTCCAGCGCACGTCCAGATGCTCGTCATTCCAGTGGATGACATCGCCGCGCTCAGACGGCAGGACGATCACCGAAAAGGCCGGCGCGCCTTCATGGGGGCGCAAGTCCTCTTGGCCCGTCTCGCCGAAATAGCCGGTGATGTCGTGGACCTTGATCACCTTGCCGACCACGGCGGCGAGATCGCGCATGGCCTCGGTTTCGGCCTCATCACGGGTCAGGACCGGCACGGAAGGGGTATTGCGCTGGTCGAGATTGGCCAGGATGGCGGCGAACCGCTGATCTTGGCCATAGGTCGCCGGATCATTGCGGGTCAGGGTCGTGGTGACGTTCACCGGCTCGCGGACCTGAGACAGGATGTCGTCGAAGTCCACGCCCCAGGCGTCCGCCCAGGTCAGCAGCGAGCCCAGCAGGTGGAAGAGGTCGGTTCCAGGGCTGGAGTCCTCGGTTTCCAGCCCGACCTTGGCGGTGTTGAGATCGATCGCGGCTTGCGCGGCTTCGATCTGGGCTTGTTCGAAGAGAGAGGCGGCGGCGGTCATGGTCAGTCCTTCAGATTGGCCAGCGCCAGGGTGTCGGCTTGCAGGTGCTGGACATGGTAGACCAGGGCGGCGCGGGCGGCGGCCTCTTGGGTCGGGTGGTCGATTTCCAGGCGCGTGGCCAGGGTGGCGCCGTCGTCATGGGTGACGCCGAAGCGGCCCGCGCCCAGGGTGGTGACGAGATAGCCCAGGGCCTGAGCAGCGTTGACAGCAGAGCCGAACATGGTGGACATCATGTCGGCGACCGCCTCGGCCGAACCGATATTGGCCAGGGGCGCGACCGTGTCCTTGATGGCCAGGGCCTCGGCGTAGCCGGCTTCGATCTTGGCGCGGGTCTCGTCATTGGGCAGGGCGCCGGCCATCTGCCCGGCAAAGCCTTCCGGGTCCTCGGGGAAGGTGGCGCGGAACCACGCCAGCACCTCGTCAGCGTCCTTGAGGGTTTGCCCCTCATCGAGAGGGCCGCCCAGAAAGCCACCCCAATTGTCGCCCAGGCGGTCATATTCAGTGACCAGCAACCAGCCCAGGGCGTAGGGCGCGGGGCTTTGCGACAGGGCTTGTTCGATCGTGAGGGCGACATTGGCCATCCGGGCTTGGGTCGCGCCGAAGCTCACGACTTGGGTGCGGTCTTGGGGGCCATGATCGACCATGACCGGGCCTTGGCGCAGTTCGGCGAGGGCTTGGGCGATCACAGGATCAATAGACGTTTTGGACATGACGTCCTCCGTTGTTCGATGAGCCTTTCTCGCATAGGCCTCAGATGCGTGTCAACAGGTTTCTTGCAGATTGTTCGGTTAACGCCCCGTCCCAGGGGGTTAAGGTTAACGGGCGGCTCGGGACAGACAAGAGGCCCGGATCGCTCCGGGCCTCTTGCCTTAGAACTTGTCGTCTTGGTAGCTGAACCGGCCGTCAGCATAGACCCTTTGGCCAGTGTCGCGGCCCTTGTCGTCGGAGGCGACGGCGTAGGCGGTCCCGTGCTTGCGCGACAGGATCGCGGCCTTTTGCATGGCCTCGGTCCGGGTCAGGCCTTCCTCGATAATGACGGTCTTGCCGTCGTCTTGGCTGTAGTCGGTGCGGTAACGGGTCAAGCGGCGCCTCCTCTGCTAGGCGTACAGGATGGGATGGGCGGCGGTGGCCGCTTCGATGATCCGGGCAAGCTCAAGCTGGCCATGATAGGCGCGGTCGCCGTAATAGCAGCGGTCGCCAAAGTCCATGCCATCGAGTTCCTCGGCGGCGCGGTCTTCCATCTCGACGTCATAGGCGATGTCCTCGACCAGGGCGTTGAGATCGGTGTTGATCAGGAAGGCGGCCATGGGCTTGCTCCAGAAAGTGATGAGCCTTTCTCGCATAGCCGCCTTATGCTGTCAACCGGTTTTTCGCAGCTTGGCCTTGGCGTCGGCAAGGGCTTCCTGCACCGCCGCCACGGCCTCGGGGTCTTCCTGCCGGCGAAGCGAGCGGGCGCGCGCCATTTGCTCAGGCGAGCCAACGCGGCGATGAGCCGGCTCGGCGGTCTTGTCGCGCGGCTTCCAGTCGACCGGGGTCGCCGAGCCCGGAACCACTTCCTCCCAGCCGGGCGGCAGAAGCGGCAGGGCCTCGCCGGGCGCCAGATAGGCTTGGACGTGGACGCGCCGATAGCCCAGGGCCTTGGCGATGCTGTCTTGCGGCACGGTGTCGCCGCGCGCGGCGGCCGAAACGTTCTGGTGGAAGAGGCCGCGTTCCTTGGCCCAAAGGGTCAGGTTCGGCGCGCTGGCCAGGGCTTCCTTGAGCTTGCCGACGAGGCCGGCGGTGTTGATGGCCATGGGCGGGTTACCTCCAGGGGCTGGTTTTGACGGGGGCGGGGAGATTGCGCAGGAAGTCGAGAACGAAGGTGGGGACCTCCTCGCGCAACCATGCGGAGCCGTAGCTATAGGGCCGGCCGTTGCGGCGCTCCCAGGTGTCGGGCTCCAGATGGACGCGCGCCAGTTCGGCGCGGGTGGCGTCGAGATGGTGGGCGCCGGCGGCCTTGGCCTGCTCAATGTTGCGCTTGGCCTGATAGCCTCGCAGGTGTTCTTGCTGGCGAGGCGTGCCGGCGCGCATGTCGTTCAGGTGCCAGCGGGTCCAGGCCTTGACCAGACCGTCAAGGGCCGAGCCATAATGCCAGGACGGGGCGAACTCCAGAAAGTCCTTGCGCGCAAGACTGCCGACGATCTGACCACAGCCGCCCCAGGCGTTGCCATTGGCCTTGGGGCCGATGACGCCCGACAGACTCAGGCGCTCGCCGGTCCATTCGACATCGACGAACACGTCAAAGCCCTTGGGATTGGGGCGGCCCGACTTCAGCTTGCCCAGGTAGAGCGTGCGCTTGAAGGGCTGGCGAATGGCGGCCTCGCGCTCCAGCATGTCCCAATAGGGCGCCAGCTTATAGGACCAGTCATAGCCCTTGAGCGGCTCATGGGGGCCAAACTTGCTCTTGCCGTCGCGATCGTCGATGAACTTGGCCATGAGGTTGGCGCGCGCGGCGTCTTCGGTGTCGCCATAGCCGGCGACGCTGATCCACGACACCTCAGAGCCGCCGAAGTTGGCGACCGCAAGGAAGCCGTCGCCGCGATCACGCGGCTTGATGGTGAAGACGTCGGCGGGGTCGAAGTCCTCCAGCACGCGCGCGCTCGGGGTCTTGCCGCAGGCAGGCTTGACGGCGAAGGGCGAGTCCGACGTGGCGGCCGGGAACGCGCCATAGGCCATGTCCTGCACTTGATGCGGGCGCTGGGTGGAGCGGTAGGCGGCTTGTCCGATCATCGTGTGTTCGGCGCCGGCGATGGTGGCGGTGGTCATAAGGGGTGTCTCCCGTGTTCGTCGTCTTTCTCGCATAGGGCTTCCATGCGTGTCAACAGGTTTTTTGCATCAGGGCGGGATGCGGCGGGTTAACCTTAACGCCGCCTTAAGATTAACCGGGCGGCCGGGCGCAAAGAAAAGGCCGGCGCCAGGAGAGCGGCGCCGGCCTTCAAGGTGACGAGGTGACGGCTAGACGTAGGCGCAGAACACGCCGTCTTCGTCATAGTAGGCGATGGCGAAGGTCGCGCCCTTTTCGTGGACCTCGTAGAGGCCGGGGCCGTCGTCGTCTTGGTTGTAGCGGAAGGCCAGGGCGTCCGCCTCGGCGCGGGTGGCGATGGGGGTCCAGTGGTCCTTGGGGTTGCGGACCGAGTCGGGGATCATGGGCGGGTCTCCTAGTAGACGCGTCGCAGGGGCTTGTAGGACACGCCGTAAGCGTTGCAGACCACGATCTCGACGATCTGATAGCGGTCTTCGTTGCGGGCGATCCAGGCCTCCTTGGCGGTCCGGGTCTTGAACGTCTTGTCGGTCCACATGGGCGGGGTGTCTCCGTTGATGACCCTTTCTCGCATAGGCCCCTTATGCTGTCAACCGCTTTCTTCGGGAAATTCGGTGTCGAATAGCAGCGCCTTGCCATCGGACGTGCGCAGGGTGTCCAGCGCTTCGGCGACGTGGAATCCCCCGTCCAGCGGATCGCCCGTCAACGCCGCGTTGGCGAGCTTGACGGCCGGGAAGGCGTAGGGGTTGCGGCCCTTGACATGGCCGCTATTGACGGCATGGAAGAGGGCCAGCAGTTCGGCGAGGGCGCGGCGTTCGCGGGCGCTCACTGGCCCGCCTCCCAACGCTCTTGCGCCAGGGTCCACAGTTGGTCGAGGCACGCATGGGCCAGGGCGAAAGCCGGCGCCTCGCCGATCAGCCCGACGATGGTCGCATCACCGGTGACCTTGGACAGGTAGCGCGTGCGGCGCACGATGCCCAGGCCCGCGTCAGTGTCGTCCTTGTGCAGGCCGTCGAAAAACGCGCCGGGTGTGTCGCGCTGATATTCATAGTCGCGAATGGCCTCCAGGGCGTGAACCAAGACGAGCGGCTTGGCTTCGGGCGTGACCTTGGTCATGTCGCGCGGCGACAGGTATTCCTCGCCCGCCCAGGCGTATTCATCGGGGAGGGTGGCCTTGACCGCATCGACAGCGGTCATGAACGGTCCGCGATCATCGCCCGCGTCCATGCCATCCATACGCACGGCGAAACCCTCGCCGACACGATAGATGCCCTTGCCGAAGCAATCCATGACGCCCTCGTTGATCTCCGCCTTTTCGCGGGTCGGGGCCACGGCGTTGGACGTCGGGTCCAGGACAGCGGCCAGGAAGTCCTCGACGCTGGCGTTGATCGACGCCAGCAGGCAGCGGGCGGCGCCCTCGGGTAGTTCGCCGATGGTCAGGTCGATGGCCTGCCCGCGCTCTACCCAGTCGGCCAGAACTTGCGGGTCGATGCCCTCGCCGCTCAGGCCCACGCCTTGGGGATGGGAGGGATTGGCGCTGTAGGCGTAATAGTCGCCATCGGCGGTGACGATCGTGTAACGGTCGGCGCTCTCGCCGCCATTGTCGACGATGCGCACGACATAGGTCGAGGTGGCAAGGTCTTGGAGATCGCTGAAAAGCTTGGCCATGGAAGGGCCTCCGTTGTTCGATGCGCCTTTCTCGCATAGGTCTCGGATGCGTGTCAACAGCTTTCTTGCATTTTCTTTCGCCGGGCGGAGGGCGCGGGCGGTTAACCTTAACGCGGCCTTAAGGTTAACCGCGCCGGCCAAGGCGTCGCCCCGGCTGGTCTCCCAGCCAGGGCCGCCCAGGTCACGCGGGGTCGGTCAGGGCGATCTCGGTCCCGAAGCTGTGGCCGGGGACGTTGCCGCCGTTCTGTTTGACATACCAGTCGGCCGGGGCCTCCAGCTTGACGATCACGCCCAGCCAGTCGCCTTCGACGAAGTAGCCGGTGACCTTGGCCCAGCCCAGGCCGTTGGTGGTCACCCGGACGCGCTCGCCGATGGCCGGCGGGTCGAAGGCGGCGCTCCAGCGGGCCTTGCCCGGCGTCGGCTCGGGCGGGGTGTCGGTCCAGCGCCCGGCGCGCTCCCAGGCCGGCAGGGTCGGGCGCCAGCCCCAGGCGTATTCATCATAGAGCCAGGAGGGGCCATAGGTGTTGCGGATGGTCCGCAGGTCGGCCTTGAGCGCCTCGGGCTCGCTGCACGTCCTCCAGGCGTCGCCGAGGGCTTCCTTCCAGGCCTCGCCCAGGCCGCCATGCTGGTCAGCGAAGGCGACCAGGGCGTCCTGCTGGCCGGGGGTCAGGGGCGGATAGGTGTCGTCCATGGGGTGTCTCCCGTTTCGATGAGCCTTTCTCGCATAGGGCCTCTATGCTGTCAACAGCTTTCTTGCACTATTTTCGCGGGTAACCTTAAGGCGGCGTTAAGGTTAACGCCGGGCGGTGGTGGAAAGTCCGCCGGGGTGAGCCGGCGGACCTCTCTAGCAGCCAAAGGCGCGTTCGGCGCGCTGCTCGGCGCCGTCGTCGGGGAATTCCAGGTCGAGGATGTGCTGATAGCCCGCGTCCCAGCGGCGTTCCTCGTCGGTGCGGGCGGTCATCGACCGGGCCAGGGTGCGATAGGGGTTCTTGGGCTCGGGCGCCCATTCGCTGGTCGAGTTGGCCAGCCATTGGCGGGCGGCGGCCTTGCCCTCTTCGGTCGGGTTGGGGGTCATAGCGGTGTCTCCTTGCTATGACCCTTTCTCGCATAGGGCTGTTATGCTGTCAACAGCTTTCTTGCACCCTTAGCCGAAAACCGGAATATCCGGGTCCTGCCCGTCTGGAATGTCCGAGATGTAGATGTCGAAGGGGCCTGACCAGTTGCGCACCCAGTCGGGAGCGCGGGCGGCCTGGGCCAGGGCGTCGAAGTCGGCCGGCTCGTCCCCGCCGTTTTCGTCAAACTCCTCGTCAGTGACACCGTAGCTCACGCGGCTGTCGTCCACTTCCATCGTGTGGCCGTTGATCCAGGCCTGACCGACGAAGGTCGCCCAGCGCGTGGCCGGCGCGATCACCGGCGCCAGGGGCGCGGCGTCGATGATCATCCATTCCATCCAGGCCGGAAGATCGGCCTTGATAATGGCGGTCTCGACGTCCTTGCGCGCCTGCTCCAGGCTGTCAGCCGGGTTGACCTGAACTTCGAGCTTGATCGTGTAACCGGTCATGGTCTTAGGCCTCCTCGGCGTCGGCGGCTTGTTTCAGGGCGATCATGACCACGGCCTCACGCTTGCCGCCGCCGTCCCAGAGATAGCCCTTCGGATCGGTGAAGGACCACGACCCGCCGCCCGTGGCGTGCAGGCGATAGCCCAGCTCATAGAGGAGCTTGTCGCCGTCCGCGTCGCTGGCCACGCCAAACGGCGCGTCAATGCCATAGCAGCCCAGGTTCAGCGACACCGGGTCGATGTCGGGGTTTTCGTTCAGATAGGTCTCAGCATCGGCCATGCAGTAGAAGCGGGCGATGACATCGACGCGCTCGCCAGCCTCCAGGGTCAGGGCGACGGGCGCGTCATGGTCGCGGCTGGTCAGGGCCTCGGTCTTGATCCGAGCCTCTTGACCTGAGGCGCCGACCATGCCGGCCGGGCGCACGCGGCCGATATTGGCGGTCAGGAAACCGCCCGGTTCGGGCTCGACACGATCAATATTGACGCCCAGGACCTGGGCGATGGCGCCGGCCAGTCCTCGCCGCTCGGCGGCAGTCAGGGCGCGGGTGCAGTCGATATCGACGACAAAGGACTCGGTGACAAGGGCCATGGGGTGTCTCCCGGCTGGCGTTGAATTGGTGCCCTGTTCTCGCATAGGGCTTCCATGCGTGTCAACAGGTTTCTCGCAATCTTTTTCGCCTGGGCGCCGGCCTGGGCGGGTTAACCTTAAGGCGACGTTAAGGTTAACCCCAGGCGGTGGTCAAGAAAAGGCCCGCCGGGGAGGCGGGCCTTGGGATCAGGCAAAGAGGTCTGGCAAGGGCCAGCCGTTGGGTTCGGCAAAACCGGCGATGGCGTCCCACTGATCGGGCGGAACGTTCTCGCCATGGTCGCGCCAGCCTTGACGTTCGATGGCGCGCCAATAGCCGAACTGGTCGAGATCGGCATAGGCCCTGGACCCGTAGGCCGGATCGATCTCGCGCCAATGCTCGCGCTTGATGCGGCCACCAGCCTTGAGATGGGCTTCCACCTTGTCGCGGAAGGCTTGCGCCTCGGTGACGACAGCCTCGATATCGAGTTGTGGCCAACATGGCATCCCATCCCCATCCTGGGTTTGGGGGCCGCGCGTGGTGAACCGGTAATCGTGGATGATCCGGGAGCCGTCAGGCGCCTGGAGATAGACCGTGATGACACGGGCAAACTCCGGTTCCCCGTCCTCCCAATGAGTCCCGACCTGAACCAGATCGTCACGCAGGCCAACGTAGATTTCCATGAGATGTGCTCCAGATTGTCGCTACTTCATGGCGGCCTCCTTTGTGGTCTCGTCGTTTCGTCTGAGCCCTGTTCTCGCATGGGCGGCAAAGCGAGTCAACAGGTTTCTTGCACTATTTTCGCGGGTAACCTTAACGCCCAGGGGGCGGGGCAAAGCCCAGGCGCGAAGGCCTGGGCTCGCGGTTACAGGCGCTCAAGCCACCAGCGATAGCCGACCGCGCCCCAATTGAACTCAGCCTCATCGGGCACGGCGCGCAAGGCGTCCAGCATGGTCTGGAAAGCTGCGTCCTCGGCGGAGTCTTCCTCGTAGGCCTCGCGGGCTTGTCCGATTAGGTCGATCAGGCCGCGCCGCGCGTCGGTCCAATCGGCATAATGCACCGGCTCGCTGTCGGGCATGAAGCCCGAGACGTTGGCGCCGACCGCCCAGGCCATGGGGGCGTCATCGTCTTGCGACTCATCGCCCGCGCCATAGGCCGAGGGGATTTTCTCGCCGCTGTGGTCGCAGACGAGATCGTCGTCTTCGAAATTGGGGACGATGGCGGCGATGCGCCAGCCGGTCGAGGCGTCATGCTGAAAATCGTCCGCGACCTGATAGAGCATCTTGCGCACGCTGTCGAAGGACAGGGCCACGCCGTCGCGGGTGACGAAATAGTGCGGATAGCCGCCGGGGAAGGCGTAGGGGCCATGGCGCAGGGCGGCCTTGACGTCCTGCATATCGGTGACCTCGCTGGTCAGGATATTGTAGCGGCGGCGCACGGGCGCGCGGCGGCTCCAGTCCTCTGCGGCCGTGTCGTAAAGCGCGCCGTCGGTGGAAACAAAGAGGCGATCGGGCAGGGCCATGCTTGGCGCTCCTCATGAAGTGGAGCTTTGTTCTCGCATAGGGCCTCAATGCGTGTCAACAGATTTCTCGCACTAATTTCGCGGTTAACCTTAACGCCTGGTGAATGGGCAACGCCCAGGCCGGGGAGGCCTGGGCGCGTCCTTTTAGGCCTCTTCGGCCTCGGATTCGGCCTCCAGGGCGGCGTCACGGGCGGCCTGGGCGGCTTCATAGGCCTCCAGAAGCTTGGCGTTGCCTTCCTCGACGTCGCGGAAGTATTTGAGCGAGCCCAGGACGCCCGCCAGCCCGGTAATGGCGGCCTCGACCAAGGTGACGTTGCCGCAGGCCTTGGACAGGTCCAGTTCGTTGTCATCGATCAGGCCATAGGCGGTCTGGGCCAGTTCGAGCGGCATGGTGACGGTCGGCGGGGGCGGGGCGACTTCGGGCAGGTCGTGAAGGGCGACCATGGCGGTCATGACCCGCTCGGCGACGCGCTCGAAATAGACCGTGGTGGCGCGGCGCAGGTCGGCCGAATAGGTGCCGTGGTCATAGCTGTAGGTGAAGGCGTGTTCCGAGCCCGGTACGGGGTTTTCGATCCGCAGGTGGGTGACGTAGCGATGGGGCGCCTTGGGGCCAAAGTCGCGCAGGACGATGGCCAGCCGCAACATGCCTTCGCGGTGGGGAATCTTCTGCTCCAGCATCAGGGCCGGATAGAGAAGGTCTAGGGTTTGCTCGGTCATTGGGGTGTCTCCCGTTTGGATGGCCTCTTGTCGCATTGGGCTTTTATGCTGTCAAGCGATCTTTGGGGCTTGGCAACAGTTTTCTTGTATGCGATGAATGAGGGGTGGCGAGCGGCCACGGCAGACGAGAGAGGCGCCCACCCTGAAATTGCTGAACGGCTGGTCACTGGCGGCGCTGGCGTTTCTGCTCTGGCTGCTCCACTGACCCACCGGCCGGGGATCACGACCCGGCCGGCGCCCGTTCGCCTGGGTGTCGCCCAAAATCGGGTTAGGGCGCGACATTAACCCTAAAATGGGTCAGAAAACCGGATTTTCGGTGATTTTCGGCCTAAAAAGCGCTATTTTGCGCTGATTTTCGCTATTTTTGGACGATTTTTGCTGATTTTCGCTGTTTTGGGCGTTAACCTTAACGATTTTGCCCCTGGCGTTAACCTTAACGGCCGCCGGTAGGGCCTTGAGCCGGGTTAACCTTAATTTTCAACCCTAACCGTTAACCTTAACGCCTGTTAACCTTAACGGGTAACCTTAAGGCGCGTTAACCCTGTTCGTTCACCATGCGCGTTAACCTTGAAAATTAACCTTACTCGCCACATGGTTAATCGGCCGTTAACCTTACCCGGCCAGCGGGATGGAATGGCGTCAGGTCAAGAAATGAAATGACGTCAAGTCAAGTTTGAAATGGCCTTTCGTCAAATTTGGGAAGGAAATGCGCTCGCGTCAAATTTGAAATGCGCCGGCGTCAAGTCCAGGCGAAATGGGCGATCATCAAGTCGGCCGGGCAAATGATCCGACGTCAAGTCGGCGGCGAAATGGCCCGACGTCAAGTTCAAGGCCGGACACCAAAACGCCCACCAGGGCGGCGGGCTCTGGTGGGCGTTTCTCGCCTTCGATCCTCGCCGGGTGTGGCAGGCGAAGGCGGTGGTCCCCCGCCGGCGATCGCATGGGGTCGAGGGCGTCGGCGGGCAGGTCTAGCGCTGGTGTTCCACCCAGGCCTTGGCTTGAAGCCGACAGCGGAGCTTTCCATCCGAGCACACGCCCGAGCCTTTCCCGTGCCACGGAACTTGAGCCATGTCAAGCAGGACGTCACATAGGCGGTTTTGCTGACACGTGCGGCGAATAGCCGGGGCAATCACCGCAAAACCTGCGGAGAATGGCGCAACGTCAAGGCTGGCCTGGGTTTGCGGAGTCAACGCGATTTCTTTTGCGCCGACGCTGTCACCTTTCGGACAAACTATGACATGTCAAGCGAGGGGGCTTGACATGTCTCACGACTTGGTGGGTGGCGCACCGGCCTCCGGCCTCGCATTGTGGACCCATGCGTAGACGCGGACCGCCGCCCAGAGCCAGAGATCGATCAAAATCGCCCATTTTGGGTGGATTTTCAGGGCTCGGGGCACGCGTGAAACCTTTTGAATCGTGACAGCAGGCCAAAAAGCCCAAGGAAATCAAGACCTGTCACGAAAGCGATGAACTAGGACCGGGCGGGGCAAAGGGGCCGCGCCAGGAGCCGCACTGGCCGTCAATGCACCAGTCGATCTCGCCGCACAGGGCGAAGACCGCGACGGCGGCGATCAGCAGGGCGCCGATCAGGCTGGTGAGGGAAAGGAGCATGGGGATGTGAATTTCCGGCTGGGCTGGAAGCGATTTTGGCCAGGGTCCCCGACCGTTTTGGCGCAGGGTCCCTGACCTGTTTTGTCCAGGGTCCCTGGCGGTTTTTCAGCCAGGGTCCCCAAGGGCTTGGACGCAGGGTCCCTAGACCTCGTCCGGCGTGGCGGCGATCGGGTGAGCATCGTCGATGGCCTGCTGATAGCCGGCCCTCACCCAGGTGGCGTCCAGGCCGACATTGCTCAGCACCTCCTGGCCCAGGCTACGGTAAGGCGCATAGCGCTCGCCCAGCCGCTGGCGCATCAGGCGCGAGGCCGCGCGCTTGGCCAGATGCTCGGCGCTGGCGCGCAACGTGCTGGCCTCATCCTCACGCTCACGGGCCAGTTCCTCGGGATCACGCGGCGGCTCGGTGACCAGCAGCGGCTGCCAGGGCTTCTTGCCCGCCACCGACAGGCGCCGCTCGCGACGCGGGGTAAGGCCGGTGACGTCGCGGCCCTTGTTGGCGGCGATCAGGCGCTCGCGCGGCGGGATGTGGTGGAAGGCGTAGGCGCGGGTGCCGCGCACGTCGCTGCCTTGGTAGACGCCGGCCTCGATCTGGCGATCAACCGCCTTGAGGCGGTCGAGGGCCGCCTGCCCCTCGGGGGCGATGCGGCGATGGGCCGGGGCGAGCTTGTAGTGGACGATGTGGTCGAAAAGGGCGGTCAGATAGCGAAACACAGGGCTTTTCTCCGGTATTACCGCTGGTAGTACCGGCCATACCTGGTACTACCTGGGATTTTATTAAGGTTAACGGGCCAAAGAGGGTAAACAAACATGGTTAACGCGCCCCGCAGGCGTCAAAGTCGTCGATCGGCGACACCTGGAGATGTCGGCTATCGTCGACTTGGGGCGGTTACGTGTGCTTGGTGATCTTGCGACTGCCGTAGCGGGTGCGGTTCTTCTTGGCGTGGTTGAGGTACTGGCTCATGGCGTCGACTTGGTCATCGTGAGCGCTGTCGGGGAACTGGCCGATCTCGACCAGAAGCTGCTCGATCCAGGGCGCATCCTTGGGCAGCCAGACATCGCCGCCCTCGATCATGGGCGTGACACCGTCAAAACGGAAGCTCTTGCCGGCCACGCCAGGATTGACCGCCACCAGCGGACAGGGCGCCTGACGCTTCTGATTGTCGGTCGAGCCCCGGTTTTGCAGGTACTGGGTGCCCGAGCCCTTGTCCTCGACGAGGATTTGGTCGGCCCGGTACTTGATGGCCGGCGCCTCGATCATCGAGATCAGGTCGTTGAACTCGACCTTCCGGCGGTCCTGGTGGACGAGGTAGTGCTTGCCCCGGAAATCCTCGCGCCAGACCTGCACGACCGTGTAGTCGGCGCGTTCGGTGGTCTTGGAGGCGGTATCGACCGAGACGATGGTGCGCCGGTAAAAATCACCCTCGTTAATCTGCGGCCTGCCGAACTGGTCGCGAGGGGCGCGGGCCTTAACTTCAGGCGACTCGTGGGGCAGGGAATCGTAGAAGTTGAACTTGCTGGCGATGTTGTCGGGATTTGCGGCAGACGACACCTGTTGGTAGGTGAGGGCGAAACCCAGAAATCCAAACTGAATCTTCTTGTCAACGAAGTAGGACAACGGATAGTAATCCCACAAAAACTCACCGATTTTGCGGCCTAGAAGGTCTGTTTCTTCATCAAAGCAGATGGCCGGAACAGTAACGATCTTCCACTTTGCATTGTCGGGGAGGACCTTGTTCATCTCCTCCAGGTGATTAGTCAAATCCTCACCATGGAAGCGGGTCATGATCAGGAAGGTCTTGCAGTTGGGCAGGGCGCGCGAACCAATGTCGGCGTCGAACCACTGCTCGACCTTGCGCCGGTGAACCGGGCTGTTGGCGTCCTCGATCTTGGAGTAGGGGTCATCGACGCAGATGAAGGTGGCGCGGAAACCGTGGATGCCCTGGCCCACGCCGCGCGCCACGTACTGGCCCTTGTAGCCGGCGATCGCCCACTGCTGCTTGGCGTTGGTCTGGTGGTCGACGGTGATGCCAGGGAAGACGCGCTGGAATTCCGGCGAGGTGACGATGTTGCGGATTTTCGAGGAGAACTCGTTCTCGACGAAGTTCTGACTGTGGCCGCCGCCGATGATGCGCTGGTTGGGGTCACGCCCCAGGCGCCACGCCACGAACAGGCGCGAGGCATAGGTGGAGTTCTTGACCACCAGGGTCTCGGCGGTGAAGCTGTGGTCCTCCTCGACGGTCAGGCACAGGCAGCGGGCCTTCTTGGCCGGCAGCACCGAGACGACCGCGTCGGTGTCGCTCGGACGCGGGATCAGCATGGTGAAGGGCGGCTGATTGACGAGGTCGGTGTCGGTCTCGCCATCGAAGCTCACTCCGGCCGCCTGGAGGGCTGCCACAGCGGCGAAGTCGAGGTTCAAGCAGGGTCGGCCCCCGAAGTCAGGATCGCCCCTGTCGAGGCTTCCTGCGGCCCCTAGCGTGGCGCACAACTTCTGCACGTCCAGAAGCAGGTCCATAGAGCGATGGTAGAGGCGCAGGTTCTTGCCCCGCAGCCGGCGGATGACCTCGCCGCGCAGGGAGAAGGCCGCGCCCAGGAAGGCGGCGATCTCGTCCTTGCTGGCGGTGAAGATGCACGGCGGGACGCGGCGCTTCTCCGGCTCGTAGGTGAACCAGTCGCCGGCGTTGAGATCACGGAAACCCTTGACGCCCAGGCGGGCGACGAAGGTGTTCTGGGAGGCGACCTTGCAGACGCTGATGTGGTGGCCAAGGCCGGTCTTGACCAGCTTGACGATGTGCTTCATCAGCGCGCGCTTGTGGGTCGACAGACGGAAGTCGGGCGAGGGGGTGACCTGGGTCTTGGACTTCTGCCAGTGCAGCGCCCCGCCCAGCGCCATGTAGCCCAGGGCCTCGGCCCGGCGCAGGGGCTTGTTGTAGGTCTCGGCCGTGGTGTGGTCGCCGTCATAGTGACGGTGCTCGACGCTCGGCGGCTTGTGGGCCGATATCACCACGGGCATGCCCGGCCGCAGGTCGCCGGCGTTGATCCATTCGGCGATCGGGGTCCCGTCGTCCTTGGTCCCCAGCTTGACCAGGAACGGGTGGTCGGGGGCGGCGCGCACAATGCGGCCCGCCTCGGTGACGATCTCGACGGTGGAGAGCTTGCCCTGCTCGTGGACGGCGGTGACGGGACGGGCGCGGCCGGCGTGGGTCCAGACGCGGTCGCCGACCTGGATGTCCTTGAGCGGCCGATAGGCGCCATCGCCCATCAGCACCAGGGTGTCCTCGTGCAGGGGCTTGGCGTGGCCGGGCGGCACGTTGAGCACCACCTTGTTGAGATCGGGCGAAAGCTCGACCTCTTGCAGGAAGTTGGTCAGCCAGATGTGCCAGGGGCTCTCGGGCGGCTCCTCGGGGCTGATGACCTCGCAGAAGGCGGAGAAGTCGTCACGGGCCAGCGGATAAAGCTTGTCCAGGTGCTCGGTCTGGATTTTGTCGGCGATCTGCTCCAGCAGGGCGACTTGGTGATGGGGCTCGGTCACGCCGGTGATGGCGGTGGCGGCAGCCGCGCGCTGGGGGTCCTGCTCGCGGTCCCGGACGTGATCGGCCCGGATGTCCTCGGCGAGCTTGCGCATACGGCGCACACCGGCGCGGCGCTTGGCGCGCTCCTCATGGGGATAGGGCGAGAGGGCGGTCTTATGGGAAGCGAGGGTCACAGGATTGAGCAGTCCAGGTTGGAAAAGGGCTACTCGTCATCGAAAATGGGATTGGCCCGCCTCGTTGATCGGGCGGGCCTTGAGGGGTCGGCTTAGACGGGAACGGAGAGCTTTCTGCCCACCCACGGCGGACGCGCCGCCAGGGAGATCAGCTTGGTCCTGGCGCTGACCGGACGGGTGAGCGACAGGACCAGGGCGCCGGTGACGCCGGCCAGCAGCAGGGCGAGGCGCGCGCGCATCAGCCCAGCACGCCCCAGGCCTGGATCGGACCATAGGCCGACTTGACGGTGGTCTCCTGCATGGCGACGCGGTAGACGGCGGTGCCGCCGAGCAGGAACTTCTTGAAGCCGACCAGCGGCGAGTTGGGAGCGAAGTTGGGCTGGCCCATGGGTCTTAGTCCTCGTCTTGGTAAGGCGGCGGCGGGATGATCTCGCGCGCCGGGATTTCGCTCTCGCCATCGTCGAGGGCGTCGAGCAGTTGCAGAGCCACGTCGGTCTCACTGCCGGTGGAAAGCTGGCGATCGCCCGCCAGATTCTTGGAGCCTTGGCCGGCGATCAGGTTCATGGCGATGTCGCGGTCCTCGACGGACAGTTCGCCGGGCGGAGCCAGGGCGATCTGGTGAAACTGGTCGGTGACGCCGATCAGCTTGTCGATCGAGTCCAGGTCGATCAGCATCGGGCCATCGCCCGAACCGTTGAGCAGGCCCGGTCCTGCGCCGTCCTTGCCGGCGAGCCCGCCGCCCCACATGCCTAGGGCTTCGCCGATCAGCTTCAGGGAGGCGTTGCTTTCCTTGAAGTCGCCGCTCTCGCGCGCGTCCTCGGCGTTCATCTTCAACTGCTCGATGACCCAGGCGTGGGAGACGCCGGTCATGGTGCCGACGGTGTGTCCTTCGGCCAGGGCCTTGGCCTGGGCGGCGGCCATGCGCGCGGCCTTGGCCTCATTGCGCTCGTCGATCAGTTCATGGATGCGGGCGACGACGTCGGCGTCTTCCTCCAGGCCCTGGTAGACGGCGCTGCCGGTGGCGTAGCCTGCGGCCTGGGCGGCCTTCTTGGGGACAAAGCCGTTGGCGCGGTGCTTGCAGTAAAGCTCCTGCTTGGCGTTGGCGAGCACCGGCATTTATGCGGCCTCGCGATCGTCGGCGCCGCCCATGCGCTTGCGGGCTTGGCCTCGGCGGGTGATCTGGTCGCTGCGCGCCTTCTGGAGCCGGCGAAGCTGGACGGTCATGACGCCCCTGAAGGCGATGGCGTCGACGACCTGCTCATAGGCGACCAGGGCCTTCAACTGGATGTCGGCCAGGACCTTGGCGTCGTCGGTCTCCTCGGTGGCGTTGAGATAGTCCTTCTGGCGATCGGCCCAGTAATCGGTGGCGGCCGACAGGCGCGCCTCGGCCTCCTCGATCTCGGCCGCCAGCTTCAGCATCTCGTCGGTGGCGCGGGTCATGCCAGCATATCCCAGGGGCGCAGGGCCACGCCGGTGAAGACCACGCCGGCCCCCGCGCCCACGGCCAGGAAGGTCGGCAGCACCGAGAAGTCGTGCCACCAGAGCATGAACGGCAGGGCGAGGCCGGCGGCGATTAGCGCGCCGATGATGGCGAACAGGGTGACCATGCCCAGGGCCAGCATCAGGCCAGCCATCTGCCAGTCGCGGTCGTTGAAATAGGCCATCAGTCCTCGTCCTCGTCTTCGAAGTCTTCGTCGAATTCCGAGGCGTCGATCTCGCTGACCCCGCCACCGCCGGTGGAGATGCGCAGCATGTCGGCCGGCATCAGGGCCTCGACCTCGTCCTCGAACTCACCCGTCCAGGCGTTGCCGCCGGTGTTGATGCCCAATTGCTGCTTGATCGGCATGGTGACGCGGCAGAGCATGACGCCGCGTTCGTCGAGGATGCCGGTCGGGACGATCTGCGGACCACGCGGCTCCTCGTAGACGTGGTCGGCGGTGGCGAAGCACTCGTCATAGACCGGGTGGACCCCGCCGATGACGCGGTATGGCTGAGTATGGCCAGCCACCGGCTGGTATGGCCCCGTCAGGCGGGCGCGCTTTTTCTTGGGCGCGAACGGGTGGACGGTGGCGGTCGGGCGCGGCATCAGGTCGACGCGGTCGAGCGCGCTGGTGATCTTCAGCCGCGTCTTGCGCTGACGGACCCGGTAGGGCTGGACGGTGAAAAAGGTCATACTGGGTGCTACTCAGGGAACTCGACGACCTTGAGGGGTCTGGGTGGCGTGGATTTGAGGTGGAAGCAGCCGTAGAGGGCGAGCAAGGCCGCCTCGGCCCGGCCATCGAAGGCGCCGCCGCGCGGGCCAAAGAACAGGCTGTGGGCGGCGGGGATTAGCTGGCTGGCGCGGGTGGTGGCCTGCTTCTTGTCCTTGGGGACCTTCATGGCCGCCTTCCACACCTGGGGGCGGATCGGCCACAGAACGCAGCCATAGGCCAGGATCGCGGTGCGGGTGCAGCCAAAGCCGTCCCCGAACGAGAAGGCCGAGGTCACGCCCATCTGCGGCGAGGCGAAGACCTCTTCGAGGAAGGACGCGTCGGGCTTGGCGGCGGCGATCGCATCGAGCAGGCCGCGCGCGGAGACCTTCTCCTTGCCCTTGGTGCCTATCTCCAGGGGCATGTCGCGGATGGCGATGGTCCAGTTGTTGGTGTCGAGCAGGGCCAGGGCGCCCTTGACGCCAGGGTCCACGCCCAGGATACGGGTCATGACGCGGGCAACAGCCTCATGAACAGGTCGATCGCGCCGAGACTGGCGATGGCGGCCGAGCCCAGGCTGATGAAAACCCACAGCGCGACGAGCAGGTCGGGCTCGCGATCGAGCGAGGATTCCATGGCTTGCACGGCGCCGGTGGTCGCGCCATAGACGCCGGCGGCGATGGCCAGGAGGTCGATCAGGATCGAGGCGATCACAGCTTGCCGCTCCACAGCGCGCCCACGGCCATGATCTCCAGCATGACCAGGATGCCGGCCGTCACGCCGTGGAAGACCTGCTTGCCCTCTTCGCCTTCGAACTCGCAGCAGGCGTCGCGCACGATCAGGACGTGGTAGACGATGGCGGCGATCAGCAGGGTGACGACGAAGCCGGTCATGCGGGCGCCTTGTAGATGGCCAGGAAGTCGACGAAGAAGAAGGCGGCCCAGGCCAGGATCGACACGTAGAGCGTGCCGGTGGTGATCGAGCCGGGCTTTTGCTCGCTGCGGGAAATCTTCACCGCGTAGGCGGTGAGGATGGTCAGGACGACGAGGTCCAAGGTGATGGTCAGGGCGGCGGCGAGCATCAGGCGGCTCCGGTCTTGAGGTTGAACAGCACCACCAGTGCGATCGCCTGGAGGATCGCCAGCAGCACGCCCCAGGCCACGGCGCCTTCTTCGTAGTCGCCGAGGGCCTTGGTGATCTGGGCGCCGGTGTTGACCAGCGAGGCGGCCAGGACGAGAGCGATGAAAGTCATGGGATCAGACCCTGAGGTTGCGGGCGCTGGCATAGGCCAGCCAGACGATGAAGGCGGCGACGAGAAGCAGGCTCATGACCTTCAGGTCCCGTCGTAGTGGTCGATCAGGCGGAAGATCGCGATGACCAGACCCAGCGCCACACAGGCGGGGAAGATGATCTCGGTCACGGGCGCTCCGATCCGAACTCGGGCTCGCCGCTCTCGTTTTTCTCGTCGGGCAGGTCGTGGGCCGGAAGCTCCGACGCGCCCAGTTGGCCGCGCATGAACTCCTCGAAATGGCCCATGGCCCAGGACAGGCCGATGACCAGGAGGACGCCGATCAGCACCAGGGTAACTTGCAGGAAGGTGCTCATCGGTGAGACCCCGGCTTGAGGTGGTAGAGGATGGCGATCAGGGACGCGGCCATCAGGGCCGTGACGATGCTCACCGGCGGAGGGTGTCGCGCACCATGTCGACGATGGCGTCGAGCATCATGGCGAACCCCGAAAGGAGGAGGGCGAGAAAGCCCAGGATCAGCGCGCCCAGCAGCAGGGCCAGATAGATCGCCGCCGCGCCCAACAAAAGGACGAAGGCCACGCCGAAGATCGCGCCCATCAGCACCAGGATTTCCACCTTAAGGCCCCACCTTGACGGTCAGGGTCTTCTGCACGTCGGCGTGGCGGAAGGCGGCCCAGGAAAACAGCGCCGAGAACAGCAGGATCGCCGCCAGCAGGGCGAACGGCCCCAGGCAGAGGATGGCCAGGATCAGCAGGGCGTTGATCACGAGGCCTCCTTGGGCAGATGGCGCTGGTCGGCGACGACGACGCGCACCTCCTTGGCCAGGATGTTGACCATGGCGATGGTGGCCCAGAAGCCGAGCGCGATGGTCAGGATCAGCACCCCGACGATCAGCAGCAGGATGAGGCCAAGGGTGTCCATCAGAGGGTTTCCAGATGCAGCCGGGCGGGCCAGGGCTTGGGTGTATAGGCGCTGGCGTCGGTGTAGCCGGCGCGGCCCGAGGTGAGGATCGACATCGCCGTGGAGATGACGAACATGACGCCCACCCAGAAGGCGGCAACGGCTCCGACGCAGATCAGGGCGAAGACGCCCAGGGTGATGAGGAAGCCGGTCAGCATCAGGCGCAGTCCGGTCCGGTGAACTCGAAATCAAAGCCGAGCAGCCACATGAAAAAGGCGCCGAACGCCAGGGCGGCTAGGAACCCCAGGCCGATCACTTGACACCTCGCTCATAGTCGTAGCGGGCGTCGGCGGCGCGGATCAGTAGGGTCAGGCCGATGACGACGATGGCCATCAAGCCCATGCTCAGCAGGAAGGTGTCGGTGTCGATCATCAGTCCAGGAACCAATCACGGTGGGCCGGGTACGGGGTGAAGGCCAGCGCCAGGAGGACGCCGAAGAGGGCGACGATCGCGACGCAGTAGACGACCATCAGCACGGTCCCGAGCATCAGGCCGCTCCCGGCCCGTCGAGATCAGCGCCGAAGCTGCCGGTCTTGTAGGCGTCGGCGATGCGTTGCTGGCGCGAGGCGGCGTCGTCAGACGCGGCGGCCGGCAGCTTGCGGGCCTTGCCCATCGTGCCTTGCGCGGCGGCGGCCAGCGCCGGCGCGTTCTCATAGCGCGAGCCCAGGATCGGGGTCTCGGGCGCGAACCGGCCTTGGGTGTAGTTGGCGATGATGTCCTCGCCGTCGATGCGGTAGGTCTCGGTGTGGGCCTCGTTGTCCATGTAGGCCACGCCGAGCGCGCGGGAGACGCCGACGATCTTGCCCACCGTCGGCGCCCCATTGACCACGGCCTCGACCTTTTCGTCGAGCGCGGCGGGGATGCGATAGCCGGTGCGCATGACCCAGGCGCGGGTCAGGCTCTCCCATTCGATCTTCAGCCGGGCGATGGTCGTCTCGACCAGGGCCAGGAGCTTGCCATCGCCCGGCAGACCGAAGGCGTCCTCCATCAGACGCGCGGCGTTCCAGGCCCAGTCGCCCTCCGAGTAACGGGCCTTCTTGAGGGCCACTTCGAGGGCGAAGCCGATCTGGTCGTCGGTGAGGTCGGAGCCGCGCTTCTTGGCCAGGGCCGCATAGAGCGGCAGGGTCGTGGCGACCGAGGCGCACAGCGTCGCATCGTCCGTCAGTTGAGGACGGGGGTCTTGCGGATCAGCGGCGCGGATGGAGGTGAACATCGGGTGGGTCCTGGATGGCGCATTAACCATCTTCGAGGACCTTCATGACACGTCACGTGACACACGTCAAGAAACGCGACATCGGGTCATGAATCCTTTCCCATCCCGTCTCCTCGGCTGCGCCTCGATCGCCGGTCGGGCCTCTCATTTTCGAGCGGCGCTACGCCAGGAGGTCCGTAGGTTGGAAGCTCAAGGTCCATAGGTTTGCTACGCGTCCTGCCTCACTCGGGCTGCGCCCTCCTTCGTCAGTCGCGATTGTTTCTCCGGGGTCGTCCATTCGCCGGTCGCGGGGTTTATCCTCGAACCGTCCAGAGCACTCAGAGTGATCATTCGGATGGAGGTTCAAACCGACCCTTCAGTGTCGTCCTACGCGGAGCGGGCCTCATCTGTGTCTCCCTGTCGCCCATTCGATCTGGCAACCATACAACCAGACGCTGCACAACCCTTTCTACTCTCTTATCTACTAGATTCCTTCTTTACTACCCCAATAGATGGAAAATAAGGTTATTTATATAGATAATAAAAGTGTTAGTGGTGAGAATAGTGAGGGAGAATGGTTATGTGCATGGCAAGCCATGTGTTCTTTATGGTATGCATATAAGCTACCTTATTATGCAGTAGCTTTTATGGGCAAGCCCTATGTGCCCTGTCTGTGGGTGTTCTTTATGATGTGCATATAAGCAGCCTTATTATGCGGTAGCTTTTCCAGGGGAGGTCCTGCATCCTCATGGGAGCTATTCTTTATGCACCCTATTAAAGCAGCCTTATTATGCGTTAGCTGTAGTAGGCAAGCCTGTGCCCTCGGGCGGCGGCCCAGGCAGCACTCAGGCCCAGAACCCAAGCAGCGCAAGGGTTCCAGGCCTGTTCTTTATCTATACCATTAAATCACCCTACCAATTGGCTTGGTGATTTTTGATGGTGAGGCGCGCCTTAGTCCTCATCCTGGGCGTCATCGGCCCAGCCGCTTTCATCCCCATCGCCGGCGCCCACATGCCAGCCGCTGTCGGGACGCAGACCAAGGCGCCCCCACGACAGGGCGATCGGATCGACATTGAAGGCCTTGGCCCAGGCCTCGAAGAAGTCCGCGCCGAGGCTGGCATAGTCGTGATAGTCGAGGAACTCGCTCAGCGGATCGGCCGGCGGGTTCTCCAGGCGGACCAGTTGATCCAGGCGCACGTCGCGGATCAGGAGGTGCTTGGGATCGGACTCGTCGCGCGGCGTGGTGACCTTGATGTCGACGAGCCGGCCGGTGCGGGTCTCGCGCTGGCCCACGATGATGACGTTGTCGGGCATCTCCTCGACCTGCCGGGCCAGATCGCGATTGGACAGGCGGGCGGGATTGCGCAGGCGGGCGACATCGAGCGCGGCGACGATCTCGGGGAAGGACAGGACCTCTTCGATGTCGACGCCATTGGCTTCGCGCGCCTGGGCCAGGGCGGCGCCGACGCTGTAGAGATGCTGATCGAGCAGGGCGCGCCAGGGCCGGGCGCTGGGATCGGCCGGCATGGGGGCCATGCCCAGATAGACGCCCCGGAAGTAGGGCAAGGCCCAGCGTCCCTGGAGCACGAGGTTGCGCAGATCGTCTTCGGGCAGGTTGTAGAGGTAGAGCTTGAAGCAGTCGCGCCGGACCTTCGAGCCCTCCATGCGCAGGGACTTCCACAGGGTGGTGTTGCGGGCGTCCTCGGAGCTATAGCCCAGGGCGCGGCGCAGGTCCTTGGCCTTCATGAAGCCGCCGTTGGCGCGGATGGCGCGCTCGGCCAGAAGCTGGAAATCATGCGAGGGCGTCAGGCGTGGGATTTCGCTGACCTCGTAGACGCCTCGCTCCATGGGCACCAGCGTGCCCTGGCGGGTATAGCGGTCGATGCAGGAGCGCAGGTCGAGCTTGGCCGGCGGGGTGTCCCAGTCCGGGTCGCCCCACAGCTTGATGATGCCCGCGACGGTCGGCTCGCCCTTGGGGATTTTGGCGATGGTCTCCATCATCAGGTTCTTGAACTCGCGCGTGCCGTAGAGCTTGCCGGCGACGCGGCGCTTCAGGTTGCTCTCACCGGGCGGGCGGCCCTTGCGCTTGGGTTCAGTCATGGATGGGTTTCCTGGGGACGGCTTCGAAGTGGCCATGGCGCACCTTGCGCACGCGGCCTTGTTTGGCGAGCGCCTGGAGCATGGCGCTGATGCGCTTCTGGGAGAGATCGGCGCTGCCGAACTCCAGGTCCAGGCGCACGGCGGTCTTGCCGGCCGGCAGGCGGGGCAGGGTCTGGACGATCAGGCTCTGGACCTCGCTGGAGGTGTACCAGCGCTGGCCGATCACATAGCGATGGTGACTGCCGATGGGCATGGGGCTCCTGGGTGGCTGGGCATGAGAGATCGCCTCGCGGGGGCGTGCCGAAACGCAGCCTAGGCGATGACTCTCAGAAATTGAGAAAACCTGTTGATACGGCAACCGTCAGGCAACTTTGAAATACCATAACGCGAGCGCTTCGCGCGGCACACTTCGACCCTAGGGGGAGCGAACCGCGTCGCGGGCTGCGCTGCTAGCCGAAGACGTCGGTGAGGTGACTGGAGACGAGGCGCGTGAAGACGTCGCGCTCGTGGGATGGCAGGGATTGGAACTGGACGATGTCGTTGTTCATCGCCACCTTGTCGATCTCCCAGGTCATGCCGTAGGAGAAGTCCAGGCCGATCAGGAAGGTGGGGGTGCGCTCGACCCAGAGGACGCCGCCTTCGGTATAGGAATTCCCCGACCACGAGGCCGGCCGCAGGGAGCCTTGTTCCAGGCCGGCGAGGATGAAGTCCTGGCGGTGGGAGGTCTCGTTCAGGACCAGCGGCGCGACCGGCAGGCGATCCTTGAAGGCGCGGCCGGTCAGGTGGGCGTACAGGCGACGCTCGACCTCGGCGCGCGAACCCCTGCGGGTTTCACTGGCGGGCGCGCGGGTGGCGAAGGCCTTGCGTAGCATGGCGCCGGCGTCAGGCGAGAGGCGATCGGCCAGGACGATGTTGCCCGCCTGGAGGCCTTCCTTGGTGGGGCCGTAGGTGTCGACGGTCGCGGGCTTGGCCGGGTTGGAGACGTGGATGTCGCCAAAGCTCTTGAGGGTGATGCCGAAAGCCAGCTTGTGCTTGACCAGATAGTCGGCGACGTCTTGGTCCAGGCCTTGCTGGAATCCGCCGCCGGTCGCGGCGCCCTGCGCCAGGACGTCGAGGACGCGTTTGTCGAAATCGTCCTTGTTTTTCAGGGCCTTGGCGGCAGCCATACCCGGTATGGCCGAGGCGGAGGCGGCGGCCAGGGCCAAACCGGAGACGAAGAGATCGCGGCGCGTGGTCATGGGAAACCCTCGTGATGACGTGGGCTCACTTTATGGGGTGGTTAATGGACATGCAAGTGGGAATGTCACCGTGACGCGATCTTTTACAGGCGCGCCAATTAGCTTGACCAACGGTGCCTGCGGTCCTAATCTCACGGCATGCCTGATCCCAAGCACGTCTTGATAAGCCTCGTCCACAGCATCCTGCTGGCTGACAACCTGGGCGACGTCAAGGAGGACTGCGACAAAGCGCTCATGCTCGTGGGCCTGGAACTCCCCGATGAGATCGAGGACGACGAGAGCCTGCGCGAATGGCTGGCGACCGAGCACGGCGCCCAGCATCTCTGGAGTTTCTAGGACATGAACCGCAGCACCGTCGACGACGTGATCTTCTGGAACGCGGCCAGCCGCAAGTGGCAGGACGAGGGCAACAACTTCTTCTGCTCGGCCTCGCATGATGGCCAGGGCTGGGAGGTCCGCGCCCGTTACCAGTTCGAGGACGGGACCAGCCTCAAGCGCTATCCCACCGAAGCCGAGGCGATGACCTTTTACAAGGACGTGCTGCGCAAGCGCTACTGTCTCGAAGCGGCCTGATCCTTGGTGCAGCGCTTGCAGTCGAAGGTCACGCCCTGGCGCCACCAGTGGGCCAGCCGCTTGACCGCCTCGGCCGAGTAGCGCCTGGGTAGCGGCAGGGATTTTCGGCCCAGGTCCTCGACCTGGGTGTGGCCCAGCGGGCAGATGAAGCGCACCTTGGTTCCCTCGACCAGTTCGGCCTTGCCGCGCACGCTGACGAGCCTGGGCTTGCGAGCCATGGTCAGACCAGCTTGACGGCTTCGACGTCGGCGATCACGCCGCTGGTGGTGAGGCGCACGATGACGTCGCCGTTGCCCAGGTAGCGCTTGACCGCCCAGTCATCGGGATCGGCCTGGGCCAGCATGTCGGTGACGCCGGGCGGCTGGGTGGTGGCGCGGGCGCGCAGCATCTTGATGAAGTCGCGGTTCCACTTGCCGTTGACCCGATGCGCCCAGACGCGCAGGGCGACATAGTTCGGAAATTCCGGGTCGTTCTGCGCGGCCGACAGGATGTGCTCGGCCTCGGTGATGTGGACGCCGAGCAGCAGCTTTTCCAGCCAGAGGACGGTGTAGTCGCTGACGTACTCGGCCACGCCCTTGATCAGCACGTCGGCGTCGATGTAGCTGAGTTCGCGGCCCGACGACAGGATCACGCTCGTCTGGGCGTCGCGCAGCATGGCCAGGAGCGTCAGGGTCGGGATGACGGGTTCGGTCACGCGGCGCGCTGCCATAGGACCCGATCATAGCCTTCGATCCGCACCAGCACGCCGGCCTCCCAGACCGGCTTGACATGGGAGAGGAGTTCGGGACCGTCGCCATCTTCGTGCGAGGACTGGATCGCTACGTCGAGCATAGCGGCGCCGTCGACCAGCGGGAAGACACGGCTGCGGAACCGGCCCCAGGGCGCGGTGTCGGTCATGTCGTGATCGCCGACCATGGACAGGATGTTGTAGCCGGCGTTGCCGTGATTGTCCTCGCGCAGGTTGACTTCGAGCTTGACGCGGCCTCGGCCGACATTGTTGCAGGCCACGCGCCGGATCAGGTCGGCTTCTTCCTTGGTGAGCTTGTGGGTCTTTTTCACGCGGCCTTCTCCTTCTTCTTTTGCAGGTAGGCGTTCCAGTTGCGCATCGAGCGCCAGCCCAGCAGGTGGTAGTCGCCCGGATGGCTGCCGAAGGCGTCACGTCGCCAGAAGGCGCCGCCCAGGTGCTTGCCCACCGGGTCAAAGTCCATGACGCGGCCGACGATCGACGGGTAGATTTTGCTCTCGGCCAGGATGTCGAGCGCGGTCAGCGCCTCGACGATGGTCATGCGGGCATGGACGACGTGGGCCAGCGAGACGCCTTCACCCGGCTCGCAGGGGAAGATCAGCGACACCACGATGGTCAAGGCGGAGTTGCCCCAGTCCTTCTCGTAGCGTTCAACCGGCGACAGATCGGCGCGAATGATTTCCATGGCCTGGGCGACCATGGCCTCGGCGCGCGCGTGGGCGGCAAGGTAGCGTTCGTTGCACCACGCCAGCGCGGCTTCCTGCGTCGGGAAGGGCGTGATCGGGCACGACGGCATGCCGATCGCATCGCGGTGGAAGTTGTAGACGATCCAGGTCCCGTCGGCTTCGTGCTTGAGATAGCCGAGGGCATAGCCATAGTCGTCGGCGCGCAGGTTGTAGTGGCGCGTGCCGTAGCGCTCGAACTCGCCCTCGGCATACTGGCCCAACTCGGCGGTGATGGTGCGGTCGAAGGTCATCTTAGGGGTCCTTGCGGGCGGCGCAGGCGCCGTCTTCGAGGTGTTCTCGCATAGGCCTAGCAGGCTGTCAACCGTTTTCTCGCAAGGTGGCCTTGCACGACGGCAGGCCGCCGCGACCGTGCTTGAGCAGGCGACGGGCCTCCTGGTTGGCGGCCGACTTGGACGGCGCCCGGATGCCTTCGAACCGGATGGGCTCGCGGGTGAAACGCAGATAGCCATGCGACCAGGAGCGCACCGTGACCTCGACGTCATAGACGGTCAGGTAGGGGCCGAAGGGGACATCACCCAGGGCGTTGAAGCGCCGGCGCACGCCCAGGGCGTACTCGACCTTCTCGCGGCTGCCGCGCACGGCCGGCGCGTCATAGCCGTTCGGATAGGCGTAGAACGCCATGCCGCGTTCGGTCTGAAGCACGCCGATGCGCGGGTCCAGTTTCACCATTTGCAGCACGGGCGTCTCCTTGGTTCTTCAGCGATGCGCCGTTGTCCCGCGCTAATAGGAGGATGTCAACTGTTTTCTCGCAAGCCTGACCCAGGTCTGTCGCCGCGCCTCGATCAACGCCAGGACCTCATGGTAGTTGAAGACAGGCCTGTCGCGCTCATCGCAGTATGAGTTCGTCTCCAGGTGAAGCTGCCAGCGCGCGCCGGTGTCCTTGAAGGTGACGATGTAGAGGTAGCCCGATCGGTTATAGACCTCGAAATGGCGGCTTCCTTCCATGGCCGTACACCACTTGGCGCCCTTGCCAAAATAGATGCTGGTCGCCAGGGTATGGGGGATGACGATCCGCATCGCGTCAGTGTCGAGGAACAGCGAGGCCTCGCCGGCGTCGAACAGGGACTGCTCGTAGGCGGCGATGTCCTTGGACCGGATATAGGCCATGATGTCGACGCCCGGCAGACTGCCGACAAAATCCTCGAACTGCCACCAGTAGTCGAAGCGGCCGACATCACGCTGCGCCTGCGGCAGGCTAGGCTTGAGGCGGGTGTAGATTTCGAGCACGCATAGGGCATGCTCCAGATCGTCGGCATAGACCCAGGCGCCGCGCTGCATCCACAGGATCATGCGGTCGACATAGATCGAGTTGGGCGAGGGGTCGGCCGCGATCAGGGCGTCGAGCACGCGGCGCGCCAGGGCGGCCGGATCGGACTCACCCTCAAAGCCGGTGATGTACTTGGTGACGACCTCGGCGATCCTGGCGCCGTGCTTGGCCAGGATCACCTCGACGGCCTTGGGCGACTTCATGCGTCGGCGGACAGGCCCAGCGCATCGGCGACGTTGCGGTCGAACAGCATGTCCAGGATCGCCGCGCCTCGGTGCTTCAGAGTCCCCTGATACTCCGGGCGGTAGTCGCCAAAGTCCAGGGCCACCGAACCACCAACCTTACGGACCATAGCCATTTCCTGGCGGTGGCCCAGTTCCTCGGGCGTCAGGCGCAGGAAGGCGTTCAGAACCTTCAGCGCCTCGACCCAGTCCTTCTCGGTCGGCGCGTTGGAGCCAGTCATGGCTTGGCGCAGGCGCATTTCCTGGTATGGCGCCTTGTTGACGTAGCCGCCGAAGTTCGGGCCGGCCAAGTCCTCGTCGGTGGCGTCCTTCAAGGTGCGCGGCTGGTTCTCGGGCAGATCGAGCTTGGTCCAGTCGATCGAGCCGTGGGTCGTGAGCATCCCGGTCTTCCAGGCGACGCGGGCGTCGACGCGCTCCTTGTTGAGGATGCCGCGCGAACCCAGGATGCCGGCGATGGCCAGCAGGTCGCCAAGCTCGTCCTCCAGCAGTTCAAAGTTAGGCTTGACGCCCTCGCCGGCGAACGGGTTCTTGACGTTGCCGAAGCGCTGGACCTTGGAGGAGAGCTTTTGCGCGCGGGCGATCGACAGGACCATGTCGAAGAGAAGCGGCACGATCTCCAGGATCGTTTCGGCGCCTTCTTCCTGGAAGAGATCGACGATGTCGCGGTCGAGCGGCGTGATGGGCGGCTGGGTCATAGGTCCTCTTCAGGGATAGGATTGCCGTTGTCGTCGAAGTAGACGACGACCTTGGGCTGGTAGCTTCCATTGCTGGCGGCGATGTAGCGCTTCAGGTAGCGGAAGGCATCTTCGTATTCGGAGAACACGGCATCCTGGCGCACACCCACGCCACTCCAGCCGATCTCCAGCGGGAAGTAGTCAGACACGCCGGCGATCTTGACGAACTTCTCACAGCGGTGCCAGAGCACGCCGTTGATGTCGTAGATCATCGCGATCCGGTAGGGAGGCTTGGCCATGGTCTTCCTTATACGCATCACGCGCCGCCTTCGGCGACCCGCTCGCGACTTCAAACTCTCACTTCGTCACGGCCTCAGACCATCGCGATCTCACATCGTCACGCCTCGTCGAGGTCAGGCCGCTGCGGCGTCTCGCTATCATCCTTGCCGGCGATCCAGCCTTGGTCCCAGGCGCGCCCGCGCTTGCCAAAGTGGGGATTGGAGGACTTGCGCTTGCCAGCCTTGGCCGCCTGCCAGCCCTCCTCGCGGGCGTCTCGTTCTTCCTGCGCGGTGATCATGGATCAGACGCAGCCTTGATAGGGGCGCTCGTTTTTGACGGACCTGGGCTTGTGCGCCATCTGCACCAAGCCGATGACCGCCCACAACACCTGGAACGGGATGGCGATGAACCAGAAGCCGACCACGCACATAGGCGGCAGGTCGAAGCGATCAAAGCTCTTGAACAGCAGCCGCTCGACATGAGGGCGCCAGCCGAAGGTCGCGCAGATGGCGTTGTCGAGCATGACGGCGATCCACATCAGGACCATGTAGGAGAGGCCCACGCCGGCCCACCACATCAGCACGTTCAAGGACAGGTTGGCGATCGGATCAGAATCGAAGAAGATCATTGTGAAACCTTAAGTTGATGCTTTCAAGTCCGTGTCAAGCGGCCTTGTCGACAATGACCGCGCGGATGGCGGCCATGGTGGCGCTGTCGTTGATCTCGTGCCGGGGCATGTCCGCCAGCAGGAGGAAGTAGGCGTGTTCCAGCAGCCCGCGCTTGACGTCCATGCCGGCGCGCTGCATCGACTTGATCTCGTCGCGGCCGGTATCCTGGGCGATGGCCGAGGGCTGGTGGTCGCTGACCTGCATGCGCTCGCGTGGCGCCCGTCGCAGCGGGACCACATCGACGTGGAACGACATGCGCTGGTGGTTCATCTCGTGGAAGGGCGAGAAGCTGTCCAGGGTCGGTTCGACCTCGACGAGCGCGGCGAGGCGCCGGCGACGATAGGCCTCGTACGACAGGCCATCGTCACGCTGGGTGCGCGCGATGGCCGACGACAGCCGGCGCTCCAGGGCGTTGGCCTCGTCTTCGTTGTCGAAGGTCAGGAAGATGTAGGTGTCGCCATCGTCATCGCAGCGGTCGCTGACATAGAGGACGGCCATTTCGTTGTGGTTCACGACGCAGATTCCTTCAAAAAAGGCTTGTGACCCCACTCGGTCCAATAGCCACCATTCTGGGTTTGCTCCCAGTTTTCGCGGGAGGTACCAAACCCGCTAAGGCCCTCGTGCTTGACGACCGTCCAGGGCTTGACTTCGAACTTGCAGCGCGTGCAGACCACGCGTTCCTGACGGACGAAGAAGGCGACGTAGGAGTTGTTCCAGATATTGCCTTCGATCCGCTCGACATAGCCTGCGCGCCACTCGGTGCGGCAGCGATGCCCGAGGCGCTCGCATTTGCAGGACGGGACGAACAGTTCTTTCAACCAGCGCAAGCGGGACTCCTCTTCAGGTCTTGCGCCTATAGACCGCGCGCAGACGACGTTGTCAACTGTTTTCTAGCACACCGATCTCAGGCCTTCGCCTGGGCGGCTTGGCGCACCAGTTCAGCGCGGCGATGGTTGAGCCGGCCGATGTGCTTGACGTTCTCCCAGCGGGAGGACCAGTCCGGGCGCGCGCTCCCCGGTCGGGTGGGCTCGGCCGAGCAGTATTCGAAGACTTCGCCCTTATAGGCGACCTGATCGCCCGTGATGTAGACGAGGTCGGGGTCCCACTTGGGCGTCGTCAGGACGAGACTGGCCAGCCGTTCGCTGACCAGGGCCTCGTTGAGCTTGTTGCGCAGGGCCTGGGCGGCGTCTTGGGCCGCGCCGATCGTCGGGTAGGTGGCGAAGGCGAAGCGGGCGATGTCCAGGCTACAGCTTTGGTTGCCGCTGACGCTTTCCGTGCGGAAGGCCACGGCGACGCCGCCCATGATATCGCGGATGACGAACATGTCGTTGGGGCCGAGCTTCATGGGATCAGCCCGCCTTGACGGCGACCTCGGCCTCGGCGGCGCGGTAGAGGGCCACGAAGCGCTCGGCTTCCTCGCCCGTCAGGTTGATGCGCTGGCCCTTGTCGGGGTTGCGGATCGTGAAGCTGCCGTCGTCATTGGCGTTGGCGTACCAGCCTTGGCCCAGGTCTGCGGTCTTCATGGTCTTGCCCTCCGTTGGCGCCTGTCGGCGTGTCAACAGGGTTCTCGCACGATGTCGGAGCAAGGTCAAGCCTTCTTTCGCAGGCGGGCGCGTTCGGCGACGATCTCGGGAAAGTCGCGATGGACCATGTGGTGGATGGTCATGAAGTGGACGCCGACGCGGCGGGCGACCTCGGATTGAGACAGGCCCTCCAGATAGAGGGCGCGAGCCTTGGCGATATCATATCGCTTGAAACCGTCGGCGTCGCGCTTGGCCTTGAAGGCCGCCTGCCGATCCTTGCGGGCCTGGATGGCGGCGGCCTTGCGGGCGTGGCGCGACTCAAAGTCCTGCGGCTTTGGCGGCTTCACGCGAGAAGCCGGCGCTCCAGCGCCGCGTTGAGTTCGGCTATGAGGTTTCTGGCCGCCTCGTTGGTGGGGTAATCACCATAGCCGTAAAAGGCGATCGTATTAGACTCGCCCAGATGCGAAAGGTGCCGCACTGCATAGCCGGAGGCAGTGGGTACGACGATGAACTTGCCGTTGGCGGTCATGCGGGCACGAGACCGTTCTTCTCGACCCGCTGGCCGTGCTTCCAGTGCTTGGTGGTCTGGACGTGGCCGGCGCGGACGAACTTGCCCACGCAGGAGCGGAACTCGCCATAGGAGAACGACCGCGCCACGCGCATGACATAGCCCTCACAGGTGTCCCAGGTCTTCTCGTCGTAGAGTTCCCGGATCAGCTTTTCGTCATAGACGCCGTCGTAGATCACCGGCACGGGCGTGACGCCCAGAAGCTCGAACCATTCCAGGGTGTCGTCCCACGACAGGCAGACATTGAGGTCGGTCCAGATGCCAAAGCCCATGAAGTAGGTGGGCAGGTTGTCATAGGCGATCGAGTGCTTGGCGTAGAGGTTCTCGCCGCAGACGCGCCATTCCTCGGGAATGTCGCCGCAAATCTGCGACCAGAAGTTCTTGGCCCAGCCCTGGCTCTCGTGGTGGGCGCTCTCGACCGATCGGGCGTGGAAGTGATCCCGGTACATGTTGGTCTGCTCGCCGTCCATCTTGGTGGTTACGATCACGCGCTCGCCGACGAACGACAGCATGTCCTTGAGCACCCGGTCGTCATCGTTGAGGCCGGGCGACCAAGGCAGGTGGTTGGTGCGAGGGTACTTGACGTAGTGCTTGAAGACCGGCAGCGGCGAGGCCTCGGCCATGATCTTCTGAACCGACTCATCACCGAACAGTTCGCCCTTCAGGCGCTCGCCGGTGGGCAGGACGATGTTGCCCCACTTGTCGTAGTCGAAGTCGCTGTAGAGGTGGTCGGGCAGGACACGCTTGGTCAGCCCGCAGGCGGCATAGACCTCGTCGGTGGAGATTTGGGTCGACTCGCATAGGCGGTGATGGTGCTCGCAGACCGTGGCGCCGTTGCCCAGGAAATAGCCGCCCTTCTCGTGCGGCGCCTGGAACAGTCGGCGCTCCAAGATGTGGTGGGCGTCGAGCTTGCCTTCGTTCGTCTCCTCGGCCTTGCGCTGGCAAAAGACGCAGGCATGCCCATCGCGGGCGAAGACGCCCTCGCGGAACTGGTCGCGGGTGAGGAGCTTGGCGTTGGTGTCGACAGGTCGGGTCATGGCAACGGCTTTCTCGCACGGTGCTTAGGGTGCGTCAAGCCGGCCTCAGTGCGGCAGGCCTCGTCGCAGCCTGAAGGGCTTGCAGTCTTTACCGTTCAGGGACGGATGGGCCAGGGCCTCGTCATAGGATGACTGGTCCCAGGCCGTCAGGTAGAGCTTGCCAGCCTCGTCGAAGTGCATCTCGATGCAGGCGTCACGGCCTTCGAAGCCACGCTTGTTCAGCCAGTGCATGGCGTCGCCGTGGGTGGCCAACCACGGGCTCCACCACAAGAGTTGGCCTTCATAGACGATGCCGCGCAGCCCCTCATCGGGACAGGCGATCTTGGCCAAGGCCTCCCAGGAGGCATTGATCAGGAGCTTTTGGAACCACTTCTCGCGGCGAGCCTCCTGCTGGCGAAGGCCGTCCTCGAACGACCAGTCTACCCAGCGCTGCGAAGGCGCCCAGCCACTTGCTGGTACTCCGTCTTGCGGTCCTCCAAGAGTTTCGCCGACGAATGGGTGATCTGGTACTGGCTGCATTTCAAGGCTTCGCTGGAAGGGCCTCGGCTGTAGCCCGAGAGGCCGTCATTGTGTTCGCGGGGACAGGACTTGGTCATCCACAGCCGGCAAGAGCCACAGAACATGTCGCCCCGGACGATCTGCTGCCAAAGCTCACGACTGCGGTGTAGGTCCTGGGTGTAGGTGGAGAGGCGATCGGCCCAATCCCAGACGGCGTCGCCGGCGCCTACGAGATCGCCGGGCGGCTGAGGCGCGCTCATTCGTCGATCCTATAGGAAACGATGGGGACCTGCTCGAAGACGTCGGCGCGGCGGTAGCCTCGGCTCAGGCTGGCATAGGCGAACTCTTCGGCCTCCTTCAAGGTGGGGCGCGTCTCATAGACGAACGGAAAGTCCTTGTTGGCCGGCGTCAGGCAGATCACCAAAAGCGACGCCTGTGCGGTGGCGGGATTGGCTTGGTAGATGGTGACATTCACGGGCGAGGACTCTCTTCCGTCTCGTAGAGTGGCGCATGACGCCAGCCGGGCAGGTCGGGCATGACCTTCTCCAGAACCTCGGGGGCGCAGACCAGCATGATGGTGGTTTCGGAGGTGATGTCGAAGGCCACGCCGCGCCGCATCAGGACGTTGACGAGCGTCAGGGTCGACGACACCGAGTCCTGGGCGCTCATGTCCTCCTCGTCGAAGGAGAGCAGGAAGTGCTTTTGCGGCGTGGCGATATCACGCGTGCGGCTGCTGACCCGGCGGCCGACAAGGTCATGGACCTTGATCGCCAACTTGGCGTCCTCGGGCTCGACGAATTCCAGGTTGCTGTCCTCCATGTGGTTGTACCACTGGCGGAAGCGGTCGATCTCCTCGACGGTGAACTGATCGGTCATCGACGCAGATGCTCCATGACGCCATCGCCACGCAGGATCAGGCTCTCGCCGGGCAGCAACTTGGCTTGATTGAGACCGTCGGTCGACAGATAGACGGCGTCGTCCCAGGTCCCGCCTTGGGACTTGTAGCAGGTGACCAGATATCCGCGCGGGTCACGCATCATCCACACCGCCGTGCCGCCGCCAGGGGCGCCCGGATCGATGCCCAGGAGCATCTTGCCCGGACCAGGATTAGGATCGACAGGTAGGGCCTGGGCGATGGCCGGCAGGGCGACGGGCGCGGTGAAGAGGCCTGCCAGGAGGGTGCGACGATCGATCATCCGGCGGCCACGATCTTGCCGCGACCAAAGTTGACCGCGAAGGCCTCGGCCCTGTTCATGTCGAAGACGGGTTTGATGCCCATCTTCTTCAGGCGCGCCTCGACTCGATCGTATTGCTGGTCGATCAGGCAAGCCTGATACCAGTCCTCGCCTGCCGGCGTGCGCTCCAGGGCGATGAGGGTCGAACCGGCGGCGGCGGGCCGCAGATAGGCCTCGCGCAGCAGGACCATGCGCCAGTCGCCCCTGGCCGCCTGCTCTTGCGTCAACACCGTGCGCGGCAGGGCGCCGTTGGAATATGGCTTGCCGAACACGCGCTTGAAGTTGGCGTTCTCAGCCTCGCTGCCGCGCAGGACCTTGTAGGCGTAGCCTTGTTTGGCGGGCTTGGAGTCGATCGCCTGGGCCATCAGGAAGCGTGCATGCCGGCCCAGGCGGGCGGCCAGGAACACCTGCCCCATCTCGACGCCGCGCGGCGTCAGGCGGACCATGTCGCGGCGGGAGATGGTGACGACGTTGGAGGGGCTGTCCGGGACCCAGGCGTCATGCTGCTCGGCGAGCGCGCCAGCGCGCAAGGCTTCCAGCACTTCGGGATCGACCGCCTGGACATGCACCGAGAAGTTGCCGCCATAGACCATCTGGGCCAGCCACTTTTCAACGCGCTCGCTGATCGGCGCCTTGGCGATGGCCGGCATGACAAAGAAGGCGCCGGCGATGCCAGCGGAGGCGAGAATGGCGCGACGAGTGAGGTTCATGGGTCAGTCCTCGATCCAGGGCATGCAGGAATAGGCGACTTGCTTGACGACGTCGACATGGCGATAGCCCTCTTCGAGCCGCTGACGGCCAGCGAAGATCGCCATCTCCTCGGTGTCGAAACGCTCGACGAAGACGGGATGGGAGAAGATGGTCTGGGCATAGGACAGCACCATCCAGTCGAAGCCGCCGTGGACGTCGAGGTCGCGTTCCACATCCTCGCCCATGAGGCAGAGTTCGGGTTTTACATCTAGGTGCATCGGTGATCGATCGTTTTGTGGGTGGTGCGGGTTTCCACGATGTGCTCGGTGACCACGACGCCCTCGACCTTGTAGCCGACGGTGTCCTTGGCGGCGGCGGCCCAGGCCTCCTCCACAGCCTTAAACCGAAACGGTTGGTCTCCGGTCATGTGGTAGGGATACTGCGCCCAGCCGCGCAACGCGCGGTCGCCGGCCAGATAGATCGGCCAGACAGCGCCGCTCTTGGTCGACCGGGCCTGGGCGTGGACGACGAAGTAGGTCTTGGTCTCATGCGTATCCTGGACGATCGGGAGCGGGATCATGCCACACGCGTCAGCTTTGGGAAGGCCGCCGTCGGCTCCAGCAGCAGGATGTCGCTGGTGTGCAGGTAGCCCGACGGGCGCAGGCGGCCAGCGCGCAGATAGGCCATGCGCCAGTCGTTCTGCTTGGCCTGGGTGCGGGTCAGGGTGGTGGTGACGATGCCGCCCGGCGCGCGATCACGCGACTGCATACGGGCGATCACATCGCGATCCTTGCCCACGGCGACGGACATGAACCGTCGCCCGGTGGGATCACGGTGGTGTTCCTCGCTAAGCTCGTAGACGTCGCGGATCAGCTTCTTGGCGCCACCCTTGGAGGGGTCGAACAAACGATCCACCAGCAAGAAATGGCCGCGCCGCACACCCCAGTCCGAGAGGCGGTAGGAGGTGGTGTCGACCGGCTGCATGAACAGACGGCTGGTCATGTTGCGGGCCAGCGAGAGCATGGCCGGCGTCGTGGGCTTGAAGGCCAGATCACCGCTGGTGACGCGGTCGATCAGGAAGCTGTCGATCAGCTTGGTTGGATCGGTGAGCGGATAGGCCTGGGCGATCGCCGGCGCCAGGGCGGCGGCAAAGCCGGCGGCGAGGAATGAACGACGGTCCATGGGGTTTCCCTTATTGTTCTCGTTTGACCCAGGTTGTCGTGACCTGAGGCTCATAGTCTTCGCGGATGACGGCTGACTGGAAGAGGTCGGCCAACTGGTTTGCCAGGGCCTCGGCGAGGCGGTACTGATCAGAGCGGATCGAAACGTTGAAACTGTCATATCCATCGAAGAGGCGGACGGGGACTTCGAGTTCGGCGACGGGGCGCCGCAGCACGATCTCGTAGTCGCGATAGGGCTTGTCGCGTGTGGCCCGATCGCCATCGCGGCCGGACTTGTGGTAGGTGCGCAGGATCACCTCGATCTCGTCGATCATTGCACGTCCTCATAATAGGTGGCGGTGACGACGGTGCGCTTGAGGAAGCGCAGATCATGGACGGCGGTGAGTTCCTGGCCGTTGAACCAGCGCGCGCGATCGGACATCACGTCCTTGTCGGCATCTTCACGGCGCTGGAACCCGACCGGACTGACGCCTTCAGCATTGACCTTGCGCCATCCGGTCCTGGCGAAGTCGGCGCCCCAGACGACTTCCTCGAAGATCGGCTTGCCCTGGCTCGAAGGGAACTCGACCCTGGCGAAGACATAGAAATCCGTTTCCCAGCGGGTGCTTTGCGCGGGATGCCGATAGTGAGCGATCTCGATCATGCGCCCTTCGCCTCCTGCTGGTCACGCCACGCGTCCATCTGAGTGGTGTAGCACTCGGGGTCTTGATGCGGGTCGGGCACGCCCTGGAATAGGACGCGCACGGGTCTGCCGACCCTGGTGTCTTCGCCTTCATCGGCGCCCTGGCAGCAGCCGGATTCGGCGTCGATGACGGTCTGGTCGCCGTCCATGCGCACAACCATGATCCAACCGCCGTTGATGACGTCGATATAGGCCTTGCCGTCGCGCAAGGCGGTGACGCGACCATAGATGGCGACGTCGCTGTTGTCTTCGCTTCCGATGCCGATGTAGTCGTCCGGCCGTAGCGTCCAGTTCTCGACGACCACGGTTGGCGTGGCCAGGGTCGATGGCTCGCCATCGGCGCGGAAGGCGAAGACCTCGACGTGCTCGGCGATCTGGCGGACGCGCTTGTAGTGCAGGAACTCGATGTCGACGACCTGCTGGGTCTCGATCATGTCCTCGATATAGCCGCCCTGGATGCCCCTGCGGGCCTGTTCCAGGGTGTCATAGGTGTCGCCGACGGTGCGGGTCCAGGAGGTATAGGACCAGCCATGATTGGGGTAGACGTAGCAGTTGGACCTCTTGGAGAAGCCTCGCACGACCCAGTATTCCTTGCGGGTCTCATAGGTGCGATCGACGATACCGGTCTGCATCTTAGCCCGCCGCGATGTCTTGGATGAGGTCGTCGATCTCCTCGGGGCCGCACAGCAGCGCCTCCTCAACGAGCGCCCAGGCGGCGATCGCCGTCTCCAGGTCCAGCTTGATCTCCAGGTGATCGAAGTAGTTGGCCAGCCCGATCAGCTTGTCGACCGCATCCTTCTTGTCCTCGGGCACGGCGTGCGTGGCGAAGTCGTCGATCAGGCTGCGCGCACGGCGACGGTCGACCTCCAGGTCGTCGAACTGTTCCTCGAATTGACGCTCGTAATCGCTCATGTCGGTGCTCTCTGCCATAGACGCCACTTGGCCAGGGCCTGTTGGGCGGCTTTCTTCATCTTGGTCTTGTGATTGTCGGGCCGGGCGGTGATCACCTTGCGCCGGTGACCCAGGTATCCGTCAGCGACGTACTCGATCTTGGGCTGGCCCCAGTCGGCGCGCATGGCCACACGCCCCACGCCGTCGTCAGGACCATAGCTCCAGGCCAGATTGTGCTCGCGGAAGGCGTCGCGCAGCATGGCCGACAGCAGTTCGCCCTTGGCGGTGAGGGCCAGCGCCCGGAAGGTCCGCGTGCGGCCACGCACCCGCTGGTCAGGCTTGTAGCGCCCAACCTCGACGACGCCCTCGGTCACCAGCGCCGACAGGGTGGGCTCGTCAATGCTAGTGTCGCGCAGACGCGTCCAGCGTCCCACGCCCTGCGCCAGGAGGAGCAGGACGGGGAAGCGTTCGATCGCCTGTTCGAGCACCAGCATCTTGGTCATGATCAGACCAGCGCGACCGCCGGCTCGATGATCTTGACGTCCTCGTAGCGCGCCACCGCCCGCCCGCTCATCACGGCCAGCGACACGTCCCAGGCGGCGAACTGGTCTTCGACGTACGGCGGATCGTTGTAGAGGATGACGACGCCGGCTTCGCCCATGTTGAGCACCACGATCGCGTGGTCGATCTCGGCATAGTTGAGGCCAAGGCCATCGGACGCGATCAGGATGCCCAGGTCTTCGTTGTCGACCAATCGTCCATCGACGATCACCTCGGCGGCGACCAGGGCGTCGAACTTGCCTTGCGTCATGTAGACGTGAGTGGGGCCGTCGACCGCGTCGATCGTCGCCTGGAGGTCGGCCGGCGTGAAGACGTTGTCGGGGGCCTTGATGATCTGGAGCGGAAGCAGGCGGTCATAGAGGCCGAAACCATCGCCGTTACCGCCGATGATCACATCGCGTTCGATCAGGCGGGGCAGATGTTCGTCGCGTTGAACGTAGGGGATCAGGGTCTCGGAGCGGGGGTTCAGTACGCCATCGCCGGACGAGGGCGTCTCCGAGGCGCCCATGAACGCCACGCCGGGCAGCCAGCCTTCCTGAATGTAGGTGTACTGATCACCCGCCAGCTTCAGATAGGTCGCCTCGCGCAGCAGCATCGATTTGTCCTGCATCTGGTTGAGCAGATGGCGTTCCAGCGATCCGGCAGGGACGGCTTCAAGCAGGTCGTTCATGGTCTGGGGCATGCGTGCTCCTTGCAGGGTTTAAGGATAGTCCAGGACCTTGATCTGGTCCTCGGCGTCGATCGTGAACGCGATGCCCTGGCCGATCGCCTTGAGGATGTCTGGCGCCAGGGCCGGCCGACGGTGAATGGCAAGGCCCGTGCTGTTGATCGTGTAGCGCTCGGTCTCCTCATCGGAGCGCGAGATGGCCATGTGGATCAGAAGCTCTGTCACCGTGCCTCGGCTGATGCGCACGTGTCCGACATAGCAGGCGCCGTCGCACAGGATGTCGTCGAAACCTTCATCGGAGGCGTCGGCGAGCAGGGCCAGGACTTGGTGAGCGCGGTTCCTCATCCGTAGCTCAGACGGAAGTTGTCGACCGCCTGGGCCTCATGGTTGACATGCGCGTAATCAGGCTCGCGCACGTATTCGGTCGGATAGAAGGTGTTGCAGTGCTCGCGCAGCCTGGAGGTTTCCTTGGCGATCCAAGCGACACGATAGGCCGTAAAGGCCTCGGCGGCGGCCTTGGCCTCCTCGAAGGTTTTCCAGGCCTTGCCGCTGGCCAGGGTCAGACGCCAGTCGGTGTGGCGCATGGAGAGCAGACGCCGCCAGACGCCGTTGACATAGGCCTCGACGTAGAAGGTCTCGTCGTCGACCTGAACGACCCGGACATCGTAGGATTGGGGCGTGCGGACGTGGACAAACTCCTGCACTTCCAACCGGCTTTTGAAGGGCCACCACCAGGGCATGACGATTCCTTTTCTATGACGTCTTGGCTATCATGGCGCCACGATGGGCGTCAACGCGGGAACTTACTCGAAGCCCTTGAGGGCCACTTCCAAAGCGCGCTTTTCGACCTTCCAGGAGCGCCCCCGGTGCTTGCGCACGGGATGCAGGCCCTCGGGATAGTAGGAGACCTCGCTGCCCAGCAGACGTTCGATCTCACCCTCGAACAGGGACGACCAGCGGGCGCGCTGCAAAGCCAGGGCCTCGACAGCCTGGGCCAGGGTCTCGTAGTGCTTGATGAAACGGTAGCCGGAGATTTTGCCTTCCTCGGTCAGCCCCTTCCAGGCTTCACCATTGTGAAGCTGGACCACGAAGCGATCGGGAGCGAACTGGTGGATGCGAAATTCGCCCTGGCTGGGGTTGTTGTGCTGACGGGTGTAGCTCAGCCACGCCTTGAAGTCGTCAAACCACGACATCGGTCTTATCCTTCTTGGGCTTCTTCTCGGCCTTGGGCTTGGGCGGCGCGCGTAGGTGCGCATAGACCTTGCTGAAGGGACCGATGTGGTCGTTGATCTCGTCGGGATAGAACTGGGCGATGAAGTGCAGCACGTTGCTGCCCTCTTCGGTCAGCACCGGCGGGGTATCGCCAAAGCGCACGCCATGGAAGCAGCGGATCAGTAGGCGCTCGTCGGCGCCGGTGATGTGGCCCAGATAGCAGAGGCCGTCGGCGCGGCGCCCGGTGCGTGACAGGCCCAAGATATTCACGCGCAGATCACTGGCGCTGGCGGCCAGGATGCCCAGAAAGGCCGAGCGGAAGGCCTCCGAATAGGCGTCATGCTGCTTGACGAAGGCCAACATCTCCTCACGGGTGAGGCTGTAGGTCTCGGGCCAGGACATCATGCCTCAAGCTCCGGCGGATAGACGCCGCCGTTGCGTCGGATGGCCTCGACCAGGGACCACGCCTGGATGGCGTCGTGAAGCCCCGCGTCGCTGAACCAGATGCCAGACTGGACCATCGCGTCGATGCCCTTGGCGACCTCGCGCTTGAGGTTGTCGTCGGCCAAGGCGTCTTCGAAGAGGTCGGTGTTGAAGGCGTCACGTTCGGCGATCAACAGCGTGGCGCGGGCGTCCTCGATCTCCTGGACGTAGCCGCTGGTGCGGGCGTTGCTCATGGGACTACATCCGCAGCTTGGCGGGGAACTGGCCACCGTTGCGGCGCAGGGTCTCCACCAAAGCCCAGGCCTGGATGATGGCGGGGGTGGAGATGCCGCCTTCCTGATCAATCCACAGATTGATCTCGCCCATGGTGTAGCTGGCCTCGTTCAGCGCGCGGCCGATCGGCGGGGCCAGCTTGGCGATCTCCTGTTCGGCCTCGCGGAAGAAGCCCAGCATGCCCTCGCGGTGGGCCTCACGCTCGTCATCGTAGTCGCCGTCTTCGGTGTAGAAGCTGTTGGTCACGGGGCGTCTCTCGTTAAGGTTAATGCCGGGGCGGAGCGACGCGGCGCCTTAGGCGTCCTGCATCAGTTCCAGGTCGTGCAGGCGGCCCATGTCGCGGATCATCAGAGCCCAGGCGTCGACAAGGGTGTTGATCTGCCGCTGGGACAGGGTCGCGGGCGAGAGGCCGTTCTTGAGCTTATGGATGATCATGCCAGCGTCGATGCGCAGGCCCGCCTCGGCGACGTCGCGCGAGGCGTCTGACTCAACCGGACGCGCATCGCCAGGAGCCCTATAGACGGTGAGCGGAGAGGCCTTGGCCACCTGCCCCAGGATGGTGACGGTGTTGATCGCGCGCCGGCGCTCAGCGGGGCCTGGATCGAGGTCGTGCAGGATGTGATAGACGTCGCTGACCTGCCACGTCTGGACCAAGGAGCCGTCTTCCAGGCGCGATAGCTGCTCGGCGCGCGCCTTGGCGTCGGCTGGCGAGCCGAACACGAGACGGCTCTTGCCGGTGGCGGAGGTTACCGCGTGCAGGTCCTGGTGGTGAAGCTCTTTCATGACGCCGGTCGTAGCACGGCGTCATGAATGGCGTCAAGAGGCGACGCGCGAGGAGCAGATCGAGGCGCCCGAGCAACCGTACTGGAGACGGCCGCGCACGGTGTTGCCGGTCTCCTCGGCGTCCCAGAGTTCCATGACCACCGAGACGTCCGGGCCGAGGCGATCGGCCAGTTGCCCGGCCTTGCCCAGCAGGTCCTGGATGTCCTCGAAGGTGCGCTGGTCGGCGCGGGACAGTTCACGCTCGGGATTGAGGCGGGTGAGGATCAGCTTGCGGCCCATGTCAGACGTCCACGAGTTTGATGGTCGCGTCGATGTCCTCGCCGCGAACGGTTTCGATGAGGGTGGCCAATTCCTGGGCAATGGCGATGGCCGCTTGGCGTTGTTCGACCTCGCCTTGCGCCAGTTGCCTCCGCAGCTTAGCCAGCAGCAGCGCGTTGGTCTGCCACGAGGCGCCGGCGACAGCCCAGGCTCTCGCGGCCTCTTCCCTGGTGGCGAAGAAGCCGTAGACGAATTCCGGCGTGAAGTGGCTGGAATTGGGATGGCCTTCGATGTTCCAGGTGCCCTTGATCATCTCAGGCAGGTATTGCTGATCCTCGGCGCGCTCGCAGAGCAGCCACGCGCTGGGGCCGTCCTTGGCGTACTTGACCAGCGAGCCCAGGAAGAAGGGCAGGGTCGAGGTGGCGATGTCCTGGCTCATGGGCGGGTTCCTTCGTCCTGTTGCAGCTTGGCCAGGGCCGCCTGGACGTCGGCGATCACCGCCTCCAGGTTGGCGCGCCTGTCGGGGTCGGACTCCACAGCCAGATCGGCGGTGCGGTCGGCGATCACGCCTTGCAGGTGCGCGATCGTCTCGTCGACGGTCATGCCCAGGGCGTTGGTGGCGGGCTGGTCGAACTGCTGGACCTTCTCGGTCAGGCACTCGTAGAGGTCCTTGGCGCGCGCATAGGCGATCAGGTCGAAGACGATGCCGCCACCGCCCTTGCCGTTCAGGGCTTTCCAGAAGGTCGCCCGCTCGGCCGCCAGGGCTTCCTTGTTTTCGGCCGCCAGCTTGGGATCGGTCGTCTCGTTGAGGCCCAGGCGCCGGACCAAGAACTCTTGCAGGACCTCCTCGAAGGCCATGATCGGCAAACCCTGGGCGTGCCGATTGATGATCTTGGCCAGACGCAGCGCGGCGCCGCCGACGGGTCCGTTGTAGAAGTGCTTGTAGATCAGCTTCTGGAGGACCGGCGGATCGAGGCGGTCTTCGCTCACGACGGCGCGTCCTCTTTCTCGGCCAGGACTTCGAACACCCAGGCGAAGGCCGGGTTCTTCAGGGCCTCGGCAGCGACAACGGCGGCCTCCTCCAGGTAGTCGTACGACCCGCGCGGCATCCTGGCGATCAGGGCGTCGAACACCACAAAGCGGATGTTCTCGTAGGCGTCGGCTTTCGTCGGCTTGGGCATGTCAGTCCTTTTGGTCCATCAGTTTCTGGGTCTGCTTCCGACGTGCGGAGGCGGTCTCCTTGAGGGCGCGCAGGTCGTTGACCGTGCGGGTCTCGCGGTGCTCCAGCCAGTCGTATAGCGGCGTCGATGCGCCCAGGTGGGCAAAGGCCGGCGCGGCGTTGAGGCCCATCAGGATGCCTTGCACCAACGGGCGGTTGTGGGTCACCACAACAAGGCCATGACAGGCGTCGGGAAGGTCACGGGCGTTCTGACCCAGGTATTCGCCCAAGGCGCGGGCGTAGCCGTCCGACAGGCCCATCTCGGGCTCGTCGATCATCAGCAGGTTCTTGCCCTGGCTCTCGCCGCTGGCCGTCTTGAAGCCCATCTCGATGGTGCCGAACGAGGTGGCGCCGGTCGATTGCTCCGCTTCGTCGCCAAACATGAACATGCGGCGGAACGGCACGGTGGAATCGGTGCGTTCGCGGATCGAGATGGTGATGCCCGTCAGTCCATGATCGCGGCGCGCGACGGCGGCCAGGATTCGGAACAACAGGCTCTTGCCCGAGGCGTTCTCGCCGACGATCAGCAGCAGGCGATTGTCGCCATCAAAGGCCTTTCCGTTGAACGGGGCCTCTTCGTCGCCGAAGTAGCGCGAATCCTCCAGCATCCGGCGGGCGAGCGCCGGCGCGACGAACCGCGCGGGGCAGTCCTCGTCGCCGTACTTGCACGAGCCCTCGTACTCGCCCTGGAAGCAGTGGGTGATGTGGACGTTCAAATCGAAAGCTCCGAGCGGTCGCCCTTCCAGGTGGAGAGGGGGAAGGTTTCATGGCCGATGCAGGTGACCTCGACCTTGGCGCACCGCAGGCAGCAGCGCTGGTGGAAGGTCTTGACGACCACGACGTCGAAGCCAAGGCAGGTATCGACGCGCGGATTGGCCGGGACCAGAGTCTTGGAAACGGTCTGGGGCATCCGTTCCCAGACGTGCTCACAGAGGCCGAAGAACCGGCGAATGGCGGGGATCATGCAGCACGTCCTTCGATCTGAAGAGGCGCCATCGGCGCGGAGGCCACCCCATAGTAGGGGCCAAAGCGCGGGCGACGCACGGCGCCGCAGGCGTGGCAGGTCTGGACCTCCAGGTGGCCCCAGGCGGTCTTCTCCAGGAAGGGGAGGGACCAGTCATGGTTGGAGCCGAGGTTGAAGGTCTCGATGAAAAGCACATAGCACGCCGACGGACGCAGCGTCGGGCTGCGCTCCAGGACCTCCAAGGAGGCGAGACCCTGCTTGAGCAGCATCAGGTCAGTGGCTTCGGCGAGAGAGGGCATCAGGCCTCCGGGTTGTCGATGGCCTCATCTAGGGCAGCCCGAAGTCTTGTGTCAACAACTTTCTCGCACGATGCCTAGCGGACCTTCTTGGCCTTGGGCTGGGCAGCTTCCTTGGCCTTCAGTTCCGCGCCCCAGGCCTTGGCCATGTCGGTGGCGAGAAGCTCCACGTCGGGGCGCTTGAACTTGCCGTTCCAGGAGACGATCACCCAGGACTCGAACGGGACCTCGATACGACAGAGCGTGATTTCCCGGCCGCCCTCGAAATAGACGTCCATGGCGTCCGGCATCTCATCCTTGCGGCTGACATGCTCAGCGGTCAGGTTGTGCTTGCGGAAGGTCTCCAGGATCGACAGCGGCAGGCCGTAGGCGGCATGCTGCGTCGCGATCAGGGCCTTGGCCTGGACGTAGTCCATGATGCGTACAGCGGCGCTGTCCTCGCCATAAATGATGTCGTCGTGCGCGCTCAGTTCACGATCGAGGATGTCGACGATGTCTTTGACGGAGAGGTTGAGGTCTAGCATGAGGTCACCGGGGCTCCGCCCGCCTGGAAGCCGGCCTTATCCAGGCGCTCGTTAGCCGCATCCACGGCGCCGTCGATCGCATCGCGACGCGCCACGGCGGTAGTGTGTTCAGCAAACATGCGCCACGTGCGCAGGTAGACGGCGGCGTTCGCCATGCTGTAGGCATGGACCTGGGTCTCGTCCTTGGTCACGTCGTCCTCGGTGACGATCGTGCGGACCTTGGTCTGCTCCCAGTCGATGCTGATCACGCGCTTGCGCCAGCCGATGTGGATCATGCCGAAGTCAGTGTGGACGAGGTACCAAGGGTCCTCGCGGGTCTTGGAGTAGCCGTTGACGGTCTCCCACACACCCAGCGGCTTGATGCCGGCCAGATGCAGGATGGCGTCGAGGTCTTTGCGATCCATCAGGCTTGACCCGCCTGGGCGTCGATGGCTTCGCGGGCGCCTTCGGGCACATCGTTGGGGATCGAGACATAGGCGCCGTCGAACACGCGATAGTCGCGAGAGCCCGAGTCGGTCGCCGGGTCCTTGAGGGCGAACGGCCCGCCGATCCAGCCGAAGGCGTGCTTGCCCTCGCCGGTGGCGAACCAGTCGATGTCGCCCAGGCTGCTGCCGTTGGTCTTGAAGGCCTTCATGAGGGCCACGCCCTCTACGGAGATGCCCAGGTGCTTGGCGGTGTCGTTGATGACTTGGCCGAAGGTGCCGGGCGTGTCCAGCGAGCAGGTGACCTCGCCTTGGATCGATTCCAGGGTCGTCATCTCGATGACGAGCAGGCCCTTATAGGCGGTGATCTTGGCGTGCATGGCTACTCCTGGTCCGAGGACACGTTGGTCAGCGAGCACGACGAATAGGCGCCGCTGGAGGTGACGTAGAGGCGTTGACCTTCGGTGTCGACCCGGTAGATCGTGCAGGTGTTGTTGGGCAGTTCGGCGACCTTGGTCAGCTTGACCGCCCCGGTCAGGCCGCGCCAGCGAAAGCCGCCCGGCTCGGTCCTGGGGGTGAAGGCCGCAGCCTGCGCGCCGGCGTAGTAGGCCATCCCCAAGAACGGCGCCACGGCTATCGCCGCGCCGATCAGGACGGCCTTTAGGGTCGGATCGAACTTCTTAGCCATGGTCCTTGATCTTTCCGAGCGCCTGGGACAGCGCTTCAAGCTTGTCGTTGGGGACGTCATACCGGTCATTGGCCAGGAGCCAGCCGCCATGCGCGCCCTGGACCAGATAGACCAAGGGCTCGCTCTCGCGGAAGTCATCGCCGAAGACCACGCGGACGTTGATCTCCCAGATGAACCTATAGGACGTGCCCCTCGCAATCTCGGTGATCGGCAGATCGGCCTTGGCGAAGGCGTCTAGGACGGCCACGGGGATGTCGTATTGCTCGGCCAAATCCAGCCGGCTCTCGGCCTTGAGGATCAGGTCCGCGATCGCCCTGGCGCCGGCCTGGACGGGCTGTCTGGAACCCTGGGCGGCCACGATGGCGTTTTCGATGTCCTTGTGGCTGATGAGATCGAGGAGGCTCATGCGGCGGCCTTGTCGTTGGCGAGCTTGACGCGGGCCATGTGGTCGGCCCAGTCCTTGGCGATCGTGGTGGCCAGGGTGGACAGCACGTCCTCCTCAACCTGGAAGCTGGCGCCCAGAACCGCCCACGACTCTTGCGGATAGCGGGTCCACACCAGGGACACCGTCTTCTGGCCCGTGCAGTCGATGCGGTAAATGGAAGGGTGCTCGCCCTTGCAGACGCCCAGGATCACGAAGCCGCACTTGGACAGCGCCCGGATGATCGTCGGCGGCAGGTCGTAGCGTCGCGCGTCGTTGCTGATCAGGACCTCTTCCTCCATGATCTTGATGACGTTGTCGACGATCGGGTCTAGGCCCACGACACGCCCGCCGACGATATCGATGTCGAGGATGGCGTGCTTGATCTTGGCGTGAAGGAAGGCGTGTTCGGCAGCTTCGGTCATGCCACATACTCCGTGACGCCCAGGAAGTCGGCGACGTCGTCGCCCTCGAAGACGCGCTTGTTGCCCAGCGCGCCACCGATCACGAACCACTCATAGCCCTGCTCGACGACGATCTTGAACAGCAGGCCGCTGGACTCCACGCCGGGGTTGTCCTCGGTGCGGCCGAAGACACGGTTCTTGACCCGGTTACCCTTGGAGGCGCCCAGCAGGCCCTTGTTCTTGCTCTCGTCCCAGTAGCCTCGGGCCTTGAGGACGTCTTCGGGCAGGACGGCGTTTTCGGGCACGTAGACCACGGGCTCACCGACGGTCCAGCGGAACGAGCCGTCTTCCTTGCGGTTGGCGACGACGGTCTTGTCGATGCCCTTGACCTTGACAAGGGACAGCGTGTCGCCCCAGGCCTCGACGCTTTCGACGGTGGTGACGGTCAGTTGCACTGGAAATAGCTCCTCAGATATTGGAGCCGACGCCATGTGTCAGCCCGAAGTTGTTTGCCACCAACATCCGAGTGGCGAACCAGATAGGCGGCGATATCAATGTCGCCAGAGAAGTAGCCGCGTTTCATCGGATCGCTGGCTGGACCATATGGCGTCTCCTCTCGCGTCCACGCCTCCAGGCGCTCGACGTGCTTGAACCACGGCTCCTTGCGCACCGGCTTGAGGTCGGTCTTCTCGCGAACCTTCTGGACGATGGGCGTCAGGACGTTGAAGCGATGATCAGCCATGGGCGCCCCGGAACTGGCGACGCAGCTTGTGGGCCTCCCGCGTCAGGCGCGCGACCTTGCGCAGCGGTCCGCCCGCGCCGCGATCGCGGTGTCCGACGGTCTCGATGTAGCGTCGCCGACGGGCGGCGAACTGCTTGCGCGAGCGCTCCTGCTCGGCCTTGACCGACCGCACGAAGGACTGGAGGCCTTCCAGCCGCTTGCCGGCCAGTTGCAGGGTGCGAATGGTCTTGTCGGCGCCGATCACGTTCATGGTCAGCGTCTTGCGCGGCGTCATCGGCCAGTCCAGGCCCGAGGTCTCAATGTCCAAGATGTCTTGCATGGTCAGACCACGTAGGGGATGCGCGCGCGAAAGCCGTGCTCGGCCTTGGTCACGCGGATGTAGTCGATGATGGTCTTGAGCAGCTTGCGGTCGACCTTCGAGGGATCATAGTCGTTGCGCAGGACCGCATCGAGCAGTTCGATGTTCTCGGCCGCCGCCTCGTCCCGCCCGCAGAGACAGTCAGGGATGCGCGCGGCTTCGACGATCTCCTCGGGCATCCATTGCTTGGCCAGGGCCATGATCTCCGACTTCCACATCGAGCGGATCGGCTGGATCGAGACGGCGTTGGCGAAGACGCTGTACTTGCCCAGGGCATGCTCTGTGGCGTTGATCGTGCCGGCGACCCAGAAGCTCTCCTCGACGGGCAGCGCCGTGAGGTCGCCGCTCGCCGGGTCGATCGCCTTCAGGGCGCGCACATGCAGGTCCGCCCAGCGGTATTGGTCATGATTGCCGCCTGGAGGGGAGATCACCTGGATGATCGCCTCAGGAACCTCGCGACGCAGCCACGGGATGGCGACCTTCTCGAAGGTGCCCTGACGGAGCCGGTTCTGGGTGACGTAGTGGATGCCCATCAGACGCGGCTTGAGGCCATAGTCGGCCCAGGCGATTTTGATGGCGGCGTTGATCGCCAGGAAGGCCAGGGCCGAGTCGGTTCCCGACAGCCCAACGGCAAAGCCGGGCACGGGCGTCTGGGACTGGCCGATCTTGATGGCGAGGCGCTTGATCAGCTTATTGAACTTGGCCTCAGCGGCGTCGAAGTCGGTCATGGTCACTCGTTATGGCTAGGCTTGGATCATCTCAGGATGACACGGCGCCGTCAACCGCGTCATGGATCACTTTTCCCAGGGCTTGGGGCCGCTGCGAACCACGGCCGGTGCATAGCCGCCAAAGACGCGATGGAGCGGCAGGCGATTGGGACTGAGTTCCCCTGTACGCCGATCCATGATGCGGTAGCGGTTACCGATCGAGGTCGACATGTCCTTGGCTTCGACATGCCCCGGCATGTAGCCGCCAAAGCAGCGGGCTAGCGGGATGTGCCGGTAATGCTCGTCGGCGCGGCCCACCCATCGGGTGTTGGTCACCCGTTCCCAGATCGCCGGCTGGAACACATAGCCCCGGCTACACATCGTAATGCCCCTTGGGCAGGAAGATGCGCCTGATCCAGGCTGGCACCCACTTGACGCGCTCTTTCAGTGCCAGGACCTCGCCCTGAAGGCTGTCGAAGGCGCTGCCGGCCTCGGCCAGGGTATGAACCCGGAAGTGGTGGTGGATGTCGTAGCGGGCCATGTGCAATTGATGCTCGGCCTGCTCCAGTTGATCTTCGGCGGTAAGCGCGCGGTGGCGCCAGAAACGCCGGTCCTCGACGATGGCCTTCTCGGTCTCGGTCAGGACCTGGAGGCACGCCGGCGCCTCGGTCTCGTCGTAGCCGAAATGGTCCAGGCCATCACGGATGGTTTCGGCGACATAGCCGCAGTGGAAGCACTTCCAAGGGCCTTGATGATGCTCACACGTCATTCGCGAACCTTCACGTCGTGGGCCAGGACGGCGGCTCGCAGGTCCTCCAGCTTCTGGAGATCGCGCTTAGTGTCGTTGATCCGCCGCTCGATGACCTGCTGGAGTTCGTAGACCGCCAGTTCCTTGGTCGGAAAGAACTTCCACCCGTAGGTCTGCTCCTGATGCCCCGAAGGGAACTTGGCGATCGTCAGGGTGTAGGGGCCGCCTTCCACGCCCCGGCGAATGATGTTGCCCTGGCTGTCGTAGTCGCAGGGCAGGAGGCGCACGACCTCACCGCGCTCGATGCGGTCGTGATCCGCGCGCCAGCACTCATCGCCGACCGCATAGACGTGCCGCTCGGCCTGGAAGATGTGGCGGGCGTTCTTGAGCACCTGTTCTGTTGGGGTCATGTGCGATCCGTCAAGCGATTGCGGATGAGCATCAGCGCCGCGCCGGTCACGGCCTGGGCCAGGGTGGGACCGAAGGTCGACATGCGCGCGTGGCCGATATCGGCCTCGGCGGTGACGACCGGCTCGTCCAGGTCGCAGGGCGTGTGGATCGTCAGGCGCGCATGCGGGAACGACTGGCGGATGAAGGCCAAGGCCTTGTCGCCGTCCTCGATCCATTCCGGCGCCCAGGCGGTGCCGTAGCTCAGCGAACCGTCGGTCTGGCGATAGGTCGTGACGATCTTGCGTGGATTGGTCCTGGCGATCTTCTGCTCGACGACGCCCGAGGTCCACTGCCGGTGCGGTGCGATGGCTATGGCGATGCGGGCGTTGTAGAGCAGACGGTCGCCCAGGGGGATCGGATGATTGAGGGCGTCGAGAAGCGCGTCGATCTCGACGATGGCGGAGTCGCTCATTTGCTGTCCTCGAAGCCAAGGTTCTGGAAGACCTTCAGGATTTGGCCTTCGATGATGGTGGTTGCGTAATCGATCTCACGCAGCCGGCCCTTGCGGTTCTTGGTGCGAACCTCGGAGGCGCGGTGTTCCTGGAGGTTGTTCAGGACCTGCTCGACGAGATCGACGCTCTCCAGGCGCAGGTCCTCCTTGGTGGAGGCGCTGCTGGTGTAGGTGGTGGGTCGCTTCATCAGTCGACCATCAGTTCAGCGTGTGCGCGATCGCGGTTGCGGCGATAGGCGAAGGCGCGGAAGGCGTCCGGGTCGAGGACCGCCTTGATGGTGTTCTCGCAGACATGGACGGCGGCACGCTCCAGGAAGAACTTGCCCTGACACTTTGAGTCGTCCTCGGCCAGCCGATGGGTAGCGCTTCTGACAGCCTCTTCGATCACCGCCTCACGGAGGCTGGCGTCCTTGGGCTTGATCAGGTAGCAGGCCAGCCAGCAGGCGTCCTCGAACTTGCCCGTGAAGGCCGGCGGCTTGACGCCAACCTTACGGGGATCGGGCGACTCAGGCTTGGCGCACAGCAGGCCCCAAAGCTCCAGATCGAGCGCGGTCGACGGGGTCTCCAGGCACTCTAGCTCGTTGAGCAGGCTCAGGAGTTTTTGGTCGGACAACAGGGACCTCCTTGGTTCGAGGCCCCATCTAGCGAGGCTTGGATCAGATTGTCAACCGCTTTCTTGTGGAGTGGCTAGAGGCGCTTGACCTCGCACTCCGGGCCGCCACGCAGCTTGTAGACGTTCTCGACCGACGAGACCCAGGCGCAGCCCGACTGCGGGTCTTGGATCAGTTGCTTACGGCCGTCACCGTCCAAGCGCTCGACCCGCAGCTTGGGCGTCAACGACGGTCGATCGACCGGCTCTGCCTTGCTGTTGATGGCCACGATGCTGATGACCAGGGCGAAGATCGCCAAGGGCATGGCGACGTAGAGGCTGATCCGTTCGAGCGTGCCCATGCTGCGGTTTTCCTTGTAGATGTTCATCAGCGGCGCATCCGCTTGACGATTTCGAAGGCCGCAAGGCGCGGGCCTTCGTCGGCGACCTTGTTGACGATCCGCCAGATGTCGCCCATGTCGTACATGTCGTAGGGCGGCAGCGGCGCCTCCATCAGGGCCTTGGTCGCCCGATGGGTGATGGCGCTGATCTCGGCGCGCAGCGAAGAGAGACTGATGGTGGAGTCCTCGCAGGCCTCCTTCAGCACCGTCAGGAGGGCGACGGCCTCCTCGCGCTCGGCGATGGCCTTCTGGCGTCTGGTCTCAATCATGCTCCTGCCTCAACCGTTACCGGGCTCGTAGATTTGCTTCAGGCGCAGGTACTCGGCATGCTGGGCCTTCTCGGCGGCAGCGGCCTTGGCGCCCTGGAGGTTGGCGATCTGCTGACGGATGCCCGACAGGATGTTGGCTTGCTCCGACAGCGTGCCGTAGACGTAGGCCGAGGGCAGATGGCACGACTCCTTGTCGGTGCAGCCGCGCCGCGTCCAGGACCCCCAGACATAGACCGTCGCCTCACCCTTGTGGTGCGACTCTTCGTAGCCTTGAACGTCCATGGGGAACTCGTAGCCGGTCGACAGATAGGGGCCGCCGACCTGGGCCAGTTCCTTCTGGAGCTTGACATAGGGCTCGCCGATCTCACGCAGGTGGTCGACTGCTTCGCTCGAAAGCATGCGCCGGCCACTCTCGACCTCTTCGCGCAGTTCATGCAGTTCCATCGGTGTCCTCCTCGTCTCGCGGGATGATGTAGGTGTCTTTCATGTGTTCCTGGAGCGACCGGTGCATATGCTCGATATCCGCCTCCTGGCCTTTGACGATCAGGAACGCCGGCTGGCCTACGCCCGACACCTCAATGCCCAGTTCGGTGAGTTCGTAGCCGCCTCCGTGAGGATAGGTTCTGAACCAGCCCTGGGCGACCAGTCGGCTCATGGTGGCGTGCCAGTTGGCGCGCTTGAGGCCCTGCCAGGACCAATGCGGTTCAGCGAGCTTCAGCGGGTGCTGATAGGCGCGCGAAAAGATACGTAGTTGAGCCTTGGTCGGCTTCTTCACGCCACGTCCTCGCGGTCATACAGCGTGTCGCCGATATACCAGTCACCGCCGATGTTGATGGCCATGCCGGCCTTGATCTTCTCGATCTCGCGATCGGAGCGGTTGGTGACGTCGATCGGATTGTCCGCGACTTCCTTGGTGCGCCAGTTCTTGAAGTAGAGGTAGCGCTTGCCGGCTTCGGCGATCTGTTCAGCAGCGGTCATGGCGTCTCCTCTCCAGGGTCTTCGCCTCCGGCCTGGAGGCGAGCGATGGCTTCGGGCTTGTCAAGGTCCCAGGCGTCGGACAAGCACAGGCCCTTCTCGACCAGGGCCTGCCCATAGCCGGCGGTCCAGCCCATGCTGTAGCAAAGCTCGGCGACCTTGATCTTGGGCAGGATGATCTGCTCGGCCGAGACGTGGCGGCCGTTCCAGAACGTCACAGCCTCCTCGACCGAGTGGAAGTGGTTGTCGACGGTGATCCGGCAGTGCTGCCGCTGCGGCGTCGTGCGCTCGGTATGGTAGATGTAGTACATCCCCGCAATTGGATGATTGTCGTGAGGTTCCTGGCTGATCGCGAAGGGACCGCCGCAGAACGGACAGGGCTTGAGGGGCTCGGGCAGCGTGATCATTGGTCGGTCCAGGGTTCGACAGCGGGAGCGACCCGCTCGGGGAAGTATTCGCAGTTGGGCAGGTCGGCCACGTAGGCAGCCTTGGTGTCCCAGGCGCGGCCACAGACGCGACACTGCACATAGGACTTGTCCGACCACTGCCGGCGGTAGCCGTTGAAGGCGCTGGCGCTCTCGTTGCGCCGCAGGACGAACCATTGCCGGGGGCGCTCGTTTGAGCCCTCCGGCAGTGCCGTCGGCAGCGGTCGCTTCTTCTCGGAGCAGGCGCAGCTTGTCACGGATTGGTGTGCTTCTTGACCTCGGCGACGGCCTTGAGGCTTTCGGCCAGCAGCAGGGCAGCGGCCAGGACCTCGCCGTTGTCAGCGCGGATGGCGCGATCGACGGCGCCGGCCGACAGAGTGAGGGCCGAGGCGGCTTGGCCCAGGCGCGCCTGATAGGCGGTCGGGTTGCTGATCCGGCTTTCCTCGGGATTCGTCAGATCGGTGACGAACTCCTGGCGCATGTTCTTGATGAAGAACGCCAGCGAGTAGACTTCCGGCACGCCCTTGGCGTCGACGGCGATCTTGAACTTGGCCTCGTAGTCGCTGGTGGTCTTCACCCACCAGATGATCACGCTGGCGATAGCCACGGCGAGGACGATGTAGCCGATGATGTTCAACGGACTTCCTTCTCGGTCTCAGCGTCGTCGGGGATTTCCATCCAGACGCAAAAAATACCAAAGACGATCAGGACGAGGAGATCGAGGGGGCTCAACGGACCACCTTTTCGCAGTCAGCGCCGCGCAGGGTGGAGGTGCCCATCCAGCCGCGTTCGATCCAGGCGCAACCGGTGCGAGGGTCCTCGATCAGGGTGCCGTCCTTCAGCACCGTGATCTTCAGCGGCTGGGCCGGCGGAAGAACGGGACGAGTGACTTGCTGGGGCGTGACCTGCACGCCGATGACATAGCCGGCGCCGCAGAGAAGCGCGGCGATCACCAACACGGCGAACCAGTGGAAGTGGATGCCGGTCTCTTTCTTGATGACCATCTTCACGAGAGGTCTCCGTGCCATTGCAGTTGACACCGTGATAGGCCTCGTGACGCGGCCTGTCAACCGGGTTCTTACGCGCGGGGTCCCCAGGCGATCCAGGCCAGGATCAGCATGGCTGCGACCGCCAGGGCATAGACCAAGGCTTCGGGCAGGGAAACGCCGCGCCGGTCCTTCTCGCTCCGCTCGCCGGCCGCCTTGCGCATCTCACGTTCATAGAGCGGCCGGCCCAGGTCTTCAGTGCTCACGACGTGTCTCCCTATCCGATCATGTCCCGATTGTTCCAGGCGCCCGCTAGGATCACCCAGCGCCTGTGCTTGTCGGGGTCTGTGAACCCCATCTTCACATCGCCATCGCAGCGCGGGTTCTCGCACATGATGCCTGTCCAGGTCGCGCCATTGGGCTCGTGGATTGCCATCTTCGCGCCGCAAAACTTGCAGGGATCGAGGTTGTCGATCTTTTGCTCGGCCATGCGCTCGTACTCGGCGCGGTAAGCCGGATGGTCCATGGACGGCGCCTTGTAGCGGAGAGCGTCATAGAAGCCGTACTCAGCAAAGCGCTTGGTTTCGGCTTCGTCGCTCATGAGTACGGCTTCCTGTCTCGGATTGCATCGCGCCAGCCGTCGCGCCACTCGGCCCAATCTTCACTGTAGAGATCGAACGGGTTGTCGTCGATGGGGCGATCATCGCGGGCGGCGTAGCGGCCCAGGTTGTAGGGCTTTTCCATCAGAAATCGTCTCGCAGCCCCACAAAGGAAGGTCCTTGCGGCTCGTCATCGGTCAGGCGAGCCTCTTCGTCCAGCAGCCCCAGGCGCGCCTCCAGTGTGGCGATACGGGCAGCCATCGTCACGACGCGACGGTCCCTGGACGTACCCGCGACGCCGGCAGGGTCGTCTGTGGCGTCGCCGATCGGGTACACGGCCGGCTCGGTATCGTGCTGGGCCAGGAGATCACGCGCCCGGCGGCCGATGAGATCGCTTTGCTGGCCTTGCTGGTAGCGCGCGGCGAGCCAATCGGCGCAGATGCGCTTCGTCGCGGTGAACTGGTATTGGGCCTTGTCGAAGCTCAGTTCGAGACGATCGTTGGCGATGAAGGCGATGAGATCGCTGGCCGAAAGGGCGTCGGTGTAACTGGTCACGAGGTCTTTCCTCCGAGGGCGTCGACGTAGTCGCGGAACGCCGCCAGCCGGCGCTCGACGACATCCATATCGCCGCCACTAATCTTCAGCAAATCGCCATAGATATTGTCGAGGAGCCCCGGCTTGGCCAGGGGGACCTCTTCGACCTCGAAGCTGACGCTGGACCAGTCGCTGATCGCCCAGGAAGGCATGTCGGGCGCGATCTTGGCGACCTCCTCCTGGAGGAGGCGCTTACGCTCGGCAATGCTTTTATGGGACAGGGCGGGCTTGCGGACAAACTCTCCTGCGACACCGGGCGCCGGCGGGGGAAAGACCTTGAAGCGATTGAGGTGCTCGGCGTACTGGTCGAGTAGCGCCTTGTCCGGCGAGGCCAGGATGGGGTTTGTGCCACCGTCAGAGTACCAGCGGTCATCGGCGATCAGGACGTAGATCATCGCTTGGCCTGCATCTCGACGAACTCGCGGCACAGCCGGCGCACCCGGTGATATTCGTCAGCCGCGTCCACGGGCGACTTGGGCGGGACGCTGAAGGCGATCTGCTTGATCAGCGCCGTCGCCGCGTCCGCATTGGCGCCGCGATAGGTGACGCAGAGATTGATGATCCCGTCGAGCTTGTCCCACGAGGTCAGGTGCAGGCCTTCGTCGACGGTCATGATCGCGGGCCAGCGCAAGGCATCCTTCAGGACCGACCAGTTCTCATCGGAGAGGCCGCTGGGCTGACCGCTGGGAGGATTGGCGTCCAGCATCTTTGGACCGTCCAGAAGCTGGAACATCGCTTCGATCTGGCTGCTCATCGCTCGATGAATTCCTTGATTATGGCCCACAGGTCTTCAGCCGGCCGAGGGTCGGCGAACGGGCAGACTTTGGGCGCGCCGGCCCGGCGGATGACGCGAGCGTGGAGGCCCGAGAGCGGCGAGTGGTAGTCGGGGTTGGGGACCTTCTTGTTCCCGCCGCAGACCTCGCAAGTTTCGAACTGCACGGGCCATTCGCCGTACATTTCCGCCAGACCGGTCCCGCCGCACTCGGAGCAGTCAACTTCCTTGGGCACGTCCGGCGCCGGCTCGGTGAAGTGGCGGACCAGGAAGGTGATCGCGCCACGGCTGCCGCGCGAACGATGGAAGGCGCCCTTGGGGAACCAGTAGGTGGAGTTGGGCTGGAGGGTATAGGCTCCGGTGCGCTCGACCCGGCCGTAGCGCGGCTCGCCGATGGGCGCGGGATTGTTCGGATCGCAGGAGACGTTCTCGATCGTCCAGGAATCGAGATGTTCGCCCAGCTTCAGATCGAGCAGACTGTAAAGGAGGGGTCTAAAGTCAAACGTCTCGTGCTCGATGAAGCCCTTGATCACCTCGGACGTGAAGTCGTAGCGATGATCGTGGATTTCGTCCTCGGGGACGTTGGGCTCGCCGGTCCAAAAGTGGATACGGCTATGTTCGGTGATCTTCAACTGGATGAAGCCCAAGCCGAAGTTCTGAGGCACCGCGCCACTGGCGCGCAGGGCCTCGTAGTTGAGGGCGATTTCGGTACCGTAGCTCACCAGTTGGGCACTCCAGGCGCGAGGCGCTTGGCCTCTTCTTGGGTCATGGGCTCGTTCCAGCCAGGGACGGCATTGGTCATGCGTGGCGTGAGAAGCCTGTGGGGATCGCAGTTGTGCCAGCGCATGGTCGTGCCGTCGAACAGCTTGATGGTCCACATGGGCGAATAGCCAAACGGCCCTCCGTCCTTATCGTAGAGACGTGGCGCGCCGCTCAGTCCCTCGTGACAAGGCTCGATCAGGGTGATCATGCCCACGGCCTTCCACAGGTTCATGCTCGGTCGGATGCTCCCGACGAACACGACGGACCCTACCGACGGCGGTTCCTGGATGTAGGACTTCATCGTCCCTGGGAACAGCGGGTCGGTGCGCGGTCCCAGCGAACTGCGCCACATCCGATAGGCCTGGATGTAGATTTCGTGCGCCGTCTTCTGCCACGGCTCGGCGTCATGGCGGCAGCGGCCCATCCAGCGCGGCGCGGCGAAGGCCTCGGCCGGCAGGTGATCGAAACGCTCGTTGAACGTCGTCAGGAACGCCAGGGTGTGGTCCCAGAACTTGGAGTCCTTCTGGGCCAGGGTCTTGAGGGGCTTAGGCGGCTTGGCGGTCATAGGGGAGTCCAGTTGTGGCCATCATCGTCCCAGTCGTATTTACCGGAGCGCTGCATCTGGGCCATGTAGGCGGCCTGGGCGATGGCGTCGTCGAGCATCAGGGCCTGACACTCCTCCACGGACAGCCGCACGCCCACGCCCTTGCGGCCGGCCTCGACGATCCGCTCGTAGGGCGTCAGCTTCTTGGTCATCACCAGCCTTCACGCGGCAGGGAGTAGGGCACGACGTCGGCGAACTCGGGCCGGTCATGGTAGTGGAGGAAGTCGGGGTGGCCTTGCGCGATCCGCAGGCGGATGTGCTGCTCGCTGTCGAAGACCGGTTTAGGCTTGAGGCCATAGGCGGCGCAGAAGTCCTGGTAGAGGGCTTCAGCGCGCTCGAACCAGGGCTGGAATTCGCTGTCGACCTTGGCCTTGCTATAGGCCTGCTGACGGGCGTGCTCGAACTCGGTCGCCACGTCGACGACTTTGAGCAGGTCTTCAGTCTCTGCGGTCTTGATGTCGATCACTTGGCAGCGTCCGGTCCGAAGAGGTGCTCGACGTAGCGGCGCTCGTGATCGGTCACCTGTTCGAGCAGAGCATGGATGCGCCGACCGTGCTCCTGGGCGAAGAACGCTTCCAGGCGGTCATAGAGTTTCGGCGCCAGGAAGTTGACGTTGTAGAAATCATCGCCCAGGTTGGCGCCCACCGACAGGACGTTGCCCTCCACGCTGACCCTGTAGTCCTTGCGTTCAGCCGAACTGACGTGACCACCATGGTAGTTGAAGTAGTCGCCGCTGGGCGCGGGGTCGTCGGCCTCGTAGTAGAGGGCTCCGGCCAGGACCTTGATCAGGCCGGCGAGATCACGATCCTTGGGCGGGCTGGGTACGATCGCTTGCTCTATGTTCTCGGTCACTGGCCGGCCTCCAGGCAATCGGCGATGTGATCACCGGTGTTGTAGCTGCGATCGATCTGATTGAGGCGCGAAAGCACGTCGCTACGCACGGCTTCCATGCAGTCGGTCAGGTTGACGATCGCCAGGAGCAGTTCGTCGCGGTTGGCGTCCAGAACATGCTTATGCGTACCGTCGGCGCCGACGATCTCGTAGCCGAACGCGGCCTCCTCGGCGGCGGAACGCTTAGGCGCGCCGGTCCCGGCCTGACGCGAGCCATCGTTGTAGTAGAAGTAGGGCATGAAGCGGCCGAAATCGCCTCGGCGGAAGTTCAGCTTGTGGGCGGCACTGACGTCCCGAGCCAATTCGACGCTATCGGGACCATAGTAGATGGTCGCCTTCTTGTACGCGCCCAAGGCGGTCAGGAAGGCGTCGCCCCAGTCGGCGGCCGACAAGAACCGGCGCAAGGCGAAATCGGTCAGGTCGGGAACCTTCTTCGGCAGTGGGCGGTTGTCGGCGCCGACCTCGTACCAGCCAGGACCTCCGTCCTCGGGCAGCGCGAAATAGCGATAAAGCGGGCGCTCGCGATCGAAGGTCACTGGCAAATGTCCGTGAGAGGGATGTCGGAGGAGACCGGATCGACGGTGACCCAGGGGTTGCTGTGACCGGCGGTCTCGCGGATGGCCATCCAGTTTTGGCCGGGGTTTGGTCCGTTGGAGACCCAACGGCGACCATCGACGCCCTGGACGATGTAGGTGGACTTGGCCGTGCAGACGCGCACGACCTTGGTGCGATAGAGGTAATCGACGTCGCGCTGGTAGCGGGCCTGCCGGGCGTCGTATTCGCGCGCCTGGGCCTCCTGGTTTGCCTTGATAGCGGCCTTGGTCTTGGGGTCCAGACAGCCGGATAGGCCTAGGGCGCAGAGCGCAAGGAGCGGGAGGACGCGGTTCACTCGTCGAGGTCCTTCTGGTTCTGCGGGCGGCGGATGCGCTTGCCCTTGGCGTAGCGCGCGAACGGCACTACGCCCGATTGGAAATGCGCCCGGCTGCCCAGGTGTTTGAGCAGGCGCGCGCCCAGGATGCGACCGCGCCGGCGGGCGCGCTTGCATTGGCGGCAGGTGCAGACGCTCAGCATCTTCTGGGGCATCTCAGGCGGCCTCGCGGGGGCGTGCCGACACGGCGCGAAGTTCCTCGGCGGTCAGCTTCCCCGGCGAGAGGATTTCGCTCAGCGCGTGACGGCCCAGAAGTCCAAGGGCGTATTCCAGCCAGCCGCGCGTGAGGCCCGCATTGCGCGGGTCGCTCAGCAGCGTGTTGATGAAGGCCTCATCGGACATGGGTCTTTGATACCCTGGGTTCCCTGTGACGCGCAAGATGTCATCGTGTCACGAATCACGTTTCTTTACAGCCCAGGAAATATGGGCTAGAGATCGAATATGACTTTTACGGCCACGATCAGAACGGTCTCCAGGCGGCGGCGCTAAGCCGACCCTTGACCCCTCGTGCCCGTAGCTCAACGAAGAGAGCAAGCGCCTTCTAAGCGCCGGATGCCGGTTTGATTCCGGCCGGGCACGCCATGGCCCCGTAGCTCAGCGGAACAAGAGCGCTGTTTTCCGAAAGCAGAGGTCGCGGGTTCGATTCCCGCCGGGGCCGCCATCCCCTTGACATGACATATCATGCGAAAATGCCGATTATGAGTGATATGGCATGCAAAAGGCCCGGAGGCGCCTCCGGGCCTTCGTCATGTCCAGGGTCTTGCGCCTAGCCGGCGCAGGTCGCCTTGGCTTCGCTCAGCGTCTCCGCCCGATCGGGCAGGTCGCCCGGTTTGACGTACTTGGCCCGGAAGCCGTCGGCCATCTGGGCGTTGTACTCGCCGGCGATGCGGGCGTAGTTCTGCTCATAGGCCGAAAGCTGGGTCTGACGCTGGATGCGTTCGCCGTCGGTGATGGCGTTGGCCAGGGCCTTGTCCGCCGAGCACACCGAGAAGGCGGCCGAGCCCAGGGACTCGTGGGTCTTGTAGGCCTCGGCCCATTGGGCCTTGACGTTGCCCGCCGAGACGACGTTGGAGCCGGCGCCGAGCCAGCCCAGGCCGTTGGCGGCCAGCAGGATGATCACGAGAGTTAGGATGCCGAGGAAGATGGAGGAGACGACCTTCATTGGTTGGGGGTCCCCTTCACGGCGGCCGACAGGATGGCGTCGGCGCGGGCGCCCTGGCCGCCAGCCACGTGGGTCTGGGCGGTCTTGGTCGCGGCCGACAGATCGGCGGCGGTCTCGACGACGATGGTGGTCTTCTCGCGCTGCCAGACCGTCGGCTCATTGGAGCAGAAGGTCGGGATGCCGTCGAATTCGACCATGTTGCCGCCCGGCGTGAAGCCGTAGCGGTACTCGCCCGATGAGCCGTACATGCCGTCCGGCCCCATGGCGGTGTCGAACGGACGCTTGCCGCCCGAGGTCAGCTTGCCGACGATCGGCACGGTGATCGGCGGCATACCCGCCTGCGGGAAGACGGCCGTACACCAGATGATGGTCGACGGGTTGTCGCTCAGCCGTTGGCGCTTGTTGTAGTTGTCGAAGTCCAGGGCGTTCTTGGCCACGTAGGCCGCGCGCTGGGAGGCGTTGTAGGCTGCCTGATTGATGGCCTGCTGCTGGGGCGTATCACACGCCGCCAGGGTGAGCGCAGCCAGGGCAAGGCCGGCGCCCGCGAAGAGAATGTTACGTCTCATTGGTACTCCCCGAGTGATGGTGAAAACTCTATGGCACACTTTTAGGACGGCTGCATGACGTTTTTGACGTCACATGCCAAGATTAGCGACGCAGGCGCCGATCCGGCAGCCCGATGCCCACATTGAATCCCTGACCGTCGAACGTGGTGTTCTTCACCAGCCGGCCCGTAGTCGGGTAGAGGTGGATGTTGCTGACCTTGCCAGCGTTCAGGCCCGTGGATCGGACCTTGCGCTCGACCGGGCAGTATTCGGCCGGGACCTGCCCAGGCTTGAGCCACGTCAGGACCGTTAGGGCGGCCTGAAGCTTGGAGGTGGCGGTCCTGCCAATCGGCTGGCCCATGAAGCGGACGGGATGCTGGACGTAGTTCATGCGGACGCCGTGACGATCGGTTCGAGCTTTTTCAGGAGTTGATCGCGGTAGTCGGCGTGGACCACCTGATCACCATTCTTGGCGTACCACCAGCCGCCGGACCTGTAGAGCGCCCAGCCAGGATAGTCGACCAACTCCCACTCGGCGGCGTCTCTGCCAAAGCCGTTGCCGTTCCAGCGCGTTGGATTGGTCTTGCGCAGTCGCAGAGCCATCAGCCGGCCTCGAACAGCATCGGCAACTTCTTGCCGTCACGGGCGGCGCTGACGGCCCTGCTCATGTGCTCGGTGAGATTGTCGGCGTGCTCCAGGAAGTCGAGCAGTTCAACAACGGCCTGGGCCAGTTGCTCCCACGTGGCGTCGTTGACCTCGATGTTCTTGCCACCCTGGACGATCTGGTAGCCGATCGCGTCGGTGAGGCCCATCGGCAGCGTCGCCTCGATGTAGCGGCACACGGTGTCGACGGCCGAGGCGGTATCATCCGGGGTCGCCAACCGGCCGCCGCCTTCACCCAGAAAGGTGCCCTTCAGACCGCGCAGGGCCTGGATCATGCCTGGAGGATGGTTCATAGCGGCTACAGTCCTTTACGCATTTGACGGAACAGCCGATCGGAGCTTTTGCGCACCTTGGTCCAGGTGCGTCGCTCGATATAGGCCTGCTTGGTGTCAGCCCAGAACTGGCGCCAGGGCTGGCGCTTGCCACCCTTGATGTTCCAGACCCAGTTGTGGACCTCGCCGCCCATGGGGAGGCTCCGGGCGATCAGGCCCGTGAGCAGGTAGGCCAGCAGAAACGGGATGCCGAACACGACGACGGCGGTGATCTCGCCGGCTTGACGCAGGCGGCTCACTCCTTGCCCTCCAATTCCGCTTCAATGGTACGGTTGCGCGCCTCGCCGGCTTCGCGGATGTCCTTGGCCAGTTCTTCGAGGATGCGCGCGGCCGAGAACGGGGCGCCATCGTCGAGATAGGTCCGGGCCAGGGCCGTGCGCTGAACGAAATCGAAAGGGGCTCGTCGAGCCATGGTGTTCTCCTAGCGGAAGAGGCTGAAGCCGTAGACGGCGAAGGCGATCAAGGCGCCGGCGAAGAAGAGGTTGGCCCAGTTGTAGGTGGCTCCGACCACGTAGCCGGTCTCGGTGCGGTCGACCGTGGCGCCGAAGCCCGAGACGACCTGCTGGAAGGCGAGCGTCACGGCGATGGCCCGGAAGATCAGTTCGGTGGTCATGGGTCAGTCCTTTTCCAGACGGCGCCAGACGGAGCCGGAGCGGTTGTCGTTGCGCAGGCCGTAGTGCCAGACCACGCCCTTGGGCGAGGTGACATAGGCCCCGGTGTTCTTGAAGCCCAGGCGATCCTTGCCCTGCTCCGCCATCTGGCGAGCTTCGCCTTGCGTGGCGGCCGTGCCCGCCAGGGACTCCTTGGTCTTGGAGTTGCGGGCCTCCCAGGTCCAGGCCATCAGCTTATCGTCCTGTTCAGCAGGTCGAGGCGCAGCTTACTGGCCTCATCGGCCTTGGTCTTGGCGGCGGCGCGAATGTCCATCGACATCCGGTCGTTGAAGGCCACGGCGCGCTCGTCCATCGTGTAGCGCTCCAGGGCCTTGACGATCAGGGCGAGGTTGGCGTCGCTGAGAGGGGGCCTGTAGGGCTCGCCCATGGCGTCAGGCCTCCTTCTTCTTGCGCGGGGTGACCTCGCGGTACTCGGCCGGCAGGATGGTGACCTCGGTGAAGGTCTTGGCCCAGTTGTTCACCTGCTTGGCGGCCAGATCGGCGCGGGAGGCCCAGGTCAGGGCGTTCCAGCGATCGTAGTACCCTTCAGCGGCTTTCTTCTCGATCTCGTCGAGACGTTCGGCCAGCTTGTCCTTGCAGTAGGTGTCCGCGTCGCGGCCGGCGATTTCTTCCTGGCCGTTGGCGATCTCGGCGGCGGTATAGGTGAAGGTGAAGGGGCGGTCGTCCGAGTGCGAGGTGTAGGTCGCCGGGACGCCCGGCGTGGCGTTGGCCATGTTCGTGTAGTAGTCGTAGTTGCTGCGATCGCTGCGCGAACGCTTGCGCGCGTAGTCGATGTCGACCCGCTTGTCGTGCTTGCCGACCACGACGTGGCTGTAGGTCCGGTTCTCGGACTCGCGGGTGGCGGTCGTGCCATCGGCGAAAGTCACGGTGTGGATTTTCTTCGGCATGCGCTGGGGCTCCCTTCGCGGTTGATGTCCTAGTCTTAGGCGACCGCCAGACGGGTGTCAACCGCTTTCTTGCAGGATTTCGTCGTCAGGTGCTGCGCGCCCATTGCCACGAGGATAGCCAAGGGCGCCGAGGTCAGTAGCAGGACGGGCGAGGCATGTGCGGCGACCTGGATCGCCGAGACCAGGACCAAGACCGGCGAGTGGGTCGCATAGAGCGCGTAGGAGAGATCGCCGCCTTGGCGAAGCAGCTTGGCCGGTTTAGCGAAGCGCGACTGGGCTGCCAGGATCAGGTAAAGAGGGAAGATCGTGGCGATGATCGGCAGATCGATCATGGTGTTGCGCGGCGCCGGCAGGCAGGTGAGAGCCACCAGCAAGGCGATCAGCATGACCGGGCTGACGCGGGGGACCCAGGAGAAACGGCCTTCGACGTGGAGGCGATAGATCAGCGCGCCCAAGGGGAAGGCAAAGGCGATGCGGGCCAGCCCACCCAGGAAGTTGCCGCCGGACCAGCCCACGTCGAGCGTGCCGTAAGCAGCATGGCAGGCGCCCAGCCCCGCGAGACCCACCAGCGAGGCGCCCAGCAGTACGCGCTTGGAAGTCCACTTGAAGCCGGCGGCGTAGGCGAGATTGGCCACGATCTCGAAGAACAGAGACCACGCCGGCACGTTGAAAACGAAGGCGGGAGCCGCACCCAGGATGGGGCAGAACAGCAGTGTCGTGGTCAGGACAACGATCACCTCGGCGGGTCCGACGGGCACGTCTTTGGTCAGGGTCAGGCAGACGGTCGCGAACGCGCCCAGGACCGCACCGACCAAGTACAAGGGATAGAGCCGCTTGATGCGCGCCTTCATGAACGGCATCGCGCCCAGCCCAGTCGCCAGCTTGGCGTCATAGGCGTGGGCGATGATGAAGCCGCTCAGCATGAAGAAGAAGTCGACCGCCACCCAGCCGTGCTGGGCGAAGATCGCCAGATGACCAATGCCGGCCTCGGCCGAGAAGGTGTTGCCAACGTGATAAAGCATCACCAGCACGGCAGCGACGCCGCGCAGGGCGTCCAGCACCTCGAACCGTTCCTTCTTCATCGGGTCCTCCTCGATTGCGGAGCCTGATTTCTAGGTGGGTTCGAGGATTGAGTCAACCGTTTTCTTGCATGGCCTTCTTGACCTCGCGCATGGCCCATGCGCGCCAGCACTCGACGCCGGCGGCCAGGGCGACGACGAACGCCAGGAGTTCAATGAGCGGGGCCGGGCGCAAGGTCACGACACCGTAACCGAAGGCGCAAGCTTCGTAGAGCATCAGACGTCTCCCAGATAGGTGCGTATGGCCTTGTCGTAGTTTGGCCCGGCGATCATGAACAAAGGATTGCTGAAGTCGTCGCGGATGTCAGGGCTGCCGCAAGTGGCGACCACGGCGCCTTCCTTAATCAGGCGTTCGGCCGCCTGCCAGTAGCGAGGCGGGAAGACCTTGGTCGACGACATCGACTTTTCGGGAAGGCGGTTGGGATTGCGCGGATTCTGATACTCGGGCATGCGGGCCATGCTCGCGACCGAGCTTTGCATGTGCTCCAGGATGATCACGATCGCGTCGTTGACCGTCATGGGCGCCCGCCGGCTGTCACCGAAGCGGTCCTTGATCCAGCGCTGCTTCATGTCAGAGTTTCGGCATCACGTGGGTGATTGACAGACCGTCTTTAATCCGACGCACAAAGAACTTGTTGGGGTAATGGCCAAATGACCATCCCCAGCCGATCTTCGGATATTCGTCGAAACGCTTAACCTGGGCGGCCAGGATTTTCATGGCCTCCGGGACCCAGGGTTCGGGAGCGTTTATGATCAGGCGCATCAGTCGTTGAACTCGTCGTAGCGCGCCACCGCCGAGGCGTGGGCCTTCTTGACGATGTCAGGCTTGGTCTGGAAGAGAATTTCCAACATCCGGCGGTTGATGCCCTCGCCCTCGTCGCCGGTCAGCGCGGCCCACTCAGCGAAGGTCTCCGGCTCGATCGGCGAGGCGTTGGCCTGGATCGCTTCGACGAAGGCGCGCTTCCAGATGCTGGTGTTGGCGCCGATGCGGCGCATGGTGACTTCCTGGTGCGTACCGTAGTCGGCCGTGGAGACGACGAGACGCTCGCCGACGGTGAGCTTGGCCAGACTGTCCTCGCCGTGCTTGACGCGGCGATCGTGGTTGGGATTGGCGACTTCTTTGTCCACGATGATCAGGGCGCGGGTCACGTACGGGGCGGTCATGGACTGTCTCCTTGCGGCGGCTGTTGACAGTCTTCTAGGACGCACCTAGGAGGCTGTCAACAGTTTTCTCGCGGGTCTAAAGGAGTGGACGCAGCCCCGGCGCCAGTTCGTTGAAGAGGGTCTTGTAGATCGGCCCCACACCCAGGAAGGTCACCGTCGGTTCGGTGAAGACGGTCCGGGCGGCGTCGCGGGTCAGGGTACACCCACAGATCGGATGGAAGATGTCGTAGAGGGCCGAAAGCTGGTCTTCGGTGTCGGCCACCAGGATGTCGGGCAGAGCAAGGTCTTGCATCGGCCTAAGCGCCACCTTCACGGCCGCGTTGGAGTTGCGGTACGCGTAGGCCGCGCTGGAGAAGCGCCGCTCGGAGTCCCACCACGTGTGCAGGTAGGCATGCCCGCCCTGGGAGACCAGCTTGCCGCGATTGCCCTTCATGGCCTTCAGGGCTTCCTCGCTGATGATCGAGTACATCACCAGTTCGGAATATTCGTGGCGCACCGGCGGGGCGCTCCAGGTCTCGTCACTGAACAGGGGTTGGTCAGGATAGGCTCGTTCCCAGGGAATCTTGTCGAGCGGCGCGAAGTGAACGCCGACCAGCCACTTCCGGGCGAAATCCCGCTTCTGCTCGAAAGTCTCGAAGACCATGATGTTCTCGGCGACGTTGCCGTGGTTTTCCTTGGGCCTGATCTGGGCGACCGTGAACTTGGTGTTCTCGACGGCCCAGACGCGCGCCCGCTCGATATAGTCCTTGTCCGAACCCAGACAGCGGATCGGGACGCCATTGGCGGGAAGCTGGGTGTAGACGCTCATTGTTCGGTCCTGAAAGGCGAAGGGAAGGAGGGGCGATCGTCAACGATCAGATCGTCCGGGATGATGTTGGGGATCGCCGGCTTACGGGCCATCGGTGCGATCTTGGCCGCGCCGCGCATCGACAACGGGATGCCGACACGGAAGCTCAGACTCAGCCACGGGTTCTTGACGTTCCAGTTGAGCGGATCGATCCGGCTCAGGAGGTGATTGCCGTCGTAGGGATCAGCCAGGGTCCAGTGCTGAAGCACGTCAGGAAGCTCCTCGACGGTGCAGCCGGCCAGGATCGCCAGTTCGTCGGCATTGGTCGGGTGGAAGCACTGCATGAACGAGGCCTTGGTCTCGTTGATCGCGCAGAGATAGCGACGCTTGTGCTCATAGTCGCCGAGATTGACCCACTCAAAGCCCAGGGTGGAGTAGTCGAACTTCTCCATCGGGACGCGGTGGGTGAACTTGTGGGCGTCCTTGTAGCGGCGGCTGCGGAAGCCGCCTTGATCGCCTTGGCCCAGGTCGACGCGATAGCGCGGCCCAGCGCCCGAGCGCATATGGTCGAAGGTGTCGCCCGAGCCCTTCATGTCCGACCAGACCCAGACGCTCTCGGCGGCGGCGTAGGCCAGGAGGTTGTCGCGGTTCTTCTCGACCGCCTTCTTCCACCACGCCTTGATCGCGTCCTTGCGCGCCGCGAACTCCTCATGGGCCATGCGCCCGATTTCGGTGGCGTAGTTGTAGCGGGCGATGAACTTGCGGTCGTTGTCCAGTTCCTCGCGGGTGCCAAACCGCGTGGGATTGAGGACCTGCATCTTGACGCGGCCGGCCATCATCTGAGCCTTCCGGTCGGTGAACACCGACGGAATGGCCTCGTACTTCTTGATGAACTCGCGGCCTTCGGTGGTGATCTCCCCCGTCGACTTGTCCATCAGGATCAGTTGGCTGGTGTCAGCCACGAGGTTTAGGGCCGCGTCCTGGACCTTGTGCCCAAACCGCTCCTCCAACCAAAGGTTGGGCTTGTGGTAGGAGAGGCCGATCGCGGCCTCGTCGAGACGGTCGGTCTTCATGTCGGCGGCGGACAGCGCCGGCAGGTTCAGCGGCTGGTATGCGGCCACGGGCAGGCCGGCGCTCGCGGCGCTGGTTTCCAGGCGATTTTCGATGATCAGCATTTCGCCGGTATAGGACAGCGAGGGGTGCTGATAGTTCTGGCGCCAGAACTTCTCGACGATCAGGTCGAGCATCATCGAGCACCACAGGAATTCGGCCGGGTCAAGCTCGTTGAAGGGCTTCAGCGGCAGGTGCTGGTTCTGGTAGGTCGCCAGGGCGGTGACCGTCGACTCCGCCTGGAAATAGCGTTCGGTTTCCTCATCCCACTCCAGGTTCATCAGGTCATAGGGGAACCACGACTTGCTGACGCGCGCCTCGTAGGCGCGTTCTGGCTTGCGACGGAACAACCCTTGCAGGGGATGGGCGTTCTCGGGCGCGTCGGTGAGGATGAAGAGGTTGCCGCCATTGCGGATGCAGAAGCAAAAGAACGACTGGAACATGTCCGGGTCGCGGATCAGGTTCAGAGAGATGCCCGAAGGCATGCGCAGGGCTGCTTCGAGCAGCGAGTTGATGTTCCACCACTGGTGGACGGTCTTGACGAAGACGGGCTTGTAGTCAGCAGCCTCTGGGGCGCCAGAGGTGAACTGGTGGATGCGCAGGCGCGCGGAGGCCCGCAGCGCGTCGCGGCGCAGGAAGGCGAGCAGGTCGTACTGTACCAGGGTCTTCTGGAGATCAGCGCGCTGATCGGCGCCGTACCGGACGGTCAGTTCGTTCAACGACGCCAGGAACGCGTCACGCGCCTCGATGATCTCGGGGCGGTTGAGGATGCTCATCAGCAGACGCGGCTTTTCCAGCTTCTGCTCGTACTTGACCGGGTCGTTGAAGAGGTCGAGCAGGCTGTTTTGCTGCTTGGCCATCCACTGCTTGACGAACGTGTTGAAGATCAGGTTCGTCGTGACCTCGGTGGGATCAAGCTCCAGGGTCTCGCGCAGTTCGATATAGGTCTGGCGAATGTCGTATTCGCCCAGCGTGCCCTTGAACGAGCCGTCGGCATTGGGCACAGCCACGCCGGTGATCTCTTCCCAGAGACCAATGGCTTTCCAAAGGGGGCTGTCTTCCATCATGGGCGGCGGGCCTTTCTTCGTCGTCGAGGCTCGCGTTATCGGGCCTTAGAAGGAGCTTGTCAACAGTTTTCTCGCACGACGATGAAGCGCCCGACACCGTCGCTGGAGACGTGCCAGAGGCCGCAGAACTCGCACGGATAGACGCCGGCGCGTTTGCGGCCGGTGCGCTGAAGCATGTCCTGGGCGCCGTCGCGGGCCAGGGCCTCGGAGCCGTAGCGGACCTTGGAGGTGCAGCTACGGGTCTTGTGGCGCTCCATCCGGTCCCAGGGCATGTGGCGAAGGCCTCTAGTCGACGTGGTGATGCTGGCCGCACTCTTTGCAGCGCCAGCGACGATTGGTTCGGTCGTTGGCGTCGAGCAGTTCCCAGCGAAGCCAGTGAAACATGTCGCACCAGATATGTCGTAACATGCGTGGCGCCTCCATGATAGCATCCGCGTCAGGATGCGGCATATAGGCGCATGACTTTAGGTTGTCAACAGCGTTATTGCACGAGATAGTTAACGGCTATCGGCGGGCGATGGTACCATTGCCAAGGGTAGAACAGAGCCTCCAGATAGGCGGCGTTCTCGATCATGAGGTCGGGGCGCAGCCGGATGGCGCCGCGTTCTATGGCGTGCTGGATCACCCCCAGATGCGCGTGATGCTTAGGGTCGCGTGTGCCCTTGGTCCAGATCGTCACGCCGCGATGGCGCGCCCACTCATCGACCTGGACCTGGAGATCGCGCGGTAGAGGATGGAACGCAAATCCTCGCCCCGGATAGCGCTCCTGCAACATCTCAAGCTGATCGAAGCACCAGTCCTGCCGACCTTCGAAGATGTCCTTGACGAAAAGATGGTCGGCCATGTCCAGGCAAATGGCATAGACGGGGCGGGCATTGGAGCGCGGCGAGAAGTCATAGATGCCGATGATCTGGTTGCGGGCGCGCACGTCGGCCGGCGGGCTCCAGGCAGCAATCATAGGGCTGGGAACGCTTCTTTGATCTCGCGCAAGACGGCGAAGATTTCGTCCTGGTCGCCGCTTTGGATGGCGTTGTAGAGCTTGACGGCGGCGATGTGCGCCCGATCGCCCGCGATCAACTGGGCGGGCAGCTTCAGAAGCGCAGCGACCTTGACCGACAGGTGGGCCAGTTGGTGTCCGTTGTCGTCGCGAGGATCGGGGGCGACCGCAGCCTGGATGTCCGAAGACATCTTGGACATGTAGGCGTGCGCGACCTGGGCAGCCCTGTCCGCCGCTAGCCCATGCTTAGCGTAGTAGGTCTCGATAATCTCGGAAAGGGCGGGTTCTTCGCCGTGGTCGAGGATCGGGCGGTGACTGAAGAGGTTCAGGGGGTCTTGGCTCATATTCCCACTCCTGCATGTAGAGGCGCTTGAACTCTTCGTCGGTATATTGCCGATCTTTGAGTTCCGAAATGTCCTGGTCGCTCCAGGTCTTAGTATCGATTAGCCAGGGATCGGCGCCGATTTCATTGCCGATCTTTTCTGCGGGCTCACACATCCTGAGGCGGCTCCGGCGGCCGGTTCTTGCCTATGTGATAGCCCGTGCAATAGACGCATTTGTAGGGTCTGAAGACCCCGCCATGCTTCTTGGCCATGGACGCTGCTGCCTTCTCGGCGCTGGCCTTGGTCGGATGGACGGCCTTGGGTTTTCCCGTTGCACCGACGATGTGGCTATTGGCATGGAACATGCCCCAGGCGTTGCCGGTGACGAAGAAGTTACGCAGGAGTCGCGTCAGGGGAAGCTGCTCCTTCAGCGCCTGGAAAAGGCTCAACGGGATGATGCGCAGCTTGGTCATAGGCTCTTGGGGCTGAAAAGGTCGACGCGATCTGGCACACGCGGATCGGGCTGGTAGCCCATCGCCCGCATGATGGGCTCGTGGCCAGACGCCACGGCGATGTAGCCGCTGGCCTGATTGTGGCCGCAGCAGCTTTCGACGGTTACGACGCCCAGACGCCAGAGGCCTTCGATCTCGTCGAGCAGGCAGCGGTCGATGCCCACCAGCCGGCCCGTGGGCGCCCAGCGCTCCTCCTGGTTGGCGTAGGAGCCCATCTCGACGTTGACGCAGCCGCACATGGTCACCACCCCGGCATGAAGACGTGGAAGCCAAACGACTTGGGCTTGACGATGACGTCCGGGTCGTCGAGGCCATTGATCGACTTCAGGAAGGTCTCGATCTTGCGGTCCAGGTCCTCCAGGTCAGGGAGGGAGAACGGCCCAAGCATATCGTCGCGATCGAAGGTCCTGCCCCAGCCTAGGAACCAGACGTCTTCGTGATAGTCGGCATGTGCGAGCATCAGGTCCGTGGCCTCGGGATTCTGAAGCTGCGGGCACTCCTGGAACTGCTCGGACACGGCCCATCGCGCGGTCGAGTCGATCGCCGGCCGATCCTTTTTGACCGCTTTGCCGCAGACCGGGCAGAAGCGCTGGCCAATCCGTTGCTCGTGCTCGCAGGATTGCTGGACGCCGCCGGGTTTGTCCAGGCGCTTGAGGTCCAGAAGGATGCCGATACCGGCGCCGGGCGTGTAGTCGGTGCTCATCAGTACACGTAGACGTTGGCGTGGAGGCCGAAGTTGGCCTTCTTGGCCAGCATGGCATCGGCGATCTTCTTGTCGAGGTCGTCGATGCTGTAGAGGAACTTCTTGATCTTTTCCTTGACCTTCGCCGGGTCGGGGATGGGCGCGCCTTTGGTGACGATTTCGGCGTAGCCAACCCGCTCAACGCCCACACCGACGAAGAAGAGATTGCTGCCGGTCTCGTCGGGATAGGCTCCGACCTTCGAGCAGGTCATGCCGTCGTCACCCCAGCTAAGGGCGTCGCGCAGCAGTTCCTCGACCTCCTCGTCCAGGTCGAAATCGTCGAGGTCGATGATGAGGCCCACGCCTCCAATGGCTTTGATATCCTGGCCCACGGGGCTCTCCTTACGCGATAATCTTGACCTGGGCGTTACGCTCGCGGGCCATGTCCTTCAGGCGGTCCATGACCTCCTGGTTGGGCTCGATCTTGACCGTCCAATTGGCGTGGCGTTCCTTGGCCGCGACGATGGACTTCTCCTCGGACTCCGACACCAAGCCAGACCCGGTAGGGAGCAGATGAAGGTCCTCGTCGTCCCACTCGACCATCAGCGCCATGATCCTGGCGCGAAGCTGACGGTGGGTCAGCGGTGGCTGGGTGAAGTGCTCGATACAGCGCGACACCGCCGAAGGAGCATCCTTGCCCATGGTCATGGTGAAGCCCTCGTCGACGAACTCCCAGGAACCACTGTCGCGGGCCTTGAGCGACCCAACGAAGTGTCCTTGCAGGAAGACGTCGATGCGCTTGCTGTCGATCGGCTTGAAGTCCGGCGCCGGCGCGGCCACACGCACGGCTGACAGAAGAACGTCCTTGTAGGCCTCGGCCTTGGCGTTCTCCAGGTCTGCCTCGCATTTGGCGCAGACCTGGATGTACTGCTGCACGCCGGGGTCCCAGGCCGAGCCCATGTGCTCGTCGCAGAAGTAGCCCTCGCAGCCGGGTGAGGAACCGTGCATGTCACCGCAGGCATAGGCCAGCCCGCGATGGATTTCGGCGGTGCAGCCTTCCTGATCACAGGTCGCGGCGTGGCCATATCCGATCGGGCGGCCCTTGCTGTCATCGCCGCAGTCAGACCAGCCCATTAACGGTCCCCCTTGATAATGCCGTCAATCCGCGTCTCCTCGGCGACCTTGTCCGCCGCGACGCGGTGCTTGCCCAGGGCAGTCTCCAGCGTGGCGATCAGGCGCGCGCCGCCATCCTCCAGAGCGGAGAAGTCGAGATTGTTGATCGCGGCCTCGACCGCACGGGTGGCCTGATAGGTCTGGTTGACCTTCTCACGTCTGCTTGCGTAGGTCATATGCGGGGCTCGTAGGTGGCGATGCGGAAGTTTGGCAGGTACTTCAGGTCGCCGTAGCGGCGGACCGACACCATGCCTTCTTCGACCAGGGCCGCAAGCTGGAAGCTCGACGACAGGGCCGGATTGAGGGGCTCGACATCCTTCCAGGCGCCCGGCTCGTCGCGCCATTCCAATTGGAGGATCAGATCGCCCGGAAGAACGGGCCGTCGGCCGGGCCAGTTAGCGTGGAGCATGGATCGCCGCCCGCTCCCTGGCCTGAATTTCCTTGCCATAGTGGTAGAGCCCCACGGTGGCGCTCCAGAGACCCCAGATCAAGCCAAACACGGCGGCGATGGCCAGGAGGAGGGCGATACCCCCGTCGGTGACCATCAGGATCAACACGATCGGGATCAGTGGCACCCACCAGTAGACCGCGAACCAGTGCCCAATGGCAATGCAGACGTGGACGAAGCCTACGCCCCAGGCGCCCAGGACATCGAAGATCGGCGTCCAGGCTCCAGTGAAGGTGAGGACCAGCAGGAACAGCAGGGCCGGCAGACCAAAGGCGAGCCACTTGCCCAAGACCGGCGGCAGGACGAAGGGCTCCTTGGCCGGAGCCTGGGCAGCCTGTCCTCGCACCACCTTTTCCCAGTCGGGCTGGGTGAGATCGACTTCCTTGAGTTGGTCGGGATTGTTCGGGTCAACGATGAAGACGTCGTTGAGGTCGTAGACCAAGGCGCCGAAACGCTGGATCATGCGTGTCGTCGCCGCGCCTTTGGTGATGACGAGATCGTAGTCGCTACGCTGAGCGTGCGCCACGATGCTTTGGAGCGTGGGTTCGACGTGGCGCGGGTTGAAACGTTTGACGTAGGCCTCGGCGTCACCGGCAAAGTAATGGCCTGAGGAGGTCCAGACGTTGTAGTGTAGCGCGTCGGGATCAACCAGTTTAGGCTTGTCGATCGACAGCGGCTGACTGTTGATGTGCTCGTCCAAGCTGAAGGTCTTGCTCATGTGAAGGGGACGCGTTCTTTTGGAGTTCGACTTGAGCAACCAGATACGGTGCTCTCCAGTCTCAGGACAAAGATTGATTAGGCGCTCGGTTTCTTCGATCGTCTTGATCTCATCGAATCGCTCAACAAAATAGACGAGAACTTCCCAGCCTTCCTTGAAGGCGCACTGGGCAGCCGTGTCGTAGCTTCCGCCGACGCCGCCATAGCAGTCCTCGAAATGGTACATCTTGCCGTCGAAGACGACGTCGCCCTCGGCGAAGAAGACCAGATGCGGGATCACAGGCGGCTCCGTAGACGACGCTTCTTGCGACGCCCGATCCGACCGCTCTCGTATTGGACGTACTCGACCTCTTCGCTCTCTCCGAACTGGCGGAAAGGGTTGGTCAAGGTGAAGTCGGTCAGGTCGTAGATCGACAGGCGTTCGGTGTAGCCGTACCCGTCAGGCTGGTAGGTGTAGGAGATGCCGATGTCGTCCATGGCCGAGACCAGGGTGACTTGGCAGTGCCGCTCACCATGCTTGGCGAACAGGCGCGGCATGAAGCCTGCTTCCTCGATCGCCAGAACCTCGGTCGCCGGTCCTTGGTGCAGCGCCAGGAAGCCCCGGACGATGGCCGGCAGACTGAAGTCGTGCAGGGCCTTTTCGTTGGACTTCGGGTACCAAGCCTTCTTGGCCTCGGCGATCGCGGCGCGGAAGCGTGCGTCTTTCTCTTCCTCGGTCAGCGGGACCTGGACCTCCAAGCAGAGGTTATCCAGCGGAGGAGCCGCCGCCGGCGCGAGGCTGGCGCTCTCGTCAGCGAGGATCACGGGCGGATTTCCACTTCCTCGTAGTCGTAGAGCAGTTCGGTCTGCTCGACGAGGGTCTTGAAGGAGATGCCCATCTCCTTGGCGACACCATAGCCTTCGATGAACTCGTGGGGGAATCCTTCGATCACCCCGCGCCCGTAGAGGCTGCCCAGGTGCTCGATGTGCTCCTCGATCGTCTCGTAGTCGAAGAAGTGGGCGCGGAACTCTTCCATGAACTCCGGCGTGAACTTGGCCGGATCGACGGTCACGAGGACGATGTGCTGGGTGCGGGTTTGACGGCTGAGCATCAGACGGCCTCGATGTGGTGTTCGGAAAATTCGCTGGTCATGTCGCCTCGCGAACGCGGCGGCCAGTGATCGGACAAGGTGTAGGAGGGCGTGCCCTTGCCGATCTCGTATTCGACACCGGCGACCCACAGGTCAGCGTAGTCCTGCCAATCACGGGTCCAGGGCTCGTCCTCAAGGAGGCGAACGCGGACCTGTTGGCCGATCTGGAAATGTTGGAGGAGGGCCATCTGGCACGCTTCTTGCTATGATTGGTGACCAGATGACACGATCGACGTCACGACGTCAAGAGGTCCGTCGCGCCGCGTTCTTCCAGGTCCTTCAGGATCAGGCGGGCCAGATAGGCACCGCCTTCGGCCGTCATGGTGTAGTTGCGCTCCCACAGGGACGAGAAGTGTCCCCGGTAGACGCCCATCTCGGGATGCACCTTCAGCAGGGCCGCCAGGGCGCGGGAAAGCTCATGCGGCGCATTGGCCGGCACTTCGATGTGTGCGCCTTGGCGCGTGTCAGGCATGATGCTCATGATTAGTCGTCCTCGCCAGCGACATCTTGGAGGTCGACATCATTGATGCGCAGCAGCGTAATGCCGCCGTCGTCGTGGTATTTGAAGTCGGCGTGAACCTCGACCCGGCCTTCGGGCAAGTCGGGGTGCTCGACATCGATCTCCAGATCGAAAGCTTCTTCACCCATTCCAATGGTGATGCCCGCGCCATCACTGACGCGGATGTTGCCAGGAGAAGCCTTGGTCAGATCGAAGTGATGCAGGATGTCGTCCACGGAGAGGCGGATAAAAGCCATGTTCGGGTCTCTTGGCTAGAAGGGGATTTCGTCGTCGAGCGGTTCGATGATCCCGCGCAGCATGTCGTCGGCCAGAGACTCGATGTGGCCTTTACCGACGCCATTCATGTAGCGATAATTGTAGAAACGGTGTCCTAGATTGTCTTCCTGGACCTCGACGATCTTGATCTCTCGGGCATTGCCCTCGTCGACCGTCATCAAGAACTCCATGCCCTTCTTGATCTCGCCCTCGTAGACCGGGGGCGGTTCACGGAGCCAGGGATGGTCGCCATAGACGCTGGTGATCAGTTCGTGGACCACGGCCTTGACGCCGGCGAGGTCTTCGGCCGCGTCCAGGTCGTCGCGCAGCTTCTGGCCCTTGATCAGCTTCCTGATCTCGGCATGGCCCTTGAAGTCACGGCTGAGCGCCATGCGGAGTTGGGCGTAGTTGTGCTCACGCGGGGTCATAGGTGAAGCTCGATCGCCTCGGCGATTTTCAGGCGGATGTGGTCGTTGTGCGCGATGAAGGCCTGGGCGCCGGGCACGTCGGCAGCTTCTTGGCTGCCCGCCTTCAAGACGTCGTCATAGGCTTCGAGCGCCTTGACGATGAGGTCCTGATGCCGGGCGCGCTGCTGAAGCACGTCACGCATTTCCTCGCGCATGGTATCGAGCACCTGGGCGCGCGGACTGACGTCCTCGATCGTCGAGGTCAGGACTCGCTGGATGGCCGCGTCGAGGCGATCCCAGGTTTGTAGCAGATCAGCCATCGGCCGGCACTTTGGACACCGGCTGCCAGAGACTGGCGCGACGCAGGAGGTCCAGGCCTATCACCGCGTTCTCGACGAAGCGCTTCTCGCCGAAGACGTAGGCGCAGGTGTCCAGCGGGATGTGGTGCAGGAACCCGCCATCATAGAGCGGATAGGAAGGATCGTGGACCACGCCATGCAGGTAGCCCAGGTCGCGAGCGCGAATCATCGCCGCGCGCATCTCCTGCTCGGTGACAGCCAGGGTCATGGTCGTCCCGAAGCCACGGGCCTCCTTGCGATAGCGGGCGAAGATCGCCTGCTGCTCGGAGGTCCAGTCCTTGGCGTCATGCTCCAACTGAAGCCCGGCGTGGTGGGCCTGGGCGATCGCCTTGCCGGCGCACAGCGACTTAAGGTCGACACGCATCAGCAGGTAGCAGCAGGTGAAATCGCGGTTCTGGTCGTTGGCCATCGGGTGTCTCCTTGGCTCAAGTGGTCGGGATATGTTCGAGAGCGCTCAGGATCAGGTCGATCTCGCCGATGCCGCCACCCAGGACGCCGATCGTCATGCCCTGCCAGGACAGGATGGTCCTGATCTGGGTCTTGCCGTTGGCGTCCTGGTAGCGTTGCACCAGGAGGCCGGCGCCGTCGACCTCATCGACCAACCCATCGTACTCGGCAAGGCCCTGGACCATGGTGGCGATGTAATCGCGATTGGCCTTGAGCATCCGCAGCAGCGGGAGCGGAAGAACGGCGCCGACGGTATCGCCAACGATATAGTGGGCCTGATACTCGATCGGCTCGTGCTCGCTGGCCGGCTCGATGCCGTAGACCGCCAGCTTCAGGAAGCCCGCCCGCATCAGGTAGATTTCGGTGACGGAGCCGGGGCGAACGGTCTGGGTGCTGGTGGTCATGTCAATCCTTGTCGGCCTGAAGCGGTACGCTTACGAAGATGAACCTTGCCGGCCTCAACCAGGGTCAGGCCGCTGGGTTTGGCCTTGTCGCCGAACGACCCGTAGGAGTCGCGCTCGATGTCGACCAAGTAGGCATCGGGGCGCTGACCCGGCTCGGCGATCTCGCCGTTGGCCATCAGCGCCTGACGAACGTGCCCGTACTGCCCGGAGGCCGAGACGTAGTCACCCTTGTGCAGCAGATGGTCGATGCTGACGACCTGCTGCATCACCCCTTCGAGGAGCGGCAGCCACGCGGCGCCAGCGCAGCGGAAGTCGACATGGGGCTGACCGTCCTGGAGACGGAACACGCCCTTGAGGGTCAAGAGGTCGCCGTCGCGTAGCGGAACGAGGTCGGAGGCGTTCACAGGTGACTCTCAATTTCCTGGAGGATTCTACGGGCCTGGGGATTGACCTTGATCCAGGCCATCTTCTCGCCGTCGTAGACCAGATACTTTCCGGCGTTGCTGGTGTCGATAGCGGGCAAGTTGGCCACGATCACCTTGGGCTCGGGCGGCTTGATGGCCAGGAGCCCGCCGCCCAAGCCGGCGCTGAAGCCCCCGACGCCCAGGCCCAGGAGGGCCAGGAACGAGCGTCTATCCGGGTTAGTGTTCACGGGCATCGGCCCCTTCTGGGTCAGCATTTGCGGCATCATGACGCCATTCGTGACAGAGTTCAAGCAGAACTTGGTGAATCGACCAGAGCATCCAGCCAAGCCTTAGAAACGTCCTTGGCCAGAGCGGCGGCGTTCTCGCGCCCCTCGCTGGCGAACCGGATCGCCAGGAGCCGGAAGAACTCGCCGGCACGTTGGCTCAAGGCCTCTTCGTGCTGCGGCTCGACCTTGTCGCGGAATTGCTTGCGGTAGCGGATGTCGGCCGCCTTCTCGTATTCGATCCGGGCGTTGTTGAATTCGGTCGTGGACACCCGCTCGATGGTCTCGGGTATCCAGGCGGAAGCGGGGATCAGATCGCGGGAGGCGGCGTAGTCGCGATAGTGCTTGTCAGTCACGACACCGGGGGCGAAGGTGGAATCATAGCCGTAGCCGCGCTCCTTGTCCTTGAACTCGCCGTTGGCCATGGTGACCGACAGGTAGTTGTTGAGCCAGATCGAAACCTTCAGACGGACCTCAGCGACGGGTACGGTCAGCCGACTGGGATTGAGATCGAAGACATAGACGCGATAGCCGCGCTCGTAGTCCTCCGGGCCTTCCTCGCTGAAGTAGCGCAGGTAGGTCCCGTTCCAATCCCCACTATCGAGGGAGTAATACACCGTCTCCTGGCCCTCGCGGACGATCTCGCCACGATAGGTGTGGTTGCAGGCATTGTGCCTTTCGGTTTCGGTGACCCGCACGTGCGGATAGGCCTCAGGTGACAGGACGCCTTCACACAAGTCGTCGAAGAGGTCGGCGCCATAGCGCTCTACGAAGGCGTCGGAGAGGTCAGACATTGTCGTCCTCAGGAAGCTCGCTGTGGAGGGCGAGAGCCATCTTGGCTAGGTCGTAGCGGAGAAGCGTCATCAGGGCGCTGTGCGGCGTCCTGGGGCGGTCCAGAAGCCCTTCCAGGGTCTGGATGTGGGACGCCAGCCAATCCTTGGACTTCTGCATGAAGTAGCGGAACGAGACGGGCGAGGTGACGGTCATGATGGACATGGCTGAGCCTTCTTCTTCGTGGGCTTCGTGCGTCGGCCGGCGGCCTTGATCCACTTGTCGTCGAAGGCCCGCACGAGATTGCGGTCCGTCATGAAGCCAAAGGCGCCTGACAGGTCCTTGCCAGTGTCGATCTTGAAGTGGCTCTGACGGCACATCTGCTGACACCAGAAGTGCCCTCGATGATCGGGCTTGAACCGACGGCCGCAGTTTGGATTGATGCAGGTACGGCTAGCCACGAGCGCGATGGACTTTCTCGATCTCACACAGGATCACGACATTGGCTTCAGTCGGCGGATGCACCAGATGGATGGCTTCGTCGATCCGAAGTTCAGCCTTGCCGACCGTGAAGACGAATTGCGGTTCCTCGTAGGCGCCGGTCAGCTTTGGTGCGATCGACGGCCAGGGCTCCATGCCCTGGGCCGCCAAGCGCCTCGCCACCTCCAGGACGGTCTGGACCGTCTTGGCATCATCCACGCCGGGGCGTCCGGCGATAGGCGATGATGTCGGCCGGACTCGTCGCTCCGTTCTGCTCATCGCCGTGGAACCACTCGGCGGCGGCGCCTTCGATCGAGCCGGCGAACTGCTCGGTGTAGGTCGTACCGTCGCGGTGCTTGACATCGACCAGGGTGCCCTGAGGCAGAGGCATCTCACCGCCTTCCCAGTTGATCCAGCCATTGAGGTGGTAGGCGTTGTAGGCCTGCTCGACCGCCGCGTGGATGAAGCTGATCGGCACGGCGCCCTCGGGTGGCACATCTCCCGGCGAGATCGTGATGAAGGTCCAGTCCGGCAGGTCCCGCGACCAGCTAGACGACGCGCGGCGCGGATAGTCCAGCGCCTCGTACGCGCCGGTCGGCATCATGTAGGTGTTCATGTAGGTGTTCATCAGCTTCCGCCTGCGTCCTTCAACTGGATGACGGTCTTGTCGTGGTGGGCCTGCATCGCGGCGATCGCTTCGGGGCCAGCCAGCTTGCCGAAGATGCGCGCATGGTGCTGCTCATCGGGAATGACCGATTCCAGGAAGGCCCGGATGTCTTCGGGATTGCCATAATTGTCCAGCATCACCTCGAAGCGCTCGGCGGCGAGCTTTTCCCCGAGGTGGAAGACGGCGGCGCAGGATTCCAGGTCGATGATCGCCTTGTCCATCTCGTCCCAGTAGAAGGACTGCGCAGGCGCATCGATACCATCGCAGCGTCCGCCACGATCGAGGACCAGGGGAACGAGAAGCTGGGCATGGCGCATCTCGTCTTCCGCCGTCTGGCAGAAGATGTGATGGGCCGTTGGATTGTTCGGCGCCCACTTGTAGGCGGCGTCGATGTTGTCCTTGTAGCCGCTGAACTCGGTGTAGTGCAGCTTCTCCAGGAAGCGCAGCAAGGCCGGCGGATCACCCAGCTTGTTGCTCCACCACGCCTGGGTGAAGTCGATATCGCCCTGGTTCACGCCGTTTCCTCCACGTCTCCACACCAGTTGGGCAAGGACAGGCTGGCAAGGCGCCACAGGCCCTTGAACAGTTCATGCAGACGCAGCGAATCGGCCGGCGTGCAGAAGTGGCAGTTCATGTACTTGTGGGTGCGCCAGTTGATGCACCCTTCCCAGTTGACCGTGCCAAAGATGCGCGCGGCTCCGTCGATCAGCGGCGCGTCGTCGGAGCCGTCGGCATCGTGAATCTCGAAGTGCAGATGCGAGCCGGCCGAGTCGACGTGGTATCGCATGCGTTCAAGGGAGCCTGGAGGCGTCGGGTAGTAGTCCCAAATGGGCGCGGCGGTCACGGGAGAACCTCGGTTTCTTGCTTAACCTTTCATCCTCCATGACACCGATCGCGTCAAGGTGTCACGTGACCTTTCTGGGGATCACGGTTCGATGGCGTCGCAGAGGACGATGGCATCCCAGGCGGCGTTGTGCCGAACGGCGTTCTTGAATGGCGTGCCCTCGTAGGCGTCGATGCGGAAAACCTGGACCACGTAGTTGGGCAGTGTCGCCATGCGATCGGGCCGGATCATCAGGGTCTGGGAGAACAGGCTGGCGTCCATGGGCCAATCACAGACGATGTAGGGGGTCTCGTCCTGGAAGAACTCGGCGATCTTCTGGCCGAACTCTCCGATGGGTACGACATCGATGCCGATGTTGGACGGAACGCTTCGCAGGATGGGAAAGACGTTCTGGCGCACCCACAGGTCCTGAATCATGAATTCAGCGTCGTCGCGCACCAGATAGAGGTGGCGGCCGTCCTTGCGGTACAGGGCCAGGGAGATCAGAGGGCCACCATGCCCGTCGAATTCACAGTCTAGGTAGTAGCGCACGGGTGGTCTCCCAGGAGAGCGCGGATGATGGGATAGCTCTCCAGGCGCTGGGCCGAGAACTTGGTGATGTCTAGGCGATCGGCCGGCAGGTGCGCCGGCGCCGTCAGCGGGGCGTCCAGGAAGATGCTGGTCTGAGGCCAGCGCTTAAGTACCATCTTGCGACGCCATTCGCGGTCCTCGATCAGGCTCTTGAGGTTCTTGATGCTCTTGCGCCCGCGCACGGTATCGCGACAGCGCAGCATCTCGTTGCCATGCTCGACGATCTTGGCCTCGCAATAGGCGGCCTCGGCGAGCAACTCACCAACGGTGGGAACGCGATACTCCTGATCGAACCAGCGCGCACCAGGGCCATCGGCGACACCGTACGGATTGAACGCCCAGTATCCGGCCTTCTCGGTCTTGTAGATTTGGACGCGCCCGCGTCCTCCTGGCGCGGAGGGGTCCTTGAAGTCCCAGGTATGGTCGTCGTCGTGCAGGCCGCCGCCATCCTCACGTGGCTTGTGCCACGTCGAGCGAACGAGACCATAGATCACTTCGCCAGCCGCCGTGCCGGCGACCGCCTCGTGCGTCGTCACCCCATAGTGGTGAAAGGCCTCGATCCCGAGCACCTCACGGGCGTTCTCTGGACCCAGACCGCCCTCGGACTTGGGGGTCATCCAGGCGTCATAGAGCGCGCCCCAGAAGACGATCGGCTGGAAGTAGTCGGCCATGCGGTTACCAGAGGCTGACCCAGTAAGCGACGATCGCCACATAGGTGAGTTGATGGAGTAGCTGGTCAAAGCCCGTCAGAACCCAAAAGGCGTGATGGGTCGTGGCGGTCCACCCCATCTTCCTGTTGATGTTCATCTTGGCCCAGTCGATCAGGTAGTGGGCGACGAACTCGGCCACGGCGATCAGCGGGATGGCGCGTACGGCTCCGTCGGACTTGAGGGTGATCGCGGCAAACAGCGCCAGGATCAGCGCCGACCAGACCGCATGGATGCCCGAATGGACGAGCCCGCCCCAGTGCCCGAAGGTGCCCTTGTTCTTCCACATGTAGGGCGGCTGATAGGCCCAGTCGAAGACGAAGTGCTTGACCTGGAAGAGGACAGCCAGCCAGACGATCTGCGCCATCGTCAGGCCGCCTTCAGGTAGATGTCGACGCGCCCATAGGTGTCCCAGTAGACATCGGCGTTGTAGATTTGGCCCTTGAACTCGGCCTTGCCAGTTTCATCGGCGCGCAGGGCGACGGCCTCGTCGATGTCCTGGTGACGGGTAACGGCGCCGTCCAGGTGGTAGAAGATGGTCACGAGTTGGGGCAGCATGGGTGTCTCCTAGAGCCTGCGGGCCGCTTCGGCGGCCAGGACGTCGGGCGGAAAGCCCTTCTTGTGGAGGCGGAAGTTGAGGTCGCTGGCCTGGGCCATCTCCACCTTCAATTCCTCGTTGGAGAGGGCGGCGGCCTTCTTCTCCCAGGTCACGATGTCGAGGCGCTTGATCAGGTCTTCGATGGGCTCGACGACCCAGCCGGTGGCCTGACAGGTATTGCACCAGTAGGCGTCGCGATCCTTGGCGGCGCGCAGGCGTTCAATCAGGGTTGGCCGCGTGAGATTGGGATGCTCCTTGGCGAAAGCCTCTCGCCGCGCCCGGCAGTGGCGGCAGTCGTGATGGACCTCCTTGAAGACCAGGATCGCCCGGCCTTGTGAAGCAAGCTGCTTCATCTCGCCGCCTAGTTGGAAGTCGGGCACGGCGCGGCGGATCAGCATGCGCTCGTCGTTGAGCAGCACGAAGGTGCCGCCATAGCGCGGCTCCAGGCGCGGAAGTTCCTTGATCTCTTCGGGGGTTCTCATGGCGTGTAGATGTGCCCGTGTTCGCCGGACTCGCGACGCTTGGAGGTGGAATAGCGATAGGTGCTCATCTCGAACACGGCGTTCTGCTCCTGGCCCCGCAATGCGGCGGGGACACCCGCCTTGGGCCTGGGCAACTGGCCGAAGACCTGGACGGCGGGCTGCTCGTTGGCCTTCAGCATCGTCTCGCGCAGATCGTCGAGCAGGGCCAAGTTCTCCTCGTTTTCGAGCAGGACGTAGGTCCGGGTGACGGTCTCGGTGATGGTGAGATTGATCATCAGTGCCTCAGTGTGATGAGCGGGCCGTTCGTGCCTACGTCCCATTTCTCGGCGGCCAGGACGGCTTCCTCGGCCGTGGCTCCAGCCTCCAGGGCGCCCAGCGCGACCCAGCACCCCGAACCCATGGCGTAGAACGGCGCCTTGATCACGTAGGGCAAGGAGCCTGGGTCAAAACGGATGCACGAGCCGTCGGGCATGATCAGCATGCCGTTGGCGGTGCGATCGCCTTCGCCCAGGTTGGGGATGCCCTCGTGAACCTCGTCGCCCTTCTTGATCCAGTCCAGGAGGCCGGGGCCGCGACCCCAGTCCAGGAAATTCTTGGAGTAGCCACTGTCACCCGACGCGGCCAGCAGGATCGTACCGTGCGCCCCCTCGCGTTTGGCGATCTTGGGGAACCGGCCGATCTTGGTCCAGACGTCGAGCACCCAGCTATCGGCCACCAGGACGCCGTCGCGGTAGACGATGCAGGTCATGGACTAGCGCTTGGACGGGTCGCGGACGATCTGGCGATGGCCCACCGAACCGCTGGTCGAAGAGGTGTTGCGGCCGGCGGTCGGGGCCTTGAAGCCTGCGGGGCGATGCGAGCCCGACGATCTGGCCTGGACTTCGCCGGTCTTCTTGCCCGTAGGCTCCAGGGCGACCTGCCGCTCGATGACGTCGGTGCCGGCGTCCAGAACTTCGTGCTTGGCCTTCTTGGAGGGGGCCTTCTTCTTGGGGGCCGGCTTGTCGGCTTCCTTGGCCACGGACAGGCCGGTATCGGCGAGCTTCGGCGCGGCGGCAGTGGCCTTCTTGGCGGCTTTGCGGGCCTCGGCCTTGATGGCCTTCTCGGCGCGCTCGGCCTCGTCCTTGGTCAGCTTGACGCGCAGCGGCGCGAGGGCGGCGAGCGCGGTCGCCAGGATTTCGTCGGTGGTGCCCACGAAGTCGGTATAGGTCTCGCCGTCGTATTCGATGGTGACCTCGGTGCCGGCGCCAATGGTCAGGAAGCCCTTCTTGACCTGGGTGACGATCGAAGCGCCCGGCAGCAGCGAGCGCAGCAGCGTGCCCATGTCGTTGGCGTTGCCCAGGAAGTTGCGGGTATAGGTGTACTTCAGGTTGCCGTTGAGCAGGTAGTCAAGGCTGCCATTGATCGTCTGAAGCAGGAACGGGCTGTAGTTACCTTCCAGGCGATCGTTGAGGAGGTCTTCGATCTTGGTGAGGACGGCGGGCGAATAGATGATGGCCATGATGGCGTCTCCAGGATCAGCGTTTGCGCTTGGCGCGGACGGGACCGGCCGTGATGGTGGACGGGGTGCGGACGATCTTGTGAAAGGGCTCGCCGTCATCACAGGCCAATTGCGTGACCTTGGTGATCCTGGTGAGTTCCGAGGATGGACGTAGACCGACGGGTAGTTCGACCGGTTCGCCGCCTTTGCCCAGATAGCCCTTGAGGGCGGCCGGGATATAGCGGACGTCCGGGTCGGAGACGTTGTAGCTCAACGCATCCACGTAGGTGAAGTGGGCGGGATCGGCGTCGACCGAGAGGTCGTAGGCGCGGGTGACCGTCTCTTCGACGATGACGCGAAGGGTGCGGATGGGATCAGGCATCCTTAGCCTCCCGATAGCGCAGCACGCCGAGGAACTTGGCGGTCAGGGTCCCTGGCAAGAAGCCGTGATCGGCGTGGACCGGCGGCAGGTCTTCCAAGAACGCCTCGGCGATCCGATAACGCGCATGAGCGTTGTCGACGGTTTGCCATGCCTTGGCTTTCCATGCGTCGATCGCTTCCTTCTCGGTCTTGTAGATGCCGATCACCTCGAACGTGCCTGGACGAAAGCTCTTGGGATCGATCAGCGAGGCGTCGTCGGGGAGCGGACGGCTTGGATCGTCCACCTCGCCTCCGTAGACGCAGAGGCCACAGCGCGTCAGCCAGCCACGATTGGGCAGATGCCGACGCATGTCAGGCCTCCAGTTCCGGTACAGGCTTTTCGCACTCGCAGACGGCCATGCCGTAGCCAACCTGAGGCCCGAAATAGGTCAACTCGACCGTGACGTTGGTCCCGTCATCGAAGTGCAGGCGCCAGACGTTGATCGCGCCAACTTCGGCCAGGATGATCTTCTTGCCCTCGAAGTCGGCGGGCGTGGCGTCACGATGAGACATCAAAACTTCTTCTTCACGCCGGCAGCGCGCCTCAGCGAGTCGCGGTAGCAGGCTTTCATCAGGTTGCGGTAGAGGGACACGTTGGTCCCGATGGCGTGGAGACGCGGGATGATCGTCTCCTCGGCGGTCCGCTCGTGCTCTCGAAGCCAGAGCAGAGCCATGCGCCGATGAGTGCTGATCGACAGGCTCTCCAGGTCCTTGAAGCCTTTGCGCAGGTCCGTCAAGTGGCGGGAGATCAGGCGGTTGAGATTGGCGTCCTGAGCCTTGTTCAGGTCCTCGGTCAGGCGATGGAAGGCCTTACTGCCGCCATAGGTGCCAGGGTCGAGTACGGCCTGCGGCCGGCGCTTGTTCTTGTGCCGGTTCCACGCCGCCTTCACGGCGCCGGCGATATGGTCGTACGGCATCGGCAGGAAGGCCTTGGCGCTGTAGTCGGCCGGATCAAACTTCCATGGCGGCCCAGCGAGCTTGGCGAAACGGTCGATATGCTCGACGGAGAACAGAGCCCGTTCGGTTTGGGAGTGCGACTCGACGTAGCTCAAGAACCCTTCGTCGCCGCCGAACGGATCGTCGGTGGTGTCGCCCATGAAATACCCCGTGTCACTTGTCGCGTCATCAGTACATGCTTCGTGACACGGTGCAAGCAGAAAGTCTAGGCCGCTATGGCGGCCTTGACTTGGCGGCAGAAGCCTTCGGCGACCTTGATGTAGGTGCCTTGGTGGCTTTTGCAGCCCTGGGTCAAGGTGAGCCGCCAAAGGTCCTGCTGACGATGTCCGCGAACCACGATGTAGTTGTGCTTGGACCCGGTTTCGAACCTGACATCCATGCCCAGGGGCTTGAGGCGATCACGGATCGTGTTCAGCGCTTCGCGGCCGGCCTTGGTGTTTGGAGCCTTAGCCGCCACGGGATCGCCCCTGTCTCCACGCCTCGACTTCCTGCGGCGCCAGATAGTGGATTTCCAGCCCAAGACGCTGGGCCTCCTCGACCTCGCCGGCGATGCCCGTGGAGACATCCCAGCCGTCCAGTTGAAGGACGACCAGCTTGGAGCAGAAGGCCAGCATGTTCCGGGAATAGTGCTGCCAGAACGGCCATTCGTAGGGCAGATCGGGAACCACGGTCAGGGCTGGCTCCAGGGTCATCGGCGAGACGATGTTTTCGCCCTGGTCGATCAGCATGGCGCAGGCCTTCCAGAACTCGACCATGCGAGCGGCGCGCTCAGCAGCGGCCTCGACAGGGTTGGGGTTCTTGGAGGTGTAGGGGATGCCCAGGTAAGTGAAGTTGATCATGGCGCTTCGATCCCGAAGGTCTTGTTGATTGCGGTCATGGCGGTGATGCGTCTGTCCAGCATCGAACCGCTGATCTCCACATAGGCGCAGCCGCGCCGTTCGAGTTCCAGCTTGCACAGCCCATAGAAGCGCTGCCGATCAGCCTCCGACGAGAAGTAGCGAGTGCCGTCGTCCACCCAGGGGATGTCGACGCCACAGAGCAGGTAGAGGTCGGCCTTGTCGTCGAAGCTGTCGAACCACGGGTCACGAGGCACGCCCAGCATATCGGACCAGACCGCGCTCATGATCGGATCGGTGTCCTCGAACAGGATGCGGTTGGCCTGCCGCTTGCCTGCTGTGACACTGGCGCGGTGACCCTGGACGATGCGGATCAGGTCTTCGGCGCCAACATCGGTCCCGAATTGCTCGGTGTAGGTGCGCCCGTACTCGGGCACGACGATAGTGTCGTAGACCTTGGCCAAGGCGCAGGCCAAGGTCGACTTGCCGCTGCTCTCGGGGCCAAACATGGTCACCCGCTTGACGAAGTGCGGGCGCACGACGTTGGGGATGTAGGACCAGTTGGCCAGGGGCTGGGCGCGGATGCGGGTGGCCGAGATGTCGCGCGCCGTCCGCGAGATGTCGCAGGGCACGAACCGGGCGCCGACGCTGGCGGCCAGCTTGTGGCCATAGGGCTCGGAGGCGAAGACGACGTCGGGCTTGTAGGGCTCGCCATAGCGGCTGCCGTACTTCTGGATGACGCCCGCCCAGGTCTCCCAGAACTGCGGGTCCTCGCCCACCGGTTCCTGGGGCAGGACCTCCTGGCACCAGACGACATTGCAGTCGGGGAACATCTCGCGCATCCACTGGAAGCGCAAGAAGCCGTCGATCGGCTCGTCGGGCATCGAGCAGACCAGGATGGTCAGCTTCTGGCAGTATTCACGCGCGAACTCGCAGAGGAACCGATGGCCCTCCGACGGCGGCATGAACTTGCCCAGGACGAAGCCCTTCTCGGGCTTGGCCTCGAACGGATGGGGAAGGATTTGCTGTGCGTAGTTCAAAGGATGAGGTCCCCTGGCTTGGTCTCGACCACGGGCGCCGGCGGGTACTTCTTGGCGTCGGCTTCCCAGACGATGCGTTGGGCGCGCTTGGCCTTGTGCCACTCGTAGTAGCCGTAGAAGGCATTGAAGAACAGGAAGGTGTAGAGGACGGTCGTCAGGGCCAGCCCCTGGCTGCCGTAGACGTAGATCGAGATGGCGTTGACGCCTGCCCAGACCAGCCAGTTTTCCAGCTTCTTGCGGTCGAGCAGAAACTGCGCGGCCATGGAAAGGCCAAAGATGATCGAGTCGGCCTTGGCGACCTTGGCGTCGGTGAAGGCCGACAGCAGATCGCTCAAGGTGATGCCCAGGGCTAGGCCCGCCAGGATCACAAGCCCAGTCACGGGCGCCGACCAGGACGTGATCGGCGGCGCCTTGCCCTTGTAGCCCTTGATCCAGTACCACCAGCCGTAGACCTGCACGCCGGTGAAGAAGACCTGGAGCATGGCGCTCGCATAGAGCTTGGCGCCCAGGAAGACGAAGAAGAACAGGATCGTGCCGACGATGCCGATAGGGTACTGCCAAGTCGACCGTTTGACGGCCAGCAGGACGCAGGCGACGGTGACGACAGTGGCTAGGATTTCAAGCAGGCTCATCGGCTCCCCCTAGAAGCTCTTGGTGAGGGTCAGCGAGGTCCGCGCGCTGTAGGTGTGCCAGCGGGGGTCCAGATCGTGACGGTCGGTATCGCTATAGCGCAGGTCGGCCGAAACGCCGTGCGCGAAGCTTTTCGTCGCGCCCACGTTCCAGGTCCGGTAGTCGAAGTTGTTGGGCAGGTCCTGGTTGGCGACCGCCCCGCTGATCGTCACCGTCGAGGTGATCGGATAGCTGGCGTGGGCCTCGGTCCAGACGCCCTGGCCGTAGGTGTTGAAGTAGGCGTCAGTGTAGCCGAGCCAGACCCCGACGTTGCCCTTGCCGATCGCGCGGTCGACCTTCAGATCGTACTCGACGAAGTTCAGCGGCGTGTGGTTGTCGGGGTAGTTGATGTTGGCGAACCCGAGATCGACCGTCCAGGGGCCTACGCTCTTGCGCACCCCGCCGAAGAAGTCGAGTTCCTTGGTCGTGCCCTCGCCGTAGTTCATGGACGAGGCGAAGGCGCTGACATAGAACGGGCCACGTGTGTAGGTCACGAAGCCTTGGACGGCCGCGCCGTTGAGGACGTTCTGGTCGGTGCCGCGAGAGATGTAGGCGCTGGTCAGGCTGACCGAGCCGGCGAGGTCTGCGGCCTGGGCCGTCGAGACGAAGGCGCTGGCCAGGACGGCCAGCGCGCAGACGCGAAGGAGGGTGCTGTGGATCACTGGACGGTCCCGACCACGAGCGCGGTTTCGATCGTCTTGTTGAAGTCGGCCTGGACAGCGCGCACCAGGGCGGTGTCGTAGACGTCTTCGTCCGAGCCTTCAGTGGCGACACCGGCTTCGAGCGCGGCTGCGGCCAGGATGGCGCCGACGGGCATGGTCGACGGTTCGTCGATGAACTCTGCGAAGAAGCCGCCATCGGCGCCGGGTGTGGCCCAGATGCCAATGGCTTGGATAGCTTCGGGTTCGTCCTCGATCGGCTCGGGCGGCAGCAGTGTGCCAGGATGCGGACCGAAACCCGGAGCGGCCGACTCGATGACGGCCGAAAGCAGCCGGTAGACCCCACCCTGGACGGCATGCTCGCGCTGCTCGTCGGTCATGCCGACGAAGCCGGGTTGCTTCATGATCACGCCGCTGGCGAAGGCGGCGATCACCGCGATGGCTTCGCGCAGGTTGGGCGGCTCGGTCGTGTCGTCGCTTCCCAGGCTGACGCCCAGCGCCAGTTCACCCGAGGCGCCCTCGGGCGAACCCTTGATCCAGACGTGGAGGTAGTCGCGAAAACCGCCCTCCTCGGTGACGAAGCCCGGCGGTTTCAGAGTGGATTGGTAGGTCACGTGGACTCCCCTGGTGAAAGCTGTTGCGTCATGGGTAGTGACCGCCACATGGCCTGTCAACAGTTATCTTGTAGCCTTAGCCGAAGATCACCCGAGGCGCCGACCACGGGATGTCCTTGGCATACCAGTCCGGTTCCTGGATGCCGTCCTTGGCCCAGGCAAGGCGCTGCGGGAACGGTACGGCTGGATATTCCTCCACGCCTGACCACGAGGGATGGAAACCAGGGATGCGACGCTCCAAGGCCGCGACTTCCGCGACGATCTCCTTGTCGCGACCGGAGGCCGCGTAGGGGTTGCGTAGCGACCCTGCCTTACCCCAGGCATCGAAAAGAAGAAGATGTCCGATCTCGTGCAGCACACCGATGTCATGCAAGAGATCGTAGCCTTTCGTGGCCTCGCAGGCGTGCGCCAGGAAGCCCATATAGATCGCCGCATGCATGGCTTCGGCCAAGCGACCTTGCTGTATCATGTCGGAAGGCATCTCGGGAGGACCTTCGGCGCCTGTGACGATACCGGGTCGCGGCAAGGGCGGGCGGCAAACGAATTCGTCCAGGTTCCGCATCTTCAGCGTTTGGAGCGCATGGCCGTAGTCGCGGGCGTAGAACTGCGTCGCAGCCTCGACTGTCTGCCCTGGGTATTTGGACGTTTTGAACTTGTAGGTGCTAAAATATAGGGGCATCAGTTGTAGTTCACCGGATCGCGAAACCAGTCCTCGGTCGCCTGATAGGCCTGTCCTAGGGTCCAGCCAAAACGGGCGGCCACGACCGTCAGGACCGTCTCACCATCGCCCCAGGCGGCCTCGTAGGTCTCGTTGATGAAGCGCTCGGGGAACCAGATGGACTCCCGGCCGTCATCAAGGCTCTTGGGCGGCTTCTGGTCGGGATATTCATCCTGCCAGCTATGTCGGAACCATCGGGGCTGTTTCAGCCGCTGACGGACCCCTGGAAGCGCCTGATCGAGTAGATGCTTGGCATAGCGCCAGCGGTAGAAGTCGAGCCGGTCACGACGGTAGTGGGTGAATTGGCGCAGGACCTCCGCATGGGCTTCATCCATGCTCGTGGAGCTTGCGGCGCCGATCACTTCAAGGATCACGTCCTTGTCTTCCGGCTTGGCCTTGGGCGCATAGCGCGTCAGATAGCAGTGGAAGTTCGGGTAGATCGCCCAGCCGTGCTCGTTGACGCGCACCGGCGGCTGCGGCTCCAGGAAGGACATGGACCAACCCGTCAGGTCATGAGCCATGTTCGGTGTACCATTGGCCGACGGCGAAATTCGCCACGATGACGGAGTCCGGCTGGGAGGTCGGAAAGACCATGCCGATCTGCATCAGGATACGGGCGGGGCGCTTGAAGTGCTTGGTCAGGCGCTTGGCCTCCTTCAGCGCCTTATCCGGGTCGGCATGCAGGCGCGTGGGCGGGCCGGCGCCATCAAGGGCGACCATGTAGAAGATCGAGCGGTCGTTGCGCTCATGAACGACGACGCGGCTCACGGCGCCACCGTCGCGGGCGGATCGAACTTCAAGAGGTCGGCGATCGTCTGGTAGGTGATCGGCCCTTCGGGGATGATCTCCTGGACTTCGCTGCGGCTGATGATCGCGTTCTTGTCGCGATCCTTCTCCTTCATCCTGGCCAGAATTTCCGGCGGCGTCGCCCGTTCTTCGGTGATGCGCGCGTAGAAGCGGCCCGACCGCACCGCCCTGGGGTAGGCCTCGAAGTCGACGCCAGCTTCGGCGATCATCTCGCGCAGCTTGCGGGTGGGCTGTTTGTGCAGGTCCCGCTGCGAATAGACCGCCTGGGCCGCCATCTGCACGGCATTGCGTTCGGCGTCCTTGACACGCCACAGGACCGCGTTGGCGACCTCGTAGAGCACCGGCACCTGGAAGGCGCGGGCGTCAAAGTGCGGCAAGCGCCTGAGGAACTGGTCGGGATGCTCGACGCCGCGTGTGGGGATATGATCGCCGCATTGAACCTCGAACTCGCGATAGAAAACGGTCGAGCATAGGCCAGCCAGGACCGAGACGATCTTCTGCACTTTGCCGGCGAAGAAGTAGTCGTTGATCTGGTCCTTGGGCATGAAGACCAAGCTGATCTCGTCGGATTGGCAGTAGCCGAGGCTGGCGTGGGTCTTGGCCACCAGCGTGCGGGTGGTCTCGGCCATCGCCTCGGTCATGCGCGGATCAAAGGGTTTGGCCATGCCCTTGGTGAAGCGCGAGAAGCCCCGTCCGTCCAGGCGGACGTAGAGCGGCAGGCCCGGCATGAAACGGCGACCGGTCTCAACCTTCTCGTAGGCCTTCATGCGGTCGCCAAAGGCGTCCTTGGTTTCGAAGAGGCTCATTGTCCGCGCAATTCTCTCATCAGGGCGTGGGCGGCTCGTAGGACTTCCGGCAGCGTCGCAGCCGCCATTCGGTAGGAGCCGATGGGTGTATCGGGATAGAAGGTCAGGATCATGATGTCGCCGGTGTAGTCGTCAGCAACAGGCTCGCCGACCCAGGTCGGAAAAGAGCCTGGATAGTCACGGACGATCTCGGCGTATGTGGACGCGCCGTCGCGCAGATGCTCGTTGCCGTCGATGTACCAGGAGACGGACTCTACCGTCAGGTAGATCATCGCCTGTTCCAACTCCAACATCTCGTCGGCCGCGAAGTCCGTGATCGGATCGAGGTTCCCGGTTTCAAGACGCCAGCGATCAAGAGCCCTGGCGATCACGAGCGCCGGGTTGACGCCGGCGGTGAAGGAACGTTCCTTGCCCTGGACCTCGTCGCGCAGGAAAATCTTGGTCGTCGTGATGGGCGAGTCCTTCTGGGCGCCCAGGGTTTCGATCATGGCCTTCTCGATCGTGTTCGACCATTCCTCCGGCAGCATCATGTGCTTGTGGAAGTCGATCGCGGCCGTTTCGTAGTAGCTTCGGTTCTCGTTGACCGAGAAGCGCACGGCGCCGGCCTTGCGCAGCAGGAGATCGAACGCGCCGATCATAGGGGCACCTCAGTGACTTCGCCGGTGGAAAGTTCGGTGACGGTCGTGAAGCGCACGGCCTGATCACGACCGCCTTCGAGCGGTTTGAACGACTTGTTGTAGTAGCCTTCGCGGACCCGGCCCTCTTGCAGGGACAGGCCGGCGACGCACTCGTTGCCAATCACCAGGACGGCCTTCTTGGGCATGGACGCCAGGATCGCCATGGCGTCCTCAACGGTGACAACGTGTGGCATGTCGTTTCTTCTATCGTGGTGACGTCCTTGCTTACTCTACCGTCGACTTGATCGCAAGGCCGGCCGCGTCCAACCAGTTCTGGATCGCCTTTCGGCTTGCCGTCGGCAGTAGGCTTCGCCGATGCCCTTGCCCGCCCGGTTAAAGCCCGGCGCGGCGAACTCGGTGCGCCAGTAGCGCTTGCCGGTCCCATAGTCAGCGACATGGGCGACGTAGATGTCGCCGAGATAGCCCATGGCGCCGCCTCGGTCCTCGACCCAACGCAGGATGGAAGGCTTCCTCTGGTTTACTCGCACAGGGCAAGCTCCTTGGGCATGGCCGGCGGGTGGACCTCGCTGATCCAGGTCACGCCCAGCCATTCCCAGGTGGTGGTGGGGATGGCGCCGGCGATGTTGCCGGAGAAGGCGATCTTGTACTGGTTGCGCGGACGGTCCTTGACGGTCATGTCGAACTCGAAGTGGAGCCGGCCGTCGACGGAGGTTACCATGGCATAGGCCTCTTCAACCTCGACCTTGACCAGGAAAGGACGCGCCTTGCCCACGGGATAGAAGTCGATGTGGTCGTTGAGCGCGATCCAGTAATAGCCGGTCTCCTTGGCCTCCCAGGCGACCGGCTCGGTTGCAGGCAGGTTCATCAAGCTATCGAGGGCTTTGCCCAGGCGCTCCTGGGTAGGGTCCTTGGCCTCTCTCGCGGCCTTGCGGGCGAGGGCCAGATCACCCGGCGAGGCGATCGCCTCCAGGGCCTGCTGCACCGTGATGTCGGTATAGGCCCAGGTCTTGCAGACCGCGACCATGTCCTCAGCCGATTGATGGGTCCAGCCGTTCTTATCGGCCAGCCATTTGGGCATGGTGACGGGGCACCACTCGACCCGCGAGGTCACCTCACCGCCTGAGGCGAAGACGGCATAGTAGCCCGTCAAGGAGATGCCCAGGCGCTCGGCGACCTTCATGGGCACGCCACGCGAGCGGACTTTGTCCTCATGGCCGGCCAGTGGCTTGCCGACGATGATCTGGCTCTTGGGCAGATAGGCAAGGCCGCGCGGATTGTCACGCTGCATCTGAAGCTCCCCGGCATTGACGGCGACGGCGCTGTCGGTCTCGTAGAGCTTGTAGATGATGAGCACGACGCTCACGTTCTCGGCCTTGGCCACGGGGTGTCTCCTCTTTCGTTGACACGCCCGTTCTAGGGGACCTAGAGCAGGCGTGTCAACAGTTTTCTTGCCGCTCGCCGCCAGAGAGCCTGACGTGGCTGTCCCAGCACCAGGACGAACTTAGTCTTCGTCGGGGTAGGCGGTGATGAGGTAGTTGTAGCCGGATTCATGGTTCTGTTCTGCGAGGCGCTCCAGCGCGTCTTCGAGGGCCGTATCGTTCATCATCACCGCCTCGGCGCGGATGGAACGGATCAGGTCCGGGTCGGCGAGCCGAAAGCGGAGATAGCGTTCTTCAGCGTCCTGACGGGTCAGGCGCTGGGTCGATTTCCAGCCCATTGGGGCCTCCTAGTTGAAGGGTAGGAGGAACTGCCGGCCCAGATAGGCGTCGCGGTTCCAGGAGACGCGCTTGGGGAAGGTTTCGCCATCCTTGAACATGACGGCTTCGATCCAGCCCGTACGCGATTCGGTAGTGCTTTGGACCTTCCAGCCAGGATGCTCCCGTTCGAGGTCCTGTCGGATGCGCAGGCGCTCGACCATGCGCTGCTTGATGGTCGGCCCCACCCCGGTCACGGGATCGAGCATGAAGTCAGGCACGCGGTTGGTCAGCATAGGCTTCCTCCATCCAGGCTTTCACTTCGTGCTTGTCGACGCCGGCTTTGGCCGCCTCGATCAGCAGGACGCGAGTCTTGATGCGCAGGCGGGCATAGGCCACCTGCGCGGCGGCGTAGTCGACGAGTTCAACCAAGCGAGGCACGTCGCGGTGATTGGTTGCCTGGGCGACCCGAAGAGTTGTCTTAGCCTCCGCCAGCAGCTTGCGTCCGTCACAGGGACGGCCGCCGGCGAACTGGTACATGGCCTTGCCGATACCGTTGTCGAACCACTCGTAGGCCAGGGACATCAAGTCCCGTTGACGGGTGTCGTCGATGTCGCGTTCGATCGTGTAGGTCGGAATGGCCATCAGCCGCCTCCCCATTGAACCAGCACGGGCGCCTGATTGATGTCGTAGGCCACCGGCAGGATCGGGAAGCCCGGCCTGATCATCTCATCAGGCTCCAGGTCTTCCCAGTAGAGCACCAGTTCCTCGGGGTGATCGACGCAGAAGTGATGGCCGGTGACCAATTGAACGAAAGCCCGCAGATGGGCTTGTCGCAACTTGTCCCAGGCGACGGCCTCGTTCTCGGCCAAGATCACGACCATGCCGCTGCTATAGTCGCGAACGACGTCGCCGCCTTGCCAGACGAACAGCTTCACGAGTGATCCTCGATCCGCACGACGGCGTTGGCGCCGATCTGGACGCCCTTGAAGCATCCCGGCTTGAAAGCCTGGATCGCGTCCTTGGCGGCCTCGAACTCGTCCGTATGCAGGATGCCCTGAATCATCGCCTCGCGCTCGGCGTAGCGGGTGGCGCGCGTCTTGGCCTGGGCCAGGGACTCGAAGTCGGCGCGATCGCGCTCGCGACCGTCCCGACGGCAGATGACATGGAACTCAGCCATGAGGGCCTCCTTTCGTTGAACCCGTTTTAGGAGGCCATCACCGCCGTGTCAACAGCTTTCTTGCAGGATCAGAAAGGCTCGCCTTCGATCGTCACGCCATGACGTAGTTCCTCGATCCACTCGGGGCGGATGCGGTCGATTTCGTGCTGGGCGTGCGCGCTCCAGCCACCGATCTTGGCCTTGCGATGGACCGCGTCGGTGAACTGGGTCATGACGTCTTCGGGTGAATCACCGAAAACCTCGAACGGCAGATAATCACGGACGGTGATCTGGAGGCGGAAGGTGGGATGGGTGTTCTGGCTCATCGTAGGCTCCTTCAGCTAGGCCTTGACGGGAGTCGAGACCGGCGGGTCGATCTTGATCGCCGCCACCTTGGCGACGAGGGTGTTGATAGGGTCCCAGCGCTCCTTCATCCGGTTGGTCGTCTCGGCCAACATGACGTAGGCGGCATGATCCAGGACCTGGGTCACCAGGGGCGCCACCGCGTCCTTGGGATGCACGCCGAGCAGCGCATGGGCTCCCATCAGCTTCAGGCCCCACTCCTTGCGCGCCATCATGCTGTCGGCGCGCGTCGCGGTCAGGGACTCTCGGACCATCTCGGCGGCCGGCTGAAGATAGAAGGGCATCAGGCGGCGCTTGGACGGCGTGTCGAACCGCGCCACGAACTTGTCGAGACAGGTCGACAGCGCCCTGATCTGACTGGCGCGGGTATGCGCCGGATTGGTGGTGTCGTTCAAGGCTAGACGGCCTCGCGGATCGGGATGGTGATGCCCGGCGAGACGGATTCGGCCAGAGCGAACATGACGTCCTCGCTCTCGGGCGAGAGGCCGCCCGCGACCTTCATGCCGCCGGCGATACCCAGCAGCATGGTCGCGGTCGCCTGCTCGGAGGCGCGCATGTCGTCGTTGACCTTCTGGCTGTAGGCCGACATCAGCCGGTCGACCTGCTTGTCCAGGACGTTGCACAGATCGTAGAGTTCCTCGGCGACCTTGGCGTTGCCCGTCATCATGAAGGCGCCGGCGAGGTGCGCCAGACCGCCCGCCACGCCGCGCATGGTGTCACGGCTCTCGTAGAGGGCTTCGGAGAAGGCATGGATGTTGGTCACTTCAGGTACTCCTTCAGCATCTGCTGCTGACCGGGGGTCAGGTGCAGGATGACGTCCTCGTGGGTGATGGCGGCGGCTTCCATCTGGGACTTGATCGCGTCGACGAACTCCGCTGCGGCTGCCGCCTTCGCTTTGTCCGCCTCGCGCTTCACCCATTCGGTGTCCATCCAGGTGCGGATGGCCGCCAGTTCGATCGTCACGCCGCGCACCGGGAAATCCAGGGTGCCAGCCCGCACGACATCGCGACGCGTCCAGTCGCCCGGCTCGCCCAGGCTGTAGAACTTGTAGTGGCCCGAGTCGAGCGCGGTGCCAACTTCGGCGACCGTCACGCCCGCGTGGGCGAAGTCCGCGTCCGTCAGCAATCGGTTCAGATTGCAGTCGTAGAGGTTCCAGACGCCGTTTTCGGCGTTGCGGCTCAGGCGGTCGGGGATCGGATCAGTCACGAGGGCGGGTCCTTTCCAGAACGTCGAGGACCCGGTGGACGCCGGTCTCCTCCAATTTCAGGGCGGCGAGGTCCTCGACCTCCAGGACCTGATAGACCTGGATGAGGGCGTCGAGCATGGGTTGCATGTCCAGGCCCTGGGGCAGCACGAAGTTGCTGCGCAGGCGCAGGAGGGTGTTGCGGGTGCCGTCGACATAGCCGGCCGCTTCCATGCGCCAGATGCGATCCTTGGCGCCGGCGTCGGCCGCGTCGCGGATGGCCTCGAACGTCGGATGGGTCCAGGGCTTCTTGTCGGTGCGATGACGCACAACGGCGTCACGGATGGCGCGCAGGACCTGCTGGCGACGGTCGTCGACGGTGATGGCGGTGAACTCAACCACGGGCGAGGTCCTCCAGGGCTTTTACGGTCGGGGCGATGTCGGTCATCACCGCGTCGTAGTGCTTGGGCTGTTCCCAGCGCAGGAGGTCCCGCGCGTGAGAAAGGGCGGCGTAGAGTGGATCGCAGGGGATGTCGCAGTAGGTGTCCGACATGCCCTCCAGGGCTTGGCGGGTGCCTTCGACAAAACCTAGAGCTTCGTAGCGCCACTTACCGTCGTCTTCCGTCGACATGGCGCGCTCCAGCGCGATCCGCAGGGCGTTGGCGCCCAGGTGGTAGCTTTGGCGACCCCAGCCGGTCAGCGCCGCAACAGCGACGTGGAGCTTCTTGATGGCGTCGCGGCGAATGACGAGCGGATGGTCGGTCATGGCCTACAGGACCTCGACGATCATGCGGGCGACCGCCTTGAACTCGGCCCACTGGTTGTTGCGGGCGTTTTGCAGGGCGTTGGAGATCGAGGCGATCGTGCGCTCGTGGCTCTCCCAGGTACCCTGGGCGGCGCGACGGGCGAGCTTGGCCATTTCGATGGTCGGCGCCGTGGCGAAGATCGTGTCGAAGTCGTCACTGCGGATCGACGTGGAGTTGTTCTCCTCGGTGTCGGCGATGTCGATCTCGAAGACGCCCGGTTCACGTTCACCGCGTGCGCGCAGACCCTTGACTTCCCAGATGCGAATCTGGCCGCCACCGTCGTGGGTGAGGATGAAGGGCTTGGCGTTGATGGCGGCTTCGGTGGTCATCGGGGTCTCCTCTAGCGGCGGATGAGCGTCTTTTAGAGACCCCTTAGACGGGTGTCAACAGTTTTCTTGTAGTTAGGCGATGAAGCCGTAGGTGAAGACCTCGATCAGGTCCAGCAGCAGGTACGACAGGCGTACCCGATCCAGGCGATCGAGTTCCTTCATGTCGTCGAACGACAAGGCGGCGTACTTGCGATTGGGGCTCAAAAAGCCCGGCATCGTCAGCAGGCCGATGATCGCATCGAAGCGGCCGGCGGCGAGCATGTCGTAGTTGCGGATGGCGCCCATGACGATCGTGAGCGGGCCTGCGGGCACGCGCAGAGCGATCGGGTCCATCAGGACCGGCGGCTGCTTGCGGCTGGTATCTGACGTCACCGCCACGCGGGCCGACTTGAAGTCCACCTCGTCGCTGATCAGGTTGTAGGCCACGATCAGGTTGATGACCGCGTCCTGGGCCATGGCGGCGTTGGTGTCCGGCAGCATGGCGTCGCCGTCATCCGGGATGGCGCGGATCAGCTTCTGGGCGAAGCGGACGCGCTGGAGCACGGTGGGCTTGTCGTAGATGGCGGTCATGCGGTTTCCTTCATGGCTTCGACGGCTTCTTCCCAGACGCCTAGCGCTTCGACCAGCCGATTGGCGTTGCCCTCGACATAGGCCATCAGGACCCGGACGCGATCCTTGTAGGCGGCTTGATCGGATTCGAACCGCATGTGGGTCGAGGTCTGGTCCTCCATCATGGAGGTCAGCAGGGCGATCACCGCCTCGGCCGCTTCCAGTCGCGTGTAGAGCTTGGAGACGCCAGCCGGTGCGGTGACGACTTCCTGGCCCTCGGCCGGCGCCGCGTCGACGTCGTCCTTCAGGTCGGCGAGGATGTCGCCCAGGATCGTGCCGGTTTGATCGGGCTTGAGGACGAGGCCGTGCCAGCCGGGGATGCCGACGGACGGGTCACCGTCCTCTCTGGCCCACTCAACGAAGCAGACGGGCTTCTCGTACCAGGAGTCCGGCATGCCGGGGAACTCGCAGACCGGCGGTAGGACCTCGGTGATGTTGCCCAGCGCGCTCTCGACGGCAGCGTCCTGGCGATAGGACGCTTCCATCTCGCGATCGATTTCGCGATCGCTTAGCGGGATCGGCATCGGCTTGATGGTGCCGGCGTCGATCTTCTCGCGGCCGGCGATCGCCAGATCGCGGGCGTAGCGGTCGCGGCGCTCGGTGAGCAGCTTCTTCTTGCGGTCGAACTCGTCTTGCAGTTCCTTCAGCGCGTCGTCACCGCCCTTCCAGGCCGCCCTGGCGGTCTCGGCGCACAGCAGCGCCTCGTCCTTGTCGTCGTAGCGGGCGGTGATCTCTCGCGCGTTCAGGATAATCGGATAGGGGTCGGTGACCTCGTAGGCATTGAAGCGAAGGATCGTACCGTCGCCTTGCTTCTCGCGAAACTGGGAGCGCAGTTCGAAGACCTCGAAGGCGCCTCCGCTCCACATGATGGCGAAGTTGCCGCTCTCGACGGGCTGGGTATTATCGATGAAGGTCAAGCGGGTTCTCCCATTTTGAGGGTCAGGATGCCGCCGGTGACGTTTTCGACCAGCGATTGGGTGTAGATGTCGAGATAGACCAGCCGGCCGGCGAGATCACAGGGCAGGATGAAAAACGACGAGGGCATCAGGCTGCGGACCATCCGCGCTTCGTCCCAGTCGTAGGCGCCGGCTTCGGTCAGGTGCGGCGTGTTGTCGGTCCTGTCGTTGGCCTTCGACCACATGAAGGCGCGTGGCTTCCACAGGGCATGCTCCGTCAGCAGCACGTAGGCGTCGCTGCGGTACATGTCGAGCAGCATGGTCCGGCGATCGAGGGTCACTTCCTCGTGGCCCTGGGCGATGCCCTTGGCGTACTCACCCCGGATGTAGTGGAAGCGGTTGCTCAGGGTGTTGATGCGTCGCGCGACCTCATAGGGCACGGCGATGTATTCGCCTTTGTAGGTCTCCATGAGGCCTTCAGCCATCTTGCGGGTGAAGCACAGCGCGTCGCGGAAGGCGATGGTGACGTCGGTCACGCCGTCGGCGTTGATGCCCAAATCGATGTTGCTCACCCAGAAGGCCCGACGAACAGCGTCGCCGTCGACCGCAAAGGATTTACGCGCCGACAGCAGGACATAGGGGTCTTCCTCACCCATCCAGTGCTCGATCGTGATCGGGTCTGGATAGTCCCGCAGCAGGCCGCCCAGGGCGGCATCGACCGCCAGATCAGCGTCGGCGCCGCAGACGTCGCAGCAGTCCATGGGGTTGAGGGCCGAGCCGCAGTGAAGACAAAGGCCGTTCGGAGCGTGTTTCAAAGGAGGTCCTCCCTTAGACGTGCTGGAGTTGCTTGGTGGAAAGCGGAGTCGGGTACTTCGGTGCGGGGTCGGCCAGCCAAGCCATGACCTGGGCGGCGAGCTTCTTCTTGAATTCGCTGCGCAGGCGACCCTTCTTGGCGCTGATGATCAGCGCCAGGACAGCGTCGAGAGCCGTGGATTCACGGGTGAAGCCATAGGCCCTCGACAGCGAGGTATAGTGGCCGCCATAGCGTCCGTAGGTTGAGACGGGACGCGGGTCGATTTGCCCGTAGGCCTGCTCCAGACGCGAGATCACCGAGGTGTCTACCTCCAGCGTCTTGGCGTAGTCCGCGCGCGCGTCGTCCACGGCCTTCGCACGCGCCTCGATCCGCAGACGGGTCTGTTCCTCGTCGTAGGCCTGGGCGGCGGCGCGGACGTCGTCCGTGGCGTCGACATAGGCGCTGCAATGGTAGGTGTAGCCGCGCGTCGAGGCGTACTCGATGCGCTCGTAGCCGGGCTTCTCAGGGTTCCAGGCGATCGCGTAGAAGTCGCTGTCGTGATAGCCGTTGACCTCGCCCAGGCTCAGGACCTGACCCTTGTGGGTTTCGGCCATGACGCACTCAAAGCGTTCGGTCGGACGATAGCCGACGAGGTGATTGCGACGATAGGGGCCAAACATCGGCGTGACCTGGACGTAGCGCCCAGTGGCCGGGTCGAACTCGTCATAGACCAGGATGTCCTTCTTGGCCTCGCGGTCGTAGCGCTGGGTAGTCGGATAGGAGCCCTCGGTGAAGGTCTCGACCGGCGTATAAGCCGTCTCGGGCCAGTTGCCCTCGGCGTCCTTGCGGGCGGGCATGATGATCGACATGGGGCTCTCCTCAAGCGGCTATGGACGCAACATAGGCTACGCGAGGAAAGGCTGTCAACAGCTTTCTTGTAGAATTTCCGCCTAGGGCGCAGACGCCCTAGGCGGTTTGTCAGGCTCCCGGTTCGAGCAGGTGCGGCGCATGCACGCGAAGCACGGCGCGGATACCCGAGACCGAGGCCTTCATCTTCTTGGCGGTCTTGTCGAGGCTCTTGGTCTCATCGAAGGTCTTGATGATCTTGGCCACCGACTTGGGGTCACGCAGGCGGGTAGCAGGCATGGCCAGTCTCCTAGCGTTGCGGGGGATGGCTGCGGGAGGCGATCAGCCCGTAGCCGCTCATCGGGAACTCCTTGGCGCCCACGCCGGCCTCGGCGAAGAACTTCGCCAGGACGGTGGTGTGGATCGGGAAGGCCGTCTCGATCGGGTCGTAGAAGACCTGGAACTCGCTCATCTCGCCGTCGCCTTTGCTGGCGCCGAGGATTTCGCGAACTTCCGAGGCCTTCAGGGTGTGGCCGTTGACGCAGAAGATCAGCAGACGCGGCTTTGCGCCCGTCGAGGGATAGACCTTCCAGATGCGCGCGGTGTGGCCATAGAGGCCAGCGATGCCCCACTCCTGCTGGGTCTCGCGCACCGCACCTTCTTCGGGCGTCTCGCCACGCTCCATGAAGCCTCCGGGGATCGCCCATTCGCCGATCTTCGGCGCGACCGCGCGGCGGCCCAGGACAACGCCCAGGCGGCCGGTCTCTTCGTTGTAGACCGGCTGGAGCAGGACGGCGACGGGTTCGGGGTTGTCCCACTCCTCGTGGATCATCTCGGCGGGAACCAGGATCGAGGAGAAGTCCGGGCCGAGCACGGCGCGGACCATGCCCTGGATACCGGCGTCTTCGACGCTGTGGAGGATGAGATGCTTGATGGGTTGGTTCATGTTCAGCTTTCTTGGTCTTGCTTGGCGGTCATGATCAGGTGCCAGGGCCAGAAGATCGGCCAAAGGCCGCCGGCGATGAACGCTCCGATGATGACGTAGGGGATGTTCCACCCACGTAGTTCGTAGGTATTCCAGTAGAGGATGATCAGCACCGACGGCACGAGGCCGATGATCCAGGCGTCGAGGAGCGTCATGCCGTGACGTCCTCAGGCGGCGCCCAGACATGAGAGGCGCCCGCGTCGCGCAGCGTCCCGAGGACTTGCTGGAAGCGTTCTTTCCAGGCGGCGGCACGGAGCGGCCTTACTTCCTCGCGCAGCTTCCGGGCCTGCTGCTCCAGTTCGCCGGCGCGGTGGAGGATGTCCTTGATTTTGGCGCTCTCGCCAAATTCGTCGACCTGGACCGAGGCGATGGTCTTGGCCTTGAAGGTCGCATCCTCGGCCGTCGCCTTATCGGCGAAGGTGGCCAGCAGCTTGTTCTTCGAGGCCCGATAGAGGCCGGTGCCCTGCCGTCCGCCCATGAAGGCGAACTTCTGGTCGGGCTTGGTCACGTGAGTGATGTTGTTGTTGTAGGTGTAGATTTGCTCGACGACGCGGCCGGTGACGGTCTTGTCGTTCTCGGCCCAGACCGCCAGGAGCACAGCCGGAAGCCCGTCATACTCGGCCGCGCCGGCGACAAGGGCGTAGTACAGGGCGTGCTCGGTTTCGGTCTCGGTCTCGTCGGTCAAAGCGAATCCTTTCCTGGTTCAGTTGCTCCCTCTTAGAGGCGCCTGCAAACTGTGTCAACCGTTTTCTAGTAGTTCGAACGGCGCGGGTTCTCGGTCACCTCATAGACCTGCTGGACGTAGCCAACCTCGGCGCTGCCGCGCATGTGGTTGTCGACCCAGGTCCGCCAGCGGATACGGCCTTCGCGATCGAAGTAGGTCTCCCAGCGCTTGGTCTCGCGGGTCTGCTCGACGCGCGGCGGCTTGTCAGCGGTCATCCAATGGCCGCGCACCTCGTGGCGGGCGCGTTTGGCGGCCTCGACCTTCTGCTTGATCGTCTTCTCGATGTCCTTGATCCGGCGACGGGTGGCAGGGACTTCGATCGAGACGATGGAGGAGCGCATGTAGGGGCGCATCCGACCGCCGGCCCGTAGTGACCCGCGCGGCTGGTGCTCGACGAAACGGACGGGAATTTCGTTGATCAGGGACAGGGCCGTGACGATCAGGCCCAGATCACCGGTTTGATCATAGAGCGCGGCGCCCATGATCTCGTTGATGCCTTCACCCACACTCCGTGCGCCAACACGCTCCAATAAGCCGGATAACGTACGATTCTCCGTCGTCAAGACTGCGTGGCCAGCCAAAGGCAGCTTATCCGTCTCACGGCTGGCGCGTTCGAGCAGCGCCTGCGCATCCAGTCCTTGGACACGCTCGACGCCTGGATCGTTGGGCGTCCAGCAAAGACGCATGGAAGCCGATTTGGAGTTGAAGTCTCTTTCAGCGTCACAAATCTCTCGGAGATAGCGACCAACGGGGCCTTCGTGAGCATCGTAGTTGGAGTGATTAAGATACTCGATCTTCCCTTCCGGGCGCCAAATCATTCTGATAGGATAGACTGACGCGAGTTGATCGCCGCCAGACAAAGGCCCGCCTCCATCGGTTTTTGCAATCCGAACAGCTTGGATCACGTCAGGTCCATACCTCACGTCTCCTTGACGAATTAGCCATCCAACCCTCGTTGGGCGGCCAAATACGTGCCGTGACGCTGCGTTGTCCGCGAAGGCGTGCTCGTAGCTGGCTTCCAACCACATTTCAGGATAGGGAAGCCGCGCTGCCTGCTTATAACGCAGAAGCATCCGATCGTCGGCGGATGCTGCCAATCGACTCAGCACGCTTGCCATGTCGTCATCGAGCGTAAAGGCGCGGGCGCGTCGAACAGCGTCGTTCATGTACCGGAACGACTCTTCACGTTCCGTCCGAATCCATAGTTCGTTGTAGAGGTCTAGATCAGCCAAACTGGTGGCTCCAACGCATCACGCGGCCATGTCCGGGGTAGAGGACATTGGTGACCTCGAAGCCCTCCCAGGTCCAGCGCGTCTTGGTGATCGAGCCCAGGATGGTCATGCAGAACCGAACGCCCGGCGGGTTGAAATCGGGAGCCCCCGTGTTCAGCGGCGACGAGACGGCTGGCGCCGTCCCGCCGATTTGAACATCCAGCAACCAGGAATGGCCCAGGGCCAGGGTGAAGGATCGCGTGCTCTGATAGGCCTGGATGTTGAAGCCCAGGCCCAGGATGCGTACGCCGACAGCCGTGTCGACCGTTGGACGATCGTGCAGCATCGACAGGTCCACCCGCTTGACGAAGATGTCGATCAGGTTGAAGCGACGGCCGGCGATCGTCACGGCCTTGGTCAGGGCTTTGCGCATCAGGGTCTCCTGCTATTTGCCCGGCGCCAGGAGGCGACGAACTTCGGCGTCGAGTTCTTCGCGGGCGGTCTTGGCGGCCTCGGTCTTCCTGACGAATTGGTTGAACAGGACAGACGGCGCCGCCCAACCCTTCAACACGTCCTCGAAGGCGCCCTTGTAGTAAAGGTTTTCGAGGCTCACGAGGCGAACCTTCGTGGTATTGTCCTCGGCCTTCCAGTCGGCGATCACAGCACCGCCATGGCCTTCCCAGATGACCCAGACCATTACCGGCTCGGCCGGCGCGCAATGGCGGTCATAGAGGACGGCGTAGACCTTGTCGCGTCGAGGGTTTTTGGTCTGGCTCACGCGGCGTCCTGCTCCAGGGCCGAAACGGTCCAGCCGAACGAGGCCCAGCGGTGGGCGGCGTTGTCCTGGGCGTACTCGCTGGCGCAGGTCGTCAGGCGGACCGTGACGTTCTTGGGCAGCCGGGCGATGTAGCCGTCGTTGCGCTCGATGAGCTTCTCGATCAGGTTGGCATCGTCGGTCGAGGCCGGCCAGCAGTCGCCCTTGCGCAGCATATCCATCGGGAAGCCGATGTGCTTGGAGCCGGTGACCGTGAACGACGACAGTGTCGGGCGGTTGTATCCGGCCTCGTAGACGGTGTTCAGGATGTCGGCGAACTGGCGCAGGGTGACGCGATCGTCGATGATCGGATCGAGCAGCTTGGCCAGATTGGGGTCTTCCTCCTTGAGGACGACCAGGGCGTTGCGCAGGTTGCTGGCGTTGACTTGCATAAGGGCCTCCGAGGCTGTTGATCGATATCTAGGACACCTATCGATCAGATGTCAACCGGTTTCTTGCAGGATGGCCTGCCCCGCCGGCGAGATGCGTACGAAGCTGATCTTCTTGCCCTTGTGGGTCTTGTACGGGCTGACGTCCTCGTAGAGTTCGATCAGTCCCTCGCGCTGGTAGCGGTTGATCAGACCGTGATTGATCTCCTGGGTCGGGCAGGGGAAACGGCTGATGCTCCGCAGCGTGCTCAGGGCGACGGCCGACAGCGGATGGGTCTTTTCGCCATTCAGCGGCGGCGGTATGCGGGTCATGCGATCCTCCAAATGAAAACGCCCGCATCCTTGGGGAGGATACGGGCGCTTGTCAACTGTTTTCTCGCAGACGCGCTCGCCGTCGCATGTTGCGGATGTTCCGGGCGATCACAGTCCTGGCCTCCATCAGTGAGGCGGCTTCGCCCACATACTGGCGCATGCGCCCGTCACAGGGCAGGCGATCGTGGCGGTAGACCTTCCATCGGAAAGCCCAGGTTTTCCACGGGTCGCACCAGGGCTCCGCGTAATAGCGGTTGCGGTCGCCATGGATCGCGGCGACCAGGACGCGCTCAGACATAGAGGAGCTTGGCGGCCAGGGCGGTCAGGTCCTCGTCGTCCCAGGGATCGGCGCCGGGCATGGTCAGGTCCTCGCGATAGACGATGTTCCTGACCTCCATGTTGAGCGGATCGGGGCCAGCGATCACATAGGCGAACGAGGCCCAACGATGTAGCCCCCAGCCCTCCACATGGAAGGCGATGATGTGGGTGATGCGGTCGGGCAGGGTGCCGCCGACATAGGACACCCCGCTGACGCCTTGAGGCTTGTCCGCCAGCGGCGACTTGGTGTTGATGATCCGGGTGATTTCCTGGATCAGGATGGGACTCAGATCAGCCATAATTGGTCTCCGGCGTGACGCCTTGAAGAAGTTGCTCTTTGGTGAGGAGGCCGTCGGCATGCGCCCAGGCGACCCGAAGTTCATCCAGATGGTAGCCGATCGCGGGACCCGGCGTGAAGCCTATGTCCAGCAAATCCTGGCCACGCAGCGGGAAGCTGGGCGGATTCCAGGCACGCAGGGTCTCAAAGGTCTCCTCGTCCTCGCGGATGAGGGCGATGTCCTCGGCCCATTCCTTGGACGCCATACCCATCAGCACCAACCAGTCCAGGCGCGTACGACGTCCATAGGCCTCCTTGGCCAGGAAAACGGCGCGTTTGCGCTCGTCAACGCTCCACTTCCAGGCCTCGGCCAGCGCCTCGACCTGGGCCACGGACGTCATGAACGCCACAAGGCGGACGATGTAGTCGTCGGTCTTCTTGGCCACCCACTCCAGGCGGTTGACGTTATAGGGACCCTTCATGTCGATGTGCTCGTCCAGGCGCATGTAGACGAGGTAGTGAAGGATGTAGCCGACGCTGGGGCCGGCGAAGATTTTGGCCATCTCGGCCCAGACCCGCTCACGCGAGATCAGGAACGATCCATCGACGTCCCGCTTCGAAAGTCCCTCGCGAACGTCCTGGGCGGCGAGCATGGCGTGGAAGTCGATTGGCGCGCCGCGATAGCGTCCGTGGAAGCGCAGCCACCGCAGGATGCGCAGGTAGTCCTCCCGCATCCGATCGGCGGCCTCGCCCACGAAGCGAACGATGCCGTGCTCCAGGTCCTTCTGGCCGCCGAACGGGTCGTAGATCACGCCGTCGAAGTCCATGGCCATGGCATTGATGGTAAGGTCGCGGCGCGAGAGGTCCTTGTCCCAATCCCGACCAAAGCGGCACTCGGCGCGGCGGCCGTCGTGCTTGGTCTCCTCACGCAGGCAGGTGATCTCGTAGAGGCCGCTGTCGAGCTTGAACGTCAGGGTGCCGTGCTCGGCACCGGTGGGGATCACGGTGATCCCCAGACGGCTGGCGATCAGGATCATCTCGTTGATCGAGGCGTCGGTGCAGAGATCAATGTCCTTGGGCACGAGGCCGAACAAGGTGTCGCGCACGCAGCCGCCGACGAAGCGGACGTCGCGGTCGATGCTCTGGAAGCCCTGACGCAGACGCAGCAGGTCGGAGGGGATCAGGATACGGCTAGGCATCGGCGGTCTTCTTCAATCGAGCGGTGACCTGTCCCAGGGAGTTCAGAAGGGCCTCACCAGGGGTTTTGGCATAGGCCATGAACCGTTCCCCCACGCTGAAGTCCAGGACGAAGCCGTCGACGAGCGCCACGCCGCCCGCGAAGTCGGGGGTCATGATGTTGGCGAAGTAGCCTTGCTCCGCGTCGGCCCGAGTCAGCCAGCCCCAGCCGGGCAGGGTCTGCTCGACGGCATGGATGGCCCAGGCGAGTTCGGCATGCGGCCCCAGCAGCGCCAGAATGTCGTTGGCCGCGCTCTCGAATTCGGTGCGCAGCATGAGTTGCGAGACATTGGCGCCGACCGCGTCGGCGATGTTCTTGTGCAGGGTCATCGTGGGCGGTCCTTGTCGGTGAGCTTGATGCGGTGATGGGTGAGCATGTTGTCGACGAAGAACGACCAGTCCTGATCGACGTCGGCGGTGCGCTTGGCGCAGGCCAAGCAGTGCGCGCCCTCTAGCTGGTCCTGGGCCGTGGCATGGACGTCGATGCCGCGCGGCCCGAAGCGGCCAATGCACATGCCGACGGCGTCGTTGACCCAGACCGTGTCATGGCTGACGACGACATCGTAATGTTCGTCGAGAACCAGGAGATCGACGCTCATCGGTTGAAGGCTCCACGCACGATTGCGGCCGGATTATAAGCGTAGCGGCGCGCGGAAGAACCGATCCGCCAACCGTTACTGCGGAGCTTGGTCAACTCACCCTTGTCAAGGGTCGTGAGATGCGAGGAAACCCCGTCTTCGATCATCATGACCCGCCCATCGTCCTCGATCCAGTAGCGCGGTCCTGTCGAACTGGTTCGGGACATCAGTAGCAGCACACGCGGTAGTAGTCGAAGACGTCGTAGAGTTCGTGCAGGTCCTCGATCCGGGACTCGATCCAGGCGTCGGGGTCGCCGTCGTAGACCGTGTCGATGTCGGAGACCAGGACGGTCTTGGCCTCATAGACCCAGTCGTTGAGCGCCGTGACCAGGGCGCGCTCGTGGTCGTCGCGGACGCCTTTGGCCTCGATCTTTTCGACATAGACGCGCACGGGTTCAACGATGTCGTCGAACCACATCGGATGAAGAACCTCGGCCTGGACCGGGTTTTCGATATGGTCGATCATGGCGACCAACCGAGCGGCGTTGTTGCGCAGGCCGATGGAGCAGACCCAACGCCACTTTAGGCCATAGACGCTGATGCCTTCGATCGCGGCGGCGCTAGCCATTGGCGTTCTCCTCGACGGGATGGGTGTCACGGACCCTAGGCGCGGCCTCCTTCAGGAGGGTTTCGATCGCCACGTCGAACTGCGCCATGGTCTTGGGCATGACTACTTCGGCGCCGTGCGAATTGGCCCAACGGTCCATGTAGCCGTCGCAGATTTCCATCCGATCCAGATGGGGAAGGACACGGACGAAGCGCTTCTGGTCGCGGCAGCCGGCGATGAACTTTGGCTTTGCGGACTTGAAGAGGGGATATTCCCGCCAACCACCTTTGCGATACATGATCGGCACGAGACCGTGACGGCGCGCCCAGTGCTGCATCTGCTTGGGAGCGAGGTGGCGTTCCGTGGTCTTCGGCTGGTCGGTCAAGCGGGTCTCCTGTGATGCTGAACGTGACATAGGGCAAGCAGCCACGTCAAGTCAACAGGTTTCTCACAGACCCCAGACAGCGTCCCGCTTGGCGCGTTCCTGGGCCGCCAGTTCCTCCGCCGTGGGCTGGGGGATGATCGGGAGCGGCGCATACGCTTCGACGGCGCGGACGGCATAGTTCTCCGCGCAGCCCTCGGTGCAGAAATACGGACCATTGTCGTAGGACACGCCATCCCACGTCGTATAGGTTCCGATCAGATGGGCCTTGTCGACGGTGTTGTGCGGTCCAACCGCCAGGACGCGTAGATCGTTGAAGCGGCGCTGGAGGTCTTCGAGCGAGGTGGGCTGCACATCACCGTCCTCGACCCAATGCTTATGGCGACTGGGCGTAAGCTTCACGCCGCACTGGCGACAGCAGGCCACGCCTTCCGGTTCGATCGAACGCGCCACGCTGGCCTGGGCGGCAATCTTCTGCACATGCGCCTGGGCCTTCTTGCGCTCGGTGTTGTAATCCTTGCGCAGCGCCTCGCCGCCGCCATCGATCAACAGCGTCTGGCGCGTCTTGACCGCCTGGGCGATCTGCGTGGCGACATCGGCCTCGAAGAACTGATTGATTCGCTCAGCGCGTTCCATGACCAAAGCCGGCGACAGCCGCGTCGCGGGTGCGTCCTGGTTGTGCCGGAAGTCTTCCTTGTCTCCAGTCTTCCAGCCGCCCAGACGCCGCTCCTTGACCAGTAGCATGTAGGCAGAAGCGTAATTGCGCATCCCGATCCCGCCGAAGTAGGAGTGACCCGGCATCCACAGCAGAACGGCCTTGGGCGAGCGCGCCAGGACCGTCAAGGCCTTGGACCCGTAGTCCGTGCCACCCTGGGAGCCGGACGTGTGCTCGCGATCAACGATTTCGAACGTCGTCATGGGATGCTCCTAGGACAGGAGTGAGAGCGGATAGAAGACGTCCGAGAGCCAGACGGTCTTGTTGCGGAAGTCAGCTTCGACCAGATTGCGCTCACGCAATTCGGTCGGAGCGTGATTGATGTTCTTGGCCGCGTAGACGTCGAACTCTTCGAGCATGATCAGCTTCTTGTAGGGGATGCGCTCGGAGGGATCGACCGACGTCTCGGCCTTGCGGCAGAGATAACGGTAGACGGCGCCGGACGCTGTCAAGGTCCAGAAGCCGTCGGTATTGCGGGCTAGCCCGTCGCCTTCCATGGCGCGCAAGACACGACGAACCTGCTGGAAGTCCTCGAACTTCATGTGATCTTGCGCGACGTTCAGGTCGGTCAAGGAGAAGTTCTTGATCCGCTGGCCTTCGGGAAACTGCCTGTCGGTCAGGATGTCGGCGAAGACCAGAAAGATGGCGAGGCGTTGCGGGCCGGTCATGGATAGGTCTCCCAACGCGGGCGGTTTTCGTTGTCTTCGTCCGGTTGGCAGCGCATCGGCTCACCGAACTGCCGATCAGCCTCGGTGAACTTGCGCTCGCAGGCCGGGCAATAGTAGAGGCGCCCGCCGGTGAAGTGGTCCTTCATGTAGAACTGGCGGTTGCCGGCCAGGGGAAGCTGGCAGGCCGAGCGATTGCAGGAGCCGTCGCGTTGGCCCTTATCGGGCATGGGGTCGCCGGTGTAGCCCTTGCCAGCGCGATAGGCATCGAGCGGCGAACGCTTGGCCGCTTCGAGATCGGCCGCACGCTTGTCATCGTAGGCCTTCATCTTCCGCTCGGCTTCGACGACGTTGGCGAGTTCCAGTGGGTCCAGCTTGGCGCGCTGGGCCGGCGTGGCGAGGCGGACACCGCGCTTGAGATCGGACGCGGTCTTGAGGGGACGCTTCAGCTTCATCGGTCGAAGATTCCCATCTGGGCCAGGGCGCGTTGCGCGGTGCGCTCATCGCAGCCGCGACGCAGAGCAGTGCGAATTTCGGTGATCTCCAGGCCGGTCAGCGGCTCCAGAAGACGCGGATAAGCCGAGGCGGGGACCACCGTCTCGGTGAAGCGCACGATGTCTGGATTGGCGAGGGCGTAGGGCGGGTCCATCTTGGCCGCCGAGTCCCGGACGAACAGGGCGTCGCTGTAGGTGTAGGCGCCCTTGGGGTTCGGTACGCCAGTGGGCGTAATGAACCGGACTTCGTAGCGTTCGCTCAAGACAGGGCCTCCTCGTTGGTGTCACGCTCTCTTACGCGGGGACGAGGAGGCTTGTCAACAGCTTTCTAGCAGAAGCCCGCCTTACCATCGAAGGTCGGATCAACTTCTCGAATGGCCTCGGCCAGTTCGGCGGCCTGCGCCAGTTCCTTCTCAGCGACTTCGGGGTAGGCCGCCTTGTTGAAGCCAGCGTCGGTCAGGTGCTGGGTGTGGCGCAGCTTTGCGCCGCCGAGCGGCATAGGGATTTCTTCCCCCAGTTGCAGTTTGTAGACTTGCCCGTCTCGGGTGAAGTAGGTCTTGGTCATTTCAGGTCCCATTTGAGGGTGCGGGAAGAAGGTTGCAGGAGGACGATTTTGTCTTCGACGAGGACTTCGAGGCCCAGGAGAACCTCGTCGGCCGTCAATCGCTTCATGTCGGCGAATTGGCGCACCTGGGTCAAGGTCCAGGGGCCAGCTTCCTTGTCGCTCAGCATGTAGAGTACACGCAGCACGCGGCCTGCGTCGGACAAGCTCCACTTCGTGCCGTCACCGCACGGATGGCAGAGCTTTTCGGCCGTCATCGTTTTGAACTCGATGGCCGCGTCACGATGGGACTGCTTCTCATTGATGAAGGCCGTGCTGAACGGACCTCCAAATAGAAACTCGACCCAGACCCTGCGGCGCCCTGGCCACAGCGAGTTTTCAACCTTTGTCACCATTTACACCACCCAAACTTGTAAGCTTTAGTCGCGGGGAAGCGACTTGCCGAAGAGGGCGGCGCCCTTCTCGGTTACATAGAACCAGACCTGAGGCCCGGCGTCGTAGAGTTCTCCAGTCTCGGAGTCTGCGGCCTGTTCGCCGTATCCGTGCTCACACAACTCCTTCCACTCATGGTAGGAGGGACTATCCTTCCCCACCACGTAATGGCGTCGATAAGGCTCCTTGGCCCAAAGCAGGCCCAGGGCGTTGTGCAGCATGCCGCGCTGCTTCTCGGACGGCGTGAAGACGCTCATCTTTCGAAAGTCCTGCGCTGCTTGTCGCTGATGCCGCAGAACCGCAGGCCCAGGTCCGTCAGCCTGATCTCCCACGCATGAACGGAGCGTGAACGGTCTTGAGGCCGCTCCAGCTTGATCAGCCCCAGGCTGACCAACGGCTCGGCGACTTCCGTTCTGGAGCCCATCACGCCCAGCCGCATCCTCTTGAAGAACTTGGCTCGGGCGTCGAGAAGGATATGGTACTCAGCCGGTAGCAGCGCCGGCGCGTCGACGACGTCACTGTCCAGGTAATCTTCCTTGGAGGCGTGGGGGCGGTCGCTGAACATGACTGCGTTGCGCGCGCCAGACGCCCGGTCTTCTTCCAGGATGCCGATCGGGTCCTTCTTGCGGACCAGCCACCAATCGCGGTCGACACTTTGGCCCACAACCTCGGCGGACGGGTTCTCGTCTTCGAAGTGCTGCTTGGTGTGGTGGAAATCGTAGGCGCGCCGAAGTCCTGCGCTGATATGCAGGCCGCCGAAACTTCTACTGATTTGTTCGGGGAACCGGGTGACCATCCCCGGAAGCATCCAAGCGACCTCCGCTTCGATGATCTTCCTGGTTTCTTCAGTGGTCAACTCAAGTAGACTGAAACCCATCACGCCACGCTTACGAAACTCTTGGAGTTGGCCCATGGTCGCGGTGGCGACCATCCAGTAATAGGCTCCCCACATACGCTCGCGCACTTCGCAGCGCATGAACTCGGGGCCTTCGATACCCTGGCGAACGAATTCCAGGACCTCCTGGTCGCGGGCGTGGATCATCACGACACCAGCGAGTAGGTCTGACCGCCGTCGGCCGACGAGACGATGCCGAGAAACTCCATCTTCAGCAGCGTGCCACGCATGGAGATCGGATCAGCCGCGCAAGGCCCCCTGGGGATGCGCTTGACGATCTGTTCGGCGGTCAGCCCACCCTTGCGGCCCAGAACCAGATAGGCGTGGCCCGCATCGGTCAGGTTGAATCGCGGATTGCCCTGGAAGCCGGGTGTCCTGATCATCAGCCCGTCTTCGACCAGATCATCTTCGATGACCCTGGCGGCTTCCTTGGACGTCTGGAGGCGGCGCGCCAGCGAAATCGTGCCCCACGACTTGTCGGCCGGTGGCTTGGTCTCAAAACCGCCCTCCTCGCTCTCGGTCTCGCGCGGGAGGGAAGGGGTCAGATGGTCAAGGGCGATCAACGCCTGCTTGATCGTGTAAGTCATGCAGCCTCGGAAAGCGTCATGGCCGTCGACCAGCCATGGTAGTTGAGCATCATGGCGAACAGCGCCACGTCACGGGGATCACCTTTGCTCACGTGATGATGCAACGCCTCGACCAGGGCGGCCTGGGAGACCTCTTCGGGCCGGCTCCATCCTCCCCGGCCCTTGGCGCGAGACTGGGCCATCTTGACCTTCAGCGCCTCGGCAAAGGCGTCGATCGCCTGATCGTCGAAGGCGGCGTCGGGGTGGACTTCCATCGCCGGCCCAGTCTTCCGTTGGACGCCCTCGGCCTGAAGCATGAGTTCGGCTTCATGGTAGGCGTCTTGCAAGTCGCGGAACATCGAGGCCAGGACGTGGCCCTTGACCAGCGGATCGAATTCGCCGGCCTCGCCCAGATAGAGTTCGGCATGGCGGATGGACTTCTTCTCGGCGGCGGATCGAACGTTTCTGATTCGATCGGCGCACTTCAAAGGCGCGTACTGCGGCCGGCGCAAGAGCTTCAGGGCAATGCAGCCGTTGCGGATCGCACGGGTGGCGCCAAAGCCCGAAACCGTCCACACGCCTTCGGCCACATTGTCGCCATAACGGTCGGCCAATTGACCCTTGGTGACCGGGGTGTCCTCGACCACATCGTGGGTCAGGCCCATGATGATCCAGTCGTCGGTGTCATAGCCGTGCTCGACCAGGGTCTGGGCGACCGAAAGGAAGTGGACGTCGTACGTCTGGTCGCCGTACATTTGCCCCGCATGCGCCTGACAGGCGAATTCGTAGGCCTCTTTGATCGCGGGGGTCGAGAGCATGTGACATTGTGTCCTAGGTTTCGCTTACCCTGTCAAGGATGGCGTCACGGTGTAATGAGAATTTTCCTCCAGATGTGCCCATGACAAGGCAAGGGATCACACCAGCAGGCAAGATTGTAGCCATAGAGTTCGCGGCGCGCGCGGGCGATCAATGCTGGTTGTGTCGGGAGCCAGACACTGAAAGCTGCTATGGCCTGTGGCCGAGTCATCTTAGGCGAGATGTGAAATGGGTTCCCGTATGGCGTGTTCCTGTCGATAGACTTAGCGCCACGGGGTATTTTACCACCGAAGTCTCGGCGGTTTAGAACTTCACAGACCCAGGACCCGTGCGTAGACATGATAGAAGTAGAGCCCCGACGGACGATCGATCTGAATGGTGTCGACGTAGCGGAACGGTTCGCCCGGTGGCAGGACTTCTTCGAACTCCTTGCCGGTCTCCACGTAGAAGGCGTCGATGCGGTTCTTGAACATGTCGGAGGTCCGCCCCTTGGCCGTGACCTTCTCGACATAGATCACCGGTGCTCCCTCCCGCATGCAAGCGGTCAGGACCCTGGTGCCTGCGGCCAGATCATCGGCGATCCGATAATCTGCTTCAGGGCCGGACCAGGGCTTGATGGCGTACCAGTGGACGACACGGGACATCAGCGCAACCAGCCTTTCGCGACCGAGAGATTGTGCAGGGCGCCCAGACCCCAGAGCACGGCGCCGAAAACGTAGAAGGTGATGATCGCCGCAAGAACGACCTTCCAGAAGAAGAGGATGATCAGACAACCACCCAGGACGGTGCCCCAGAAGCGCTTGTCCATGTCCTCGGCCAACAAACCGACGGACAGGCCCGTGCCTGCCGCGAGCGCCCAGAGGATGATCCAGGCCAAATCCAATTGCAGTCCCATCGCTTCCTCCTAGCGCCGAGTATGCTCGGCTATGTAATTTTTCTGCTCCCAGAGCGGGATGCCCCGATAAGTCGGCGCCATCCAGCCCAGGCCATAGGCCAGCAGCAGCATGATGAAGCCGGCGGAGAAGCAGGCTAGTCCAAACCGGAACGCTTGGCCCCAGGCCTTACGTTCCACCTCTGGCTTGGGGTTCTCCACGGCGATGACCACCATGCACATAAGCGGGATGAGCGGCGCGATCCCCATGGCCGTCGCCGACACCACGGCGTAGAGGGCCAGAAGGGCGTCCTTCATCAGCCCAGGACCTGCGCCAGATCGACCTTGGGCTGCTTGCTACGCGGAAAGTCCGTCCGCAGCACGCCTGCCTCCAAGGTCTCGCCGGCCAGCACCCTATCGACGAGCCGCTCGAAGATCGTGATCGAGCTACGGGCCGAGGTATGCAGGATGGCGATGCCACCAGCCGCCGCCCATGCCTCGCAGTTGGCGATGCGGTCGTCGATCAGGACCTGATGCGGCGAGTGCTTCCGGTGCATATACTCCTGCTTGCGCGCGGACGTCGTGCAGATGAAGCGATCGTCAGCGATCCGCACGCGCGGTACGGCGGCCTTGGGCTCCTTGCCCGTCAACTGCTGAATACGCAGCTTGGCGACCTGGGGCAGGAGCACCTCTTCGACCGATCGGCGCTTGTGGTAGGCCGCGCCCAGGAAGAAGGGATGGGTCAGGAAATCATGCTCGGTCGAGCCGAACTTCGGCGACGCCGTCAGGAAGATCGGGTCGGCGTCCTCGACAGCCGCGTAGAGATCAACGGCTCCGTCCATGAGCGGGAGACGGGCGAAGAAGTCGGTGCCCTTGATCACCTCGTACATGCCCTGCTTCCACAGGTTGGCTTCGTCGTTCATCGCGTGCGACGATTTGTTGTACTCGGGGTCGGGTTGGAACCCGAGCCGACGCAGGCCCTCATCGAAGTCGAACACCACGCCATCCTGGTCCAGGTAGACGGCGAAGGATTGGCGCACGCGGCGGCGATCGTCGGTCATGGTCTCGGGATGCTCTTTCTCGTAGCGGCGGGTGGCGCACGGATGGCAGGAGATGGCGCGCTTGTCGCCGATGAAGGTCTGCTCGCAGGAGTGACACGTCGACATGTAGCCGCCCGGCGCCCAGCCGTAGCCTCGAAGATGGGGAGCGCTGTCGGTGATCTGCTGCATGCACTGTTCGTGCCACGAGTCGCGTCACGGTGTCAACGAATTAGAGCACGAACGCATCCCGTTTCACGCCGGCTACGCCGCCGCTCCCCGGTCGCGCCTTTTAGCCCAGGTCGAGACGCCCCTGAAGGCGTATCACCGTGTGGTTGTATCGATGCAAGGTCGCCAGCAGAGACTGAGCCTGCTCGATGCGCTCGGGCCAGCGTGATTCGACCTTGGCGGCCACGTGGGCATCGACCTTGTCCAGGTCAGGCTCATTGTGCAGGATCACGCCGCCGCCGTAGCGGTAGTCCTCCTCGGTGATGGCGCGGGCCAGGGCCTCGACCTCGGGGTCCACGAGATCGAGGTCGTCACTGATCATGAACTGGCTCTCGGACGCGCGGCGGCAGTCCCGCATATCGGCAGGCGGCCTCGTAGGTGGGGAACTGCTTCTCCACGCCGGCGGCGTTGCGCGCCGCCCATCCGCCATGGACGTTGTCCAGGCGGACGCAGCGTTGGTCGGTGGAGGCGTGGACAAACGCCTCCTGTCGGACCTCGGTCATCAGGCTTCGACCACTTCCTTCTTCGGCACGAAGCCGGCGTTGCGGTAGAAGTGGTTGATGTGGGCGTTGGGCCAGCCGGGGACGCGCATGGCGATGTCCTTGGCCCGTTCGCGGATGCGGATCAGGCGGCTGTCGGGATGCTCATCGTCGAGATCGTTGCCCATCTGCATGAGGTGGACGATCTCGTGCAGCAGGCCCCGGTCGCCCAGGATTTCACGGGCGGTGGCCGCGCCCGATTGCATGGCGATGAAGCCCAGGAAAGTGGCTTCGTGCAGAGCATCGACGTACCGCTCGTTCAGCAGGTAGGCGCCAAAATGGCCCAGGCCCGGATCGCCGCCTTGATAGCCCAGGCTGTCGATGGTCTCGTTGAGGCCGCGCTGGACGGCCAGGGCGCGAGCATGCTCGATGCTGTCGGCCTCGATCACGGTGCCGTGGCGGCGCGCGCCTTCGCCGTAGGAGGTATGGAAGAGGAAGGGCAGGTTGGGGTCGGTCTTGGCCACGCGGGGCTCCTATTGATTGAAGTGGGAGAACAGGCGATCGAGGATTCCCCGCTTACGCGGAGCCTCCAAGGTGCCAGGGCGGGTAGTCGGGTTGGGCGCGAGGTGGTCGGCCCTTCCCGTGAGGCTGGAAGCGAGGGTGTAGGGTTCGATCGGCACGGCCTTGACTTTGCTGGCCGCCTCGCGCGCCCAGTGGTCCTTGTAGCGGCGGGCTTCGGCGTCGAAGTTGAAATCCTCGCCGTTCAGCTTGGCCAGCAGACCGCCTTCGATCAGGCCCGAGATGTCGTCGGCGTGGTTGACGCCATAGACGGCCTTGGTGTTGCGCACGATTGGCGTGGAGGTGTCCCAGAGGTTCCATTCGTTACGCACGACGCGCATGAACCCATGGTGCAGGCGACCGGACTGGCCTTCCATGATGAAGCCCAGCTTGTCGTTTTCGTCCATCCACGAGTGCAGAAGCTCGATGGCGTCCTGGACCGTGGACGGCTGGATACGATGGAAGTGGGTCTTCATGCGATCTCCAGGGCTTGCGCCGGCATATTCTTGTTGTTGTGCTCCAAAGCGCGGCTATAGGCCATGATCGTCTGCTCTGGTGTCAAGAGCGCCCAGGAATCCATCGACAGCGCCAGCCAGTAGCTCGGCAGACAGCGGTTGACGTTCATCTCCTCAGGGTCAAGGTCTTCGGGTCCCTCCAGCCACTTGGCGCGCAGCCCGTGCTCCAGGTGACTATCCAGGCAGATCAAGTCGCCTGGACGATCGGCGGTGAACGGCTCGGGCCATGCTCCACCATCGACGCAGTAGGACCGCGAATGAAGGATCAGCAGGTAGAAGAAGCGCGGATAGTTGCCGTCGGTGTGATACTGGGCCACGCCATTGGTATAGATGAAGGACAGACCAGGATTGAGCTTCTGGTGCTGCGGCACGTCACGCACGAAGGGTTGGTAGGAGGTGATCGACGGCTCGTGATGACCGCGCCGCAGATTTGTCCATTCGGCTCGGATGGTCTCAGCCGCTTCCTGGAGCCAGGGACGGGGGATCAGCGGCAGTAGGCGCGGCGCCTTGATCTTCCAGCGGATGGCGTCGTCAGGCAGATGCACAGCGAGCCTCCCTTTCCTGGCGGCTGGATGGATAGTCGATGACGAGGACGTCGGCGACCTCGGGAAAAGACCGGCGCAGACGCGCCAGGGTCTCGGTTCGATAGAAGCCCACATCCCCGATGGCGTTCACGGCCTCGGCGACCTTGATCGCATCATCCTTCGTCACGGTTTGACCCGCGTGTAGCGGGCTTGCCAGCACAGGCGGTCGGGGTCGTAGGAAAGCATGTCGGCCGAGATCACAAAGTTACCGACGCCGGCGTCGGGTACCAAGGACTTTTCCTTGGGGATGGTGATCATGTAGCCTTCGAGAAGAACCCGGCAGACAAAACCACCGACGAACTTGGTGCCCATCTGGCAACGGACGTATTCGCCCGGTACCAGCTTACGATTGTACTTCGAGCGACCGTCCCCGCCGCGCTGGGTGCGAATCTTCTCGACCTCCTGATCGACCTGCGGCGACCAGACTGCCCATTCCGAGCGCGCCTTCTTCCAGGTCAACCGGCGGTGCGGAACCTTCAGTTCCTTGCCCTGGTCAGTCTTGACGGTGGCGCCGCTGCCGCTGATGGCAACGATCGTTCCGGTGACCCACATGTCTTCATCGAGCCACTGGCCGTAGCAGGCGCAGCGGTCGTCCAGTTCGGGCAGACGGGCTGGCGTAATCATCACAGGGGACTTCCGAGCTTGAACGCCAAGTCTTCCTTGCGCGTCAGAGTTTCGAGGATTTGCTGATCTAGGTTCTTGCGATTTACCTCGAAGATGTATTCGTATTTGAACTTCTGTTCCTGGGGATCGTAATTCTGCATTTCCGGCTCGACCTTCGAGGCTCGGAAAGTCCTTCCCGGCAAAAAGACGTTGGGGATGACAGCGTCCTTGCTCAGGGGGCTGCCCAGGACTTTATCGGCATACTCGCGCAAGATCGAACTGAACGCAGACTCCCTTACCTCCGAGGGCGGCGCCTGAGCGGCCTTCAACTTTTCCGAGGTCGCCTTCATCTTCGCCAGGAGTTGTTGGGTCTTCTGGGCCTTGGCGGTCCTGGATTGCTCCAGGCGCTGCTTATCGAAGTCGCGTGACCCAACGCGCATGCGGACGGGCAATCGGAAGGCTTCTTCAGCGGCGTAGTCGTAGGACACCACGATCTTCTCGCCCTTCTTGGGCGCGGTCTTGAACTCAATGGTGGAATCTTCGATCAGGAGATCGTAGGCCTGCGCCAGGACGCGCTTTTCGAGTTCATTGTAGTCGACGGTCGTGATCTTGGGCGGCGGCGGCGCCAAGCCCGGTACTGTGGCCTCGAACGCCTTGAGGCTGGCCACCAGCTTCAGCCGGCGCGCTCTGAGATCGAGCGGCTCAGCGCCTTGCCCACTTTGGTGACCGAAGGCGTTCAACCATGCATCCATCGGTCGATAGGCGGTGACCTCGGTGTTGTATTCGTTGAGGTGCGCCAACTCGTGCATCAGACCCTTGTCGTGGAGCAGGGTCCAGGCGTCCACGCCCGCCTTGACGGCGATCATCGCCGCCCAGGTCAAGGCATGGATGGCCTTGGCGTAGTCGCGCTTTTCCAGCCACTCAGACGGCATCTTCGGCTTGGCGATGACGTAGCCCGTCGGGTGGTGGGCCTCACCCATGCCACGCGCCGCCATCACCTCACCCAGGTGTTCCTCGGACTCGGCGTAGCACTGAGTGATCTGGATCGTGCCGTCGGGGAGACGATAGCGCGTGGCGTAGTAACCCATGCCGCTACTGCCCGATGAAGGTGCCGGGCAAGGCCGCGATCTCGACCGGAGACGGCGTGGCCTTGGTGTGTCCTTGCAGCTTACGCAGGCTGGCGTAGGTAGGATCGCGCCGCTCGGCTTCGGCCTCCATGCAGACCAGCCAAGCGCAGGCCAGGGCCGCACGGGCGTTGAGCGCGCTGCGTTCGGCCTGCCCCTTGATCTTGGCCGCCGCCTTCATGGCGTCGATGCGATTGACCCGGACAAGATGGATCGCCGACTTCAGGTGCATCATCGGCATCTCGACCAGCCGTTGGGTCGCACCCGAGCGGTCGGTCCAATACAGATTCTGATAGAAGGGCGGTTGGCCTTGCTGAACCTTCGCCGCCTTCTCCAGGATGCCGGTCAGCGTCTCGATGCGCGTCACCCTGTCCGAGGGCAGTGCGGGCTTGGTGAAGAACCGAGGCAACGGCTTGACTTTGTAGCCGCCAGCGGGAGGCTTGGCGCCATAGAGCGCGCGGGCCGCCGCGCGGCGGGCCAGTCGCTTGGAGCCTTTGATCTTGGGTTTGGTCGGCGTCGTCACTCGATCTTTCCTGCTTCCTTGGCGTCGCCGATGGCGGCGCGTATTTCGATGACCAGTTGCTTGAGACGAGGATCATTCTCGCCTTCGAGATAGCCCGCAGCTTCGGCCGCCAGTCGACTTAGGCGCTCGACAGCGTTCTCCACGCGATCGGCGTTGATCTTGGCCGCGAGCCGCAGCCTGCGCGACGCGATCTGCGCTGGGTCGCCCTTTAGTTCGACTTCCACGCCGGCCGTGATCTGGATCAAGCGCTCCAGTGCATGTTCGAAGACGCAATCGTCCCGCCGGCGACAGGTGGCCGCCAGGGCGTTGCTCATGATCACGCCCATCAGGATTGACCAGGAAGCCGTGTCTGAGGTCTCCCATAGTCCGGGGATGGTCTGCCCTGGGTACTGAGACGTTGCGTCCACGACCTGGGCGGCCTCCTCGAACAAGCTGGTATAGCGCCCCATCACCTTCCTCATGTACTCGTCCCTCTAACTAGACACACGACGCCGTGGTTGACAAGTGTCACGATCGACGTCACAGAAGATTTTCCGGTGGAAGCTCCACCGACGATACAACCGCCTCAACGGCCATCCACCGCATCAGTTTCAGAGGATCGACATGAACAGCAAATTCGGCGTCGCGATCGCCGTCATCGTAGGCGCCGGCCTTGTCTACTATGTCTCTCATGCGCGCATCGTCCTGCATGGGTCGACCCTGATTTGGGGCCTAGCAGGCGTTGGCGCCCTTATTTGGGCAGCTTCGCATTTCTACAAGAAATGAGTTGACTCACGGCACTTCTCGCCATAGAAGTACCCGCAACTTCTAGCAACCCGGAGGCCCCATGTCTCGCCGCAAGCGCAATATTGCCGGCTACAGCATCATTACCGCCATTAGCGCGGGGCTGATGCTGAGCGGCCTGATCAGCGGATCAGCGTCGTTGGCGATGGCAGGTGCATTTGCGCTTGCCCCCTGGGCCGCCCTCCTGGCCATGGAAGTCTTCGACCTGTGAGCGACGAACGCATCCTTCCCGTCGTCCAGGGCGACTGGGTGGCCGAGAACCATGACGGCCGCATCGTGGTGGGGCGCATCCGCCAATCGTACGAGTGCGGCGATGAGGTCCTGATGGACGTCGTCTACTACGATCCCGACGGCGTGAAGGTCGGCCGGTCCAGTCCCGACGAGGGCGGCCCGAAGACTTTCGAACCGGCGGTGCCGTTCGATGACCGTTGGACTCGAATCGAGGCCCCGGCTTTCCCACTCAAGCGCGAGAGCATGCTGATCCCAAGCGAGACGCCGGGGAGGAGCACTCTGGTCTATACCTACTATCACGGCGGTTATGGCGCGGCAAAGCGCAAGGCGATCCGCACCAAGAAGCGCAAGCAATCGCGGGATTACGCGCGCCGGCCATCGGTGGTCTTCATTCCGAAGGACCCGTCGAACGAAGTCGACATCGAGATCGCCGCGCTGCGCCGATCGGCACAGGAACTGCGCGACGTGGCCCGCAACCTCGTGAACACGCCCGGTCACACCACCCTGATCGACAAAGCCCGCAAACTCGAAGCCGAGGCCGCCGCCCTGGCCAGAAAGGAGTGATCATGCCCAAGGAAGTGATCTTCGAAACCTCCGGTGACGATGGCCAAGGCCTGTCTTTCGCCTACGACCTGATCGAGGCGCTGGGCACGGCCCAGCACCAGTGCGAGGAAGCCGAGAAGGAGGAGGAGAGCCTGTCGTTCTTCGTACAGGACCAGAGCGGTCGCGAGGTCAAGGGCCTGCGGATCGTCAAGGAAACCCTGACGGACGGCAGCTTCACCCATACCATCATCCTGGACATGGACTTCTGATGGCTGGCCCGAAGCCCCTGACCGAGCGCGATGTCGCCACGCTCAACGAACTGGCGCCGCTGTGGCGGGATGACCCGATCCAGTGGCATACGCCCTACGGGATCGGCGCCACGAACGGCTCGCACCATTCCGGGACGCTGGCCAAACTCGCCAAGCGCGGTCTGGTCGATTTCTGCCAGCGTGGCCACGGCAACATGCCCGAACTCCACAACAAGCAGTTCAAGAACCGGCGTGGTTCCAAGCAGTACCGGTTGTCGGCCGACGGCTACGCCTTCCTGCTGGAGCACCGGGATTCTTGGCGCACGCGTGAAGAAGGCGAGGCCTTTATGGCGACCAGGGCGGCGGAGGTGAAGGCCCGCAAGGCTGCGAAAGCTGCCGCGTCACAATGATTTCGCTCGCGTCTCCGAAGGACCGCTGCTAGGCAGAACCTCGTTCTGAGTAAAGGGAGGCTCCAGTGAGCATCATTGACAAGGCCATTAGTTTCGTGGGCGTCATCGCCGAAGACTTCGTGCTCCTGCACCAACAGGTCGCTGAGCACCCGGAGATCAAGGCGACCGTGGATCGTATCCACCGACGTCTCAACGTCCTCCTCGACTACGCGGCCAGCGTCTTTGGTCCGCGCATCAAGGACGTCGCGGTCCTGCGCTCGGGAGGCAATGACAAGCCGCCCGAAGACGAACCGACGATCCCGTAACGCATGGGGTTCTGGGGGCTTATCTTTGCCGGCGCGACCGTCCTAACGGGGACGGTCGCGTTGCTTTCGTGGCGCCCTGGCATGCAGGTGGTCGCCACGATGTTCTGCATCAGTTGGATCGTCTGCAACCTGATGCGGGTCTACTTCTATTTCGGCTCATCCTCGCTGGTGATCTACCTCTGGATCGACGCCATCCAGGCGGTCATGATTGGCCTGATCTACATGGGCCGGCCCTCATGGTGGAGCCGCATGGTCTGTGTATCGCTCTACGCGCAGATGGTCTGCCACCTGATCTTCTGGTTCCTCAAAGCCGTCCTGGAGGCGCACACCTCTAATCGCGGCTACACGATGATCATCAACATCCTCTATGCCCTCCAATTAACGTCCCTGACGATCGCCGCCGCCCAGGTGGTGGCCAGTCGCTGGTGGCGCTGGCACCTACATCCTGCGATAAAACTGTTGACAGCCGATCATCGGATCGCTACCTAGGTCCCTGAACAGAAGGAGATCGCCGTGGGCCGCCAAGTTACTCACTATCACCTGATCAAGCAGAAGAACGATCTGGGCAACTGGGAAGGGTCGAACACCCCCAGGGTCGAGTACGTCTTCTACTGCGGTGAGCGTGACACGACGCGGGTCACCCGATCCACCGAGGACCCCTTCCAAGCCACCTGTCCGGCGTGCGCCCGCCATGCCGGCAAGATGAAGATCGCCGAAACCGGCGCTGACCTGAAGACCGAAGCCTGGGAGCCGGGCAAGAACAAGGCCTGGAAAAGCGCCAACTACGCCGTCGTAAACGGCGAGCCCTTCGCCCACATCCTGTTCGACACGGGCTACAATGGCAAGTGGATGATCAGGATGCTTGCGGTCGATGGCGACGAGGTGCTGGTAGGCCAAAAGCCAGAGCCGGTCCTTTATTCTAGCGTCAACACCGTCGCTGGAGTCGAGAAGACCGTCAGTCGATCCTTTGGCACCACGGCCCACTCCAAGGAAATGGCGCTCTATCTGGCCTACCAGATTTTCCTGGCCGGCAAGCTGGTGTCGCTGACCCAAACGCGCGAAGCTGCCGCACAGGCCAAGAAGGCTCACGAGGAACGCGAGGCGCGCTGGCGCGAGTCCCGCGCACAGGCCACCAAGGAGAGGTCTGATCTGATCGAGGCGTTGGAGGGCATCCGCACCAAGGCCGAGGCCAAGCTTATCGACCTGACCAACTTCGAGGTCGACAGCCTGATGAAGGCCATCGCAATCGTCAAAGAAGCGCACATCTGATGCTGTTCAAGGCAACCATCGCCCCGCTCTGCCGCTGCTGTTTCAAGCCGATCGGCAAGGCGACCGACTACCACTACTTCGGCCAGATGGCGAGCGGGGATAGCCGCCGGTTCGGCTCTACCTATCCACGCAGCAAGGCCGAGGTCCAGGACCTCATCAACGGCGTCATCGTATCGGTCTCGTGGCGCCGGTACGACCCGCACAACCCACATCACGACACCTACCGGCGAGAGACCGGAGGCGATTATATCGACAAGGTCACGGTGTGGGACGGGGAGAGCTACAAGGACGAACTGTTCTGCACCGACCGTTGTGCGGTGTCCTATGCCCGGACCTACGCCGAAGCCGGCTATAAGCTGACCGGCTATGACGAAGCCCTGGAAACGCACATAGCCAAATCGAGGAAATGATGGACCCCTATCAAGAAGGGCAACTAGCCTACGCCCGTGGCCGCCCTCGCTCATCATGCCCGTACGGGCTCCTGAGCCTGGATCGCTGGACATGGTTGGATGGCTGGGACTTCCAAAAGAGCGTACAGGGATGAAGCCGTCACCCGAAATCGCAGCGGCGATCAAGCTGCTGCGCAAGGCCGGCTACGAGGTCGAGCCGCCACCCCCGACTGCCCCGCAGGAGGTGAAGGTCAAGCTGACCCACGTGCGTCCGCCAAACCTCTCACCCGCCGAGGTCGCGGCTTGTTTCCGCTTGACCGGGTTTTCGGCCGCCGCCGAGCAGTTCCCGCACACCGAGGCCGGCTATCTGTGGCTTTGCCAGTTCAACGGCGCTGATCCTGACAAGGCGCCCTGGACATGGCGCTATGCCTCCTCGGCGGCGATGCGCGCCTATATCGAGCGGCGAGTGCTAGAAAACAGTTGACACCACTCCAGGCAGTCGCCTAAATGGAGCGACAACCAGGAGAAAGACCGATGACCCACTCCTTCCTCTTCATTCTCGTAGGCACCGAACATGAGAGCGGCTGGGGCCAACGCCCGGACGGCTTCATGATCCTGCGCACCGAAGCGACCGCCGACGCGTGGCTGAAGGACTACGCCGCCTCGCAGACCGGTCCTACGCCCCATGAGTACACCACCTGGGACAAGATCGGCTACCTGCCGGTGACCGCCGAGGTGGCGGCTGAACTGGAAGCCTCGGAACGTCCGGCCATCTGGAAGCGGCGCCGCAGCGACTTCATCGCGGTGATCGACTGATGGCCAAGCTCAAGGTCTACAGCCTCACCTTCTACCACCCGGCGATCCCCGGCAATTCGCGCCAGGGCGCAGCCTACGTGGCCACAACCTCGAAGGCCAAGGCCGCCGAAGCCTTCGAGGTCTCGCCCTACCACATGAGCCAGTACGGCTCGGAGGGTGGTGGCGACCACGGCACAGAGATCGCCTTGGCGACGCCCGGCACGGTGTTCGTCTGTGAGCAGCCTTATGGCGGCGCCGAGGCCGAGCGCATCTTCGTGACCAAGGAAGACCTCGACGCGCGCTGGAAGGCCCGCCAGCGTGGCTAAGGCGACATTCGTGCAGGAGTTCATGCCCAACGTCCCGTACCGGGCAGTGTGGATGGAGCCGGATTACCGCCGTGATCCGAAGACCAATCACTTCTGCTGCCGCTGCCAGAAGGACATGAAGGAAGGTCAGCCGCGCCGGGTGGTTCACACGGTCGGCGGAGGACCCTACGCGCTCCACCCGGATGACACAGACCTTTTCGCGCAAGTCGAGCCCTATCCCGAACCGCGCGACGGCTGGCCCCGGCACGGCTCGGACATGGGTTGGTTCCTGATCGGCGCCGACTGCGCCAAGCTCATCGGCCTGGAGTACACCCTGGCCTGGGACGATCCGCGCAATCCCTACAACCAGCCCCGTCCTAACATCTGGGACCAGCGTGGGCTACTGTCCAAGCACTACTAGGCGTCCTTGGTCCCTGGACGGCGGACGCGCAAGAAAACTGTTGACAGCCTTTCAGGGCTGTCCTAAACCTCTCCCGAACGGAAAAGGAGACCCCATGGCCGACGATGAAATCAGGGAAGCCCACGAGTCCTATGGGATGGTGCAAATCCTGCGCACCTCGGGCGAACGTAATCTCGTCGGCTGCGAGTGGCCCACGGGACACTACCTGACCCTCACGGTCGTGGAGGCCGAGCGCTATACGCGTGGCGTTGAGCAGCGGTTCTTCGGGCACAAGGAGATCATCAAGGTCGCCTTGTCGGAAGTGCAGTTCGCACAACTGATCACCGGCGTGGGCACCATGGGCGTTCCCTGCACCATTCAACGCCGCTGGGTCGGCGAAGGCCGATATGTCGGCATGGCTGAACCCCCGACGAGCGCAAAGGAAGACGCGGCCAATCTGGCGTCAAAGGCGATCGCCGAAGACGCGGCGACGGCGCTGCAAGCCACGAAGGATGCGCGCGACCTATGTCGAACGATCCTGGCCGGCGGCGCGCCCAAGAAGGGCGACCTACGCGACCTTGAAAAGCTGCTGGAAACGGCGCTGCGCGAGGCGACCGCGAACCTGCCCTACGTCGTCGAACGCGCCTCCGAAGAGGCCAGCAAGTACCGCGACCGCGCCACTGCCGAGGTCGAAGCCTATTTCGACCTGGGCCTGCGGCACCTGGGCGAGCGCGCCCTGGCTGCGGCCGTCGCCAAGGGCGTCCTCAACGGCGCCCAGGCCCAGGAAGTGCTCGCGGTGGCCTTCCAGCCCGAACCACCTCAGGACGACGATGCATCCGGCTCCTAGACCTCTGATCACCTTCCGAGGGGTCCTCAAGTACGTGACGCTGGTGGCCTGGACCGGGAACCTGCTTAGCCAAAAGCTGGGCAAGACCACCCAGGACAGCGCCGCCATGCTCCTTCTCAAGATCATGAACAACCACGAAGCCCGCCGGGAGTTGCGCGAACTCCTGGATGAGGTCGACGACAACTACGAGAAGTCCTGATGGTCTCCCGGCGAGTCAGCGAAGCCCATGACAGCATCCCAGACGCCAGCAAGGTGTACGGGGAGCCATGCAACAACTGCAAGCTCTGGGACGAGGGCTTCTACTGCCTGAAGCGCCATCGGCAGAAGACCATCACCATCAGCACGGGCCACATGCCTGACATCACCGTCCGTAAGGCCGGCGGTTGTCCCGACCATGAGATGATGGCGGGGGTCTGGTGGCATGAGGACCCGATCAAGCCACACCAGTCCGGCTATGGCGGTTCGTCAACCAATCTACTGATCTAGTGCAAGAAAACTGTTGACACCTTCTTGAGGGCAGCTTAAGCAAGGGCATCGAACAGAGGAGACCCCATGACCGAACACGTTCTGACGGCCGTCCCGGCGATCTTCTCGCCGGTGCTCATCAAGGGCGGCAAGCAGCAGAAGCTGCATCGCTATGCGGTGAGCGTCGACGGCGCCGTGATCGGCTGGGTCGGCCAGCGCATGGAGCGCCAAGAAAAAGGCATCCCCGGACAGCGCGTCATCGCCTCGTCCTGGGACTCGATGCGCTGGTACTACGAGTCGGTGGCGCACGGGCCGGGTAAGCGCTTCGGCGGTTACTACACCCGCAAGGAGGCCCTCCGAGGCCTCGACCAGAACATCCGGGTGCGCTGATCATGCTGGACTACATCACCATCCACAAGCGCGGCGAGGACGCCTGGGACGTCTGTGACGAGCGTGGCCGGATCGCCGCGATCCGCAGCCGCCTGGACGACAAGTTTCAGCCGACCGGCGTGTGGTTCATCCGCATCGACCGCCCCGAGCGGCCGGCCTATGCCCATCTCTACGAGACCGACCAGTTGTTCGGCTCGTTCCAGGCGGCGTTCGCCCACATCTGCCAAAGGGTTCTGGCATGACCGACACGCTCAATCCTCGCTCGTTTGGTCCCTTCGAGAGCATCGACGGCATCCAGTTCGTCTATGCCTCCTTCTGGGAAGCGACCCTGATCGGCGGCAAGAGCATCTCGCTCCTTCATGACCAGATTGATCCGTTCGGCGACGGTGTCACGGCCGATTCCTTCGTGCCGTTCGTCCGCGCTGGCGAAGTCTATGCCTACGCCCGCAAGGAGGGCTGGGCGGCACGGGTCAATGGTTCGAGCGCCTGGACCAAGCTCTACAAGACCAAGGCCGGCGCCGTGAAGGCCGCCATGACCGAACGCAAGGCCGAGCAGGCCAAACATCGAGGCAAACCCTCCCCGTTCGCCCGAGACAAAAGGAGAAGCCGTTGACCGAACCCATGCACACCCTCACCCTGCCGGGCGACGAAATCTTCAAGCTGGCCCACGAGGTGGCGATCGCCAACCGTGAACCCCAGAAGGCCAAGTACGGCGACTGGTCGTATGAAGTGGTCCTGGCCGTGATGCTGCGCGCGATCCGCGAGGCCTCGACCTTCACCGCCAAACTCGGCTGGGAAGGCGCGCGGTTCACCTACGGGCACGCGTCGCGCTATTCGGAGGCCGACAAGAAGAAGTTCGAAGGCAGGCGCATGGAGATCGCGGTCCTGAACTTCAGGCGCACGGGCGAAGGTCCCGAGCGCACCTTCCGCGTGGCCGTCTTCGACGACCTTTCCTACGAACCCAAGCTCTAGGAGCCTCCATGACGCTCGACGACGGCTACGTGCCGATCACCCTTTTTGGCAAGGACCATTGGTCGATGTTGGCCTATGCCGAAGTCGTCATGGTCGACTGCCAGGGCTTCCAGGTTGGCTATGACGCGCGCATGCGGCAAGGCCGCCAGCACTTCCGCGTCATGCACGAGCAGTGCCGCCGACCCCGGCGGGTCAACGGTGGTCACGACGGCGCCGTCATGAAGCCTGAATTCGGGTCGCGCCTGAACAACGGCACCTTCATCGAAAACCATGACGACTGGCACTGCGTCCAGGACATGGTCCACGCCGGGTTGATGGGCGTGCGTCGCCGCGATCTCATCCTGCCCCTGATCGAGGAGATGGAGCCGGGCGAGGTGCTGCATCTGACGCCCCTGGGCCAGGAAGTCGCGGGGCGTCTGCGGGCGCACAAGGCGGCAGGCGGCAACTTCTCGGGCTTCCGATACACGCCCGAGGCCCATGAAGTCGCCTGAAGACACCCGCGCCACCTTGAGGTTCAGCGCAGAACCCGAGACGGAGCGTCAGCCTAAGCCCGCACGCGCTGGGCCTCGTCCTGCCTACCTTGTCGTCTACCAGGACGAATACGGTGACAGCGAGATCAAGATCATCGGGCGTGACGCCTATCTCTGGTGTGTGGACTATCAGGCGGGGCGCCCCAGCGAAGCTCTCCTGCGCGAACTCTATGGCGGCCGACGAGGTCAGTTCGCCGAGCAGAGCTTCGAGCGCTGGATTGACGTGCATGTCAACCCACGCCTGGACTCGCCAGCCTACTATGACAAGCGGCTCCAGAAGGCTCCGAAGGTCCATAGCAGTCCCACCGGGTCGATCCTGAAGATCATGCGCTGGCTGGAGAAGCCCGGAAACGGGTATGCCTTGGCCGGCGAGATCATCTTCCTGAACGGCAAGCGCGGGGGTCTATGACGCCGACTTTCGACGCCTTCCTGCACGACAACGGCTATGTCGAGTTTCTCGACATGGGCAATGGCATGTGGGTAGGCGTCAAGCGGCTGATGTTTCACTGGACGATGCACACCGGCGAGATCGATAACGAGTGGAGCTATGTCGATCGCTGGTGCTATCAGACCCGTGAACTGGCCAGCGCCGCCATGCACGCCTGGGCCGTCGAAGGATTCGACGGCGAGCCCCAGGGCTGGCACAAACACCCCAAGACCGGTCGGACCCGTGAAGGCGGCGATCCGGCCAAGGAGACAACCGAATATGTCACACCCCGCATTTAGGGTCCTGACGGCGCCGCAGTACGATCCGCGCGTCGTCACCCAGTCCGATCGCCTGAAAGTCTTCCTGGCCGGCAGCATCGACATGGGCAAGGCTGTCGAGTGGCAGACCTACCTGATCGAACTTTTGTCGGACCTGCCAATCTCGGTGTTCAATCCGCGCCGGGCCGACTTTGACTCCGCGCTCGTGCAAGACATTTCGTGCGAGCCGTTCGTTGAGCAGGTTACCTGGGAAATCGATCACCTGGACGCGGCCGACGTCGTGGTCTTCTATTTCGATCCGGCCGGCAAGGCGCCCGTGACGCTCCTCGAACTGGGCCTGACCTGCCGCACCAAAAAGTGCCTGATCGTCTGCCCCGAAGGCTACTGGCGGCGAGGCAACGTCCAAGTGGTGGCCCAGCGCTACGGCCTGGAGATGCTTGACCACTTGCACGAGGTGCGTCACCGCATCGGAGACATCTGGACCGAGACCCGCTGATTTCCACAAGAAAACAGTTGACAGGCTGAGAATGGGCCTCTACGACTAGGGCAACGTTGAGACGGAGGACGACATGCGACTGATCACTTTCCTGATCTGCTGCCTCGTCCTCTGGCTCCTGCACTAGAAAAGGAGACACCCATGAAACGCTCGTTGTTCGGGCTCGCCGCCGCTCTCTTGATGGCCAGCACCGCCCAGGCGACCGAGTTCGTCCCGCCCAAGGGTGTCGACTATCTGCCGCCCTACGCGCTGCGATCTCCCATCTTCGTGCCGGAGCACAAGCGTCCGGTCCTGGCCCGCAGCGCCGAAGAAATGATCGAAACCCAGATCGGACAGCCGGCGCGCATCCTGATGGTGTCGCTGTTCGCCGAGACCGACGGCTCCTATACCTACTGCGGCGTCTACGGGACGCTGGGTAGCAGCGCGGTCTTCATCATGAACACCGGCGACAAGGCCAGGACGCACGAAGGCCGGCTCTACAACCGCAACATCGGCAAGGAAATGCTGGGCGCCTTCGGCTGCGCCGACAAGACCAACGGCGTCACCCTGCGGTAATGTCAGGCATGCAGATCGATATCGACGTCACCCCGGTCGAGCCGGGCCTGATCCTCATGAAGCCGATCACCTACGGCGGTCGGCGCTGGTTCGATGAGAACGTCTCACCGGACTCCCCCAAGCACAACGGCGCCTTCGTGATCGAGGGCTGTGACCGAATCGACTGGGTGTTTGGCGAACTGCTCGAAGAAGGACTTGTGGCGATTTGATCGACACAGTTCCTCCGGTTCGGCACAGGAACCCGTGTCGCGAATGTCCGTGGCGACGTAGTTCGGCTCCAGGTTTCCTGGGCGGCTACCCCGCAGCGGCTTTCACCGACTCGGTTCGCGCCGAAAAACCGATCCCCTGCCACCTGACGCTGGAGGCGGGCGCAAAGCCGGCCATGTGCGCGGGGTCGCTGATCCACTACCGCAATAACTGCAAGCTGCCGCGCGATCCCGCGTTGATGGCGGCGGTCGGCGAGGTGCAAGGCGATCCGGCGGTCTTCAGCTACACCGCCGAATTCGAGGCCCATCACAGCGCCGTCGCCGACGCGATCGCCGAGGAGCTTGGATTTCACTCAAATCCCCAATTTCAGCAGGCGGTGAAAGGAGTGCTTTCGGTGAAAACCAATGCGTTCAACGAAAAGGTCCTGGAGCCGGGCGATGACATCTATGTCGCGTTCGTCGAGGCGTTCGACACTGATTCAGGCTCGGCCTTGTCGGCCTTCGACATCGAGTACGATGAGGACCTGCGTTGGTCGTGCCTGATCGAAGACGAAGACGCCAATTCGATCGAAGCCCACGGCTTCGATACGAAAGAGGCGCTCCTGGCGTGGCTGACGTCGCAAGGTGTTGCGCCGGTCATCTGACACAATTTTCGCTTGACCCGTGACGCGGGTCGTGACACGAGTTCACGTATTCTAACTAGGTGGAACCCATGCCCCCGAAACCTCGCACTCTTGGCGCGTCCGAAGCCCCCGCAGCGGCCCCGCCGATCCAAGCAACGAAGACTGACTTCGCGCCGCCGTTGACGTCGCCGGTCAATCAGGCGGTCGTCCCGGCCGCTCCGGCCTATGTGCCGGCCTCGGGACGGGCGTTCACGCTGTCGGAGATCGGCTCCCTGGGCGCCGGCGAGATGAGCCGGGCGACGACGATCTCGGACAAGGTCACGGGCATCGCCAAGGCCCAGGACATGGACGACCTGGGCAAGGGCCTGCTGACGCTGCTGGACACCGCGCGCCAGTACGATCCGTCGAAGTGGAACAAGGGTCCCTTCGGCTTCCTCAAGCGCTGGGGCTCCAAGCAGATCGACGCGCACGTCTCGTCGGTCAACGACAACGTCGACAAGCTGGTCAATCAAGTCCAGTCCCAGATCGGCCTGTTCGAGCGCCGGATCGGCGACATCACCGGCCTGGAAGAAGAGAACAAGAAGCTCTACGACGCCCTGGGGCAGGTGGTGATCGCCGCCAACGAGCGCATCGCCTGGGCCGAAGCCAATGTCCCAGCCGTCGATCCGAACGATCCGACCTCGGCGCAGGCCGTGTCGAACTGGAACGACGCGATCGCCTTCGCCAAGAAGAAGGTCGACGACCTGGAGCGCACGCGCACCCTGTGCCTGCTGCAAGGCCCGCAACTGGCCCAAGTCAAGAACAACTCGTTTCTGCTGACCGAGAAGTTCAAGGACCTGAAGGCCAACACCCTGCCGGCCATGAAGCGCCAGTTCGCCCTCTACATCATCCAGATGGAGCAGAAAAAGGGCGCCGAACTGGCCAACAACATCGACGACGCCTTCAATGAAGCGATCGTCAAGAACGCCGACCTCACGCGCCAGAACACCGTCGCGATCGGCAACGCCATGGCCCGCAGCAGCGTCGACATGGCCTCGCTGCAAGCCGTCACCGCCAGCGTCGTCGGCGCGATCGACGACATGGCCAAGATTCGCTCGGACATGGCCGCGCGCCTGACCGCCGAAGCCCCGCAGATCGCCGCCTTGACCTCGCAGGTCTCGACCGCGCTCGCCCGCACCCACTAAGGAGACACACCTTGTCGCAACTCAGCGTCGAAAAGAAAGCCAAGGCCGCCGGCCTCGCCATCGAGAAGATCGGCATCACCTCGATTCCGCCGGTTCGCGCCGGCGCCGTGTTCGATGTCTCGTACTCGGCCAAGTGGATGTTCGAGAACGGGACCATGCAGAAGTCGTTCGACCAGCTTCTCGGCGCCGCCGTGCGCCTGGACGACGACGGCAACCTCGACTCCTACATCTTCGATCACCGCGCCCTGAAGATCACTTCGGCGACGGCGGAGGACTTCGGCACCTTCATGCGCGAAAAGCTGCTGAAGGTGGGCGACCAGCACCTGTGGGGCTCGACTTCGTACGCGCCCATCATCAATCTGCTCGTCGGCGATCTCTTCCTGGGCAAGGCTGCTCCGGCGGCGGTCAAGCCGACCGGCATGTTCGGCGGCCTCTTTGGCAAGAAGCCCGAGGCTCCGAAGGCTGCGCCCGCGCCCTCGAACGAACCGGCCGTGATCTTCTTCCTGACCGACGGCGACAACAGCGACGCTCGCGAAGCTGAAGCCGCGATCAAGGCCTGCGCCGACAAGCCGATCTACTTCTTCATGGTCGGTGTGGGCACGGCCACGACGTTCCCGTTCCTGCAACAGATGGCGGACAAGTACGACCACGTCGGCTTCATCGCCATCCGTGACCTGAACATCTCGGACGAGGCGATGTACGCGTCGCTGTTCACGCCCGAGTTCGCCACCTTCGCCAAGAAGATCGGCGGCAAGTAAACCGCGTCGGGCTCGGGTCCCCCTGGACCCGACGCCTTTCCCATCCACGGCAAACAGGGGGACCCCTTGCACAAGCCCGTATTCCACTACTTCCGACTGCCGATCCTGGCCTTCGTGCTGGCAGTCATCGCCGCCTTCATCATCGCCGGCCCGGCGATGGCGATCACCGTCGCCGTCCTGGCCATCCTCGAAGTCTCGCTGAGCTTCGACAACGCCGTGGTCAACGCCCACGTCCTGGAGAACTGGGACGAAAAGTGGCGCAAAATCTTCCTGACCTGGGGCATCCTGATCGCCGTCTTCGGCATGCGTCTGCTGTTCCCGATCGCCATCGTGTCGGTCGCCGCGCACATGTCGCCCGTCGACGCCACCGTGATGGCCCTGACCGATCCGGCCAAGTACGCCGCGACCCTGACCGGCGTCCACTACATGGTGGCGGCCTTCGGCGGCGTGTTCCTGCTCAAGGTGGGCCTGACCCACTTCCTGGACAAGGAGAAGGACCACCACTGGCTCGGCCCGATCGAACGCTTCCTGTCGAAGATCGGCATGCTGGACTCGGCCGAGATCATGATCGTGCTGATCGCCGTCCTGGCCCTGGCTGGCCTGCTGCCCGCCGATGAGCGCTACGGCTACATCTTCGCTGGCGCCCTGGGTCTGGTGACCTATCTGGCCACCAAGGCCGTTGGCACCCTGGCGACCGGTGGCGGCGACGTCGCCGACAAGGTGATCAAGGCCGGCATCGGCGGTTTCATCTACCTCGAAGTCCTGGACGCCTCGTTCAGCTTCGACGGCGTGATCGGCGCCTTCGCCTTGACCAACAACATCATCTGGATCACCGTTGGCCTGTTCGTCGGTGCCTTCGCGGTGCGGGAACTGACGCTACTGGCCGTCGATCGCGGCACGCTGCAAGCCTATCCGCACCTGGAGCACGGCGCCTTCTGGGCGATCATCGCCCTGGGCGGCCTGATGCTGATCTCGCCGGTGTTCGAGGTTCCCGAGTGGATCACGGGCCTGCTGGGCGCTATCATCATCGGCGCGGCGTTCATCACGTCGCTGATCGAGAACAAGAAACAGGCCGACGGCCTGCTGGCTTCGGCCTAACTCCCTGCGGCGAGGCCTTCACGGCCTCGCCCCTCTACCTCCCTGACAACGGATTTTAAGGAGACACCCATGACTACTCTGAGCGTCGAAAAGGGCGAGCGGATCAACATCCAGAAGGAAGCCGGCGGCGAGACCCTCTTCATCCTGGGCATCGGCTGGACCACGGAAGCCGACCTCGACTCGTCGGTCTTCCTGTGCAAGCAGCAACCGAACGACGAGCCGGCCAAGTGCATCGGCAACCCCGGCGCCATCTACTTCCGCCAACTCGAATCGTCGGACCGCGCCATCATCCACACCGGCGACAACCGCACCGGCCAGGGCAACGCGTCCGACCAGGACGATGAGCGCATCATTCTGGACCTGGGCCGGCTGACCGGCGGCGTCGACCAACTCGACCTGTGGGTCAACATCTACGACACCGGCATCAACTTCGGCTCGGTCAAGAACGCCTACTGCCGCCTCTACAAGGGCCTGCGCGATGCCGCCGGCAACGTGGCCCTGGACGAGAACGGCAAGCCGCTGACCGGCGAGGTCATCCTGCGCTATGACCTGACCGAAGACTACTCGCGCTACAACGCCCTCCAGTTCGGCTCGCTGTACCTGAAGGACAACCAGTGGCGCTTCCAAGCCCTGGACGTCGGCCAGAAGGCGACGATCAAGGACATCATCAACAGCTACCTGCCGGGCGCCGTCGCCTAGCCAGTAAGGACTACCGCGTGGCGATTAGACCTCGCATTATCACGCCGGCCTCGGCGGGGGCTCCCATCGAGCCCTCGCCGATCGTCGACCACCCCGCCAAGGCAGCACCCTCCATGCGTCCCAGGATCATCAACAGCAGCCCCGAGCCCGAAGCGCCTCTGCGCAGTCCGCCGGTCGGCCGCCAGATCGCCGCGTCCGAGGAGCCTCAGGCGGCCCCGCGTTCCACCCCTCAGGGGCGGACCATCGCTTCCTCTCCCGAGCCCGAGCGCACGCCCTACTTCGAACAAACCTCGACGTGGCCGCCCGCTGCCTCTTTCGCATCCCCGATCTCGTCGGCGGTCCCCGCCGTCTCGCCGGCTCGCGTTCCAGACCGGATCGACGCCCTGGCGGCGCGAGCGCTCGTACTGGACCCGGTCATCGGGGCCAACCCGCGCATCCGGCCGAAGATCAGGGAAATCCTGGACATCCCAGTCACCGAATGGACGAACTGGGGTGCTGACGATCTTGCGATCAACGCCCGTGTGACCGATGAGCAGGTCAAGATCGCGCAGGCCTATAGCGGCACGCGGATCAAGAACTGGATCGCCGACACCAAAGAAGCGTCGAGCAAGCCCATGGGCTTTCTTGATCGGATCAGCGGCAAGTCCAAGCCCGGCTACTACGAGTCGATGCTGACGGGCGCTCGCGATCAGTGCCAGAGCCTGCTGAGCCGGATCGGTCCGTTCATGACGACGATCAAGCCCAAGGTCGAGAACCTGCAACTGCATTGCGTGGCCATGCAGGTGGCCTCCGAAAGCCTGACGGACTCCATGCACCAGATGCTGGCGTCCAATCGGACCCGGACCTTGCTGGCGGGAGCCCAAACCGCATTGGCGGCGATCGCCTCGTTCGATACGCTTCAGATGCAAATCATCCAGGATGTGGGTGAAGCCGACCGACTGCTGACGGCAGTCATCCCCAACTGGAAGATCGCGGTGGCCAATGCTTGACACAAGTCGCTATCAGACCCTCACCGATGCGGGTCTGAGCCACGAACGCATCGAGGCCGCGCCGGTACCGATCCGCAGCCTCTTTCGCGAATTCTCTCACCCCCTGGTCTTTGCCGCGCTGGACGCGGTGGGCTTGGACGTCGACCCTGCGACCTTGACCGAGGAGTTCGTCGACAAGGCCGCTACCGAGGCTCGGAAACTGATCCTGGCCCACATCTCCGAAGACATTGAAGCCCGCCTCTCAGGTTATCAGTCCTAATGCCGACCGAACGCGACGATCCCAACTGCATCGTGACCTCCGACGACGCCATCGCCCTACGCGAGAAGCACAATCTGCGCGCCGTGATCATCGTGGCCATCCGCAAGGACGGCGTCATCGACACAGCCACCGACGGCGACGACCGTTGGACCAAGGACACGATCGCCACCTACGCTCACGACCTGCTGGCGCACCAGTACACGATCGTGCCCATGCGGACCGCCTTCGGCGTGGGGACGGAAGGGATTCCGTGGCGCTGCTCGGAGGAGGAACTGGAAGGTTTCCCTCAGCACGTGCGCGCCTGGATCGCGGCCCACACCCACCCCAAGGCCAAGCCGTAAAATTCTGCGAGATATCGGTTGACAGCCTCGCGGGATGCACCCTATGGTCAGGTCAACGAAAGGAGTTGACCTTGACCCAGAGCGCCGAACAGATCGTCGAACTCTTCCTGCGGGAAGGTCAGGCCGCGCGCCAGACCGGCGTCGACGACAAGGGTCGCCCGGTCTCGGCCGTTCAGTACCCCTGCGGGCGGTGCGGCGGTGCGGGACGCTCTGAGCAGTGGGCGATGACCGGCTACACCTGCTATCAGTGCGGTGGTCACGGCCGGGGTAAGACCCGCCACGAGCGACTCTACACCGCCGAAGAACTGGCCAAGCTCAACGACGTCCGTGACCGGCAGCGCGCAAAGAAGCGGGGCGCCTACGAGGCTGCCCAGGCCGCGCGCCTGGAGGCTGAGGAAAAGGCGAAGGAGGCCCGTAAGGACAAGCTGGCGGCCGATCCCTTCTACCAGAGCTTCTCGGCCCTCTACGGCCGCAAGGCGGTGTCGGAAGACGAGCGCGATCACCCTGGTGAGTTTCTCACCTCGATGTGGCGGCTGATCCAGCACCAGGACCTTACCGAGGCCCAGGTCGCTGCCGTCCAGAAGTTCATCGACCGGGACAATGAGCAGCGCGCCCGGCTGGCCCATGCGCGCCATGTCGGTGTGGTGGGCGAGCGGATGGAGTTCGCCGGCGTGGTTGCCGACACGCGCTGCCTGCGCGAGGCCACCTCGTGGATGTCCGGTCGCTACCTGATCAAGATCAGGATCGTGGACGGGCAGATGCTCACCTATTTCGGCTCTCGCTACATCCGCCAGGGCACAGAGGTCGCCGGCAAGGCGATGGTCTCGGCGCACGAGACCTACAAGGGCGAGCCGCAGACCGTGATCAAGAACCCCCGATTTTCGAAAGGAGCCAATGACGATGACTGATCTGTGGAACCCCAAGGTGGGCGAACTGGTCAAGTACGTGGCGATCTCGGCGATCTCGGGCAAGCTGGTCAACATCCGCGCCGAGACGGTCACCAAGGTGACCGACAAGTACATCCACGCCGGCCGCGCCGACCACAAGTACGTACGCGGCGCGCCGGGTCGCTGCCGCGAGCACGTGCCCAAGAAGTTCTCGTCCTCCTCGACCATCCGCTCGCACATCGAGCCTTTGGCCGAAGCCGAGGCCGCTGTCCTGCCGCGCGACAACCTGGGTGGCAGCCAGTACGCCCGCAAACTCAATTTCGAAACCCAAGCTGCCTAACGGCGCCGGAGACCTCATGACCGACCAAGTCCTCATCCCGATCCTGGCCGAAATGCCCCTGACGGCGGCCTCGCCGACCCAGTTCTATCAAGCCCTGGGCGGTCTGGCGCAAACCTCGGGCAATCCAGACCCGATCTTCATGCTGGGCTATCGGATCATCGATCGCCAGGAGAGCGGCGAGACGGTCGTGACCCAGGGCGCGGCGACCGAGGACATGCTGGACATCTTCCCGGAGTTCGAGGACCTCTATGCCCTGGCCGGGTCGTGGGGCTCGGGCGTGCCGGTCAACGTCTATGCCCGCGCCGTGGTGGTGATGGGCCTGACGGGCAAGGAGCCCTTCGAGCCGGCGCGGGCGGCTGCTCTCTTCCGTGTCCAGCCGCCTGAGGTCAATGACCTCTTCTGCGAGATCATCAAGGCGATCGCCGAGAGCGAGGCTCCGGGTCTGACCGCCGGCCTTGACGTGCTGTCGGCCTGGATCACCAAGCAGGAAAACCGCTGGGCGGGCGAAGCGGCCAGCGTGGTGGAGGCCCATGACCTGGAGCCCTTCGCCTACGTGCCGTCGTCCCACATCGCAGGATAGCGCCATGAAGAGGGTCTTCGACGTTCGCGGCGCCTTCGGGACCATGGAGCAGGCCGGCGAGGCGTTCAACGCCATGCTGATGCGCTTGTCCATGGACCCTGACGTGCGCTCGATCAAGTCGGAGGTCCTCTCCGAGGGGATACACGACAATCTGATCTTCGGGCCGCAGCCCAAGATCACGGGCTACACCATTGACGTCGAGTACATCGACATCGCCAACGACAAGTAAAAGGAAGATTACCCCGATGCCGGCTACCGCCAACGTCAAGACCCTGCATCCCAACGCTCCGGCGCCGCGTGCGAAGCTGGCCGACCTGTTGGCCGCAGCCAAGGCCGAGAGCCGACAGCAGGTCCAGGACTATATCGATCAGATCGAGGGTCTGATCGCCGCCAGCAAGGAACTGGCTGCCCAGGGCGACATGATTCCGCCGGGGATCGTCGACGCGGCCCAGCGCCTGGAACGCGTGCTCGACACCTCCAAGACCAACATCCAATCCCTGGCGATGAAGAACCTGTGACCGCCGTCCTCTTCTCCCTCGACGCGGCGCGCGCCGCGAGGAAGAAGGCAGCTACCTATCGGGAGTTGCTCGCGGATACCGCTGACCTGATCGAGATGATCGTAAATCGCGAACTTCCTGTTGCAACCAAGGCGTCTGTCGTCCATGCTCTACAGGTGCTGGATGAAGATCATCAAGCGCTGCGGCTGCAAGGGGAGGCGATCCGCGAAATCCTGAGTGACACCCATGCCTGACTTCGAGATGTGTGGCGATCTTGAGTGCCCAAGCGCTGCCCTGTGTACGCGCAGCCCCAAGAGCGGCACCGAGCCCAAGCCATTCTGGCAATCCTGGGGCAACTCTCGACGTCAAGATGGGGAAGAGGCCTGCGGCCGGCTACGACCGGTCGAGGGCTCGGAGAAGGTCCTGGTCGCCAGAGGACTCCTATGAGCCCGGCGGAGATCAAGAAAAGGATCAAGGTCGGTTCGCGGGTGCGGATCAAGAAGGGTACGCCGGTCTTCGCCGAAGGCTATGGCGACACGCCCATCCGCACCGTCGCGCGGCCGTCCTGGGTCAACGTCAACGTGCTGGCGCCGCGCGGTAAGGTGGGGTGGATTGGCTCGGGAAATAAGCAGTTTCTGGTCGCGATCACCGCGATCGAGGACATGGAAGACTTCAGCTAGGAGGTCATGATGACGTTCACGAAGAAGAAGGGCTGGAAGGTTTCCTCGCGCCGCGACACGGTGCGAGGCGGTCCAAAGCTGGTGACGCGCCGCGCCAAGGACAATCCCCTGGCGGTCGTACCCGAAGAGGTCAAGGCCCAGGCCAAACTGGTCAACTCGTCTGGCGCTCCGGTGGAAGGCCCGATCGGCCGCAATACCTCGCCCGCCCCGCCTCGTGATCGTCGCGTGCCTGTCGCCGAGATCGACGGACTGCTGGTCAAGACCATCACGGTCCTGGGAGACACCGATCTCTCCAAGGCCGAGATCACCCGTCGTGGCGGCGCGTCCTCCACGACCCTCCGCAACTGGACGGATTACCGCACGCGGCGTCCTCTGGTTTCCACCCTGAACGCCACGCTCAAGGCCTGCGGCTACAAGCTGGCGATCCTCGATCCCGAAGGGAAAGAACTCTGATGACCGAAGTCACGAACGCTGTCCCGCCGACCACGCTCGGCTCCACCGAGAAGCAGCCCGCGCCCGTCGACAAGCATGTCGGCGAGAAAATCCGCGCGCGCCGCAAGATCATGGGCTTTTCGCAGCAGCAACTGGCCAGCGCCCTGGACCTGACGTTCCAGCAAGTCCAGAAGTACGAGCGCGGCTCCAACCGCGTCTCGGCCTCCAAGCTCTACGACATCGCCAAGTTCCTGCAAGTGCCGGTCAGCTACTTCTTCCCGGCGGTCAGCGATCTGGAGGAAGACATCGAACCCGACACCTTCACCAAGTTCGCCGCCGTCGGCGGCCTGGAACTGGCCGAATCCTACCTGGGCCTGGACCAGACCAACCAGCGTGCGGTCACGCAACTGGCCAAGAACCTCGCGAAGGTCATCGAACCGGCGTGATAGAATTCGTGGCGCGAGGCTAGTTCTCGCGTCACGACCGTGCTACCTCTCCCCGCATCTGTAACAAGGAGGGCCTGATGCCCTATCAACGTAAGCCCGTCGTCGTCGAGGCCTTCGCCTGGGACCGTCATGCTGATCAATCGACGTGGCCGCAGTGGGCGCAGGACTTCGAGGGCCTGACCTCGCTGAACACCTGGGCCAAGATCGGCATGTCGGGTTACGGCACCCTGCTGGTGCCGTCGGAAGGCAAGGTCCACGAGGCCCAGAACGGCTACTTCCTGGTCCGCGTCAACAAGCACCGGATCGACATCTACGCGCCGGCCGTGTTTGCCGAACAGTTCGAAGAAGTCGGCGCCGCGCCGGCCGCTGTCGAACCGGTGGAGGCGGCTCCGGCGGTCAGCGAGCCCGAGAAGGCGTCGCCGGCCAAGGGCCGCGCCGCCAAGACCGAAGCTGCCCCGGCGGCGGACGCCGGCGCCGACGAAGCCTAATCGACATCTCGGGGACCTCCATGACCACTCGCTCTACCGCGCTTTACGACGTCGCTGGCGTCATCGGCCGTTTCCAGTGTGCCCAAGAAGGGCATCTGGATGTGATCGGCAAGGCCATGGAGGTCTCCGACCGTGTCCACGTGATGCTCGGGTCGGCCAACGTCGCCCGCGACACGCGCAACCCCTTCACCTACGAAGAACGACGCGACGTCCTGGAGGCCTGCCTGCGCGAGCGCTGGAGCCCCGGTGAAATGTCGCGCATCTCGTTCGCGCCACTGAACGACCGGCCCTACGACAAGGCGGGCTGGATCGATTCGGTGAACGCGTCGGTGCGAGGCGCCACGAACGCGCTACGGCCTCGCGTCTCCCTGGTCGGCAACATTCGCGACGCCACCAGCGAGTACCTGACATGGTTCCGCGCCTGGGATTATGTGCCCGTCCCCGACAGCGGGACGAACGCCACCGCGATCCGCAAAGCCTACTTCACCGGCGCGGTCGACTTCGACTCCAAGGGCTGGAACGACGGCTTCGACTGGAGCACCGTTCCGCGTCCGACCATCGAATTCCTGCGCAAGTTCCGCGACCGCCCTGTCTACGCCTACCTCATGAAGCAGTTGGCGGCCGAGATCGCCTATCGCGAAAAGTGGGGCGACGGTCCGCACCAGACGGTCGACCCGGTCATCCTGGCCGGCGACCAGATCGCCATGATCACGCGCGGTGGCGAAGAAGGCACCGGCATGAAGGGGCTGCCCGGTGGCTTCCTGAACGCGTACGAGCGCACGCTGGACGGCGCGGCTCGTGAAGGTGTCGAGGAGACCGGCATCTTCATCGAAGACCGTGATCTGCCCGCGTTCCAGGCCTACCTGGGCGAGTGCCACGAAGCCCGCGTCGCCAACCGCCCGGCCCCGCCAGCGCCGGGTTTCCTGACCGAAGCGATCACGCTGCTGAAGTCCTTCCACCAAGGTGAAGGACACCGGTTCGACGATCCCAACCGCTCGCGTCGAGGGCACCTGATCACCGAAGCACACCTCTTCCAAATTCCCAAGGGCTATGGCTTGCCGCGCCTGATCGGGATGGACGACGCCAAGGCCGCCTTCTGGATGCCTACGTTCGACCTCGACCCGACCGACACGTTCGAGGACCACGCCCACATCGCCGACTTCATGATCGGCCGCTACGCCAGCTTCTGAGGAGACACCCTTTGCGCATCAAGGAACGCCTGCCCGAGCACATGCCGCCGCTGCGGTATAACCTCGTCGCCGATACCGACAGCTACAAGTTCAGCCATTTCCTGATCTACCGGACGGGCACGACGAGCGTCTACAGCTACATCGAGAGCCGTGGCGGCCATTATCCGGCGATCATGTTCGCCGGCCTCCAGCCGCTGCTCTATGCCAAGCTGGGCCAGCGTGTCACCGAAGCCGATATCGACGAACTGCGTCGCGACCTGCCCAAGCATGGTGTGCCGTTCAACGAGGCCGGCTGGCGCAAGATCATCGACGTCTATGGTGGCTGGTTGCCGCTGCGCATCAAGGCCGTCGCCGAAGGCACCCTGGTGCCGGTCAAGAACGTCCTCTTCACCGTCGAGAACCTGGACCCGGACCTCTACTGGCTGACCAGCTACTTCGAGACGATGATCCTGCGCGACCTGTGGACGGCCTGCTCGATCGCGACCCGGAACTTCTACATCGCCCAGCGCATCAACGCCTCGTGGGTCGACCGCAGCGACACTCCGATGAGCCCGTTCGCGTTCCTGGACTTCTCGTCGCGCGGCGTCATGGGCTACGATCACTCGTGCCTCGCCGGCATCGGGCACCTGTTCCACTTCATGGGCTCGGACAACTACCCGGCCGTGCGCCATGTCAATTACTACTACCACCACGAGATGTCGGGCTTCTCGGTCATCGCGTCCGAGCACTCGATCTCGTGCGGTTTCGGCCGCGACAACGATGCCGACTACATCGACAACGCCATCGAGCGCGTGCCCGAGGGCTCCATCCTGTCGCTGGTCGGCGACACCTGGAACATCTTCGAGTTCTCCAAGACGCTGGTCACCCGCAAGGAGGCCATCATCAACAAGAACATCACGATGGTCTGCCGGCCGGACTCGGGTGAAATCTTCGAGGTCAATCCCGAGGTTCTGCGCATCCTGGCCGGCGGGTTCGGCACCGATCGCAACTCCAAGGGCCGCGACGTCATTCGCTATGGCGTCAAGGTGCTGACCGGCGACGGCATGAACGAGAAGACGCACATGCAGCCGTTCGACGTCGCCGAGACGCTGGGCATCGCGCCCGACAGCGTGATGACGGCGGCCGGCGGCGGTATGGCGACAGCCGACATGGACCGCGATAAGAACCGCTGGGCGATGAAGGCCTCCAATCACGTGATCGATGGCGTCGAGACGCCGATCATGAAGGACCCGATCACCGATCCTGGCAAGGCCTCCAAGGCCGGCCGCTTCGCGCTGATCTACAGCCCCTCGACCGGCTACCAGTCGGTCAACATCGAAGCTGGCGAAGTGCGTCCCGACGACCTGCTCGTCGAGCGCTTCAATACCGGTCGCGTCCTCAACGCCCACTACCTGGACGACATCCGCACCCTGGTGGCGTCGCAGTTCTGATGGGCATGCGGCTGTTCTCTTCCGGGCGCTCGCCCAGGGCGGCGAGCGGCCCGCGCATCCTGTCGACGGGAAAGACCGAGGCTAGTCCTCGGCCCTTCTCGATCGGCGGGGCGCCGCGCGCCGTCAGGTCGTCGATCTCGCCCGGCAGCAGCTATCGGGAGCCCGAGCCGATACGCGGCTCGATCTCTCCTGGTAGTGCGCCGCGAACGCGAGGTGGGGTTTCGCCCATGTCGCTGACACCGGGCGATCCCGATCCGGTCAAATGGAAGCTGATTCGAGAGCAGCGCAGCGGCCGGGGACTTGTCCTGGAGATCGACTACCCCGGCTGCACGAACTATGAGGGCCGTAAGGTGCTGGTGTTCCAGGCCTACAGCCTGGACGAGATCACCAAGAAGAACAAGGGGTGGCTTGATCCCCACTTCCTGAATGATCCCAAGCTGATCTCGCCGGTGGCGCGCTTTGAGCCGACGGACCGGGGTTGGCGGATGGCCCTGGCCTGCGCCAAAGCCTTGTGATGGAACCGGCGTCTATCCTCCTCTTGGTGGCGCTGGTCCTGACCGGGATCATCTGGCTCCTGGTTCCTCTGCGCGATTCTTGACCCATGTCACGGAGCGTGACATGAAGGCTCCGACCATGCGTCCTTCCCTCAACACCCGTGAGCATCGCTATGTCTCCGAGCGAGACGCCGAACTGGCTCGCTTTGACGCGGCCTGCCCGGAGGAGCGCATCTGCCTGATGGACTTTACCGTCGGCGACCTCGATCTTGCCCTGGGCGTCCTGGGCTTTACCCGCGAGGATGCCGACTGGGCCATGGTCTGGGGCTTTTGCGAGCGGCAGTACCGCCGGATGGACAACACCAAGATCGAGATCGGCGCCAAGGCCTATGAAGACCTCATCCAAAGAAGCCTCCGCCCCGCCCCCAAAGTGGTGGAGCCAAACCGTCTCTCAGCGCGTGAGAGACTCCGCCAACTCAGTCTGGGTCGATCTGTGTCTCGATCTGCAAGCCTTCGAGAATCGAAAGCCGCCTAGCAAGCGGGTTGTCGAGGCGGTGCTGATCGGCAAGATGATCGGCGTGGGTAAGCTCCTGCGCGCCCTCTTCGAGGACCAGATCACCGACCCGGCCGAACTGCGCCGACGCGGACGCGAATACCTGGGACTGCCCCAGAGGATGCCCAAGCGCCTGACCGACGCGCAGGATCGGCCGGACATCCACAAGAAGCTGAACGACGCCCTGGCCGCCCTCAGTACGGGTGGTTGACAGCGTGTCGTGGATCATGACATGAGAGCATCATGAGCTACGCCCTTTACAACCGACAAAGTGGTGGCCTGCGCTTCTGGACGCAGCGGGAAATCCTCCTGCGCGAACAGATGGTCGCACGTCTCCTGGAGGCCGTCTCGCGACCCCTCCTCGATCTCAACTCGGCTTGGCGCTTCGAACGCGTCGAGACGCCGCTGATGATGCCGCGAGAAGACTTCTCGTGCGCCTATGACGGCAGCGACATCTTCGAACTGGCCGGCGTCCTGGGCGACAAGCCTTTCGCGTTGCGCGCGGAGACCACGCCCGGCACCTACAAAATCGCCGAGCACCTCCTGCGCCAGTCCGGCTACAAGGCGCCGCTGTGCGTCTGGCAGGCTGGTCCGTCGTTCCGCCGCGAGAGCAGCGACGGCGCCACGGCTGAGAAGCTGCGTTTCAACCAGTTCTGGCAACTGGAATTCCAGTGCCTCTATGCCGAGGACACCAAGGCCGACTACGCCACGCCGGTGCGCGAAAGCGTCCTGCGCGAAGTCGAACTGATCGTCGGTGACCAGGGCCGCCTGATCCCCAGTGACCGCCTGCCGGCCTACGCCACCGAGACGATCGACATCGAAACCGGCTGGAAGGGCGAGTGGAAGGAAGTGGCGTCGACCTCTCGCCGCACCGACTTCCCCGAGATCAACGGCGCGCGCAAGCTCACCTGCTTCGAGGTCGCCATCGGCCTGGACCGCCTCGTGGCGATCCTGAACGGTGAAGTCTGACCTTGGCCGTCCTAACCAGCGTCCAGTACGAGACGGTGATCAATCAGCTTCGACACGCGCTGCGAGATGCGCGAGACGAGGTGGAACTGGTCGCCGCTTCGGACGGCCTCACCCCCAACACCGTGCGACGCCGCCAGATCGTCGCCCACTGCGATCTGGCGCTCGGCTCTGCCCGCATTATAGACGAGGTGCCCCGTGACTCGTGACGAAGCCCGCGACGCCATCATCGAAATCCTCTACGAAGAGGCGGCCGACAGTCCCCGCTATATGGGCAATGGAGGTCCCGAAGTCGTCGCCGACATGATCCTCAACCGCCTGGGGCATCGGGTCTCCTATGATCGCATCCAGCGCCCGGAGACGTCGTGCTGGGTGCCGATCGAGATCACCAATGATGGCGACAGGGTGATGACGATCCACGACCCTTTCCGCTCCTATGAGGCCGCCGAGGCCTTCGAGGCGGCGTGTGATCGCGACAGCATCTTCGAGTTCTACCAGAACCATATTGCCGGCGACATCGCCGAAGACGGGATCGTCTACGCCCTGATCGAATACGACCGGGCCAATGACTGCCTGACCGTCGACTCGATCTACATCAACCGCGCCGAGGCCGAGAACGGCATGGCCAAGGAGAAGGCGGAGATCGCCGCCGAGGGGTTGACGGGGCATTACGACTTCCACATCCAGCAGATGAAGCTTCAGGCGTGAAGCCTTCGAGAGCGGTAGGCCTATAAAGATCAAACACTCTGATTTCCCTGGGATTTTAACTGATCCCAGGGTTTTGTCTTTATAGCTTATAAAAGGCCTCCTGTGCCCCCTCCACGCAAGAACCCCAAGCACCAAATCCCGCCTCCCGAGGTCCTCTATGCGGACGCGATCGATGCGGGGCTCGTCAAGGTCGTCCGGCGACCCGGCAAACCGCCCCTGATAATTTGGTTGACCTGAGCAAGAAACCTGTTGACATCCAGTCCCATGCCGTCTAAAAGGGCGCTATGAACACCGACGCATACCTTCTCGACGACGGCGCCCACGAGGTCGTTACCGATCGTCCCTCCCGCGCCAGGGTTCCTGCGAAAAGCCTCGACGAGGTGATCCAGGAGCCGATCGGTGGCCGGATGGCGCGCGTCCAGGCCGCCGGCGACCGCGCGCGGCGCGAGTTCCTCCTGATCCGGGCGCCCTGGGGCGTGGCTAAAGTCACGATCGCCCATGTGCCTGTCTTCCGCGCCCTGATCCGCGCCAACCTGATCCGACGCACCAAGGGCGAGATCGATCCAGGCGCCTCGATCAGCGACATCGCCGAGATCGCCTGCTTGCCACCCGAAAAGGTGCGGTCGGTGATCGCCAGTCTGGTCAAGAACCAAGCCGTTCGCTCCAAGGCCACCCACCTGGGTTGGCAGGGTTACACGGCCCGCTACTACCCCACAGATTTGGGTCGTGAACTCTTTGCGATGGCCGAACGTTGGGGTGAAGGCGTCATGGTCCAGGTTGGCTCGACCTCCAACGCCTGGAAGGATCGTAGCCAGTCTGAGCCGCCGAACCTCTTCCAACACGCCGACCTGATCCGCCGCAACCTCGCCGCCTAAGAAGGAGACCTCGAATGATGATGACGCCTCTGCAACTGAAAGAAATCGGCCAGCGCGCCTGGGCGCAGATGTGGCAGACCGAAGTCGCCGCCGCGACCAACCTCAACAAGGGCCTGATCTCGCGGATCATCTCGGGCACCCGCGCCATGTCGCCGACCCTGGTCGAGCGCATCCGGCCGGCGGTGATCGACAAGCTGGCGAACTTCGCCGACATCCTGAACCTGCCGGGCATGCCTGAGGCAGGGAGCTTCGAGTCGCAGGCCGCCGCCGATCTGATCCGCGAGGCGGTTCTGGTGGCCAACGGCGACAAGGAAGCGGTCGCCCGCGCCAAGCGCCGCGCGTCAAACGCGGCCAAGGCTGAAGCCAAGCAGGCCGCCTAATGGCGCGACGGACGAAAAGTCTGCCTTTCCATCAGGACTGCTTCGACGAAGGTAAGGCCTGCTACGAGCGCGGAGTCACGTCGGTTGACGACGCCTCGGCGGCTCGGCCCTATCGATTGTTTGGCGCCCTCGACGAACACGCCAAGGCAGTCTCTTGGGGCAAGGGCTGGAACGCCGCCCAGGAGGCGGCTAGGAAGGCGTAGGCTAGCGACCCAGCGGCAGGATACAAAGAAGGCCCCAGGAGCGATCCTGGGGCCTTTCTTGTGGATGCTAGACCGGCTCGGGCGGGTAGCGGACCCTGGGTCCAGGCTGCATTTCGTAGTCGATGGTGTAGATGACGTTGTTCTCGACCTCGATGTCGGTCTGGGACTGGAAATCACCACAGGTCTCGGTGATCGTTCCGTTGAGGGTGTAGCCCTTGAGCGGACCGTCGAGGAAGTAACCGATCCAGGCGGCCACTTCGCATTGGCCCTCTCCGGCGGTGTATTCCAGTTCGCCGTCCTCGTTGATCTCCAGCCCGCACCACTGCTGGGGAGCGTAGCGATCGTTGTGGCCGTCCTTATAGCGGTTGACCTCCTTGGCCTTCTTCATCGAGACTTCGGGGGTGATCGTGATGGTGCCGCTGTAGGCGTAGTCGTAACCCATGGTGGTGCTCCTTAAAGGGTGCGTTCGGCGCCGTGCCACTTGGTGGCCACGCCCATGCGGGGGATGCCTTCGCCAGTCCAGCCGAAGTGGGTGATGGTCACCACCTTCTGCTCCTGGCCGGCCTCGCCCAGCAGGTCCTTGTTGAACTTCGACTGGCCGCCCTTGATACCGGCGCCGAAGGTGCGGCCGTCGGGCAGGCGGCAGGTGACGCGCTTGGCGTAGCCGCTGTAGTTGCCCTTGCCCTCGATGATGTCGACGACCTCGAACTCGCCGTCGTCGAAGACCTTGTTCTTCAGGACGCTCCAGGAGCGCTTCTGCTCATAGCCGCAGAGATCAAGCTTAGGCATTTGGCCCTCATAGCCCAGGTCGACTTGCTCGGAGCGGTGCTGCTCCAGGTGTTCGGCGCTGGTGATCGGCTCCAGCGGCACGATGTGCAGGATGCCGTCGGCCAACTCGACGTGCTCGGCGGTCTGCTCGACCAGGGCCTCGTAGCGGTCCGGGTAGCGATCGTCGCGCACATGCGGGGCGGCATAGTCGTAGAGATGGAACTGTGCCATCTCGCGGGCGAGGGCATACTGCTCCTCGGAGATGTTCTTCTGCTTCTTCAGGATCGAGACCAGGGTCTCGAAGTCGTCCTTGAAGACGTGGTTGTAGAGTTCGCCATGCAGGACCGCGTCGGGATATTCCTCGAAGAAGCCGGCCAGGGCTTCCATGATATGCGGCACGGCGACAATCGGCTGGCCCTCGCGCGAGGTCAGGCCGGTCTTCTGGGCGATGCAGCAGAAGCCGTCGAGCTTGGGTTGGGCGTAGACGCCGGTATCGCCGTCAAAGCGCGGCGTCCAGCCGGACTTCTTCAGACGCTTCTGGGCGCCTTCCCAGCCCAGATCGCTCCATTTCTGCGCCAGCATCGGCTTGAAGAAGCGCGCTTCGCCGGCCGCCGCCTCGGGCGTCTCGAAGTATTCGCGCTTCAACTGGTACTCGTAGCCCGAAGCGATCTCGAAGGCAGCCTGCTCCTCGTCGGAGCGCTTCTGCTTGCCCACGCATTGGGTCCACTCGCTGGTGGTCAGGGCGCCGCCGTCCAGGCCCGCGACGGTGCGGTGCTTGGAGCCTTCCTGCTCCATGCGCCAGACGCGAAGCTTGCCCTTGCTGTCGAACTTGTAGAGCGGCGGCCCCACGATGAGGGTGTCGGTGGTCATGGTGTCGTCTCGGTCGGTTGGAGAGAGCCAGCGGCAATGAGCCGGGCCTTGGGTTCGTCTCGGTTTGGCCATTGCCAGACCGAGTAGTTGCCCGCGTCGTCGAACTCGACTTCCCAGACGGTCATGCCGGCCTTGTGGCAGCGGGCCAGCATGTCGTTGGTGCCGTTGTGGCCGGGGAAGCCGACACAAAGCCTAGGCTTCATGTCGACCATCCGCTGGTTTCGGTTCTTGGGCGCGGCGTAGGGGTCGTGGCCATCATAGGCGTGGTCGATCGGGACGCGGATCAACCCGGCGCCTCGGGCCTGCGCCCAAAGCTCACCAAACTGATCCGCACCTTTCGCCCGACCGGAAATCAGGGTGATCGCCGGCGGGTCGGGGAACACCGCGTCCAGGACCGTGTGGACCTGTGTCTTGGTGATCTTGACCCGAGGTCCCGTGATGACCATCAGCATGGGCAGCCGGCCTCCATGCGGGCGACCTTGCCCTCGAAGCGCACGCCGCCCAGCATGTCGCGCACCGAGTCGAACGCCTTGGCGTCCTTGGTGTGGGCGATCAGGAAGTCGTGGACCACCTTGCCGGCGCCAACGGTCTTATCCTTGCGCAGGCTGAAGGCGCACGAACGCACGCCATGGGGCGCATCCTTCAAGGTGACGGTGGCGAAGGTCTTCTGGTCGACGTCCTGGCCGGCCGTGACCAAGGTCTGGACGCAATCGCCCAGGCCGGCATAGGCCGACATCAGGGTTCCAGCGAAGGCTTCGACCTGGGCGCGGGTGCGCTCGTCGAACAACGGCAGGGCGTCGTCGATCTGGCCGTCCAGGATCAGGCGGGCCAGATCGTGCTCACGGCTGACGTCGTCCTTGATCCGATGCAGGCGCCGATACTCGTCGGTCTTGATCTTGACGAACAGACCGTCCTCGAACACCAGCACCACGCCCTCACCGCCCTCGGCGCGGCTGTGGACTGCCAGGACATCCTCGTGCCTGGAGAAGGCCGGATAGGTCGGAGCGACGCGCACGCCGTATTCGATGGACAGGACCTGCAAGGCGTCCAAGGACAGGTAGTCGCCGTTGGCGATGTCGCGCGCCTGGAGCAAGACCAGTTCAGGCTGGTCGTAGGCCTCGACGATGCGGTTGTCCGGGCCGATGTACTCGAACACCGGAGTGAAGCCGCTGACGAGGCTCTCGATCAGGCCCTGGCGAAGATAGTCGTTGCCTTCCAGGAACAACCGTTCGGCTTCCAGGGCCACGTCGGTGCGGCCCATGCGGGTCATGAAGACCAGTCTGTCCTTGACGAAGGCCGGATGGATCATCGATCCGTCCATCTTCTCCATGACGACATGAGGCTTGCCGAAGTCGACCTGCTGCAACCCCGTCTCGGGCTTTTCACCCCAATTGAAGAACTTGTGCAGCGGGCGGGCGATGATCACGCCCTCTTCGTCGAACTTGATGCCCCGGCACTCGCGGCGCAGCGGCTCGTCGAAGCTGTCGGCCAGGACGTAGCGGTAGTCGATGACCGTGTAGCCGTCCTTTTTGGCCACAACAAACTCCTCCCGACCCGTAAGGGCCGGGAGAAGCTGATCGATATGCTCGATCAGCGGGAAAGTGGACATGTAGGTTTAGTCCTGGATTTGCAGGATGAAGACCGGCTGCAACTGCTCGTCGATGGTCTTGATGACCACAACGCGCGCGGCGCCGATGATGAAAACGCGGTTTTCGATGTGATTGAGGTGCTTGAAGAACTTGTTGCGCGTACGCTTGTCTTCAGGGTTGCCGTCGATCAAATCGTTACTGTTGTCTTCGGCCAGACCGAACAGGTCATTCGCCGTAACCGGGCGATCCGAATACTTCTTGAACCAGTCACGGACCAACATACGCGTCGCCGCTTCGTCCATGTCCGCCTCGGCCATCTTGCGATTGTCGAGGAAGCCTTCGACGCCGGCTGCCTGGAGCACGCCGCCGACCTTCTCGGCCCAGTCCTCGAACGAGGCGAGCTTGCGGTCCTTGAACGGCTTGGACTTGGTGTTGACCAGCCAGTGCTGGATCAACGTCAGGATGGCGCCGATGATCTGCGAGCGGTTGTCCTTGAGCCACTCGTGGAGGTTAGGGTGGCCCTTGAAGACGCGGTTGTTGATCTCCTCGTCCTTCAGGTTCAGTCGGATGGTGACTACGCGCCGGCCCATTTCCGGCTTGATGTCCGGGTTGTTGCCGGTCGCGATCCAGTTGAACCGGTTGGCGACTTCGATGTTGCGCGAGGCGCCCAGGACGCGACCCCCGACCTGGGACGAGGTGATCGCGCGCATGATCTCGCGATTGTTGAAGCTCTTGACGTCGTCGAAGAACATGTGGGACTTGGCCGCCAGGGCGCCTGCGAGCAGGGCCTTGGCCATTTCGTCCGGGTTCTCCGTGTAGATCATCGGAGCGCCCTCTTCCCCGTCGAACAGGAGGATGGGAATCTTCCCGAGATAGGTGCCGCCCGTGCCGGGGACCGGCTTGGAGACGAAGAAGACCGGCGTGCAGCCGTTGATCATCCGGCGCATGAACGGCGTCAGGATCATGGCCAGGGCGTTGGCCCTGGACGGCTCGCGACGCTCGACGCCCTTGCTGTCGTAGTCCGAGAACGGGAAGTCGATCAGCATCTCGTCGGCCAGGAGGCGCACGGCCTCCTTGACCTCTTCTTCCGTAGGGGCATCGGGGACGTTCGGCGCCTCGAAGTCGAGCGACGGGATCAGCAGGCCCTCGTCTTCGTAGTAGCCCGGTTCGGAGATCAGGCGCCCCTTGCTGTCATAGATCGGGGTGTAGATGATCTCCGGCGCGTAGGGCATTTCCTCGTAGACGGTCTCGTAGACCTGATCTCCGACTTCCTTGGGAACCGGGGAGCGGGGGCCGTACCCGCCATCGTCCGTGGTGCGGACGAAGGTGATGTACTTGTTCAGTTCCGACCACAGCGTCTTGGACGAGACTTCGTCGTAGCGCGTACGGCCCGTCTTGGAGTGGGTCAGACGGACGGGGCGGTGCTCCAGGGACGCGAAGTGGGGCAGACCCTCTTCCTCGTTCTTGGCCCGCAGGATGCCAAAGCAGGCTTCGGTCGCTTCGTGGAAGTCGATCTCGCCCGAATAGGTGAACATCAGGCGCTTGCCATCGTCCAACTTGACCTGCTTTTGGCCCTTCTTGTCCTTGCTGGCGGTGATCTCGCGCTTGATGCGGTTGAGTTCGGCCTTGAAGCGCGGCGAGGACAGGCCCAGCTTCTTCTGGATCATCTCGATGGCCCGCGCTTCGTCCAGGGACGAGAGGTTGGCTTCGAGGATGGTCTTGAGGGCGTCTTCGATCTCGCCGGCCGACGACTTTGAGGTGATCGCCTCGGCCTTGATCTGGTACTCCTCGCGCGCGGTGTCCTCAATCTCGATACGCGTGGCTTCTTCGATGCGCTTGGCCTGCTGGGGCGTGGCGTTCTCAACCGCGTCCTCGTCGAGAACGGCGTTGAAGTCCTCCTTCTCGATGTCCTCGCGCTCGAACCAGCCGTCGGCGATCATCTTACCGACCATGTCCAGGTTCGTGCGTTCCTGGCACGACTCGTGACGGCACGAGACGGTGAAGATTTCGCTCGGGCCATCGCCGGCGTTGACGGCCATGCAGGCCCGGTCCTCGGGATCGCCGGGGTTGGAGTGATGCTCGTCGAACGGGCACTCGATCTCGATCTTCAGCCCCGTATCCGACCGGATACGCTCGGGCGCGAAGCTGCGCACCATGTCGGCGATCTGGAAACCGTGGGCGCGCTTGATCGACCAACGGCCCAGGTCACGACCCTCGGGCGTCGTCGACTTGGACTTGCCCTGGTTCAGGAACTTGTCCAGTTCTTCGCCGCTGTCGACAAGCTGCATCGTGCGCCAGTCGAAGAGGTCGCCGCCGAACAGGCTGATCTCGAACGGTGCGCCCTTCTCGTGGCGCGGCAGATAGAACAGGCGGTTGGGATCGCTGCCGGTCTTGTCGATCGGCAGGTCGCCCAGGTCGCGGGCCAGGGCCTTGGGGATCAGACGCCATTTTTCCAGGGCGGCCTTTTGCGAGGTGCCCTTGGACTCTTCGGCGATGTCGTAGGGTTCGGCCATCGGCAGCACGATCCGGTGCTTGGGCATCGGCATGTGCTCGATGACGGCTTCGATGCCGCGATCGGAGTGGTCGTAGCTGACGATACGAGCGTCGGTGACGACCTGGGGCTCGTACTTCTTGGCCTCGACCAGATAGAGTTGAATCGTCTCGGGGTCCTCGATATCGAGGCCGGCGTGATTCTTCTCGATCCAGTTCAGAATGATGTCCTTACGCACCTTGGTGCGGGACTTCATGTGGCTGTGGGTGGTGTAGCGCACTGCCATCAGGCCGAGCTTCTTCAGGGCCTTGTCCAGGTCCGCGCCGCTCATGCCAGTGTCGATGTCGAGGCCGACCGAGGTCAGGGTCTTGACCGAGTTGATGCCGCGCTTGCCTGCGACCATGTCGCCCAGCACCCAGGCCAGCCCGTCCTTCTTGCCCTCCTTGTGCTGGCAGAGCATGGCCATCATCTGGCCAAGCTTGATGGACTGGGGCTTCCAGTTGTAGGTCTCGGCATTGGCGCCGACGGTGACGATGATGTCCTGATGCAGAACCGGGTTGCTCTCGTCGTAGGACGACCGCACGAAGGCGTCGCCGTACTTGACCGGCTCCTCGTCCCACGGCGCCTCGTCCTCGGCGTTAACCTTAACGGCCGGCTTCTTTTTGGCGGCGGCCTTCTTCTTGGGCTTGGCTTGCGGCTCGGCCTGAACTTCAGCGGCCAGCGCCTCGATCTCGGCCTGGGCGGCCTTCTCGGCGTCGGCCTTGGACACGGCCGCATAGATCGCGCCGTCCGAGGGCGCTGGGTCGCCATAGGCGCGTTCGAAGTCCTCGAAGGTGTAGAAGGTCTCGGCGTCCAGGCGCACGAGTTCCCAGCCGTTGGCGCCGGGCGTCGGCACCGGCTCGTCGAGCTTCATGTCGAAGGCTTCTTCGACCCAGCCCAGGGCCTCGGCCGGCATCGGGGTGTCGAAGGCCCAGAACAGGATCATCGTGCCGTCCTGGTGCAGGACAGCCGTCGGCTTCAGGCGGCAGGCGTTCCAGTCGGTCGGCGAGGCCTCGTCCTGGATGCCCCAGACGAACGGCACGGTGCCGTCTTGTTGCAGGGCCTGGATGTAGAGTTGCCCTTCTTGGGCGGTAATGGCCTCGGCTTCCGAGGCGGGGTACGGCTCGCCATTCAGATCGAAGGCGATCGGGCCGTCATAGAGCCCCGTGAGGGCTCCGGCGAAATCGAGCAAATCGGACATGCGGGAACTTTTCTGGGAGGCGTCGGTACGACAACCTCACTGCGGGTGGCACCATTTACCACTTCCGCGTCCGTGTCAAGATTTGCGTCACAGGATATTTTCGGCGTCATGTGACGTCGGAAACGACAGGAAACTCGGAGCCACTCCAGGTGGCTCCGAGCGGTATTCAGGCGGTGGGCGGCGCCATGATGAAGTCGCCGTTGAACTCGGCGTGGACCCGGTAGCCCCAGGCTTCCAGAAGCACCAGGGCGTCTCGATCGCCGATGCCGTAGCGCTTGGCGGCGACGTTCTTCTTCTGCTCGACGATGATCACCGGCCGGTTATGGCGGATGGTCTGCTCGGCGCCCGCGACGACAAACGTCTCGAAGCCCTCGACATCGATCTTCATGAAGTCGATGTCGCGGAAGGCGAACTCGTCCAGCGGCACAATCTGCAAGCTCCCCGCCGGATCGGGCTTGACGTGGGTCTTCAGGGTGGTGTCGGTCTTCTGGACGAGGCTGACGTTCTGGCGCTTGTCGCCTAGTCCCACGCCATAAGCGGTCACGTGGCGGAAGCCGCCCGGCGAGACGCCAGCCAGGGCCGGGGTATGGGCCTTGAGATTGGCCGTGAAGCACGCGGCCTTCTGCGGATCGGGATCGAAGGCGTAGACGTGCTCGAAGCCGTGGCTCAGTAGCTGCATCGACCACATGCCGATGTGGCTGCCGACGTCGATGGCGTTGCGCCGGCGCTTGGTCAGCACCAGGGCCGCTTCCAGCTTATGGTGCTGGTAGGCAGGGCGGCCCAGGGCGATCGTATCCCTGAAGATTTCGTCCAGACGCGTTTCGCTGTCTGGGACGTAGTAGCCGTGGACTTCCTTCATGTGCTTTCCTGCTTGGAGGGAACTTAGTCGTAGAGGCTCGATACCAGCGCGCCTTGCTGTTCGGAAGGCTCGATGTAGGCCTGCGTGGTCGCGAGGCTGGCATGGCCAGCCATGATCTGGACATCGCGCAGCGAGCAGCCGGCGAACTGCATCTTGCGGGCGGCCTGGGTGACGAAGGTGCGCCGACCACTGTGGCTGGAGCAACCGTCGTAGTTGTAGCGCTCGTAGATGCGCCCAAACCACTTGGCCACCGAGTTGGCCAGCAGCGGGCCGTAGCCAGGAGGGCAGTCCAGGCGGTGAAAGACATGGACGTCGGTCTGGCGCAGGGCGCGCAGTTCCTTCAGCGCCTGGACCATCTGGGGCGGGATCGGCAGGGTGCGCTCGCGGCCCCGCTTGCCAATGTCGCCCGAGATGAAGATCGTGTGCTGGACCGTGCCATCCTCCAGGACGGTGGTGCGGAAGCGGCCCTTGGCGTCGAGGATGTGGCGATCCCATTCCAGGTAGGCGATCTCCTGGGCGCGCAGGCCGCAGTAGAAGGACAGGAGGATGCCGACCAGATCGCGCTCAGGCGTCTTGCTGTCTTCCTCGACCAGACCCCGCAGTTCCTGGAACTGGGCGGGGGTGAGGATTTTGGCGCGGTGCAGGACGCCCTTCTTGGTCTTGGCCGGCTCGCGGCGCGCAGCCGCCAGGGTCGAAGGGCGGGCGTGGCGCCGCAACTGGTTGAGATGGACGATATCGGCGGCTGGGCGCATACGGGTGTCTCCGTGTCACGTTTCGTGAAGCAGAGGTATGCGCTTTCGTGACAGGAGTCAACAGACTTCTGGCAGAATTAACTATGCCACGTAGCTGGGACCCGCTTCGCGCCCGTCCCTGGTCAGGGCCGGCGCGGGCTCTACACCTGAAACACCATCCCTGAACCGCGAGCGACGATTGGCCTGGGTCTGGGCGATGGCGGCCTTCAGGAGCTTCTTGTTCTTGCCGATCGACTTGGACATCAGCTTGTCGAACTGCTTGAGGACGTCGGCCACGGGCGCCTTGAGCTTCCATTCCCACACAGGCACGTCGTCGACGCAGACCTGGGTCCAGGACTGGCGCCGACGTCCTTGGGAGTCGTAGCCAGGGGCGATGACGTTGAAGGTCTGGCCGTTACGCATGAACGAGCCGATGACGCGCGCTTTGAGGCCGCCGGTCTCGTGATCGGCGTAGAGGATCAGGTTCTTTTTGACAGACATCAGTGCAGGCGCTTCTTGGGCGGAGCGTCCCCGGTGCGCAGGAGGATGAGCATGTTATCGAACTGCTCAAACCACCACTCGTTGACCGCTTCTTCCTGCGACTCCTGGAGCCGGCCGTGGAACTGGGCGCGCAGGTCGGCGAGATAAAGGCCGGCGACGGCGTTGTCGACGCTGAGCGTCCTGATCAGCCGGTCGAAGTCGAAATCGTCGGTCAGGTCGAACTGGTCGGGCTTTCCGCCGACGATTCGGCAAATTTGTTCGACCTTCTGACGGTTGCTCGGACGCTGGACCAGTCTTCCGTCTGGGGTCTCGTCGTCGAGGATTTGGCGGAGGACGGCGGCTCGGCGTCCGAGGTCATCGGCACGGTCTTCTCGCTCACCGCGAGGATCAGGTTGTGGATTGGACACGTCTTCCTCGCATACCATACGCGGTTGCCATCCCGATCGAAAATCTCGATCAGGTCCAGCTTCGGGCCGGGCTCCTGGCAAGTACAATTCATCCGGCAAGCATGGCCGAAATACCCCACCATGTCAAGGAATGTGACCCAAGTCAACCCTCCTTACTCATGACGCAATTCTTGACACGGAACATGGTTAACGCTTAGGTGGCGGCATGCCCGTCATCTTCCAGAAGATCATCAAGCGCGAAGACGCGCGCCGAAACCCGTACCTGCTCTATGCCTTCGGCGACAACGTGGCTCGCAAGGGCTACGGCGGCCAAGCCGCCGAGCTTCGCGGCGAGCCCAACGCCGTGGGCATCCGCACCAAGTACACCCCCGGCGAGATGTACTTCGTCGAGGCGCCGCTGGAGACCGAAGCCCAGAAGAAGATGATCGACCAGGACATGCGCCGCCTCTTCAAGCATGTCCAGCAGGGCGGCATCGTGGTGTGGCCGGCCGATGGCGTGGGCACCAACCGCGCGCGCATGGCGATCACCGCGCCCACCACCTTCGAATACCTCCAGACCAAGCTCGAAGCCCTGATCCTGGCCTCGCGCGCGCAGCAGGCGGCCCATGGCCAGGATTGATTACCGCGACGGGCGGTTCGTCGGCCTGGGGACCTACGAAGAACGGACGATCTGGCAGAAGGCCGGCTTCACCCTGGACGCCAACTCCAAACCGCGCGCCTGGGTGGCGGCCAATCTCGACATCGCCACGGCCGTCGATGGCGTGGTGTGGACCGAGGCGGCGATGTCCGCCGCATCCCTGCAACGCTCCCATTCCATCGACAGCCTGGAGCGCAGCTATCAGGCCTTCACCGACTTCGAGCCGCCTATCCCCCAGGCCCTGAAGGACCAGGGCATTGGACCATTCCCCTTCCAGAAGGCGGGCGTCGAATACATCCTGATGCGCAAGGACACGCTGGTCGGCGACCAGCCGGGTCTTGGCAAGACCATCCAGGCGATCCTGGGCGGCAACAGCATCGGCGTCTATACCGATGATGCGCCCATCACCGGCGCGCTCGTGGTCGTACCAGCCTCGCTGAAGGAGAACTGGCGCCGCGAATGGGTCAAGTGGCAGACCCAGGGCCTGACCGTAGGCATCGCCGAGGCGAGCTTCATCGAGAAGGTGCCCGACGGTCACTTCAAGAACGGTAAGCCGCGCTTCAAGCGCGTAAAGCGCGTCGACGTCTGGCCCGACACCGACGTGGTGATCATCAACTACGAAATCCTCGATCGGTTCACGCCGAGGATCAAGGAGCGCGAGTGGGACTATCTCGTCTGCGACGAGGCTCATGCGCTGAAGACCCCCGATAGCCAGCGGACCCTGTTCATCTGCGGCGGTGTGCAGCCGGCGGACTTCAAGAAAGGCCGACGCCTACCCGTCACCTGGAAGCCGATCGAGGCGCGTCGTCGCGTCTTCCTGACCGGCACGCCGATGATGAGCCGGCCGGCGGAGTTCTGGTCGATCGTCAAGGCCTTCGATCCAACAGGCCTGGGACGTAATCAGGAGGCGTTCTACTACCGCTACTGCGGCGCCTACCGCACCCATCACGGCCTGGACACCTCGGGCGCGACCAACCTGAAGGAACTGGGCGAGAAGCTGCGCCGGTCCTTCATGATCCGGCGCCTCAAGCGCGAGGTGCTGCCCGAGCTTCCACCCAAGACGCGCTCGATCGTGGCGCTCGACAGCGCCGAGATCAGGGACCTCGTCACCAAGGAAGACGAACTGGGCCAAAGCCTGCGCCTGTTCGAACACATGATGGCGGCGCCTGACCCCAACAAGGTCTTCAACAGCGTCGAGGACTACGAGGCCTTCCAGGGCCAGATGATCGCCGACCGCGCCAAGGCCCTTGGCCTGGACATGGCGATGGGCGATGGCGAGCAGAAGACCGACGCGCGCAAGCTCAACATGGACTTTGCGGCTGCCGTCCTGGGTCTGGAGCCGCCGGCCGTCAAGATCGACTTTGAGGAGATCGCCCAGGTCCGCCGCGAACTAGGCATGGCCAAGGTCAAGGCCTCGATCGACTGGATCAAGACCTTCCTGGACGGCGGCGAAAAACTGGTCGTCTTCGCCTACCATACGGACGTCGTCGAGGCCCTGATCGAGGGGCTGAAGAAGTACAACCCGGCCTACATCTACGGCAAGGTCCCGCAACGCGAACGCCAGAACATGGTGGACGCCTTCCAGCAGACCGATCGATGCCGCGTGATCATCGGCAACATCCACGCCATGGGCGTTGGTCACACCCTGACCACGGCTCACGACGTGGCGTTCGTCGAACTGGATTGGACGCCGGCGATGATGGAGCAGTGCGAAGACCGCGTCTGCCGCATCGGGCAGACCTCCGACAAGATTTTCATCTACTACCTCGTGGCCAACGGCTCGCTGGACGCACGCATCGCCCAGGCTCTGAAGGTCAAGGAAGACAACATCGTGGAGACCATCGGATGAGCCATGCCTATGCCGACTTGGCGGATAAGCTCGCAGACGTGACCAAGACGCTGTGCGCGCCGCCCGAGGTCCAGGACCTCAAGCTCTATGAGCGCGTCAAAAAGCGAGTGCAGGAGCGGTTCGACGCGGTCAACGAGTTCCTGGACCTGCGCGAACAGACGCGCCTTCGTCAATCCACCCTCGTCGAGATGGAAGCGCTGCGTGAGACCGTGGCCATCGAGCGCGAGCGGGCGCGCAAAGCATTGATGGTCCCCGAGCGCCTGGGCGACCAAGAAGTCTGGGTCTTCCGCACTCCCGGCGGGAACGTCCACTATCCCTCAAAGCACACCGGATTCCTGGCGGAACTGGCCTATGAGTTCCCCTACTTCCAGGTGATGCTGACCACCAAGCAGCGCGCCAAGCTCAAGGGTCATCCTGGTGGTGAGCGAGACATCGGCGATGGCGCCGAGGTCGCCGGTGACTGGAGGATGGGCTACGTGGAACTGACCCTTCCGGGCGATCAGGTGCGGGGCGGGGAAACCTCGACCTTGAAGCACGAGCCACGTGTCCTGGTGATGGTGAGCCAGGACGATCTCATCGTCCGCGCGCCGGGTTGACAGCCTCGGAGCTTCACCCTAGACAGCCCAGGCCCGATGCGGCCTGGACTGCAAAGCCTGTCCGCTGAGACAAGCAGGCCTCCCACGAATGGCGTTTCCCCATTCAACGACACGGAACTGTCGTGGGAGGCCTTTTCCTGATCGCTTCCCACCTCACGGGCTTCGCCCGCTCGCCGGTCGCGCATCTCTCCTCATAGACCCTGACGAAGATACTCCCTGAGGGCTATACGGCGTCTGCCGTGTGGTCCTTCCTGCGTTGCGCCATCGCAGCCCGCGCCTTGGCCAGCCGCTCCAGGACTTCAGGAGAGGCCGTGCGCGTCTTCTTGGGTGTCCAGCGCACCTTGTGGGCCTTGAAGCTCTCCTTGAGCATCCTATGGGCTTCGACGCCCATGCCAAAGCGAACGAGGTCCAGGTAGATCGCGGCGTACTGCCATCCATGGCTGGCGACATGATAGCCGTGGCGTCGGATCGTCAGACTGTGGGCGACCTCATGCAGCACAATGTGCTCGCAGCGCGCCCAACGCGGCATCTTGATCCAATTGGTCCAGGCCTGAGCGGCTCGGCAGCGCCGGCCATCCCTCACCTCGATCTCGCGGCGCAGTTCCTTCGGGTAGCGAGCCTGTAAAGGCGCCCTCGCAAGGACCTTGGCAAGAAAGGTTTCAATTTCAGGCACTGTCTCAAGTCTCTTGCTCACATCGTTTAAGACCTTTTCGGCCTTATAGAGCTTAGACTTCTGGCTATCACGTTCTTCCTTCATCATTTTCACTCATGCTTACGGTCAAAGCCACCCTTTGACCTTGAAGAGACTATAGCACAGCCTGAAAAATACTTCAAGTACCTGTTTCTATTGCGGAAATGCCCTTTGGAAGCCTTCGGCTGCTTGAACCCTCTGTGAAATGCGGATTTCTGGTGGCGCGGCGAGCCCAGATCGGGTAAGGCGGTCGCGGACGGAGAACATCATGAACATCAAGGATATGCGCCCATCTGGCGGTCGCATCAGCGATGAGCCCATGGCGGGGACGATCAAATTCAGCCCTGGAGACGCTTTCGACCTCATGGCCTTGGCGACGGGGATCGAGGGGGCGTTCTCGCCCAGCCTTCAGGGGAAGTTCTATGCCGGCGGGGCTGACCCGATCATGCAGCCTTGGCCGCCCGGCAGCCTGGATGAGTTCCTAGGCCTGAAAGACGAAAAGCCGCCGACCTGAGGTCGGCGGCTTTCATTTGAACCCTGGGATCGGTAGGACGATCCTGACCGGCAAGGTGAAACCTGTCGCGGACTCCACGCTCTCGCGTAAGGCCTTGTCGGTGATCGAGTTGAGGGTGGCGAGCGCTTCGCGCCGGTAGGCTGCGGCTTTCGCGATCACCGCGTCCATGGCCGGTCGATGCTTCTCCCTGATCGCAGCGAAACGCGCTTCCAAGGCCTGCCCCTCGGGCGAGGCCAGGAACTCAGGAGATGGCTTGGGGATGGGCGGCATAGTCGTCCTGAAGAGGTGGAGATGCCGACGGGACTCGAACCCGCATGATCGAGATTTGCAGTCTCGCGCCTAAACCATTCAGTCCACGGCATCCATAAAAAGGAAAACCCAGCCCGAGGCGTACCTGGGGCTGGGTTCCTTTTGCCCTTGTGCCGGGTCTGGACAACCCCGTCAAGGCCCTGGCGCCGGGCCTTGAGCCGTGGGTGTGGGACGCAATGCCCAGTGACCGGAACGGCGCTGCTATGGTTGGAGGTGGCACTAGGATTTGAACCTAGGACAAGGAGGGAATGAGCCTCCCGCTCTACCGGGCTGAGCTATACCACCCCGATCTGGTTTCCAGGCCGCATGCCCTAGCTTGTGAGCCTGCTACAGGCGTCTCGCCGGGACCTAGCCTCAATCCCTGACCCCGTTGATCGGGGCCGAGCATGAGGCCTGGAAAACAGATCGGTGGCGGCCAGCGTCCCTCCGGCAGGAGACATCTGGCCTCTCATCCCTCTAGCCCGCCGGCCGACTAGTCAAAGCCATTATCTCGGCCGCAGCGCGCCCGCCTTATCTGCTCTGACTGCCACTCCCCTACTGACCGGGGAGCGACGCGAGGTTAGACCTTTCATCGACGCCTGAAGACGCCGGTTCAGCGGCCTTGTCTATTCGCTGGTATAGCCCAGCAAATGGAAGCGGGGAAGGGATTTGAACCCTTGACCTTCTGGTTATGAGCCAGACGAGCTACCGGACTGCTCCACCCCGCAACTTTGTGAAAGCTCGACGCCTCCCGAGGGCGGCACCGAACCTCCAGCTTTCGTAGATGGGATCAGAAAGCCGGCGAAACGGGGTTTCTTCCGACAGATCGCCTATTTTGAGGCCGACCTTCTGATCCCACCTGCGAAAGCAGGAGGGTGGGCGGTTTCGGGACCCAGGCCGCCCCCTGGTGTTGATCGCGCGGCTTACGCCGCCTGTCCTCTAAGCCCCTTAGGGCAAGCTGGAGACCTTGGGTGAAAAGGCGCCTCCTGAACCCCGAGCCGTTAAGCGGCCAGCTTGACCGAGGTCATGGTCGAAACCACGACGTCGTTGTCGTTTGCAGCGTTGACATTTGTCAAAGTGGGCCGAGCGCTCCCGAAGGAACCGGCAGCCATGCCGTGTCGCGTCTTCTACTTACCCTGCCTGTCGATGCTGATCGCCCCCAGAACAAAGTCTCCCGCGCCGTTCAGATCGGGCGCCGTCGCTGAAGGCGACGCCCAGGTCCCTGGGTGGGGACCGGCCGGGAGACTTGGTGGTGGAGGCGCGGGGAATCGCACCCCGGTCCAGTTCAGTCTCCGTATATTCCGTCATCCAGGTCCCGAAGGACCCTTCAGCCGACAACTCCTGACCTGTAACCTACCTCGTTTTCCATGTCAAGCATTGTGTCGGCGGGACGTGAATTTTGTCAGCGAGGGGCGCTTCGCCGAAGTCCAGCGCGCCGAAGCGCCCCACGCTCGCAATCCGGTCCTGACGTGCTAGAGACAGGGTTGTCGATGCAGGTCGAGGATGGCCGAGCTAGACCTGTGCGTCAAGCGCACTTTCTCCATGTCGCATTTCTTGACATGGAGAAAGTCGGCGCTAAGGTGTGGCTATCAAGGGCGCTGTGACGCGTCCCTGTCCTGCTCCGATCCGACTGAAAGGGAGAGCAGGCGCCGCCCATCGGAGATGGGATCACGCGGAGTGCGGAGAAGCGAGGCTGGATGGCCGAGCGAGTGCGAGTCGGAGTCAGGTTCCGGGTGACCTGGGCGCTTTCGCCTAAACCGGTCTAGTCGTCTACGGATGACCTACAGGAAGGCCCGCCAGAGCGATCTGGCGGGCCTTTTCCATGTACCATGAGCAACGGAGACTAGGGGGCGCCGAAGACGGCGACGACCTTGCCGAGAATTCGGATGGCCCGCGTGTTGACCAGGACGGGCTGCTTGCCCTCCTCGGCGAGGCCGACGAGATAGCCGCCATCGGTCTTGCGCAGGTTGTCGGTCAGACATTCACCATCCATCGCGAACACGAACTCCTGGTAGAGACGCGTGCCCGGCTTTTCCTCGCGATCGACGAGCACGACGTCGCCGGCCTGGACCATGGCGCTGGGGCTGCTGGTCGTGGCTTCGTAGGCATCGAGCTTGTGGGGATCGACGTTGGACAGGCGGTCCTTGATCCAGGACGCCGGCACAGGCCACGTCTGGTCGGTGCTGACCCAGGTGCGGTTGGACGAGTTGTAGGTCAGGATCGGGATTTCGTGGTTCATGCCGCCGAACGCGATCCACTGCGGCGTCGTCTCCAGGGCCTCGGCGGCCTTGATGATCTTGTCGAGCGTGGGGGTGACCTTGCCGGTCTCGTACTGGGAATAGGCCGCACGGGCCACGCCCATCTTGTTGGCGACGTCGATCTGGTCCATGCCCAGTTGCACGCGACGCGAGGTCAGGCGGCCGGGAATGGTGGACTCATCGCCGTTGCGCATCCAGACGTTGGTCATGCGGGACGACTTGGCGCGGGCCGGAGCCTTTTGGGCAGTGGTCCGCGAGGAGGCCGCCGGAGCGGTCCTCAAAGCAGCGCTTGCAACCATTATTTTTCACCTCCGAGTTGTGTGTCACGGTACATGACCTACGTCGTGTATCACGTCACCAACTAGGTGCAAGCGAAAATTGAAGTATCGCGTCAAATAGACGCGACTTTCTACAAAAGGATGTACCTTTCACGTCCCGGTGGAACCGAACCCGCCGGCGCCTCGTTGTGTATCATTCGTGTCGAAGACTTCAAGCACTTCCGCATGCGTGTATCGCTCAAAAATCAACTGGGCGATGCGGTCGCCGGGCTCAATGGTGATCGCGCCACGCTCGAAGTTTACTCCAAGCAGAACGACCTTCAACTCGCCGCGATAGTCTGCATCGATCACGCCGGCCAGGACGTCACTGCCCTTGATCGACATGCCCGATCGGGGTGCGACACGACCATAACAGTCTTCGGGCATGGCCTCAACGGCAATGCCCGTTCCCAGCATTACCATCTGGCCTGCCCAGAGTTGAACAGTCTTGGCGCCGTCGTAATAGAGATCGAGGCCAGCCGCCTGCGGCGACCCCCTGGTGGGGAGGGTCGCCGTCGGGGTGAGCTTACGGAAGGACGCAGTCGCCGTCACTGGGCAAGCTCCTGCGTCAGGGCATCGGCGCCGCCGACGAAACGTGGCGCGGTGTCGCCCAGGGCGATGATGGCCGGGAAGGTGCGCCAGGGCACACCAAACTGGTCCTTGATCTGGGTCAACAGGTTGAACCGGCCTTCGTCATCGTCATGGACTTGAGCGACGTAGCTGATCTTGCGCGCGTCCAGCAGGGCCTTGGCGCGGTCGCAGTGCGGGCAGCCGGGCTTGGTGTGGACGATGTAGGCGATCTTGGGGACCAGGGAGAAGGCTTCGACCTGGGGCTTGAGTTGCGGCAGGGTGAAGCCGTGGCTCATCAGTTCGAAGGCCTCGTCCCAGCCCTCGATCTCGCCCTTGGAGTATTCTGTCGAGCGCTGTTCGAAGAAGTTGGTGTGGGTGGGGAGGTTCATGATCTCCTCCAGCCACTCGAACGGGTTGGTCTTCTGGTCGTAGTTGGGCTTGAGGCCCAGTTGCAGCAGGCGCCGATCGGCGATGTAACGGATGTAGGCCTTGGTCTCGGCCGCCGTGACGCCTTCGATCTTAGTCATGCCGAAGGCTTGGTCGATGAAGGCGTCTTCCAGGTCGACCATGTCACGACAGGTCTGGTAGACCCGCTGCTTGGTCTCGTCGTTCCAGATACGCGGGTGTTCCTTGACCAGTTCGTGGAACAGCTTGATCATCGACTCGACGTGGTGGGTCTCATCGCGGATCGACCACTCGACGATCGTGGTCATGCCCTTCATCAGGCCGCCGGGGCGACGCTGGAAGCTCATCAGCAAGGCGAACGACGAGAAAAGCTGCATGCCTTCGCCGAAAGCCGAGAAGACGGCGATGTCGACGGCCAGATCGGCGAGGCTCTTACCCTGGGCGCGCTCGAACAGGTACTCGTGCTTCTCGCGCATGGCCGCGTAGTTGTGAAAGGCCTTGTACTCGCCTTCCGAGATGCCGATGGTCTCCATCAGCGTCGAATAGGCGTCGATGTGGTTGGCCTCGGCGTCGACGAAGGCGGCGAACATCATCTGGATTTCAGCGTGCTCGAACCGGGGCATGTACTTGCTCCGGTAGCCCTTGGCGATGTCGATGTCCGCCTGGGTAAAGAAACGGAAAAGTTGCGTGAGGAATTCACGCTCGTCATTGGTGAGTCGCTGATTCCAGTCCTTCACGTCGTCGGCCATCGGGGCCTCGTGCGGCTCCCAGGCCATGGCGCGCATCTTCTTGAAGGCGTCGTAGGCCCAAGGGTAGGCGAAGGGCTTATAGTAGTCGCGGGGCTCAAGGAGGCTCATAGGTAATCCAGATCAAGAAAAAGAGGTCGGAGGCCGCCCATCTAGGGCGGCCTCTACGAAGCGAAGTCGGATATTATCCTTCGCAGGACAGGCAGGCGCTGTCCTCGATCGGACTGGCTGGACCCTTCTCGACGTCCAGCACTTGATTGTGCTCGGACATGTCCTTGCGCTCTACCTTGGAGTTGACGTTCTCACCACGCTTGGCGGTCGTCGAGCGCAGGTAGTAAAGCGACTTCAGGCCCTTGGCCCAGGCTTGGTAGTGGACCTTCATCAGGTCGACGGCGTTGGTGCCGGCCTTCATGAAGAGGTTCACCGACTGGGCTTGGTCGATGTAGGGCTGGCGATCGGCAGCATGGGTGATCACCCACTCCTGGTCGATCTCCATGGCCGTGGCGAAGACCGCCTTCTCGTGTTCGGAGAGGTAGTCCAGGCCTTGGACGGAGCCTTCATCGGCGTTGATCAGCTTCCACTGGGCCTCGACCCAGGCGGCGCGGTCCTCATCGGTGTTGCCCTCGGTTTCGGGGGCCTTCTCGATAGCGATCGTCTCCAGCAGCTTCTGGAGATAGGGGTTACGGACCCGGAAGCTGCCCGACAGCGTCTTGTGCAGGAAGACATTGGCGCGGACAGGCTCGATCGAGGGGCTGGTGTTGAGCAGGATCGAGGTCGAGGCGTTGGGCGCCACGGCCATGCGGTGCGCGAAACGGTGACCGGTGCCGATCATGTCGGGAGCTTCGCCGCGCTCGGCGCCGAGCTTCAGCGACGCCTTGGTGGCCTCGGCCGAGTAGTGAGCGAAAATCTCCTGGTTCAGAGCGCGCGCATCTTCGCTGGCGAAGGCGATGTTCTCGGACTGGAGGAGATAGTGGAAGCCCAGCAGGCCCGCACCGACCGAACGCTCCATCGAAGCAGAGTAGCGGGCGTTTTCCAGGCCCGGCGTCTCATCTTCGATGAAGACCTGGAGGCAGTTGTCCAGGAAGCGGAAGACGTCTTCGATGAAGGTCGGGTGGTGGCGCCACTCGCGGTACTTCTCGGCGTTCAGCGACGACAGGCAGCAGACGGCCGTGCGCATCTTGCCCTGATCGTCCCGGCCGGTGGGCAGGGTGATCTCGGTGCAGTTGCCCGTCAGGACGCCGTTGAACGTGCCGCGATTGCGCTGCGGCTCGGTAAAGCAGTAGGTGGCGGTCTGGTAGGGCAACGCGTGAACATCGACCACGCTGACCGTGGGCTCGATGTACTGGGCGGTCGTGACGATGTCGGCATGCTCGTGCATGCAGACATAGCCTCGGGTGATCAGGCTGTTGCCATCGCCGGCCGGCAGCAGGAAAGCATTGCCCGCATCCGTCAGGCGAATGATCGGGTTCAGGCCCAGGGTCTTGGCCAGCAGGCGCACTTCCTTGACCAGATCAGGATCAGGCGAGACGAAGCCCAGCATCGGGCCGTGCTCGGTATCGACCCACTCGCCAATCGCATCCAGGGCCGCACCCAGCCACATCTCACGGGCGCGCCGCGACCAATGGGCCGGGACAACGCCGGCAGGCACCGCCAGGGGTTCGAAACGCACGAGCAGCCCGTCCTCGCTGACGGTGCTGTCCAGCGAATGGACGACCAGACGGCGCGCCTGCTCGGGGCGCGGCTTGCCCGGCACGAAGACGGCGGTGCGATTGTCGTCTTCGAAGCCGGCCACGGTCGCCCAGCCGGCGGCGTAGGCCTTCTCGTCGGACACCACGACACCCCCTTCGATGACCGGGTGGCGGGTGGCCTCCAGGACAAGACCGTTGGCCAGTTCGCCGGCGCGGTGCTCGACCCCGTCCTCATCGTAGAACTTGTGGTAGGGGGTGCAGTCCAGATACGAACCGTCGCTGAACCAGACGCGCACCAGTTCGGCCGAAAGCGCGGTCTGCACCACCTCGACCTCGCTGAAGGCCTCGCCGTTCCAGACCTTGTGCTTGCCGCCGGCCAGGGCCTCGATCGGCAGGTAGCCGGTGTTGGTCAGGACCTCGGTGTCGGGGGTGACGCAGAGGTTGGATTGACGCACCTTCAGGCCCTTGGCCTTCTGGGTTTCCGGCAGGTGGCGGTTGGTCGTGTCGATGAAATGCAGATACGGCTCGCCGGTCTGCATGCGCGTCTCAAGAATCAGCTTCCAGAGTTCACGCGGATTGACCGTGCGGATGATCTCGCCGGTCTTGGGCGAGCGCAGAGGGAACGGCGCGCCCGAGATCACGTGATGCATGAACGCGTCGGTGATGTTCACCGCGTTATGCAGGTTGGTGAACTTGCGGTTCTGGTCGCCGCCGGTCGGCTTGCGCCCGACGATGAACTCCTCGATCTCGGGGTGATCGACATCGAGATAGACGGCCAGGGAGCCCCGGCGCGTACCGCCCTGGCTGACCGACAGGATGATGCGGTCGGTGACCGCAATGAAGGGGATGATGCCGGTCGACTGGCTGCCACGAGAAGTCTTCTCGCCGTTGCCGCGCAGTTCCGACCAGTTGGCGCCGACGCCTCCGCCAACGCTGGAAAGCCAGCCGATCTCGTCCCAGTGATCGAAGATGCCTTGACGACTGTCTTCGACCGACGTCAGGAAACAGGAAATCGCCTGCCCACGCTCGGACCCGCCATTCGACAGCACGGGGGTGGCGAAGGACAGCCAACCCTTGGAGGCATAGTCGTAGAGACGCTGGGCGTGCTCAGCATCGTCGGCAAAGGCCGCCGAGGCGCGCGCATAGGCCTCCTGGGGAGAGGTTTCGTGGGGGAGGAGATACCGTTCCTTGAGGGTCTGCTTCGAAAAATCGTCCAAACGAGAGTCGCGCGCGGAATCGATCCGCACGGAAGCAGGAGAAACTGGCATTTAGGGGGTCCGCAAAGAAAAGCCCCGGAACGGGGCTTTAGGTTCATTCGAGAGGGTTTGGCAAGGTGCCTGAAACATGGTTAAAAGTCAAGATTCGCGTCACGTGACGCGCAGCTTGACATAGTACGAACCACCACCAGACTGAGGGCGTCGTAGACCCTGGAGACACAACTGCTTGTATCTCCAGGGCTTTGGAGTCGGGCTAGAAGCCGCCCGAGGAGTCGCAGGAACCGCCGTCGAATGAAGACGATCCGCAGTCGTAGCTGCTCGACGAGGACGAGTCGTACGAGGAGCCGTAATCGTAGCTCGAAGCTGCCGCTGCGGCGGCATAGAGATAGCTGTCGTCGGACGTCGACGAATAGCTGGACGAAGACCCGCTGGACGACTTGCGGAGCGACGTCTTCGTCGTACTCAGAGCCTTCTTGGCGGCCGTCGGCGGCTTGCTGGTCGAGAGCTTCTGAGCCGGCGCGTATCCCCCCGAACTAGCGGATTTGGGACGCTCGACAGGGGTGTAGGTGACGGTCGAGCGATAGGTCGGTTGGATGTTGGCGCCGCCGGGCATGCGGGTGATCGTATGCGGCGCTTCGTCGGAGGATAGAATGACCAGCGGCACGACGACGGCGGCCAGGATGATCGCGGCAGTACAGAGAATGAGGAGAAGGCAGATCATGGTGCTTGATCCGGCCAAAGCCGGTCTTCCAATCGGCGGAAGGCTTTCCAGAGATCGCCTCGCCAGAGCTTGGTGATCTGGAGGGCGGCGTCATGCGCCTCGCCCTCCAGGACGACGCCGTCTTCGTCGACGACGTAGAACCCCTGGGTCAGGAGCTTCTTGAACTCCCGCCTCAGGCGGTCGTCGGTGACGGCCTCTACCAGAGACCGAACCAGATGCCGATGCCGTGGATGATGGCCACGGGGAAGGCCAGGGCGCCGACGATCAGGAACACCCAGTCATGGGTCATGAGGCAATGGATGACGTGCGTGAACCACGCCACGACGGGGATGGCGATCGCAGCGATCCCGGAGAGGATCGACAGAATGGCCAGGAGGAGCTTGAACATGATTGAGATTTCCTAGGCGACCACCTTGGCCCCGTGGTGAGCGACCAGCACCAGCCGGGCGCCGCAGGAGACAAGAGCGCCTTGCGGGTTGTAGATGAAACGGGCGACTTCCTCGCCCTGGGCGTCCAGGATGGCCACCTCGGAACCATAGGTGGCCTTGCCGCTCTTGCCTTTCTGGACACGGATGGGAGCGGCCGGCTCCGAAGGCTCGCCGAGGCGGGCCTTCTTGGAGTTGGCGTCGATCGTCTGCCGGTTGACATTGACGACCACGGTCTTGCGGGTGATCTCCACCACGGACCTAGTCCTTATCGATCGCGAGCTTACCAGCCGGCGTCACCTTCTTGGGCGGCGGCGGGATGGGCTTGCTGCGATCCTTGTGAATCCACCGATGAAGGGCCTTGAAACCCTCCGGGATGACGCCGAAGACGATGGCCAGCGCCAGGAGCGGTCCCCACATGAGGCCGATCACCATGCCCCAAAGCAGGAACTGCCACTTCTCGTCGTCTTCGGACGGATCGAGCAGCAGATAGGCGATGATGCCGACATAGACCAGAAGGCCGATGAGGGCGTAGATGGGTTCCCAGCCCATCATCACAGCACCTTGCGTCGACGCTTAGGCCGGCGCGGCGGCGGTGAGCGCATTGGCGCCTCGTCTTCCAGGTACTGGAGGCCTGCGGCCTCCACAACCTTGTCGGTGTGGACGGGATTGCGATCCAGGAAGAAACAGCCGTTCTTGATCTTCAGCCGATCCTTGAGGATTTCCTGGCAACGCTCGATCAGCGGTGGGCGGTCGTCGAAGAAGGCGACCGGAGCGAAGTCTTCGCGGGGGAGGCGATTGGAAAGGTTGGACTTGCGCCCCTTTGCGGGGGCTTCGTCCTCATCGTCCTCATCGTCGAAGTCGATGTCGGAGGCCGGTTCGGCAACATCGACGATGTCGTCTTGGCTATCGAACTCGTCGATGTCGAGCGCGTCGTCGTCGCTTCCGAACTCTTGCTCGAAGCTCGCACGCATCAGAGCAAGGTCTGGCTTACGCACGGAGTTCAATGCCCCACTTTTGGCGGATCGCCGCCAGCTTTTCGGGATCGGCGCCGCCCTGGACTTCCTCGGCGAATTCCGCCAGACAGCCCAGGACTTGCAGGTAGGTCTCGGTGAAGGCCTCCGGCTGGCGCCGCGCGATGTTGAACAGGGTCAGGGCGACCACGTCGCTGTAGGGGATGACCTCGCTGTCGGGGTTGGTCTCCATGTCGAGATCGAGCGAGAACAGGACGCTGCCGGGCTGGCCGAGATCGTCATGAATGGTGAGAATGGCTTCGGGGATACGCTGGGACATCAGGCGGCTTTCAGGAGCAGGGAGTTGATCATGCGGACGGCTTCGGCCTCGGAGGGCCGCTTGTCGCCGAAGAGGAGATCGACCATGCGGGCGATTTCGCCCTGGTGGTCGAGGATCATGATGCCGAGCCCGTGCAGGAGTGCGGCCGAGGCCGGTTCCTCCGTCGAGGCAAATTCCGGGACGTGGACGTCCAGGGCGGCCTGATCGAACTCGGCGCCCTCGATCTTATAGATCGCAAGGCCAAATTCGGGGACGTGAACGTCTTGGGGGGTGTCGAGGGTCATACGCTACCGAACAGAAAGGCTTTTCCGGCCTTATGGTTAATGTGTGACGCAGTTCGTGACACGGGTCAAGCCCAACGTCACGAGACGCGCGTACTTTCTTCAGTCGAAGCTGATGTCGCCCAGGCAGTCGGCGAGACCTTCGAGAATTTCGCCAGCGACCTCCAGCAGGAAGAGGCCCGCGCCAACGCGGACGAGCCACCAGATGATGCCGACGCCGACCGCGCCACCGAGGAGCCACCAGATCACAGCATCACCTTGCCGGGTTGCTTGGCCCGGATTTCATCGATCCGGCCCCAGGCTTGTTGGAGTTCATATTCGCCGGCATGTTCGGCATCCACACCCATGGCCTGGGCGGTCAGCAGCACGGTGTTGAGGACACCAGCCAGTTCCTGGATAGGCTCGCCGGGCGGGCGGTCGTAGACATGCTCGACCATGTGCTGGGCCACGCCTCGGATGATGCCGACAGCCTGGGCCAGTTCGACCGCCTCCTCCAAAACGCGCAGCGCGCGGTCCTGAGGTGTGCTCCATCGGCCGCCAAAGGCGGCGTGGAACCAGAGCCAGAGGCGCTGTTGGAGCCCGCTCATCACTGGCACTCGTGGGGGAAGCACTTGCGGAACTGCACCGTGCCCAGCAGATTGCCTTGCAGGCGCGGCGAGTCGAACATGGTCAGTTCACGGCACTGATGCTCCAGCGGGCTGGCGTGCATCGGCTTGGACTTGGCCAGCAGCAGGAAGCGGCGCATGTCGTCGGCCAGGGTGGTGGGCGAGCCATCCATCTTGGCGTAGGAGACGCGGCAGGCGCGGGCGGCCGAGATCGCCAGGAGAACCTTTTCACGCACCGAGACGTCCTTGAGGTCGCGGGTGTCCATCAGGTGGAGCGCCTCGCGCACGTCATCGGGCAGGTCCTGGTTGCGCAGCATCCTGTCGACCGTCTCGCCATCCTCTTCGCGGACGTAGGGCTTATGCCACTCGCCCGGCTTGAGGATTTGAACCTTGGCGTCGCGGCGCGCCTCGTAGAGGGCTTCGGCCAGGAACCTGATCTCGTCCTGGGCCTCGGGGTGCATCCGCAGCGCGTCCCAGTTGGACCAGCGGGTGGAGGTCACCAGCACATCGATCCAGCCGAACCACTCGATCATGCGGTTGGGCCACTGCTTGTGGACGTTGAGGTCGTCCTTGTCCGAAAGGACGGCGGCCATCTCGCGGCAGGCACCGACGGCCTTCAGCCACGCCTTCTCGGCGCGCGCCTGCTTCTCGGGCGATAGGTACTCGCCCGGCTGCATGCCGGGCTTGTTGTGCTTGAACTGAGGGATGTAGACCTCGTCACGCGCCAGGACCGCGCCGACAGGCACCGCCCGTCCCGAGGCGCCGTTGCGCGAGAAATCCCGGTGGGTCATGAACTCGCCGTGGATCGGTCGCCAGTAGCGAAGCTGGGCGCTATCGACCCGAACGCCATTGGGAAGGATCGAGGCGGTGATCGAGATTGCCTTGGAGGCGTCTTGCTTGGAGGTGAACATGAGGCCTTAGTCCTCGGTGATGGCCAGGACGGCCTGCTTGAGGTCGTTGACGGCCCGCTCGTTGTAGATCGTAATGTTGGGCACCACGTCGTCGACCTCGGTTTCCGAGGGATGGCTGTCGTTGTTGCGCAGGCGCGGATTGACGATCTTGATGATCGTCACGGCGCTCTCGAAGGCGTCACGCAGGAACGCCGCCTCGTTGGGGCGCCGCACGTCTGGGATCACGATCTTCTTGACGCCAGCGGCCTTCAGCTTGCGGATTTCGCGTACGGCGTAGTGGCACCAGACGTCCGGGTCAAAGACCTCGCGGAACATCTCTTCGGCCACCAGCCTGTCGAGTTCGCGGGGGCTCTTGTACGGGTAGCGCTTGAGGCGCGTTTCCTTGAGGACCCGATCGGTCTGCTCCTCGACCGTGACGCCAAAGACGTCACGAACGATCGCCTTCGTCAGGTCGGTGAGCGCGAACCGGGTGTAGCCCTGCTCGACCAGGACGTCGGCGGCGGTGTCCTTGCCGGCGCCCCTCTTGCCATTGAAGGCGATGATTTGCATGGAGAAAATCCCTAGACCAGGATGGTGAGTTTTTCGGCCGCGCGGGTGATGGCCGTGTAGGCCCACTTGGCGCTGTCGTCGCGGAAGACCCCGCTCTCGTCGATGACGACGACTTCGGGGTATTGGGAACCCTGAGACTTGTGGCAGGTGATCGCCCAGCCCCAGTCCAGTTCGACGGAGTTCTTGCGGGCCTTGAAGGCCGAGCGCGACGTCGACGAGAAGGCGTTCTTCTTGCCGGCGTAGTGCTCCTCGAACAGGCCCTGGAAGGCATTGATCTCGTACTTGCGCCCGTCCTCGTCCTGGATTTTGAACGGGAAGGTGGTCTGGCCCTTGTGGAGCATGTGCGAGGCGACCGCGTCGACCTCGGTGCCGTTAACCAGGGTCGGATAGGCGCGGTTGTTCTTGCAGATGATCAGCGGCTCGCCTTCCTGCGGGCCGGAATTGGGGTGCTCCGCTCCAGGCACGCAGTAGCCCTGGCGCAGCATCTTGGTGACGCGCCAGCGCGTGGCGTTTGTTCCGACGATGAACTGCGGCGCCGGTGCGTCCCAGTCAAAATGCCCGTTGTTGAAGTCGCGGCGCTTCATGACCACGGCACGCCCATCGCCGTAGACGCCGGGGACCAGAATCTTGCCCTGGCGCGCCATGGTCGCCAGTTGCAGAATCGGGTTGTCGGCCGCCTGACGGTGGATTTCGGTCAGGAAGTAGTCCGGCTCGCCTGCGGTGAGGCCCGCATCGTCCTGGACCGGTGGAAGCTGGCCCGGATCGCCCATGGCCAGGATCGGTACGCCGAAGTAGAGCAGATCGTCGGCGATGCTGCGACCCACCATCGACGCTTCGTCGACGACGATGAGCTTCTTGTCCTTGACGATGCTGTCGGGGTTGAGTTGGAAGTGGATTTTCTCCTCGGTGTAGAGGTCGTCCAGTTCCTTCTCCAGGCGATTGATGGTGCGCGTCAGCGCGTTGATCGCCTCGGGTTGCCCGCCGTTCAGCTTCAGGCGCTCACGACTGGTCTGGGCCTCGTAAAGCTCTGCCTCCAGTTGCGAGATCGGCGCGGGGCGCGCACGGTAGATCGCCGAGTGGATCGTGGCGGCGGCCGAGAGCTTGAAACCCTGGGCCATCAGCTTCTGGGTCATGACCTTGGCGGCCTTGCCCGTCGGCGCCAAGAAGGCGATGTCCTTGGGATCAAAGCTCAGCGAGGCGATGATGAACGGCAGAATGGTCGACTTACCCGTGCCGGCATAGCCAGCCAGATAGGTCAGGGGCTCGGGGTAGTCGCCGGCGAGGCGCTTGACGATAACCTTGATCGCCTCTTCCTGTTGACCGGAAAGCTGCATCAGATGACGCCTCCGAGCTTGGCCAGCCAGCGGAGGATCACGAAGATGCCGATGAGCCAGGGCGTGGCGGAGACAGCCAGGGCCACGACGATGGCGACACCACCAATGATGTCGTCGATCCTCTTCTGAGAGGGGGTGCGCGTGTCGACGAACCCGTCGCCGAAAATGGCGTCAATCCAGGCAGCGGTGCTCATGCTAGGCCGCCTGGGCGATGCGCGCCGCGTGCTCGGCGTCGTAGGTGGACTTGGGCGCGGCGTCCTTCTCCAGGGTGACCTTGAAGAGGGTGCCAGCAGCGGTGTGATAGACGATGACGCCTTCGGGGCGCATCCAGCCGGGCGCGGCGACCGAACCTTCGGTGCGCAGGCGTTCGACAGCAGCCTGGATGGCGTCTTCCGAAAACAGGCCACGGTAGAGGACCGGCACGACGCCGCAGCAGGCCGGGCGCGTCTCGGGGTCTTCCCAGCGGCTGACGTTGAAGAGGGAGAAGCGCTTGTCGCCCTTGCCCAGGCCGTAGCCGTGCTGGATGCCGTTGCCCCACCATTCACCGTAGTGGCGGCCCGGCCCGAGCTTGATCAGTTCGTCACGGTTGTCGCGCACCCAGCGCGCAAAGCCGTGGTTGTCCATCTCGGGGGTGATGTAGCGGTTACGCGAGCCGGCCGAGACGATATCGTCGCCAGCATCGTTGATCTCGACCTGGGCGTTGGTGCCGTCGAGCTTTTCGGTGATCACGATCTCGCGGTTCAGACGCGCGATCTTGGGAAACGCCACGAACGTCGTCATGGGAGTCCTCTCTTCAAATTGTCGGGGTAGAAGGTGGCCCGTCCACCGGAGTGGACGGGCCTTCGGGGTAGTGGGCGCTAAGGCCTAGAAGCGACCGCGACGGGCGGCGGCTTGACGCGGGTTCGGCGCCGGCGCGGGGGCCGGTTCGGCTTCGGCCTCGTCTTCGTAGGCGCCGGCGTCGTCTTCTTCAGCCACCGGTTCCGGCTCGGGAGCCGGCGCAGCGCGGCGAGCGGCCGGCTTGGCGGCAGCAGCAGCCTTCGGGGCGGCCAGGGCCTTCGGCGCCGGCGCGGGTTCCGGCTCGGCCTCGTACTCGCCTTCAGCGCCTTCTTGGGCGTCCAGCAGTTGCTGCTCGGTGACCCAGGCCACGATCTTGAAGACCGGGGCGTGCTTGCGCGCGCCACGGGCGCCCTTGGCCTTGGACTCGAACTCGGTCTCATCGATCTCGACGATCGGGATCAGGCCCGGATTGGCCTTCATCGACTTGATGTAGTCCTGGACCAGCCGCTTGACGGCGTTCAGCTTGGTCACGCCGGTGGCCTTGAACGACAGTTCGTGGAACGGGGCCTCGGTCATCTTGAAGGTGACCGCCATCTGCTCCTGCCAGCCGTCCTGGTTGGACTCGTAGGGGCCGTTGTCGGGCAGTTGGCTCTTGTCCTTCGGCTTGCCGGTCAGGAACGAGACCATCTCCTCGCCGACGACTTCTTCGTCCTTCCAGCAAATCCAGCCGCGTTCCAGCGACATGCCGTTGAAGGCCAGTTGCGAGCCCAGGGGCAGTTCGTCGCCGGTGGCGCCGTAGGTGAACAGGCCGTCATTGCCGTTGAACTTCAGGAAGACGCCCGAGCCGCCGCCCATTTCATTGGCGACTTCCGACAGCAGGGCGAAGGCGTCGTCGGTGGCCGCGATGAAGCTCGACGAGGTGGTGGTGAGTTGGGTGGACATACTTATCCTTGGGATTGGCCGGCGGCGACATGCCGCCGGCAGGGTGGTCTTAAATTTTGGTGGAGGTGCCTTCGTCTTAGGCTTAGTGCAGTCTTAGCTTTGGCTTGGACTTGTTCTTATCGTAGATGGTCTTAGACGTAGCTTTGGCTTAGCTTACCGTGACATTAGTCTGGGATTAGCTTGGCTTAGCTTAGAGTACGCTTACCGTGCTCTTACGCGTTAGGTGTCGTCGACCCCGGACCCCTTTTCGGTGATCCGCAGGGTGTCGAAACCATTGCCTTCCTTTTCGTAGGGAGACAGGTCGATGCCGTCTTCTTCCATAGCCTTACGGTCCAAGGACTTTTTGCCCTTGTTCCAGGTGATCGACGCCTTGATGTCTCCGACTTGGAAACGCCGGGTGCCGACCTCTCGGAAAAGCTCTTTGAGCCGTTCCTGGGCCTCCTTGTGGGCCTTCTCCGCGACCTTCTTCTCCGCCGAAAGCTCTCGCTCCAGGAAAATCAGGTCCTCGAATTCCTTGACGATCGGGGACGGGGTGTTCGTCTCCGTCGTGACGCCGTCGGTCGGGGTGGCCTCGCCATTGGCGACCGAACAGGCGGTGGTGTAGGGGCAGTAGTCGCACGAGCCGTCCAGCTTGCCTTCCGGGAAGATGTCGGCGACGCTCTTGACCTCGAAGGCCTGCTTGGCGCGCTCTTTGCCCGCCTCGAAGGTTTCTTGGCTGAACGGGATCACGTAGAAGTTCATGTCGCTGTAAAACGACGCATCTACGTAGATGATCAGAGCATAGTTCGGGCGATACGAAGTCAACTCACGAGTGAGTCCCATCTGCATGATCGTCTGACCGCGATGGATGCCCTTCTCTTCCTTGAGATTTACTCTCGGATCGATGGACTTGATTTCGAAATTGAAGCATCCCGTACCGCCAAGGCTCGGAATACCGTAGAGCGCCAGGGCGTCATCATCCGCGTCGATGATGAGCCCGTCCGGCGTGGCCGAAGCCGGCGCGGTCTTGCCGACCAAGGTGCGCTGATGCTTGCCGCCCCAGATCAGCCGCACGTTGCCGGGAAGCTGGTCCAGGTACCACTTGACGACCGGCTCGACCCAGTGCTCCTCCATCACGTCGCCGCGCTTGAGGGCGCCCCAGTCGTCCTTGTGGTTGCGATCCTTGGGCGTGTTGTGCTTGCCAAACCACGCCTTGCGCAGGCACCCGAAGGCTTCGGACGCGCCCACGCTCTTAGAGCGGTCGTGACGCCACTTCTTTTGGTGGGCGGCGACATATTCGTCGAAGCCCTTGGCGAAGTTGATAGCGGTCATATGGAGGTCTTAAACAGGCGCGAGGCCAGAGTTGTTGGGCGGGTCCCCGCCCGGCGGCAGGATCATCCAGGTGACGCCGATCATGATCGTGATGACCATGAACCAGGGCATCAGGCGGCCTTCTGCGCAGCGATGCGCTCGGCGATGATTTCCTGGAGCTTGAAGAAGACGCGCTTGCAGGCGCGGACGTCGGCCAGGGCGTCGTGGGCGCCGTCGAAGCCTTCGCCGAGGAGGATTTGGTGGGCCTCGATCAGCTTGGGCCACTTGTAGCCGCGCGGCCCCTTGATCTTGCAGATCGGCGTGGAGGCCTTCATCGTGCAGAAGGCCTTCTTGCCCGCGAACGGGTCGGAAATCTTCTGGTCGATCAGGGCGATGGCGTTGAGGACGACCTGACGATCGTACTCGTCGTTGTGGGCGACGACGACGTCGGCCAGCATCAGCAGTTCCTCGAACACGGTGAGGACGGTGCCCTCGTTGAGGCCCAGGCGCTGGGAGACGTCGGTGGTGATGCCGTGGACGGCGGCGGCCTTTTCGGGCACGTGGTCCTGGCGGACGATGAAGTTCAGGCTCTGAACCTCGGTGCCGTCATCCTCGGTCAGGAGGGCGGCGATCTGGACGATCTTGGGCTGCTCGGGCGAGCCCATCGGCAGGCCTTTGTTCCACAGGCCCGTGGTTTCGGTGTCGAAAAAGAGGAGCATACTTAGCCTTCGATTGGACTTAGACTTGGCGATTGTTCGTGACCGATCGGCGTCGCCGATCAGCGAAGGCTCAAGAACTTCTTGACGTCTTCCGACGACACGGTTCTGGCCTGCTCCCCGGCAGCCATGACTTCGCCGGCCACGCCCAGGACGCTCAGCAGCGTCGAGGCGATCAGGCTTTGCAGGCTGATGTAGAGGACCAGGACGGCCGCGAAGAACGCGGCGGGTCCAAAGCCCACGACAGGGATGGAGGGGTTGACCCAGGCGTGCAGGCCCAAGGTGAGCAGCGCCGCGAAGATCGAGACAGCCGCACCGAGCACCAGCAAGGGCGCACCGACACGGGCGATGTCGAAGAGGTTTGCCGTGGCGGGGTTGGCCGCCAAGAATTCCGGCTTGCTGGTGGTGGAGTTGGTGGTCATGGGCGTCAGCCCCTTCCCGTTGTCATGGTTAATAGAGGAGGCCTGAGACGGTGTCAAGAATTGCGTCACAGGATATTTTTGGCGCCACGAAGCCTTAGTGGGTATGGCTCCAGCGCGTGCCCCACTTGACGTCGATCTCGACCGGCAGGCGGAAATTGACGCGCTCGCCGGAGTAGGTGGCGGCCTCGGTGATGTAGCGCTCTGCGGCGATCTTGACGGCCGGATCGTCACGCACGGCGACCTGGAGTTCGTCGTGAATCCACGCCAGGATGACGAAATCGCCATCCCAACCATGCTTGAAGCCGGCCTCTTCCATGAACGACTCGAACGAGACGCACCAGATTTTGGCCAGGGTCGCGCCCGCGCCTTGCAGCAGGGTGTTGAGCGCGCTGTGCTTGGCCCGGACGAACAGTTGACGTCCATCCAGGGCGTCGACATAGCCCTTCTTGGCCGTGCGCTGCACCGACTTGATCAGCTTACGCAAGGCGGGATATCTGGACATCAGACGCTCGCGCATCTGGGCGCCCAGGGCCTTGGCCTTGGTGGGGTAGTTTTCGAGCGTCGGGTCGATGGTGACCCCGAGCTTGAAGTCCTGCGCCCCGTAGATCATCGCGTAAATGAACGTCTTGGCCTTGTCCCGCGAGTCCAGGCCCATGGCGGCGGTGTGGGCGTCGTGGATGTCGGCTTCGAGCAGGATTTGGGCATATTCGCCGTCATCGAACTCCCACATGAAGTGGGCCAGGGCGCGAAGCTCGATCCCCTTCTGGTCGGCGCCCATCAGCACCCATCCTTCGGGCACCATGAAGAGATTGCGGCTGTCCCAGCCGTGATCGCCGGCGCGGCCCTTCAGCAGGGTCGGCTTGGTCTTGATCGTGCCGTCGCGGTCCAGGACGTACTCGCCGGTCTCCTTGTCGCGTACGGGCACGCCGACGAACTGCTGACCATCGGGATCGAGCAGCGGCGTGAGGTTCTGGTCGTAGAACTTCTCGCCGGAGCGCTTGTCGATCTTCTCGACGCCGTAGGCGATCTTGCCACCGATCCAGCGGATCGTGACGTTTTCCTCCTGCCATTGCAGGAGCTTCTTGTAGACGACGCGGGGGACCTGGGCGATGTTGGGCTTGGAGTGGCTGGCCCGGTTTGTCACCGTGCCGCCCGGATTGATCCGGGCGTGGATGCGACCTTCGTCATCGCAGTTGTGCAGCCAGGACTCCGCGCCATCGGCTAGCTGGCCCAGGCGCTTCTTGTAGTAGAAGATTTCGGCCAGTTCGACGCAAATCGGGATCGTCAGGCCAAGGTTACGCAGCACCTCGTCGTCGACGATGGGCGTGTTCTTCTCGGTGAAGCGCTCCGGCACCCACTCGTAGATCGTCTCCAACCGGTTGACGATCATGGGACGCGAGTTGGGGTTGAACTCCTTCAGAACGATCGGGCAGTAGGCGCAGCCTTCGGTCTTGTCGCCGCCCTTGGACATGGGGTCCTTGAACTTGATCGACCGCTTGGGGACGGTGACCTCGCCCCAGTTCAAACGACTGTCGTCCTCGCCGTACTCGTGACGCGGCGGCTCGCCCTTGCGCCACTTGGTGGCGGTGAACCACTTGCCGAAGTGCTCGATAGCTTCCTTGGTCTTGGCGTCATACTCGGCGCGAAGTTCGGCCTCCATCTGGAGGGCCAGGGTACGGTCGAAATTGATGCCGTTCTGCTCGACCCGCGCCATCAGGTCGCAGATCATGTGCTCCAGGATCGTGGCGTCCTCGGACCACTCGACCTTTTCCATCTTCAGCCACAAGGCCTCAGTCGGGTCCAGGTCCTGGGCGCCGTAGTCTTCCATGTCCTGGTTCCAGTTGGCCCAGGTGTACCAGTGGATGTAGGACTTCAGGTTGTTGTCGAACTGGTCGGGCAGACCCCAGACCGTCTGCCAGTTCTCGGTCGCCTCGGCCTTGCGACGGGCGGCGTAATCGTCCTTGGGAAAGCCCAGACGGGCGCCCCAGGCGCCCAGGGTGTGGCTGCCGATATACTCGCCGGGCAGGGTACCGCGCTTCCACAGGCGGAAGTCGTCGTCCTTGATCTGCGAGTAGAGCATGCGCGACATGATCAGCGTGTCGCGCATGGTGCCTTGGGGATTGTACTCGTCGCCGTAGACCTTCCACAGCGCGTAGTTGTCGAACCCGATGATGTTGTGGCCAACGATCAGGTCAGCCTCGTTGAGCATCTTCAGGCCGTCGCGGATGTTGTCCATCACGTCGTTGCGGCGGAAGATGTAGGTCTGCCGGGTGTCGATGTCGCGGATCGTCAGGACGTGAACGCGAGTCAGTTCGTGAAGCAGGCCATCGGTTTCGATGTCCCAGATGAGCCGGCGGCGGCGCAGTTTCATGGTCTTGGCTCCAGGCCCAGGGCCGCGCATTTCCATCGCGGATAGGCAGGTGTCGGCGCTTCAGCAGCACCAGGAGGCCGGGTTGACGGGGTGCGTCTTACCCGAGCACTTTGAGGAGGCGTTCGCCGATGTAGCGGACGCAGGGGACGGCGAGGCTGTTGCCGATCGCGTGGTAGCGATCACTGTCGGAGGCGCCCGTAATCAGGGTCCAGTCATCGGGCATGCCCATGCACCGCTCGGCCTCGACCGGGGTCATGTTGCGCACCCGCCACTGCTCGCCGGCCTCCTTGGCAAGCACCTGAGGCTTGTCGGAGCCGCCCTGGCTGGCGCGCAGGCAGTTGGCGATCAGGCCGCCTTGCTCGAACTGCTGCCCGTGCTTGCGGCCTCGGATCGCGCAGGCGTAAGCGTCAGCGCTGACATCGCGGCGCTCGACAACTGGCGCCCAGCTTTCTCGGCGTTCGCCAAGAGTGTCGAAAGGCGCGAAGCCTTCAAATAGAACTTCTCGGGGATCGGGTCCGTCAACAGGGCACGCGACAAGGAACACTCGCCGGCGCTGCTGGGGGAGGAAGAAGTGTTTGGCATCGAGGAGTCGCCACGCAACACGGCGTTCGGGTCCAACAACGTAACCTGCACTTGGCCATTTGTTCCCTGGAGCGACGAGGACAGTATCGCTTCCGGCCAGCGCTGCGAGAAAGCATCCAAAAGCGTTGTCTCCGTCGGTGAGGACCCCATCGACGTTCTCCCAGCAGAGAACCTTGGGGGCGATTTCGTTGGCGAGGCCAACCAGGGCGGGGGTCAGGGCGCCGCGAGGGTCCTTGATGCCCTTACGCAGACCGCCGAGGCTGAAGCTCTGGCAAGGCGTGGAGCCCCAGAGCACATCGACCCGGCCGCGCCAGAGCCGGCCGTCGATCTTCAGCATGTCGCCGAGGTTGGGGGTTTCTGGGAAGCGCTCCTTGAGGAAGCGCGAGGGGAAGTCGTTGTCGGGATCGTAGTCGGAATAGGCGACGGCGCGGGCGCCGAGCGGCGCCCAGCCGAGCGTCACCGCCTCGACGCCCGAGCAGGTCGTCAGGTAGCGAAAGGTCATGGATGTCCGGGGGCTTTGGTGACGCCATTCATGACATGGTTAACGTCCATGTCAAGAATAACGTCACAGATAGGCGAGGCCGTCTTGGATGGTCAGCAAGGTGCGCTTGCCGTTCTGGTATTGGAGCGCATGCGACCAGGACCAGGAGCCCGGCCCCTTGTTGTAGCCGAGCTTCATCTTGGTCGAGGTCCCGGTCTGGACCGCGCCGTCGTTGATGCCGGCCGAGTGCGAGTGCCCGATCGTCACCTTGGAGGCGACCTTGGAGAACTGCTTGATGTTGCCGCGAGAGCCGTTGGCTCCGTTGTGGCCGTGGTTGGCCATCTCGACGCCGTCGACCACGAAGGTGTCGTCCTCACGCAGAAAGACGACGTCCTGGCAGTCGTACTCGGCGAACGACGTCTTCATCACGTGCTCGAAGATCGAGAAGTGATCGACGCGGTTGGCCACAGCCTCGTAGGAGGCCGTCTGGCAGCGCAGGAAGAAAAGGGCGTTGACCGGGTCATGGCGGTAGTCGGCGGTGTTGAGCCACTTCTTGAGCGCCAGATCGTGGTTGCTCTCGACCACCACGGTCTGCATGTCCTCGCGGCCCACGGTCGACAGGAAGAACGCCACCTCCTTCAACTCGTCCTCGACCGACTCGGTGCCGTCGACGAACAGGCGGAAGCGATCGAGCGGGTCGGCGATCGAGTGGTGGTTGCGAACCCTGAAGTCACACACGTCGTGGATGAAGAGATACTCGGGGCGCAGGCGATCGACGATCGAGACCTGATCGGTCGCTTCCCAGACGCGGCCGTGTTCCTCATGCTCGATCGTCGTCGGCGACATGCCGAAGGTGACGGCCGAGACCATCGGATCGATCTGGAAGACGTGGACGTCGCCGGGGGTCAGGGCGCGGGCGCGATGGCCCGTGGTGACCTCGCCGTCGAAGACGAAGCGGTCCAGATCGTAGAAGCTGCCATCGGCCTCGTCGGCGATCAGGTGGCGGCAGAAGAACCGGCCACGCACGTCCATCTCCAGGATCACCGCGCCGATGATGTGGTGGAACGCCGCCTTGAGCCCGGCCTTCTTGGGCACATAGTTGGGCATGGTCACCGCGCCGGTGGTCATGTTCATCTTGGCCGGCTTGTGGGCCATGGTCGGCACCGAGACCAACTGCACCTTGGGATGGGGGAAGATGCCCCACTTGTCATGGGTGTAGCCATCGAAGCCCGAGAGCGGCGAGACGGCGGTCGGCAGGGTGTTCATCTCGGCGCAGAAGTCGACGCGATCGTTGAAGCGCAGGCGCTCGTCGCGCATGTACTTCTTGATCGACTCAGGCCAGAAGACCTTCTGCTTGGAGTGATCTTCGAACAGCGACTTGTTGTAGGTGAAGCCGGCGACGAAGAGTTCGCAGGTGTCGCCCTCGTCCGTGTTGAGGTAGGAGACATAGGCCTCCAGGTTGCGTAGGAACGGCTCGTGGACCTTGGTGCCGTCCTGGGCCGAGGTCAGGATGAACCGACGCACCACACGACGCATCGCCGGACCAAAGTCGGTGATCATCTCGACCGGCTCGGGGGCGGGGCGGTGGCCGAACGGGTCCTCGCGGGACTTGTTGAGGTAGCCTTGCAGTGTGGTGCGCGGGATACCGGTCTTGCGTGCAAAGGCACGCTGGCCGCCGGCCTTCTTGACCAGGGCGAGGATTTCGGTGTGCGCCAGGGAGGCGAGTTCGGTGAGGGTCAGGCCTTCGAGCTTGACCTTGCGCGGGGCGTCTTCCACCGAAGGGGTCTCAGCAGCGGCGACTTCAGCTTCGCTAGGGCGATGATGGTTGGGGCCGTTCGTCAGCCAGTCCAGGATTTCCTCGGCGCGTTCCACACGGGCTTCCTCCATGCGGGTCCGCGCGGCGAGCGCCTCGGCTTCGGTGTACTCACGCGGCTCAGGCGCCGGTTCTTGGTCGTATTGGGGGTAAAGCCAGCCCATGGGTACTCAGCCTGCGTAAAGGGTCATCGGGGGCGTGGCAGCGTCTTTGGCCCAGGACCAGACGTACCAAGCATACGAGTGGCGCGGCGCGCCGGTGGTGTTCTCGAACCAGCGCGGACGAAAGCGCAGGGTGATCTTGGCGGCGAAGGCGGGACTGTCGAAAAGGTCCTTACGACCCTTGGCCGCGTCCCATTCGTGCCGGCACAACATGGCCACGAAGCCACCAACGGGGCGCATCAGTTCGAGCGCGTGACGGGCGAAGCGCTCGGCGTCCTTGCCGTACGGTGGGTTGGTGACGATGCCGTCGGGGGCTTCGATGGTCCTGCCCACCACCAAGGACAGGTCTCGTTGAAGGTCCTTGATGGCGTAGAAGTCTCCCAGGCCATCCGGCTCGAAGTCGCCTGGATAGACCACCAAATCGGTGGCATAGGTGGCGCGGACCTGCGGGGCGATAACCTTAACGATGGCCCCGTTTCCACACGCCGGCTCCCAGATCACGCGGTCGGCGATCAGGGAAGCGACATAGGGATGGTCGAGGAACGCCTGGGTCGCCTTAGGCGGCGTGGGATAGTGATCATGCTCAGAGCGCGCATAATGCTGCTGCCCGAGCATGGACGGGTCCTTGCGGACGGCGGGTGAGAGGAGCATGGCACGTCCATGTCACGATCCACGTCACCGTGTCAAGAAATGCGCCACGGTTTTCGTTGACGTGTGTCCGTGTCGTGGATAATGTCCCGGCCAAACCTCATAGGAGACGGGCGTGGGCTACTACATCTTCGATTTCGACGGCACGATCGCCTGGATCGATCATCGTCGCCATCTGGTGGCGATGAAGAAGTGGGACGAGTTCTTCCAGGCCTGCGACCGGGACGAGCCGGTCCATGCCGTGCTCAACGTCATGAAAGACCTGATCCGCGCCGGCCACCGTGTTGAAATCTGGTCGGGCCGCAGCGACATCGTCTTCGAGAAATCGGCGGTCTGGCTGGAAGCCGAAGGCATCGATCGAATCCACCTCAAGCGCATGCGCGTCGAAGGCGACAACACGCCCGACGAGAAGCTGAAGCTGTCCTGGTTGCTGGAGGAGCGCGCCCTGGGCAACGAGCCTGACGCGATCTTCGATGATCGCCAGAAGGTCGTCGACATGTGGCGCGCCAATGGCGTGGCTTGCTTCCAGGTCGCGCCGGGTGATTTTGACGAACCGCCGATGGTTCGGCCCTACGGCGTCTATGTCGACGGCGGTGTGCCGCTGCTCACGGTGATCATCGGGATTTCGGGCGCGGGCAAGTCGACCTTCGCCAGTCGGCACTTCGATCCGGCGACCATCGTCGCGTCGGACGCTTTTCGTCGGCTCTTGACCGGCTCACCGCACATCCAGGACCGCAACGCGGCTGTCTTTGCCGCTGTCCATAAGGTGGTTGGGGCGCGTATGGAAGGCGGACTGCCGACGGTGGTGGACGCCACCAACATCCGGCGCGCCGACCGCGTGGCGCTCGCCAAATTGGCGCCCAAGGGCGTCAAGGTGGCCTACGTCCTGATCGACCGCCCGATCGAAGACGTCCGCAAGACCGCCGGCGCCGTCCGCACGGAGGTCATCAAGCGCGACGGCTCCGGCGAGATGGATATGCTGACCAAACACGCGTCGGTCCTGAAGTCCAACATGAAGGACATCAAAAAGGGCGACGACCAGGAAAACGTCGAAGTCTTCCTGACCGGCGAGGACTATCTGAAGGCGATCGAAGCGCGGGGCGCGGCCTACGCCGCGTCCGAGGCGCTGGTGGCCGCGCAGATGGTGATGGGCGTGAGCCAGGGCGCGTAAGGCGTCGTCGGGTCCAGACTCGGATACGACGGGTAGTTGGGGAAGCCCGGCTGTAGCGGCACCATGGGCGTCATCGGCACGACCGTCGGATAATCGAACGGTTGGGGCGTGTATGGCACCATGGGCGAGGGGATCGGCCGGGCCGGCAGCGGGATCACGGGGTCGGGATGGCGGAGGAACAGGGCGTTCTTCAGCTTCTCGACCTCGGCCTCCAGTGCAGCGATGCGCGCCAGGAGATCGTCAGGGTCTTGTCGGAGATGCGGGATCATTTGGGCGCCTTCTTGAACAGGCGTTGGTACCAGGGCTTGGCCTCGAACTCGCGCTGATCCAGGGACTGGCGTCGGACCTTGACGGCCTCAACGGTGGACTTGCAGTCCTTGTAGGCGTCATAGAGGCCCACGACGTAGTTGGCCTGGGCCGCGTCGGAACGCGGTTCACCGGGGCTGATCCGTTCAGGGACCTTCGGCGCGTCAGCGCAGACGGTCAATGTCGTTGGGATCAATGCTTCCGGGCTGATGGGCGGCTGGGACGTCGTTGCGCACGCCGACAGGCTGAGCGACAGGATCACCGCCAGCGCCGCCAGGGACGTTCTGGCCTTGCTGAAGGGCGATCTCGTCGAGGACGTCGTCGAGGGCTTGGTCGGGCTTTGCATGGGAAATTACCTCGTGCAGGCGCGCGGTGTTTTGGGCGTTCACGCGCTGCGCCTCGGATTTATGGGTGACGGCCTTGGCGCCGTCGGTGACGGCCTGGACCTGCTCGGTCAAATGGGCGTTCTTGGCTTCAAGCGTGGCCATGTCCCGCCTGACGCTCGCCACCGACAGGACGCCGACGGCGACGGCGATCACCAACAGCACGCGGGCGTTGGTGATGAACTTCAGAAACGCGCCCTTGAAGATGATCAGGCCGGCGGCCAAGGCCAGGACGATGACGCCTAGGATCACCTTCGGATGCCCGAAGATGAATCCCAGGAGATCGAAGTGTCCAAAGAGGAAGCCAAGCATTAGACGCCTCCGATCTCGTCGTTGCGGGGTTGGGGCTGGGCCTGCGGGATGCTGATGCCGAACTTGCCGCCGATCGCGCTGAACATTCCCGAGAAGTCGACGACAGAGCCACCAATGTAGCCCAGACCGATGGCGGTGGCGAAGAAGCCCAGGGTGTCGATCGCCTTGTTGACGATCTCCTGGTTGACCGGGACCGGGAAGCGCGCCAGAGTCATGATGCTGGCCCAGCAGAGCAGCGTCAGGAAGAAGGCGAAGATCGCCCGGCGAACACGGCTGACCGAATTCTCGCTCAGGCGGCGGTTAGGCGGCATAGGCCTGGACCTGCTTGAAGGCCTGGGCGCCGGGCATGCCGCCATAGACCAGGGCTTCGGAGCAGCGGCGACGGAACAGGCCACGGGTCCACTTCTTGGCCGCATACGACCAGGAGGTGAAGCCTTGCGGGATGTTGGTCGGCGCCTTCTGAGCCTTGGAGGTGGCGATCAGGTTGGCGACGTCGAGCGTGCCCACGGCGCGCTTGCCGGCGTTGTGGAGCCGCAGCAGCGACGACTTGGACAGGCCCGTCTTGCCCACGTTGAACGCAAAGGCGACCATGGCGTCGAACTGGTTTTGCGTGGTGTCCTTGGCGACCATGCCGGCCACGGCGTTCTCGAACGAGACGATGTCGGCGCGAAGCAGTTCCTCGGCCTTCTCGCGCGTGATCGCTGGAACGCCAAACATACGGATCATCGCCTGGGTGGCCAGGGTCTTGGCCTTGGCGCGGCCGAAGACGTTGATGTTGATCTGCTGGCCAGCGGGCGTGAGCAGCACGTGGCCCCAGCCGATGGTGTAGATGCCGACCATGTCGATATAGGGGTCGAGAAGGACCGTCGACGGATCGCCGTCTTCGATGCCTTCCCAGGCCTGGATCAGGGCCAGACCTGCGGGAGAGACGCGCATGAGATGCTCACGAAAGGGGAGAAGTCCCCTTTCGTGTCATGGTTAACGTCTCGTGTCAAGAATCATAGCATGTAACAGAGGCTTGACGATCCGTCAAGCCTCTGTTTTCAGGCCGTCACGGTCTCGCGCAGCAGCCGCAGCGAATGGTCGATCACGAGATCGGGCGTGATCTGCGCCATGGCCTCGACGCAGTGCGGACAGACCCCGTCGCGGTGACCACAAGGTTCATAGGCACCGCCCGTCAGATTGACGTGGAAGTCATAGCCGGTGGTCAGCGGGCTGATGTAGCCGCCGAACATGACGACGGCCTTGGTGCCCATGGCGGCCGAGCCGTGGTGGAGTCCGCCTTCGGGGCCAACATAGAGGCTGGCGGCCTTGAGGACGGCCAGGGCCTCGCGATAGGACCGTGTAGCGGCCATCACCGCGCCGGGGATGATCGGCTGACCGCCGGCGCTGATCTGGACGACCTTGATCCCCTCCTTACGCAGGCGCTTGACCGTCTCGGTCATGTACTCGATCGGCCACTGCTTGGCGACTGGCGCGGAGGCCTTGATATAGGGCTCGATCGCCACGAAGGGCTCCTTGGCCCAACGGGCGACGATCATCTCCTCGTCGGTCGTCAGTCGGATGGGCGCCGGCGTCGGGCGATAGTCCATGTTCCAGATGAACTTGCCCAGCATGGCCGCCAGCTTCTTGTGCTTGAAGGGCCGGCGTCCCTGGCGGATCAGTTCTCGGCGCATGGCGCGGTAGTCGATATAGGGACGTGTACCGGGGTGACTGATCACCCAGGGCGTGTCCTTGTTGGTCTGACCGGCGCGCGCCACGAAGTCCAGGCCCCAGAGCAGGTCGTTGTCGGTCGGGTCGACGATCTGGCCATCGCCGATCGCGACCTTGCGCTTGAGCGGGTCTTCCTGGTGTAATTTCCAGGCGTCACCGATCGCCATCATCTTGTCGCCGATGCCCATGGATCAGCGCTCCACGTGGACGACGAGGCTGTCCTTGGACAGGCCCTTGATCTTGTGGACGGCACCGAAGATGGTCTTCAGACGGTCGATCCACCAGCCATCGCTCTCGATGATCAGATGGGCATTGCGACCATCGGGAAGCTCCTTCTTGGCCGCGCGCAGGCAGATCACGAAGAATCCACCCAGACGCATGTGATCGCGGATGTCGGCCAGGACCGCGTCGAGATGGTCCGGCTCGATGTGCTCCAGCACGTCCAGGCACGCGACGAAATCGCAGATCGGCGGCGGCGCGGCGTGCTCGGGAATGGCCGGGTCGTAGCTCTCGTAGCGGATGTTGGGCGCGGTCTGCGGCGCCCAGCGCGCGAAGCTGTCCTTGCCACAGCCGTAGTCTAGGATCGAGCGGGCGTCGTGGGCCTGGGCGAAATGCAGGACCGGGCCGATCCATTGCCAGCCGTTGGCGCCATAGGAAGGATTTTCGCCGTGCAGGGCCGCGTTGAGCGAGCGGTAGGCTTCGGAGATCGTGTCGGACATCAGGCGGCCTTGATCTGGGTGCGGGGCAAGAGGCCCGTTTGCTGTAGGAGGGCGGCGCGGTGATACTGGCGCCATGCGGTGGCGTAGGCCACGTCCTCATAGCCCTCCATCCACGGGCCGCCGAGCGACCAATGGACGGCCTGGGGCTTGTCAAGGGGTTCGGAGTGGCCCGGAATCCAGTTCCAGCCCATGTCGAGGGCGCCAATCAGGTCCTCGTCAAGGGGCTGCGCTGTCGAGTGGCCGAAGCTGTGGAGCGCGCTGCCCGACATGTGATTGGCGTCGCTCTGGGTGGGGAACCAACCGTAGCGATTGGAGAATCTCAAATCGTAGATCATCAGGCTGGACCATAGCTTACGGAAGTAGGCCTGCTGGACCATGCCGTCCATCTTGACGCCTTCATCGGCCTTGCTGAACTGGTGCTTGACGACCCAGAGTGGGTGACTCCCGTCCTTCTTGGGCACGGTGGCCAGAACCTGATCGAACAGGCTCTGCACCGGCTCCAGGAACAGGAAGTCGCAGTCGACGAACATGACCGGCGCCTTGATGCCCATGTTCCGCGCGATTGACGGCACCAGGAAACGGCTGTGACTGAATTCGGTGGAGAACGGCCGCGTGTCGCGGACGTCCCAATACTGGCCCTTCTCATCGATCCGCCAAGGACGATCGAAGAGGCCGCGCCGACGCAGGTCGCGGTGCTCCAGCTTATGAACGACGACGTCGCGATCATCGCCGACGTTGTGCTCGGTCAGGCTGCTCACGCAGACGTCATAGGCGGCTTGTTCGCGGCTATCGTAGCCCACGAAGACATGGAAGGGCATGTGGGCTCCTTAGGCCAGGGGTTTGAAATCGGGGTCGTACCGGCGGCTGAGGTCCAGCCATGCCTTGCCCGATTCGATTTCAGGGACCGTCCACTGGGCGCCGGCCAGTTGGGCGAACACCTCGGGACGGATGACGGTACGCTGGTTGCGGAACGGCGCGCTCTCGATGGTCGAGAGGTCGTCGCTACCCAAGGGCGTGGCAGCGCTGAACGCCATCGGGAAGATCGGGATGCCCATCAAGGACGCCTCGATCAGAGTGTTGGACGAGAAGGCCACGACGGCCCAGGCCTTGTTCAAGTCCTCCTCGATCGGAGGCTCCTTGACGCCCTTGAGCGGCTTTTGACGCACGCGGATGGGCCGGTCAGTGATCAGGCGCAGCCGATCGACCAGCGGATTGACCCAGGCCTCGACGCTGCCCAGGCCCATCATCTGGTACCACGCCGGCGATTGGCAGGCGATCAGGATATGCTCGCCCTGGCTCAGCCGAAGCGGCTGAACGGGCATGTCCAGCGCCTGAAAGCGCGCGATATCCTCGGCGGTGGCCTCGTGGCTACGCTGCGCCCACTGCATGGCGTTGGTCGTCAGGCGGAAGTAGCCGCCGCGCTTGTAGCCTCGGAAGTAACCGTTATCGACGGTGACGAACGGGCGGCGGGCGGCATGGCAGTCGCGCAAGGACTGAACGGTCGTTGGATGGACGCCGACATAAACCGGCATGAACGTGTCAGGGATGTCGGCGAGGGGCGTTTCATAGCCGATGCGGCCCACGTCCAGGCCAAAGCCTTTGACGACGGCCTTGGCGAGCATCTCGGATTTCTCCTTGCCGCGCTGGATCACCACAAACGGCGGCTTGAAGACCCCGTGATTGCTCAAATGCCAAACCCTTCCTGCACGGCGGGGAGTTTCCCCTGATGGACGTCGAGCAGGGTCCTCAAGGCCTCGCCAGAGGCGATCTCGTGGAGGAACCACTGCGCCCAGGCCAGTCGCTTGAAAGCGTCCGGGCGGGCATCGACATCGCTATTCCACAAGAAAGGAGTTGTCAAGCGCTTGGCCGCGCCTCGTGTCACGATTGCTGGCGCCGCGTAATGCACAGGCACACCAGCGATCAGCGCCTCGGTGGCCGCGTTGGAGGACCAAACGATCAGGCCCTCCTTGTCCTCCAGGTCCTGCATCAAGCTGCGGATGGGCTTGTTTCGGCCGGGATGGGGCCGGACATAGGCCTTCTTGCCCTGGGCTTCAACGAGGGCGGTCATGCGTTCGGCGAACATGGCGGGCGATCGCATGATCGGTGAACCGATGCCGCGCTGGTCCGCGACCAAGAACCGCCCGCTAAGCTGGGTTCGCCAGGGCTTGAAGTCGATCTTCAAGGCGTCCAGGCGGCTCTGGTCTCCGACGAACCAGCGTCCCGAGCCGTTATGCCCGTCGAGCGCCAGAGCGTAGGCCTGATTGCCGTCGGCGTCTTGCCCGTGGTAGCCGTTCTCGGCGACGATCAAGGCGCCGCCGCCGGCCTTGACCATCTTCTCGGCCTGGACCGAACGGCCCAGCCGGTTCCAGATCAGGGCGACATCGCCGGGTTCGACTGGATGATCCGGCAGGCCGCGCCGTACCGTGTAGCCCAAGCGCGCCAAGCCGTTAATGAAGCTGGACATCCGATAGTGCGGATTGTCCTTCAGGTCGACATAGGCCCTAGACATAGATGTCGTTTCGATGGCGCGGTGGGCGGCTTAGCGCATCTTCCAACGTGACCTGGGGGATGAAGTCAAGGGCCGAAGGCGTGATCCGAAGGACCTCGACGCCGGCCGCTTCGATCTGGGCGACGACGGGCGGATATTCCGGCGCGAACTCGTCGGTGTAGTAGCTTTCCTTGGCCTCGATCGGATGATCTTCGTGCCAATGGCCTTCGCCGGCCGTGAAGCGCATGTCGTAGCCGATCAGCACGATACGGCTGACACCCAGGTTGAAGGCGAGGTTCATGGCCATCATGCCGCTGTCACGGCCGTAGACGCCTTGCGGGTCCGTGCAGAGCCCGCCGGCGTGTTCCTTCCGCATGCGGAAAACGCGCTCGCCTCCAGGGCCTAGGTCGCCCTTGGACACGGTGACAATCCTGGCCGGATAGTCGGCGGGAAACTTCTGTCCATGCCAGCGCCACCAGCGGGTGTCGGCGAAGAAGTGGATATCGTTGAACGGCGCCAATTCCCATGAATTGTTCAAGGTGATGACGCGGGCTCGGCCTTCAATCTTCGAAAGATCAACGTCGCGGACAGTCGGGCCGCCACCAATGAGCACAGCGGTCTCCCCAACCCAAAGTCGGGGGACCTTCCAGTAATGACGCATTATTACTACTCGAAGAGGTTTAGAAACTCTGAGCCCAGTACGGGACCGAGAAGGTGGGATTGAGGGAGTAGCTGGCGTTCAGCGAGCAGCCGATCCCAATCTGGTCCGGCCCCGAGGTGAAAGAACCGCCACTGGATTCCAGATAGATTTGGCGCCACATCTTTCCATCGGTCGAAACCCAGGCCGTCAGAAGACCACCGGTGTTCTTGAGACGGTACCACTGAGCCCCAGACGGCGAGAAGTCCGAATAGGGATTGGACGTGAACCCCGACAATCCCGGCAGCCGGCTATAGCGCAGCTTGCGCAAGGATTGCGAGGTGCTGACGTTCGTAGTGTTTTCCACCCCGAACATGGCAATCTTGCCCGTCGAGGATTCCCGCATGATGAGGCCGACGCCGTTGTAGTTGTACGGCAACAGATGATCGACGATCTTAGCCGTCACCGTCCAGTCGACCCCGCCTCCGGGCAGGGCCTTGACGGCGATGCGTTGGATATCCCCGAACGTGCTCTGACCGCAGTCCACCATCAGTCCGACGTCGTCATCATCGGCCAGGGTGAGCGAAACCGTGCCCAGGAGGGTCGGAAAATCCGCCGCTTTGGGCGGAGCATACCCCCACGGGGTCTTGCGGTTCCAAGTCTGGCTTGCGCCGTCATAGCGCAGGATGTCCCCATGCTTGGGCGTGCCCACGATCGCGACATCTTGAAGTTCGTCCAAGGTGCGCGCGCCGCCTACGCGGGCGACGCCCGCGAGCGGCAGGACGAAGGTGCGTTCTTCCTTGTCGCCCCAGGCGGTCTGTCCGCTGTAGGTGGCATAGGTGGTCCACGAGGCGCCGCCATCATCGGTGTACTGGACGACGAAGGTCTTGGGCGAATTGGTGGTGTTGAAGTCCGTGCCCGTCGAAGTGATCTTGATCGATCCGACATCGACGGCGGTCGCGAAGAGGTACCCCGGCCCGCCAAAGAGCCCCGTCGAGGTCTGCTGGATCGACGACCAATAGGTGCTGGTGTTGCCGTCGAAGGCCTGCGACGCCGGATAGGTCGCGTGCGAATTGGTGTCGACGACCTTGCCGCCCGTGGTGGCGATCTGTGTCCCACTGCGGTTGTAGAATTTCAGTTCCGAGATCGTGGCGTAGGTGTCGGTCTGGCTGGCCGTCACCAGGATGCGCCAGCCTTGGTGTGGCGCGTGGAAATCACCAGCTTCGGCGTCCCCAGGCGAGGTGCCGTCGTCCCACTCAAACTGGAGGTAGGTGCCTTCGCCAAAGGCCGTGACAGGGCCGTTCAGGTTGGCGTTAGCCCCACTGTTTTGCAGGACGAAGAGTTCGTAATAATCGCCGGCCGTGACAGGGAACCACTCAGTCGTGAAATTGAGCGGCGACTGGTTGAGGCCCTCGCGCGAGGCCACGATGCTGGAGCCGCCGGTCGAACCGATTTCCACGCCGTTGCGGCGCAGGGCCGCGCCGATGAGGGCGGCTGACACGCTGGCGTTCCAGTTAACATAGCCCGTCGCGCGCGCGGCGCTGACGCCCGCCGGTACAGTGATACGGGTGCTGGCGCCGCTGGCGAAAGCGCCGACGGCGTCCTCGGATTCGGTATCCCACTGGACTGCCGTCCAGGTCGCGGTAGCGACCGACTGAGTCGCCGCGCGGCGAACGCGGGTGCGCGGACCAATGCCGGCGTTGTAGCTGCCGCCCCCGCCTCCGCCACTCACCGTACCCGGCTTGAACTTGCCCGAGACGACGTCATAGACCAGCGCCTGCCCGTCCGCTGGCGTCGACGTCAGGTCAACGTCGCTCAGGTCGCTCAGGGCTTCCTTCCACTCGATCCATTCGTCTCCCGCGCCCGGCTCCTGGGTGGTATTGGGCACGCGGCAAAACCACATCCGATCCTGGTAGGAGACCGTGTCGCCATAGAGGTAAGGATTGGACTGGGTGGTGTAGTAAGTGATCTGGGAAATGTAGACGGTGTCGTCACCGGCCGTTCCCCCACCGTCCTTGCTATATTGGAAACGGAGAGTGTGGTTGCCCACCAGAGGATAGGTGAACTCCTCATAGAGTCCGGTCGCTCCCGAATCGATCAGAATCTGCGTGGTGCCGTCCAGGATGATCCTGAAGAAGTCAAAGCCGCCCTCGGACGAGACCTTGTAGCGGACCTTCACAGGCTGAACATTCAGGAAGGCGGCGGAGAGTTCGGCGTAGCAGAGGCCGCTGCCGGGGATGGGGCGGAACTTCAGAGCCTTCGTCGTGCCGGCCGTACCGTCGGGTTGGCTCACGACGGTGTAGCCTGACGCGTCGTAGGTCAGTTCATCTCCGAGGTCGCTGTCCTCGAAGTCGATGATCACCTGTTCGCCACCGGACGCCCAAATGCCGCGATAGCTTCCGCCTCCGCCACCGCCGGTGGGGGTGTAGAATTCCAGGCCGCTCTCGTTGACCTTGACCCGCACGGCGTTGCCGCCTTGGCCCTCGTAGCTGTTTGGCGTATCGTTGAGGCCCAGGAACGAACTTGCCCCGCCGCCCGAGCCACCCGAGGAGGGTTCGGCCTGCCAGACGCCATCCTTCCAGGTCAGGACCGAGCCTTCGGCCGGCGTGCCCGTGCCCATCTCGACATCGGCCAGATCGCCGATCTGCGTCGGGACGAAGGGCAGGGTGAAGAACTCAAGGGCCGTGCCGGCGGTGTTGACACGCAGCGCCTTCAAGCCTTGCCCGATATAGGACTGAGGCACGTCGGCCAAATCGGTGAAGTTGAAGTCGACCGGAGCGTGGAATTCGCGCGTCTGGCCCGGAGCCCACCCAGTCTGGCCGGTCACTTCCCAGGCCGTCGTCCAGGCCGAATCATCATCACTGAACTGGACGGAGAACGAGGCCGGCGAGGTGTTGGGCTGGGACTGCGAGCCCTGGATCGTCATGTAACGGACGTCGACAGGGGTGGTGAACTGGTACTTGATCCACTCGCCGTTGGCGGCCGTTGCCGAGAACCACGCCCCGCTGATCACGTTGTCGAAGGCGCCGCTGACGGTGCCGAACTCATCGCTGCTGGCCGAGGCGGTGCCGCCGTTGGCCATGTCCGGGCCAGTCTTGGTGTGCTTGAACTGGATTTCCTGGATGCCGTACTGCGCGGTCGAGCCGTCGGTGGTGTGCAGCAGGAGGCGCCAGTAGGTGTGCTCACCAAACGAAGGCACGCCCATGCCGGCCGTGTCTTCGTTGACCCAGTCGCCACCGCGATAGACCAGCGTCTGTCCGTCGGTCGGCGAGGTCAGGTCAACATCGGTCAAGCTCGCCAAGGTGCCGTCGGAGCCACCGGCCGACACTTCCGGCGACCACATGCCGCCCCGGAAGGTCAGGACCATGCCATCGGCCGGCGTACCCGTAGGGAACTCCACATCGTCGAGGTCATCAAGCTTGGAGGCGCCGCCGGAAGGCGAGGCGAAGATCAGGCCCGAGCCCGTCGGATCAACAACGATCGCCTTGCCTGCCTGTCCCGCATAGCTGTCAGGCGTATCGGTCAGGGCCAGAAAATTGGTGGTGTAGGAGGAGGTGACGAACTGGACACCGGTTTCGTCGCCCTTGACCTGGAGGTACTTGCCGCCCTGGCCATTGAAGCTCGACGGAAAACCCGAGAGCGTGGTGATCGGCAGGATGGCGTATTCCAGCGCCGTGCCGTCCAGCTTGACGCGGACCACCTTGCCATTCTGAGCCGCCGGGGTGCCCGGACCGTTGGCGAGTTCCTGGACCGTGGGCGCCGAAAAGCTCAGACCCGTGCCGCCGCCATTGACCTTCACATACTTGCCGCCCTGGCCGGTGTAGCTGCTGGGAACGTCGATCAGGTCGGTGAAGGATGCGCGCAGGAAGTCCAGGCCCGTCAGATCAGCCTTGACGCGAACGAAGTAGAGGCCCTTGCCGGCATAGCTGTCAGGGGTGTCGAGCAGTTCGAGGAAGTCGTCCGGGCCGCCCGTGCCCGTGGCGTATTCGACGCCCGTGCCGTCGGCCTTGACACGCAGGTACTTCAAGGCGTTGCCCGTCGGGGCGCCAGGACCATCGGTCAGGTCGGCCACGACGGGCGCATGCAGTTCCACGCCCGTCATGTCGGTCTTGACGCGCAGGAACTTGTTGGCCGCGCCGGCGTAGGACGAGACGAAATCGGAGGCTTCGGTCAGCTTGGGCCAGTCGAACACCAGCGCCGAGGCCGCACCGTTGACCTTGACCGTACGATTGGGCGCCCCGCTGTAGCTGCCCGGCGTGTCGTCCAGATCAACGAACGAATTGACATTGGCTGCCGAGGAGACAAACTCCAGGCCCGTGCCGTCGCCCTTGACCGCGACCAGCTTGCCGACGTTACCGACATAGGTGGTGGGCGTGTCGTTCAGGTTCAGGAACGAGAAGTCCAACGTCCACGGCTTCCAGGCGCTGAACGCGTTCGACCAACGCAGAAGCTGGCCATCGGTCTGGCCGCCGTCGACGTCGGAGAGATCAGTCAGCAGGCCCAAGCCACTGGTCGGGTCGGGGACGACAAAGCGCAGGTCCGTGCCGTCGGAAACCACCAGACCGATCTTGCCTGAAGCCAATTCGGCCGAAAGACCCGACGAGCCCAGGATTTGAAAGGTAATCGTCGCCGTGCCCTGGTTCTCGACACTGAACCAACGCTTGGTCGCAGGCAAGGTAACCGTGCGGAGCGAGGTGTGCCCGTAGAACTGGTGATGGAAATACTTGGTGTACTCGTCAGTGTTCAGCGTGACGTCACCCGCCGTCAACGACACCTCAAGCGTGTCGTTGGACGCCGCCTCCAGGATGGCCAGGGCGGTGTTGATCGTGGTTTCCTTCTGGTCCTGGTTGGGTGCAACCTGAGGCAGATGGAGGATGGGCGTATATTCGGCCATTTAGAGGTAGACGCCCTTGAGGGTGAAGGACAGAAGCGCCAGGGTGGCGTCGGCGGTGGCGGGGGCGGTGACGGTGAGGCGGTCGCCGGGCGCGTAGGTCACCGAAACCGAGCCGGAGCCCAGATCAGTGCTGAAGGTCGGGGTCGCCGTCCCAGCGGCGAAGGTGACGTGACCCACCAAGGTGGCGTTCTTGTAGACGTTGAAGACGGCCGAAGCCGTTGCGGTGGTGTCGGCGTGGCCTTGCGAGCCGGAATAGTTGCTGTAGAAGCGGACCGAGCGGGTGAAGACGTACTTGTAGAGGGTCTGGCCGTTCGTCGGCTTGACGATGCTGGTGATCGCGTGATCGGCCGGGATGTCCGCTGGCGTCCAGCGCCCGGCGGTGGCGTCCCAAACCAGCGCTTGTCCGTCGCTGGCGTCGCCCACGCCCGCCGTGTCGCCCATGCCCGCAAGATTGCTGTTGCCCGAACTAATGGCGACCATGTCGACGCCATTGCTGTAGATCAGGGTGCGCTTGCCCGGCTCGACGATGACGATAGAGCCCGAGGAGCCGCTAACCTTAATGGTGGCGTTGGAGGCGCCCGCATTGTTGACGGCGAAGAAGCGCTTGGTGTTGGGGGTGGAGACGGTGAACTCGCTGGTCAGGCCCGTCAGCGTCAGCATGAAGGCCCTGGTGTACTCGTCCGAGGTCAGGGTGCGGTTCGCCGCGACCGCGAGATTGATCCCATCGTTCATCGCCGCTTCCAGGATGCCCTGGGCGGTGTTGATCGTGGTCTCTTTTTGATTCTGATTGGGCGCAACCTGAGGCAGGTTGAGGATGGGCGAATTGGCCATGTTTTCCAGGGAGAAAAGCGCGCGCCAGCGTGGGTCCGTGGGCGGGACCTAAAAGGTCCGCCACGGCTCGATCACACGCCAACCGGGGAATCCGCGTCCAACAGCGGATGAAACTTGATAGACCATGATCATCACGGTGTCAAGATTGACGTCAAATGTCACGGGCAGTGACATCCAGTCTTTCAGGTTGGTGTAGTCCCAAACGAAGCTGTCGGCAGAGGTTTCGACGCGGGTGACATAGGAGGGGTCGACACCGCCGGTCGAGGGGTCGAACACCGGCGCGGCCCGGACATAGACATAGGCCTCGTAGCGCTCGGTGGTCTCATGCAGGGGCACAGAGCCGGTGAAGTCCTGCATGCCGCCGCCCATCCGGGTGCGCCGCTTCCACGAGAAGGTCATGGTTCCGTCGCCATTGATCGTGCGCCGAATGTCCTTGGGGGCATAGGGCATGAGATCACGGGGATAGTAGAGGAGCTTCTGGTTGAGGCCGTCTTCGAGCTTCTGCCGCTTGGCGACGGCCCGGTAATAGCGGATTTGGCCGATGACGTCGATCGTCTCGCCCGCCTTCTCCAGCGTGCCTTCGTTCTGGAGGACGATGAAGCGGTCACCCTTCTTGTGCGCGCCGGCGGCATATTCGGTGCCTCGGCGGCCTCGCAGGAGGTTCCAGATCGTCCAGGTGCCATCGGGGTTTTCGACGGCGTCACGGAACTGGATCACCTCATCGCCCAGCAGGGCGGCGTTCTGGCCCGCCCAAAGCTCATCGTCAGTGATCGATTCAAGCTCGAACGACTTGGTGTAGGGTTGGATGATCAGGCGCGTCTTCCAGTCCAGCGAGAAGTCCCCGGTGGGCGGCGCCGGCAGGGCGATGGTGGTCACGCCCCATTCGACCTCCTTGTCGAAGCTGTCGAGTTCGTCATAGTCGATGTCGTTGATCGACCGGAAGAGAGTGGCGCCGTCGAATTCCTTATCGGTATTGTTGCCAACCCCGTAATAGAAGACGCTCATGTTGCCGCCACTGTCGTCGCTGTCGCGCAGCAACGGCGTGTTGATGACGTACGGGACCGATTGGCCCGGATCGTAGATCGTCTGGGACGGGCTCGTCCCACCATCGGCTTCCTGCTCCAACGGCGCGTAGGCGCCGCCGTCGCGGCCATAGGCCTCGACAGAGATCGAAAAGTCCGCGCCGACTTCGGTGCGTTGGATACGGTCGGCGTAGGTGCGGTCATCGTCCAGGCGCACCTCGACCCAATCCGATGGGTCCAGATCGAGATAGGCCCACGGCAGATGAGTGGTGTGACGGGTGCGCTCGTTCCACTGGTCGTAGAGCATGTGGTTGACACGCTCCTTGGCCTCCGCCGGCTTGAGAACCAGATTGGCCTCGATGGCGACCAACTGATCGGACTGCATCGTGCGGGTCGGACTGCTGATCCGCTTGGATTGAGCGACCGACTCCTGGAAGTCGCGCTCGTAGTTCATGTAGGTGAGCGAGACCTTCTGGGGGATTTCGGCCTCTTGCAGGCGCGTCTCGGTCCAGTAGTCCACCGCATCGGGACCGGTCGAGCCCAGGGCCGCCTTCTTGATCGAGGCGACGGGCGCGCCTTCATTGGTGCCCTCGGTGCGCAGGAACCCCGTCAGCTTGCCGTCGCTCTCGACGATGTCGAAGAGATAGATCATCTTCAACTGGTCGAGCACCGACTTCAAGTCGGTGGACTGCGCCCAGCCGTATCCCAGGACCTCGGTGTCCATCAAGCGCGACATGTCGATCTGCGAGGAGGTCAGGCCCGCCATCCGCAGGAGACGATCGCAGATGAAGCCCAGGCTGCAATAGCCGATCTTTCCGCCCAGGAAGGTGATGCGATTGTCGCCGATGCCCGCGAAGGTCTGGATCGAGACGATGCTGTAGTTGGACCAGTTGAGGAACTGCGATCCGGTGGCGGTCAGTCCTGGCTTGTCGACCGGGATGCCGTGGTAGTCCGCGTCGCTGACATAGGGGCTCTGGATGTCCTCGGGCGCGTAGAGTTCCGGCGGTGCGTCGGCGGTGTTGTTGGGCAGCACATAGGAGCCCGTGCGCGTGTCGATGATGTAGATGGCCACGGCGGTCGGGCCGAAGGGCGTGTTCTGAATCCAGGCATATTGGCCATTGACGATCCGGCCCAGGCGCGGGTCCAGGCTGATGGCGTCATACGCCACCGGCTTGCGCCACTTCCAGGTCATGGTCTCAAGGGAGAACTTGGCCATCCAGACCGAGGAGTCGCCCTCGGTATAGGCCATCAGGATGCCTGGATCGCTTTCGTCGTACATGATCCAGTAGGGCTGGAGGGCGATGCCGGCGAACTTGCGCTGGAGCCGGCCATAGAGACGCCCGCCACCTCCTTGATTGATATCGTAGAGGTCGATGAATTGGGCGTTGGCGTCCTCTTCGGACGTGATCGCGCCATAGAACTGGTTGGTCTTCAGGCCGATCGAACCACAGACCACGACGCCATGATAGACCGAACCGATACGGGTTGGCCACGTCGTGCCCCCATCCCGCCTGAAAAGATTCACGTCGGTGATGTCGAACGTCGTGACGTCCCCAAACAGCCCCCACCACAAGGCCATCTCGCGTCCGCCACTGCTGAGCGAATAGGCGCACGTGCGCGCTGAACCATCGGTCGGCGGATAGCCGGCCTCCAGGCCCATGTATGGATTGTCGCGCCCGAACGCGTCAGACACGCCTTGCGTGGCGACGGTGTTGTAGCCTTGCGGCTCGATCAGGGAGGCGGCGACATAGTTGTTGAGACCGCCGTTCGCCACGAACAGGGTGCCGTCGCGCTTGACGGCATGCAGGTAGAGCAGCGTCTGGTTGTCGTAGATGCCCACGCCCTGGGCGGTGTTGGGGAATTGCGGCTCAAAGGCCATGTCCTCCTTGCCGGTCGTCAAACTGAAGCGGCGAAGGTGGGTCCTGCCGGACGAGTTGAACTCCGGGTCGGTCAGGTAGAAGTAGCCTCGGGTGACGTCGACCGTCAGCGCGTTGCCGTAGTAGTGCAGCGGACGCGGCGTGCCGTCCTCAACATAAGTAGTCACCGGCACTTGGGGCGTGTCGAAGAACTTCTCCATGTTGTAGACTTCGGCGGTGATCTGCGGGATGTGGTTCCCGAAATCCTCCAGCGGCATGTCTTCAATGACCATATAGGCCAATCCTCGAAAGGCCGGCGTGTTGCCTACCCCCAAGTCTGCCTCGATCGTCGAGTTTGGATTTTGGTCCTCGCTGCCCAGGTAGAAGCGAATCTTGTACTTGTCGTTGTTGGTCTTTTTGCCCGTGCCCGTCACGTCATAGATGATCTTGCCGTCCGCCCAGATGCGGCGAAACTGGGAGATCGTGCCCTTGCAGAAGGCGAAGGCGACCGAGGCGGTATAGGTGTACTTGATGTAGAAGCCGCCCTTGCCGGCGATCGAGAGCTTCTTGCGCTTGTGCTCCTTGATCTTTGTGCCCCAGATCATGTTGCCCGGCACGCGCGTCACGCCAAAGACGATCGGGATGGCCGCCCCATAGGTCGAGGCGCTCATCTTCAGGTCCTTCAGACGCGGTCCCTTGCTCGGGAACAGGTAGCTGACCCCGATCATGGCGGCGTTGTCGGTGGCGAAGGAGAAAAGCTGATCAGCCATTAGAACGGATTGGTTGGGAGGATGGAACGAACACCAGGAAAGCCCCGGCCGACAGCGTCGGAAAGCTGGTAGACCACCAGATGCAGCGTGTCGGTGCTTCGGTTGAAGCCATCGACTGTCTGCATCTCTGGCGTGTAGCTGACATTTGGGTAGATGGTCTCGAACTTGCGGGTATAGCCCACCGGCTCGGCGCCACGCGACAGGTCTCCCGAGAAAGGCGCCGGCAGCACGTAGACCTCGTAGCGCTCGTAGCGCTCGCCCAGGGGCACCTCGCCCGTGCCGTCGATCATACCGCCGCCGTAGCGTGTGCGTCGCGCCCAGGTGATGTCGAGACTGTTGTCGGTGGCGAACTCTCGCCGGATGTCGGTCGGCGCGTACGGCATCAGGTCGCGCGGCTCGTAGAGGATGGTGGTGGCCGTGGTCTCTTGAAGCGTGCGATCCTGCGCCACGGCCTTGAAATAGCGGGCTTGGCCTCGGGCGTTGAGGACTTCGGCCTGCTGGGAGATGGTGGCGTCGTTCAGGAAGATGAACCGCTCGCCATTGACGTGGTTGTCGCAGGCGTATTGTGTGCCCCGGCGCCCCCGCAGCAGATTCCAGATCGTCCAGGTGCCGTCGTCGTTTTCGATGGCGTCGCGGAACTGAATGACCTCGTCACCGATGATGACAGGGTTGAGGCCCTGCCAAAGCTCGGAGTCGGTGATCGATTCAAGCTCGAACCAGGGCACGGCCGGCACCAAGCGAAGGCGAGTCTGCCAGTCCATCGAGAATGGGCCAGCATGGGGGACCGGCAGTTTGCCCACGACCGTGGCCCATTCGACGTCGTTGTCGCCGCCATCGATCTGGGTGTAGTCCAGCAAGTTGCTCGACTTGAACAGGCCCGCGCCTTGATATGCGCCGGGATAGCCATTGCCGACCCCAACATAGTAGCGTGACATCGCGCCATTGGTGTCGTCGCCGTCGCGCAGCAGCGGCGTGTTGAGGATGAACGGGATGGCCGTGCGCGGCGCATCGTCCAGCACGGCTGGCGTCTTGCCGTCGCCGCCATCTGCGGTGGTGATCTCTTCCCAGTTCTCGTAGGCGCCGCTGTCTTGGCCATAGGACTCGAAGGCCATGTGATAGTCGGCGCCGAACTCCAGGCGGTGGACGCGCTCGATGTAGGAGCGGCCGTCGTTGAACTCGACCGTGACGATGTCGGAGGGGTCCAGGTCGAGCAACGCCCAGGGCAGGGTGGAGGTGTGCTTGGTGCGCTCGCCCCACTGCGAGTAGAGAATCTTGTTGACCACGATCTTCGCCTCGGTGGGCGACATGACCATGTTCATCTCAAGATTGACCTGCTGACGCGAGAACATGGTCGGCGTGGGGTTGGTGATGCGCTTGGAACGCACCACGCCGGTCTCATAGTCCTGGTCCCAGTTCATGTAGGTCAGCGAGACCTGGGCCGGCAGGTCAACTTCCTGAAGGCGCGTCTCCTGCCAGAAATCGACCGCGTCAGGGCTCGACGAGCCCAGGGCGTTTTGCGGGATGGTCTGGGTGGAGGGGCCAAACTCGTTGTCAGGCGAGCGCGGAATGGCGGTCATCACCCCCTGGCGCTCGGAGATGTCGAAGAGATAGAGACGCCCCAACTCGTCGACGATCGACTTGATGTCGGTGCCGTTGGCCCAGCCATAACCCCGGATCGGGATTTGATAGAGGGTGTTGAGGTCCATCTGAGCCGACGTCAGTCCCGCTTCGAGGAACAGCCTCTCAAGGACCGTGGCGACGCTGACGCCCGAGGAGATGGTGTTGACGCGCACGATGCCGTCGATGCCGCCCAGGGCGACCAGGAGGCCCTGCTGGGGGCTGAAGGCCTGGAGCACGGCGTGCTCACCCTCGAAGGCTTCTGGCAGGGGAAAACCCTGTCCCTGGCCCTGGCCAATGTAGGTCAGAGTGCGGCCTTCGTTCTTGCCGTAGTTCTCGTAGTGCCATTGGGCAAAGCCCTCGCGCGAGCCTGCCACCGAGGTTCCCGACGAAAGCCACGCGGCTTCGACGTCAGGGTAGCGGACCATGTAGTCGTTCCAGTCGACTTTGCCGACGTTGGCGTTTTCCTCACCGGTCGCGGGATCGACGATCTGGTCCTTGAACTGCCCGTCGGACGTGTCGACGCCAAAGAGGGCGCTGCCGTACTCCCAGCAGAAAAGCTGGCCGTTGATCCGCGTCTGGGCGTCGAAGCGCTCGGGATAGCCGGGGATGGAGGCGCGCCAGACTTCGGCGCCGCGATCCTCGCCCCACTTGGAGATATAGGCCTGCCCGCCGGACTTCCAGAACAGGACCACGCCGGGGATCACGGTGTCCCAGAACGCCCCGCCGACTTCCATGCCGGTCCCGACCAGGGTGTCGACGACATTTTGGCCCGCGCCATTGATGCGCACGAGCTTGAGGGTGGCGTCATCCTCCTTGTGGAAGACATAGAAGGTCGACTTGGTGGTGACGTCCGGGTCACGGGCGCACACCTTGAAATTGCCAGCATGAGGTCCTGGACCAATCTGCCCCGTGCCTTCGACCGACAGGTCCGTGGCCTTCATGACGGTGTAGGCGCCGGCCTCGGAGATGGCGATCACATGCTCGATCGCGGTGCTGTCGGTGGCGGTGGACACCTCCAGGGGCTTGTCGACCGTGTGACTGGCGACCATCTGCAACGAGTACGGGTCCAGCCGCGCTAGCGGCATGGTGGGACCGTCCGGGCCGTAGGTCGCATAGACGAAGCTGTCCTGACCGCAGGCATGCAGCTTGGCGATCTCGGCGCCGCCGGGGAACAGGAACTCGCTGGTCGAGAAGGCCTTGACCGCATGATAGGTGCGCAGATTGACCTGGGTCACCGAGGTCCCATAGCGCAGGTAGCCGTAGTTGCGCGTCCAGTCAAACGCCGCGTCGGTCACCGAATAGTCCGTGGCCAGGGGCGTGTCGCCATCGGCCTCGTAGAGGTTCTCGACGATCACCGTCTCGTTCAGTTCCCCGATGAAGACCTCGGCGGTGATCTGCGGGATGCGGTTGCCAAAGTCGGCCAGCGGGATGTCGTCGAACAGGATGTAGGCGGTGCCCCGGAACGCGGGCGCGTTGCCCACGCCAAGGTGGGCGTCCATGGTCGAGTCGGGGACCTGGGTCTCCGAACCGGTGTAGAAGCGCATCTTGTACTTGGACGAGGTGATCTGGGCGCCCGCCTCCAGCGCCAGGGTGCGGATGTACTGCTTGAGCGTCCCCGACGGCAGGGTGCCTTCCTTGCGAGGGGTGCCGGCGGTGGCGTCGTAGATGATCTTGTTGTCGGCCCAGATGCGCAGGATCGACTTGACCGGCCCCTTGCAGAGCGCCATGGCGAAGGTGCCGAAGTAGGTGTACTGGTTATAGAAACCACCCTTGCCGGCGAACTTCTTCTTCTTCTTCTCGCGGATGGGCTTGGCCCAGATCATGTTGCCCGGCACGCGCATCATGCCAAACACCCAGGGGATGGCCGCGCCATAGGTCGAGGCGGTGAGCTTGAGGTCCTTCAGGCGCGGGCCATCGCTCGGGAACAGGTAGCTGATCCCGATCTTCAGGGCCTGGGTCGCGGCGAACGCGGCAGCTTGCGCCATTTAGTCTTCAACTCCGGGGAAATCGAGCGCGCAGCGGAAGCGGCTCGTCCAGTGGCCGTCATATTCCTCCTCGACGACCTGACGGTGGGCGAGGGAGGCGTGGATGAGCGAGCGCTGGCCGTAACGCTCGCCGATGATGCCGATGTGGCAGGCTTGGTGGTTATCGTTGAAGATCACCGCGCAGCCGGGCAGGACCGTCTGTGGCTCGCGGTAGACCATGAACTTGCGGATGTGCTCGACAAAGCGCCCGTCGGGGTTTTGCGAATAGCCGTCGATGTCCTCGTAGGGCACGCCAAAGTGGTTGCCCACGCAGCAGATCAGGCCGATGCAGTCGACGGCCTTGATCGAGCGGCCTCGCGGGCGCCAGCGCGCGCCGGCGGTCACGTACCGGCGCGCCTCGTCGATGATCTCCTGGCGCCGCATTAGGCCACCGGCGCGTCAGGCGTGGAGTAGTAGCTGTCCTGGCCGGGCACGTCGGGTTCGCCCCGGAAGTTCAGGATGTTGGCGAACTTCTCCTTGCAGGTCACCCGGCGCTTGTCGCAGCCTGGATGGATGACCATGCGATCTCCCTCCTGGGGCATGTAGAACGGCCGCTGGAAGGTGGTCAGAACGCCATCCTTCCACGACTTGATCTCCTGGGACTTGCCCGCGTTCTTGCCGGTCTCCCAGGTGATCAGGCCGCCATCATAGTAGCCGTTGCCCTCGGGCACGTAGGTGGGAATGATGTTGCGGCCACCGTTGGAGGCGCTGTCGACATAGGTCGTGCGCTTCCAGGACTTGACGGCCTTCCAGGTGATGGTGCCGTCGGTGTAGGTGGTGTTGATCAGGTTGCCCCAGGCCGGCTCGGTCTCGCCGCTCACGCCATCGCTCAGCGCCAGGAACGCCACGTCGCCGAACTGGTCGGCCGATCCGTAGTTGCCGCCGGGCATGTTGATGGCGGCGGTGATCGTGTCGAAGGCGGCGCCTTCTTCGTAGCGCGGGCGCTTGTGGGCGAAGAGATCGAAGCGCAGCTTGCGCGTGCCCGGCGGGATCAGCAGGTCCTGGACGATGGTTTGGAACCACTTGTCCTCGGCGGTCTTGCGCTGGCCCGTGTCGTACAGGGCAGCGGGCGAGATTTGTCCGCCATACTCGTTGAGCGCGAAGATGCGGAAGCGCGTGCCGGCCTCGGTGCCGTTCACGCAGGCGCTATAGAGCGTGGCGTAAAGGCGGCACTCGCCGCTGTCGAGGTCGTATTCGTCGACGCCCTGCTCGACCAGATCGAGGTCCTGGTAGATGCCGATGTCGGCGACCGTGTGCTTGACCGGATCGCGGTCCTTGCCGTCATCGGTGCCAAAGAGGGCGTGGCCCTCCTTGCCGGGGGTGTTGTAGAACGGGTCCTGGCGGATCGACCAGCGGCCGTTCGGATCGCCATAGGTCGTCCAGCCTTCGACGTCGCGGGTGAGTTCGACGTAGCCTTCCTGATCGAACGACGGGTTGACGAAGTTCAGGTTCAGGTAGAGCGAGGCAGGATTGATCAAGCCCAGAACCGAGGTGCCCTGGGCGTACCGGTAGTTCTTCTGCCAACGCGGCGGCTTGAGCGCCAGCTTGCAGCGCGTGTCGCCCAGATCGGCGCGGCACTCCGGCGAGTAGGCCTCGCCGATGCGGTAGGTCAGGACCTGGGACAGGCCTCGGATTTCGGCGACGTAGGTGTTGTCCTCGTTCATGGTCACTTCGCCGATCCAGCCAGTGCGCAGGACGCAGGTGCCGGAGTCGGGGTCTTCGTAGTTGACCACGAAGATGCGCACGTCGGCGTGATCGAACAGGCCGCCGGCCACGTCGTCGCGCGAGATGTAGTTGGAGTTCAGGATGCCCCGGATTTCCATCTCGTCGACCTCGTTCTCGATCGAGGTCGAGATGGAGGTGCGAGCATAGGAGGCGTAGGGCACGTAGATGGCGTTGGCCACCGTCAGTGGCTCATCGTGATCGGTGAAGCGGTAGGACTGCTTGTCCTTGCGCACGATCTCGATGCAGGTGCAGATCGTCGTGACGCCACCCCGAAGGTGGGCGCGCAGAGCGTCGGTCAGGTCCTTCATGCGAAGACATCCGTCCAGTCGCGGACTTCGACCAGGGGGATGGAGCCCCAGGTCTGGTGGTTCCAAAATTCGTGAGTGGCGTCGAGTTGGTCGGTGTCGAAGCGCACCGGGACGTGGAACTGCGCCGCGCCCACCTTGACCACGGCGCCCACGCCCGGCGGATCAAAGAAGGTGATGATGCCGGTCGAGTAATCGACCTCGTAGTCGTCGGGCGAGACCTTGACGGCGACCCCGACGGTCACGCCGGCCACCGTGCCCCAGACCGGCTTGGTGATCTTGCGGGTGTAGGTGTAGGTTTCGCCCGATTCAGCCTGACCATCGACATAGGTCTTGATCAGTTGGAACTTGGTCTTGACGCCGTCGCCGACGCCGAGCACCTGCTGCTTGATCCGGTAGTCGTTGAAGTCCTTGAACCGGAAGCCATAGGCCTTGCCGCGCCGGGCGTAGAAGAAGGCCGTCAGGATATCCATCTGATCCTGGTTCTTGATGCCCTGGCTGACGTCGTACTCGGCGCGCGAATTGGACCAGTCGATGTTGCGCTGCTCGTAGCCGGAATCGGACATGAAGACGGTGGTCTTGAACTTGGGACCGCCGCCGCTCGTATAGGAAATGTCCTCGGGAAAGAGGACTTCATGGAAGACAGGCATGTGGGGATGTGCTTCAGGGGGTTTGGGCGCCATGGTTAATGGCGCAGGCGACCTCACTGTCACGGATCGCGACATGGGTCAAGAATTGCGTCACAGGAAAGTGGGCGTGACGCCCGACGGCCTTAGCCGCCGGGGGTCAAGTTGCGGCGCGCGGCGCGCTTTTGCGCCTTGTTCTGCTCGCGGATCATCGAGCCGGCCGACTGGCGGAAGCCATTGGGGTCCGGCGTCACGATCGTGAAGTTGGAACTGACATTGATCGGCTGGACGCGACCGTTGTCGTTCATCTCGACCGGGACCGCGCGGCCACGGCTCAGCGGGATGACCGCTTCGTTCGGGTGCAGGATCGAGGGGATGCCGCCAGAGGTGTTGGCGGTGCCTTCCTTATAGTGTGGCGCGTTGCGGAAATCGACCGCGCCCATGACCGAGGTCACCGGGGCGCCGACGATGCCGCCTTCCTCGAAGCCGCCGAAGAGGCCGCCGAGCATGCCAAAGAGGCCACCGCCACCGCCCGCCGAACCCGACAGGCCGCCGAAAAGACCACCCAGGCCGCCGCCTTGGCCAGCCATGCCGCCGAAGAGACCGCCCATGCCACCGCCTCCGCCGCCGAGCATGCCCATGAGGCCGCCCATGCCACCCATACCGCCGCCAGCGCCACCCATACCGCCGAACATGCTCATCAGGCCGCCCATGCCGCCTGCGCCGCCACCACCACCGAACATGCTCATCAGGCCGCCCAGACCACCGGCGCCGCCAGCAGCACCTCCGGCCGCGCCGGCTGCGCCCATGAGGCCGCCGAAGGGGTTGAACAGGTCGGTGGCGATGCTGAGGATCGTGCCGATCACGTTCTGCTTGGGACCGACCGCACGGCCTTCGAGGTTCACCGCGCGTCGTTCACCGATGATGCCGTTGAGCGGCTTGTCGGTGTTGAACTTCTGAGCCTTGTTCTTGGGCTTGGTCAACTGGCCCAGCAGCGGGCCGGCGAACATGCTGAAGATGCTGCCCGCGCCCTGCAACAGGCCGCCCATGCCGCTACCCAGGTTGGAGAAGAAGCCACCCAGGCCACCCGCGCCGCCGGGCGGCGTGATCTTGCCCAGCGAGGACATGAACGAGCCTGCCGCCTGGAAGCCGGGGCCGCCGGTGCTGTCGACGATCAGGGGCTTGAGGACGTTGTCGGCGACCGACACGGCGTTGTTCGTGATGTTCGACAGGGCGTTGGCGCCGCCGGTCAGGCTGCTGAAGATGCTGCCCGCGCCTTGCGCAATACCGCTGAAGAGACCGCCCAGGCCGCCGCCGGCAACCCCGCCAGCCGTTGCGCCGCTGATGCTGCCCAGGCCCGTGTTGAGCACGCTACCCGCAAGGCCGCCACCCGCGCCGCCCAGGCCATTGACCTGTGCTGCGTTCAGAGACACCGAGGTCGCCGAGACGGTCATCTGCGACTGGGCCACCTGCATGGCGGCGTTGGTCACGTCCATGGCGCCGGTCGTGGAGATGTTGTCGTTGGCCGCGCCGTAGGACGGCGTCGGCGCCAGGGCGCCATTCAGGATCGTGCCGACCGAGGCCAGGGCTTGCTGACCGTTGGCCGAGGCCTGACCGATCGCGCCGGCGACTTGGCTGGCGGCCTGACGTTGGGCGCTGGCCAGGACGCCGATCGCGCCACCGGGAGCGGCGCCCGCCGTTGCACCCATGCCACCGCCCGCCGCTGCCTGGGCGATCGTCTGGGCGGCTTGGTATTGCAGTTGCGCGGCCTGCCCTTGGGTCAGGGCGGCGTCGGTCTGGGTCTGGGCCGCCAGCATGGCCTGCTGCTCGGGCTTGAGCGCGGCCGGCTTGCCGGTGATCGCCGTGACGACGCTGCCCAGCATCGAGTCGACCTGAGCCTTGACCAGTTGCTGGGAGATGCCGTGCAGCATCGAGCGCCAGTCGAACTTGTCGCCGGTCAGGGCGGCGGTGATGCCGTCCGACAGGCCGTCCATGAAGTTGGCCTTGATGTCCTGGAGACGATCGGCGAACGGTTGCAGCGCCGCAGCCCAGCGCTGGAAGCCCGGCGGGTTTTCCAGTTGGCGCAGCAGATCGGTGTAGCCCTTGGCCATCTTGCGCTCGGCGTCGGTCGCCGCCTGCTCGATGGTGGAGAGGGCGTCGGCCTGCGAGCCGGTCAGGTCCTTCAGGTAGGACTTGTAAGCCTCACGATAGCGCTTGTCCTTGTCCGACAGGCCCGCCGTGGCGCTCATTTCCGAGAACTGGTCGCGGGCGCTCTGCATCGCGGCCGACCGACGCTCGCCTTCCTGGGCCTGGATGCCCTGGACCAGCGGATCGTAGGTGCCTTGCTGCTTGAGACGGTTACGCGTCTGGTCGAGCGTTTCCTTGCCGATGCCCAGGCCTGCGACGGCGTTGGCCTCAGCGGCTTGGAAGCCGTTACCGGTGCGGGCGATGCGTTGGGCTTCGATGTCGCGCAGCTTGCCAGCCAGCGAGACCTGGGCTTCCAGGACGCGGTTGGAGTTCTGAAGCTGGAGGAAGCGTTCCTTCTCGGCGTCCAGGTTCATGGACGCCAGGGGGTAGCCTTGCTCCTGGAGCTTGTTCAGCTTCTCCTGCCACGTGGCCATGTCTTCCATGCCGTTGGCGCGCAGACGATCGATTTCGAGCGCCTTTTGAGCGTCGCGATTGTCCTTGCCCAGCGGGTTGGTCAGGTCCTCGACTTCCTGCTTCTTGCGCGCGATCAACGCGTCAAGCACCGACGTGTCGACGATCTGCGGCGCGCCCGGCTTGACCTTGTTGAAGTCCTCCTGCTTCTTGCGCAGGTCCTCCAGGGTCAGAATGAACTTGTTGAGGTCGGAGACGGCCGCCGCGCCAGGGTTCAGCGACGCGGCGAGACCTTCCCAGGTGCCGCGCGCGTTGTTGTACTTCTCGGCGAGGTCCTCGACGTCGGTCGCCGAAACCGCCTGGACCTTGCCATTGCGGATCAGCGCGGCTTCCTGCATGCGGCGCTTACGGTTGACGCCATTGTTGTCGCCCGCCAGCCCCTCAACGGCAGTCGCGATCTTGCCGTTGTCGCCGGTCTTGACGGCGGCAAGCAGTCGGCTTGGCAGGTGACCGTAGTTGTAGGTGATCGAGGTCAGGGCAGCCTTGGTGGAATCAGCCAGCTTGTCCCAGTTGGCCTGTCCCGCCGTCTTGGCAGCGTTACCTTGGAAGATGCCGATGCGGCGCTTCAGATCGAGCGCAGCTTCCGTGCCGCCGACCTTGGTGTCCTTGGTGACGTTGTGGACGCCGCCCTTGGTGTCGGTCCAGGTATCGGAGCCGAAGCCGGCCCGATAGTGGTTGACGTCCCAATAGGCCTTTTCCTTGTAGCCTTCGAACTGCTTGATCAGATTGTAGGACTGATCCTTGGCGTCGCCGCCCATCAGCGAAGCCGTCGCCACGCCCGAGCCCATGGCCGCGACGTTGTCGGTGGCCTTGTTGGCGGCAGCCGCCAGATCGACGAAGGACTTCTGGAGTTCCTCGATCGTGGGGGTCTTGACCGGCGAGAGGATGTCGCGCAGTTGATCAGCGCGGCCTTGCGCTTCCGCAGCCGCGTTCTGGGCGTTCTGGCGTTGCAGGGCGGCTTCGGCGGCGAGTTCGGCCGGGCTCTTGGCGGTGTTGACGCTACCGTTCTTGCGGTCCTCGGCGGTCTTGATCGCGGTCTTCTCGACCTCGGCCTGGATGTCCTTCCACGAGCGCATCTGGCCCAGCGGCTGCGCGCCGGGCTTATTGTACTTGTCGGCGGCGGCGATGGCGTCGCTGACCTTGCCGGTCTTCTTCCAGGCCTCGATGGCGGCCATGACCTGCTTGAACGGCTTGACCAGATCGTAGGCCATCTGCTGGCCCAGCTTGCCGACAAACTCACCCAGCCAGACAAGGCCGGTGGCGATCTGAGTGACGAAGCTGCCACTACCCTTGGCGGCCTCGTCGAGCCACTTGTTGAAGTTCTGGAAGTTCTTGCCGATCCCGTCCATCCAACCTTGCTTGAGGTTGTTGCCGAGAATCTTGAAGCTGGCGCCCAGGATGTCGTTGACCTTGACCTGCTTGCCCTGGACCTCGGTCATGCGGTTGCCGAAGACCGCCCAGGCTGCGCCGGCGGCCAGAACCGCGACATAGACGGCCTTCAGCAGCGGGTGGGCGTTGGACAGCAGGCCCAGGACCGTGCGCAGCGGACCAGCCAGGGCGGAAAGGCCCCGCGTGGCGCCGGCGCCCAGCAGACCTTGACCCGCCGCGCCAGCAGCAGCATTGGCTCCCATGCGCGCGGTCACGCCCGCGAGGCCTTCGGCGCCTTGCACCACCCGGCCCGTGTTGACCACGGCCTTGGGCGCGCGCTTGCCAAAGCTGGTAGCCACGTCGACGGCAAAGCCCGCGCTCTGCATCATGCCCGAGCCCATCGGACGGCCCGTCGCACCACGACCGGCTCCGTGTCCGCGCGAGGCGATGATGTCGGCGGTGGTGGCGGCCACGCCCGTGCCGATCTTGACTTCCTGCTGAGCGGCGGCGGCGGTCGTCGCCAGCCCGATCTTTTCGGCGAGCAGCTTGAAGGCCCCCGCCGCATCCGCCGCGTCGCGGCCCCAGCCCACCAGGGTCGAGCCGATCTTGATGGCGAGGAGAATCTTGGCCGCATTGACGACGCCGTCGATGTTCTCGGCCAGGAACTTCAGGAAGTCACCGGCGGTCTTGACCGCCTTGCCCAGGTTCGTGCCGATGCGGTCGGCCAAGGCTTGGAACTCCGGCGTCAGTTCGAGCGCGCCGTTCTTGGTGACGACCATCTTCTTGGCTAGTTCGTCGAACGACTTGCCCGCCGCGCCCATGAAGCCGGCGTTGGCGGCGGTCGCCGAGAACAGCTTGAAGGCGTTGCCCAGGCGGTTCAGCGCCACGTCGGGGCGCTTTTGGGCGATCGCGTTCAGCGGATCGAACATCTTGTTGATCTCTTCGGCCCAGGCGGGGACGAAGTCAGCCGACATGATCGAGCCTAGCGACATCTTCTTGAAGAATTCGCCCATAGAAATGGCACGACCTTCAAGCTTAGACAAAGCACGACGACCAGCTTCTGCGTTACCAGGAAGTTGTTCGCCGATCTGGCGGTTGAATTCTTCGGACGAAACCTTGCCCTTTTGCATCATCTGCGTCAGGCCGTAGAAAGCATACTGCGTCTGTTCATTGGACGCACCAACGACTTGCAGAGCCTTACTTACCGAAGAGAAAATCTTCTTGGACGAATCCGCCGACAGGCCAGCGGTCTTGGCGGTGATCGAGAAGCGACCGAACGACTCGGCGGTCTTATCGATCGACAGGCCCAGTTCCTGAGCCATGCCCATGAACTCGCCGGTCGCCTTCTGGGCGCCTTCGAACGAGCCGGTGGTGAACAGCATGGCCTTTTGCAGCTTGGCCATCTCGATGCCGGCGTCGTAGATGCCCTTAACGAACTGACCGATCGTGAACGACGAGAACAGCGCCGAGAAAACCGTGCCGGCTTGGTAGGACAGCTTGAAGCGATCGCCCAGGCCGCCCAGGTCGACACCCAGGCCCTTGACGTGGGAGCGTGCGCCGGCGATCTGCGTACCCGCGCCCGCGACCGTCTTGCCAGCGGCGGCGGCATTGCGCGCAAGGTTGCTCGCAGCGGTGCTCGCGCCCGTCGCAGGGGCGGCGAAGCCACGCATGTTGGCCGGCAAGGAGGCGAAGGAAGCCGAGGCGCGCTGGGCGGCGTTGGCCACCATCATCAGATCATTGGCGATCTTGGAAGCGTTGGGGATGCCACGCGCGTTCGACAGCGTGTTCAGGAAGTCGCCCAGGCGCTTGATGGTCGCGGCGCTGGGGGCCTGGGCGCCGGCGAGCGCCTGGAGAAAGGTGGTGATCTGGTTGGAGCCGCGCGTCGCCGAGGAGCCCTTGTACGAAGACAAGACCTTCAGAAACTCCGAGAGGTTGCGGATTTGCGCCTGCGACGGCGCCTTGGCGCTGCTGAGCGCCGTCATGAACTGCTGAAGCTGAGCGACACCGCCCGGCGCGCGGATTTGCGGCAGCAGGCGGATGAAGTCCTGAAGGCTCTTGAGCTTGGCGTCGGTGAAGGTGCGGGCGCGGCCCAGGCTGTCGAGCGCCGAGGCAAAGTCCTTGAGGGCGTTCGCCGAGCCGCCGTTGATCTTGGTCTGGCCCAGAAGCTGGGCGACCTTGGCGGCCTTTTCGGCCGAGCGCATCGACTTCTGGAGGGCGGCGTCGATCTTGTTGGCGTCCGCCGAGACCGAGCGCTCGAAACCATCGAAGGCGCGACCAGCACCGTCCAAGGCACGCGAAAGGGCGCCGAGGTTGGCAACGGCGCCCTTCGAGTCGACTGTAAGCTGGAGAGCCTCGGCTTGCATTGTCCCTTACCGCTTTTGCTGCGGCCTTGTTGGTGTGATGTCTTTCTGCTTCTTCTTCCGCTCCTCCTCGGCCTTGAGCCGGGCGTCCTCAGCGTGCTCCATCCAGCGTTCGTCGAGGGCGTCTACGTAGAAGAGGAGATCGGAGGCCTTGTACGGATTGAGGCGCTTGAGGTCGGCGTAGGCCTTGACTTCAGAGACCTTGATGCGGTTGGGCCGGTCGAACCCGATGTCACGTGCGGCGGATAGACGCCAGAAGGCGTTCCAGGCCCAGATCAGGTCATCGTAGATGCTGATCTGTTGGGGAGCCTCCGAGGCCGGGGAGTCAATGACCCCCTCGGCCCTCAGAGCATCCAGGAACGCCGAGACCTTGTCCGCCTTCTTGGTCAAGGCGGCGTCTAGCGCCGCGACTAGTTTTTTGCGCCGTCCTCGCGCAGTTCTTCGGCCTTGTAGAAGGTCGTGTCGGTGGCGATGCCGACGATGAAGTTGGCCAGCTTGGGCAGGCGCTTGAGGTACTCCAGGGCGGTCGCCGAGGTGTAGGGAACCTCCACTTCATCGCCGTCCTCGTTCTTGGCGGTCAGGCCCTTCCAGTTGGCCAGGACGGCGCCGGCGATGACCTTCAGCGCGATGTCTTCGTTCTGGTCGTTGGGGATCGGCACGCCGGCGCGGATCATCGACTGGAACGGCTTGATCAGCTTCTCGCGCAGGTCGCCGACGGCCTTGGCGCTATAGGCGCGAATCTTGAACTTCAGGGTCGGGGTGACGTCCACCCAGACGCCGTCTTCTTCGGCCGAGGTGTCGGTGGCAAACAGGTCGTCGAGCAGGGTGCTCATGGTCTTGGAATCCTAAATTGTCGGGGTTTCAGTTGTCGGAGGGGTGGGCGGGAGAGGACCCCGACAGAACTCTCCCGCCCGGCTCACCGGTGAGCTTTGGGAGTGACCGCTGGGGTCGAAAGCTCTGTTCTCTGTCGGGGTGTTGGTTGCCCCGGCGCCTTGGCGGCCGGGCTGGTCTTGGATGAGGACCAGGGCGTTGACCCACCTTACTGGGGACGCTGGTTAGGGTGCCCGTTCGGGCGAATGGGGCTCGATGCCGAAGCACCGAGGGCCTGGGATAAATCCTAGGCGAGGAAGACTGGGTGGCCGGCTTGCGCCGGCTCCCTGGTTAGGCGGTGATCGGCAGGTTCGAGGAGAACCGGTCGATCTGGATTTGGCACTCGGTTTCCGGGTCACGCTTGGCGGTGAATTCCATCGCCTCCATGACGTCCTGGTTGCCGCCGGCCGGGTTGACTTGGTCCGACGAGAACTTGCACGACGGGATCGTGAAGTGGTAGGTGTGGCCCGCCACGTCCGAGATCGAGTACGACAGCGACACGGTCTCGTGGTTCAGGAACTTGTCCCACAGCGCGCCGTCGGCGAAGTAGGCGTTGACCGAACCGGTGATGTCCATGCGGCCCGAGCCGATGCCGGCCGGGAACTTGTAGGACACCGCGTTCTGGTCACGCAGGTTGTTGTCGCCGGTCAGTTGGATCGACTGGAGCGCGGTCGACAGGACCTCGCCGTTAACGTTGACGTTGCCGACGTTGACGGTCGAGTTGGCGACTTCCGTGGCGGTGGTGCCCAGCACGGTGTAGACGCCATCGTCACCCAGGATGGTGACGTCCGAACGGGTCATGGCGCGGCCCGAGAAGGTGAACGAGCCGGTCAGGATGGCGTTCGACGAGATGTCGTAGCTGAAGCCGCCCACGCGCTGGCCGTCGGCGATGAAGTATTGGCCGACGTCTTCGAAGCCCGTCTCCAGGACGTAGTCCTGCGGCGTGATGTCCTCGACGAGATGCGGGTTGCGCAGCATCGAGCCCTTGATGGTGATCGCACGCGCGCCGGCGTTGGCGTTGGTGCTCGGCGCCGGCGAGACTTCCAGCACGTCGTCGGTGGCCGACAGGATCGTGAAGATGCCGTGCAGGCTGGCGTCGCCGCCCGCGAAGTTGGCCACGGCGATGACGTTGCCGGTGTCGGAAACTTCCGTCAGCGTGCCGGTTTCGGTCTGGAGCTTGATCGTGACCACGCCACCGGCGAAGGTCGCCGAGGCGGCGATCTTGCCCACGGCGCGGGCTTCGTTCAGGGCCAGGGCGAGGTTCTCGGCCGTCTGGTTGAAGTCGGTGCCCAGGTCGACGGGCTCGACGGTCTGACCGAAGACGCCCCCGAACTGGAAGGTCACGGCCTTCTTGCCGTCCGACAGTCGGACGCGCGAACCAGCCGCCGGTTGACCCGTCAGGGTCACGGTGCCGGTGGCAAAGCCCAGGCCGTCGATGAAGACCTTCTGGCCCGGAACGATCTGGCCAGCGGCGATCGCGGCGGCGAAGGCGTTGGTGCCGTTCGAATCGAAGGTCGGCAGGCCGCCGGTGCCGGCGCGGATGTTGGTGTTCTTCAGGACGATGACGTCGTTGGCGTCATACATGAAGGTGTTGGCGGTACCGTTTTCGGCGACGGCCGTGGCGGTCGTCAGGCCGATCTCGGTGCGGTTGGCGCCGGCGTTGAAGACGATCGTGGCGATCTGCCAGTAGTTGTTGTTGGCCGGGTTCACGAAGCCGTTCGTACGGATACGGCGGCCCGCGAAGAAGTAGTCCGTGACGTCCTTGCCCTTGATGTAGATCGTGTCGGCGTCAGCGAACACCAGCGACTTGCCCTGGGCGCTGTCGAAGGTCATCGGACGCGTCCAGGCGCCCATCATGAACGACTCCAGGAAGTCGTCGTGGCTGCCGGCCGAGAATTCGATGTTGATCTCGCCCGCCGACTTGGCGGACGTCTCGATGATGTCGGACACCATGCGGTCGGCACGGATTTCTTCCGAGACCGTCGTCTCCTTGGAGGCGGTCACGGACGAACCGGTGTAGCGAAGCTCGCGGGTGCGGCCCGTGGCGGGGGTCGTGCCCCAGCCGTCCACGGACTTGATGTAGCGCATACGAGCGCGGTTGGAGTCGGCGAAAATTGCGACCATCAGGCGTCACCTAAAGTTGTGGGGTTGCGGATGGCGCACCGCCCCGGTGGCGCATCAAAGGCTGGGTCGGACCGTATAGGAAAATATTCCTAATGTCAAGAAACACCGCATCGTGACGCGGTTGGCGTCACGAGCCGGCTTGACAGTCAGATCAGGAGGTCTTAGCCTCGATGCCAGAAGCCGTAGCTTCCGCGCACGCAGATGCAGTTCCAGCCCTTCATGGTGGTGTTCACCGGCTGGGTGGAGAACGCCCCGAGCTTGACGTGGCCCACATCTCCGACCAGCCACTCCTTGCGATTGACCTGCTTGCGCAGCTTCTCACCCAGGATCGTGCCCGGCCCCGTGCCGCTGTCTTCGGGCACATAGACGTCGAACTGGAAGATGCCGACGGTGTAGTCGGGTGCGTCCAGGTCCTCGCCGGCGCCCAGGCTGGCGGGGAAGGTCTTGCCAACCTCATAGGAGAACTCGACCCACGGCTGGGCCTGGGGCTGGACGAACGGAAAACCCGGCGTCTTGAAGACGTCGCCTAGGCCCGCCGTGTTGGCGGCCTGGATAGCTTCGGTGAGAAAGCGCTTGCGCAGTTCCTCGAAGGCGAAGGTTTCGTCAGCCATCTGGCTCTCCTAGCAAGAAACGGGCCTAGCGCACACCCATGGCCGCCAGGGTCTCCACGAGGGACAGCAGCAGCATGCCCTTCTTGCGACGCGAGGTGGCCGGGGTGGGCAGCATGCCGTATTCGAGGGAGACGGCGTTGGGGGCGGTGTTGGTCACGTAGATGTTGACCGGCTTGGTCTGGGCGGCCAATTGCCGGCGGAAATTCTCGAAGTCGCCGATCTCGGTCGCCTCGTTGGCGGGGCGACGCGGTTCGGCGCCCAGGGGCATCTTGTTGGTCGGGCCGGGCGGCAGGTCACCTTCGGCCGGCGAATAGCCGCTGCGGTCGGCGACACCGATCGACCAGTTCCAATTTCGGATCGTGGTGCCTTCCCAGACCGGGGTGTTGCCCAGCAGATTCTCATTTAGGGCCACGGCGAAACGGTCGACGTAGCGGATATAGGCGCGGTTGACGTCGGCGGCGTACTGCTGAAGCGCCTTGCGCCAGTTGCCACCGGCCTGCGCCGAAAACATGTGGCCGCCGCCGCGCGCCATTAGGAGGCTCGGACTTGGCAGATCACCACGGCGTCAGCCGGCGGGCTCATCACCCGCACCACCTGCCACAGGCGGCCCTTGCTATCGATCACCGCGTCGCTGTCGGCCGGCTCGACCGGCAGGTCCTGGCGCGGGAAGAGGACCTTCTGGTCATTCAGGGTGATGGTGGTGTGGTCGGTCTCTTCCTGCTTGAAGCGGGCGAAGACCACGCGCGGGAGCGGATAGTCGGTGTAGGGCTGGATCGGCACGCCGCCATTGATGTCGATGGCGTTGGTGCCCGTCGTGCGGATTTGACGCCACATGCCGGGCTTGGCGATGTCACCGATCGCCTTGAAGGCGGTATCGACGCCGCGCTGGATGACCTTGGAGAGCGACGCCATTAGGTGCGGCGAATCTTCTTGAAGCCCATCCGACCATTGGTGGTGGAGGTGCCGTCATCAACGGTGCCCAGGCCCGAGTTCTCGATCATCGTCTTGACGACGTCGGGCACCAGAGCCGGATTGGTTTCGTTGTTGATCTTCAGTTCGATCACGTCGACCTGGATTTCGCGGTAGTTGGAGATGGTCGAGCCGGCGACCACGTCCTCATCCATGAAATACTTGGCGTACTCGACGGTGGCCTCGCGAACGATCTGCGGGACCTCATCGTCGGAAATCGGGTAGCCGTCCTCGTCGAGGACGTCGATGCGGGGCCATTGCAGGCCGCTATCGCGGTCGTACTTCTTGCCCTTCCACTTCACGCGGCTGTCGAGCATCTTGCTGGCGCGCGCCAGCAATCTCTCCTTGACATCCTCGTCAAGTCCCAGCCATTCTCCCGAACGGTGGATGTCCATCTCGACGTAGTCGTCGGCGAACTCGATGTTGCTGTAGGAGTTGGCGTCCGGCAGGGCCTGACCCGTCTCCACGACGAAGGTGAAGGACATTGAGGGATTCCAGGGATGTGGGTGGGCTCCGAGCCGGGCGCACTCCTGCACCTGTCCCGGAGCCCTGCCATTACGGCGGCTAGTCTATGAGGCTAGGCGGCGAGTCTCTGCGCCGACACACCATTGTTGAGGAAAGCGGGGGCGCGGTCAAGAAACGCGCCATTCGGTGGATCGTGGCGCTGTCCGTCGGCCAGGGCCTTCTTGGTCGCGGCATGACGCTCGAACGCCTGGACGAAGGCCTTGGCCAGGGCCGAGCGCACGACGTCGGCCGACGTGAACTGCACGACCTCGACCGGGACATCGTAGTCCAGGATCATGTCGATGACCTCAGAGAGGCCCGAGTTGGGGATGTCGATCTGGTCCATGTCGCCGGTCAGCACGATCTGGCTGTTGGCGCCGGTGCGGGTCAGGAACAGCTTTAGATCGCCGAAGTCGGCGTTCTGGGCCTCGTCGAGGATGACGAAGGCGTTGCTGAAGGTGCGGCCCCGCATGTGCTCGAAGGCGACGACTTCGAACATGCCCTTGGCCTTCCACTCATCGAGCGTACCGGCCGAGACCTCGGCGCGGAGGCCGTCGATCACGGGAACCAGCCAGGGCTTGAGCTTGTCTTCGATCTTGCCGGGCAGAAAGCCCATCGCATGCTTAGGCTTGGAGACGGCGACGCGGCAGAGGACGATCTTTTCGAATCGACCCTCGATCAGGCCCCGCGCTCCAACGCGGGCGGCGACGTAGGTCTTGCCCGTACCGGCGCCGCCTGTGGCAGCCACAGACTTGCCGGCCTGGAGATGGGCGATGTACTCGGCTTGCTTCGCCGTCTTGGCTTCTAGGGGCTTGGCGCCGGGTTGGTCCCCAGCACGTTGACGGCGGTCCGAAGCAGGTTGATTCTTGGCGGCGGCGCGACGTTGGGCTCGAACAGCGGCCTTGTTCAGAGGACGAGCCTCGAACATGTCTTCGGGAAGCAGGTCAGTCAAAGGGACTCCCTTCAGGCCCCTCGGACCGAGGGGCTACACGGTTTTACTGGCCTTCCAAGCTTCGATGGTCAGCATCACGTCCTGGTTAACCTGGGCGATCAGCTTCGACATCCGCGCGATGCCCATGTCAGACAGGGGCTCCGAGCACAGTTCGGTAAGGGTGGTGGTCGACAGGATCAGGCCCTCGTGGGCCTCTTCTACGGCCTCCAGGTGATTGCTCTCCTGTTGGCTGTAAGCGGTTGCGGCGGCCAGCATGTTCTCTCCTCTACGCCCTGGGTCGCTGTTGACGATGACCGTACAGGGAGTTTTTTCGGGAACAAGAGGCGCGGAGGCGTGTTTAGGAAATTTTAACCTGAGGTAGGTTGTCGCACTTTATGGTCTAGCTTATGCTTAAGCTAAACCTTAGGTGTGAGGCAAAAGGTTGAAGGCCCAGGTCACCAGGGCGCCGGCGAGGGCCGAGCCCAGGCCCGTGACCGGCAGCAGGATCGTCTCCAGCTTGGTGATGCGGGTGTCGGTCTGGTGGATGGTGTCTTCGAGCTTTTGGACGCGCGAGGCGACGTCCGAGGCTTCGATGCGGGTCAGGCGAGTCGAGACATCGGTGATCGAGTCCGACAGCTTGTCGAAACGATCCTCGACCTTGTCGAAGCGCACGTCGACCTTGTCGAGCTTGTCGTTGATCGACTCGAAGAGTTGGATTTGCAGGTGACGCTCGCGCGACTGGGCGGTGGTGTTGGCCGAGGACATGACTTAGGCCTCCTTCGACAGAGGCGTCGCGGTGTGGGCGTTGTGCTCTGCTTCAGCCTCGATCTGGGCTTGACGCAGATGCTCGATGAGCGTCTTCATGGCGTGCATCCTGCGCGGCGTTTGTTCGGTTTCCTCCGAAGCCGCTTCAGGAGGACGGTCTGTGGCATGGGCCATGCTCGCGTCCCCGACTTGAGCCATTGAAAATTTGTTGCAGGGTAGGGTAGGATGTGCTCTGTGTCAAGATTCGCGTCACGGCGCTGCGTTGCAAAATACATCCTGACGTTTTACTTAATCCAGAACTTCCGCGTAAGTCGAGAACCCGACTCCGTGACCCTTGATCCATGAAAAAGGCCGCCAGGATCGAACATCCTGACGGCCGCCTCGCGGTCACCGAGAAACTGGTGGGGGAGGGCGGATTTGAACCGCCGACACCGAGATTTTCAATCCCGTGCTCTACCGGGCTGAGCTACTCCCCCGCAGGTTTGACCTGCATCAGTAAAAATGGCACCCGGTGAGGGATTCGAACCCCCGACCTCCGCCTTCGTAGGGCGTTGCTCTTAATTCCGCTGAGCTAACCGGGCGTGGGGAAAAGTATTGGCTCCCGAGGCAGGGATCGAACCTGCGACCTTCTCGTTAACAGCGAGCCGCTCTACCACTGAGCTACTCGGGAACAAACCTGTCTCTTCTCCACTGGACTGGTCACATCAGTCCTCGTTGTCTTCATTAGTTGGCTGGGGCACCAGGACTCGAACCTGGACTCCTGGAACCAAACTCCAATGTGCTACCATTACACCATGCCCCAACAACTGGTGGGCCGGGAGTGTCTCGAACACTCGACATCTGCTATGTGACAGCAGCGCTCTACCACTGAGCTACCGGCCCGTATCTTGTTCCTCTCGTTCTTCACCTCATCGAATATACGGAATTCCGTATTTGTCTAATGGATTATACGCTAAACCGTATATTTCTCGAATATACGCTAAACCGTATAAAGTGTCTGGTGCTAGGTACAGGGCTCGAACCTGTGACATCTCGATTATCGATCGAGTGCTCTACCAACTGAGCTAACCTAGCGTGCTTCAGGTAGGGCTTGAACCTACGACCTCCTCGATGTCACCGAGGCGCTCTACCGCTGAGCTACTGAAGCGCAGGGCCGATTACTCGGACTCTGCGGGAATTTGGTGGGCCGGAGTGGAATTTGCACCACCACAGCTTTTACACGGGGACTTTACAGGTCCTTGGGCTCGCTCGTGCCCAGCCGGCCCGAGCGATAGGCATCGCCTTGCATGGCGAAACTCCTTGGCTTGAAGACAAAAGAAAAGGCCCGTCCGAGAGATCGGACGGGCCTTCGCAGGATGGGTTTGAGCGGGGTTGGAACCCTAGATGAAGGTCCCACCGTCAACCATGCGCGAAAGGCCCGTCCGATTAACTCGGACCGACTGAATCTGGCGCACAAATTGACGATACATCTTGCTCATGAGGTGGCTTATACATCAGGCCATATGGGCCTGTCAAGAAACGTGTCGGGGTGACAGTGATTTTTCTTGACAGGCCCTCTGGGCCTACTCGAACGACGGCTTGGCCTTGGCCTTCAACTGCCTGATTTGATCCGCCAGCAGGGGATCGGATTCCAGCGCTTTGATGATCTCGTCGACGGGCTCAAAGCCCGCCAACTCAGCCGCTTTCTTCGGCAAGAAGTCGGCCGCGCGAAGGACGCAGTAGCGCTCTTGGCGACCATAAATGGTCTCTTTGCCGACGTCGACGAATTGGAGGGGCGTGACGTTGTCGACCTTGCCCTGGCTGTCGGCAGGCGGCGGGGTCCAGGACGAGATGGTCTTGCCGTTGCCGTTCATAACGTAGACATTGGCCTGGGCCGGAATGTCGTAGAGGACCTCGTGTTCGCTGAAGCCCTGGACCTCGGCGGTCTTCACCGGATCAGCGATATAGGCGCGCATGTAGGAATGGCGTCGACCTTCGCCGTCGGTCTGGGTATGGAACGTCAGGCTCTTGACGTCCGACACCAGGGTGAAGCTCTTGTAGGGGGAATCGTCGGGCAGGTCATGGCCCGTCATGATCTTGACGATCATGGTCATGTTGGTTTCTCCTTCTGAACGGCGCGATCTCTCCGCCGTGAGGCCACCATACGCGGCGCGGTGACGCCGTCAAATGAAAAGCCCGGCCGAAGCCGGGCTTTTTGCTTAAGTCTGCTGGCAGTGGACGCTGACGTTGTTGGTGTACCCGTAGTTGCCCAACGAGTCGGTGACCTTGCATCGCCAAACCGCGTTGCGGTCGGCTGGGCGGTCGCCCATGGCCATGTACCAGTAACCGACGTCGCCTGCTCGGTTCGTAGTGCCCGAGGAGGTCGTGGCGTTGAAGATTTGCGAATCACCGCTGACCAGTTCCCAGTCGAACGAGTACGGGTTGTTGCTGCCGTTAATCGTGACCTGCACGCCAGAGGTCACGGCCTGATTGCCCGCGCCTAGACCAAAGCCCGATGCGTTGGAGCTACCGGCCACCGGGCTCAGGGTTGGACTACCGCCTTCGGAGACGTCCGTCACGTTGATCGTGAAGCTGTCGCTGAGCGTGGTGGCGCCGCGCGTCGCGTTCACGGAAATCGTGTGGCTAGTCGCGGTCTCGTAGTCGGTCGGCGTGGAGCCGGCGACCAGGGACGTGCCAGAGATGGCAAAGCGCCCGCCAGCCGAGTTGGTCAGGGTGTAGCTGGCGCCCGAGGGGCTGGACGAGAAGGTGCCTACACCCGTGCCCGCACCCGAGTTTTCGGCGATCGTGCGGCCGGTCAGCGTGAAGCTATCCAGGTCCGGTGGCGGCGGCGCTTCGTTGATGTCGTTGACGTTGATGGTGAAGTTCTTGTCCATCGTCTCGCCGCCGCGAGAAGCGCGGATGGTGATGGCGTGGCTGGTGGCGGACTCGTAGTCGGTCGACACCGGCCCGGCCTGGAGCGCATTGCCGCTGATCTGGAAGCGGCTGCCGGCGCTGCTGTTGGGAGCCACGAAGCTGTAGGTCGCGCCGGTGGGGGTCGACGACAGCGTGCCCACGCCCGTGCCTTGGCCGGAGTTCTCGTCGATCGACGTGCCCGACAGCGTGAAGTCGCTCAGTTCGACCACGTTGGTGACGTTGATCGTGAAGTCCTTGTCGAGGGTTTCGCCGCCTCGGGTGGCGCGAATCTTCACGATGTGGCTGGTGGCGTTCTCGTAGTTGGTCGCGGTCGCGCCAGCCTGGAGGGCCGTGCCCGAAACCTGGAATAGGGTGCCGGCGGTGTTGCCCGGCGCCAAGGCGTAGGTCGCGCCCGTGGGCGTCGAAGTGAAGAGGCCCACCTGGGTGGTCTGGGCCGCGCCCTCGGTGATGGTGTTGGCCGACAAGGTGAAGTCAGTGATCTCGGTCACGTTGGTGACGTTGATCGTGAAGGCCTTGGAGAAGGTGTCGGTCCCACGCGTCGCCTGGACAGTGACGGAGTGGGAGGTGTTGGCCTCATAGTTGGTCGCCGTGGCCCCCGCGACCAGTTGGTTGGAGCCGTTGACGGTGAAGTAGGTCCCCGACGGCGTTTGGCTCGTCACGGTGAACGAGGCGCCGGCGATCACGCTTGCGAGATTGCCCACGACCGTGCCGGCCGCCGAGTTCTCGACGATGGTGTTGGCCGACAGGGTGATGTCGGTCAATTCGTTGACGTTGGTGACGGTGATCGTGAAGGTCTTGTCGTAGACGTCGGGACCCTTGGTGGCGCGCACCGTCACGTCATGGGTGGTGTTGGTCTCGTAATCGGTGGCGACGCTGCCTGCGACCAGACGGTTGCTGCCGTCGATGGCAAAGCGGTTGCCGGCGTTGTTGATCAGGGTCAGCGCCGCGCCGGCAGGGACAGAGGCCAGAGCGCCCACGACGGTCCCCGCCGCCGAGTTCTCGGCGATGGTGCTGGCCGAAAGGGTGATGTTGGTGATCTCGACGACGTTGATGACCTGGACGGTCACCGTCTTGGAGATGGTGTCGCCGTTGGCGGTCGCGGAAATGACGACGTCGTGGCTGGTGGCCGTCTCGTAGTCGGTCGGAACGCTGCCGGCCTGGAGGTTGCTGCCGTTCAGCGCAAAATGGTTGCCGGCGCTGTCCGTCAGCGCCAGGGTCGAGCCCGGCGAGGAAATCGCGGCGACCTGGGTGCCGGCGACGCTGTTTTCGAGGATAGTGGGATTGGTCGGCGTGACCGTGATCGGCGCGACGACGGTCTGCACCTCGATGCCAAAGACCTTGTCGAACCAGAGCTTGGAGAAACGGGCGATGGCGCGCACCGTGATGGGCAGCGTGTCGCCAGAGGATGGCGTGGGTCCCACGACCAGATTGGAGCCGGCGATCGCGAACTTGCCGCCCGCATCGTCAAGCAGCACGAAGTCGACCTCGCCCACCTCGGGCAGGGCCGACAAAACGCCGATCACGGTGCCTGCCGGGCTGCCCGCCGGGATCGAGGTGCGATCGAGAAGGATGTCCGTCGGAATCAGGGGTACATGCGCAGGCGACAAGCGTTGACGCTTCGTCGCCGCGATCAGCGGCTTGGCCATCTCAATTTCCTTGAAAGCAGGTCTGCCTTCTACCGGAGATCGAGTGTCAAGTCAAGATCGACGACACCGTGACGCCTTGCATGACAAGGCTTTGACGCATGTCAGGTGTCGAGGACGGTGAGTATGTCGTTGGTGTGGAAGACGAAACGGCGGTGCTCGCCATGCTTGGTCCGCACAATCTCGACGAACTCACTTTGAGGGCGTACAAAGAAGGAGTGCTCGTGAGGGTAGAGATGCTCGTAGACCGCCATCATGACGCCTTCCAGCGTCTCGGCCGCCGCATCGCCCGCGTACTTGGCTTCGCCCATGCGGCGATAGATGCCGCCCTTCTTGACGTGGGTGTAGATCGCACCGGGCGCCTCCAGAGCCGCTTCCAGCGTCAGGTAGAGCGGCCCGTCGATGAGGACGAAGGTGTTGTCGATCATGGGGATTTCCAGGGTAGTGAGCCCGGCCAGCCGCGAAACCAGCCGGGCTCTTTTCGCGTTTCGCCGATTGAGCGGTCCCGGACCCAGGCAGCAGCGCTACTATCTGGACGGCCTACCAGGGATCGACAAAGTCCCTTCATTCCATCCGTCCCACGGGGACGGTAACCTCCGGTTATCTCCTCCAGCTTCGAGGGATGTCCGCCGGACCGGGATTTGCCTATTGCCCGAGGCATGCGGGTAGTCGACGCGCTGCGGCTTAGGGTCGGCCTGATGTGGAGGACTGTGTCGCTGCACGGCCTCGCCTTGGGCGGGAGCACGGATTCTTCCACTACGCGTGGCGCCCTCGGAACCCCTTCTGCCCTAAGGAAGAAGGCGGGTCAAGAAACGCGTCACGGGGACGCCGATCGAAACTTTTTCGAAAAAAGTTCGATTTGGCTGTTGACCCCGGAAAATCATCCGTCTACAACCCAGTCATCGCTTGAGAGCGACGCGGCCGGGGCAACTCGGCAACGAGGCGGAGGCCCTATCCTTCGTCACCTGGGAAACCGGGCTCACTCAAGCAGGCATCGAAGACCGGGCCTAACCAGCCCGTCTTTCATACCCAGGTAAAAACTGGGGGTGGAGGATAGTCGAAGGGGCCGTGTTCTGTCTCGAAAGGCGCCCAACGGCGCTCTGGTGCGGGGTGATATCCGCCGGGAGGACACATCAAGGCGGCCTTGTCGGCGAGGATTTAGGTGTAGGGGGTAGCTGGGCGACAGCCTACTACGACAGTTCGAGGTCGGAGAGATACCGGCTTAGGGCGAGACCCAGTCCATCTGGAAGCCACGTCGGGTGTGAAAAGCACCTGGAGGGGTTTTCGGCCAGGACCGTTCCGATCTGAGGAACACGGAGGCGTAGGGTATTTTGTGGCCAAAAGCCACGAAGCCCAAGGTACTGCACGTCTTCACTAGGGAAGGTAGCACGGGGCTTAAACCAACCCCGATCATCATTGGCTGACGAAGCACAAGCGAAAGTCGGTCCGCTGTTGAACGATAGACGACTACGTCCCCTGGGCTTCGGCTTAGCAGGGGCATCGCAGGACCCCGCAAGGTCTTGAGGTGAGTGTCAGGAAACTTCCTTTGAGGGCCGGCCAGCCTTTGATGGGAGCGGAGAGGCTGAGTTGTTTAACAGGACGGTCTGTGGTGGACCCTAAATGACCGTCGTTGGCGGGACAGAGAAGCCGAAAGGCTCCTGGACTCCCAGGGGAACCTGAATAAGGATAATCCCTGAGGTCTCGTCGTGAAAGGCCTAGTGTCTCAACCTTTCGAAACCCAAAAGGGCTCCTCCGGGAGCCCTTTTTAGTGTGCCTATACTCGCGCTAAAGCTGTTGTGGATAAATCTCGATCTTAGATAGACTTGTCACACAGTTCGGGTAGGAGGGGCTGCCGGCGCTGGGCCGGCTAGGAGAAAACGATGCAGCGCAATGTGAAGGTCAACGCTACCCTCCAATTTGACGGAGACATCCTGAACCCCACGGGTGAGGAAACGGTGGTCGTGATGCACAGTGGCCTTTCCAAACCCGGCTACGCAGACTTCAATCTGAACTACGCGGCCCTGAACCCTGGCAACCGTATCGGCCAGGAACTGCAAATTCAGCGGCACCCTAACGCCGATCCCAGTAACCTCTCGTTCCCGATCATCGTGACGACGTTGCCCATTGGTCAAATTCAACCTCCGACATTCGTCTCGGCGGACGCGGGCCTTGGCAAGCCGTGCCTCATCTTCCCCGCGCTGACGATCGTCGACGCCAATGCCGACGGTATCCAAGACGTCATCTCGCTGGATGAATCCGTCATCAAGTATCAGGCCCTGGGCACCAACGTGCCCGTTCCGGCCGTCGCCGTACTTCGCTGGACGGGCAGCTATTGGCTCGTCATCGCTACGTCTCCGGGCGTGGTGATCGACAACGAGCCGATCCACGCCTAGAAACGACAAGGGCCGCCCAGGTGATCCTGGGCGGCCCCGCTGCGGCGCCTACACATGGCAGGGCCAACCTCTTAGACGTCAGTGGCCCGACGGTGGATGCGGTAGTCATGACCGCGCTCGGCGACCGCCTTGGCGTCCATCGTGGTCCAGACCTTGTCGACGATCCAGCCACGCGACCAGAAGTCCTTTTCCTTCAGGTCGATCTTGCGGCCGACCTGGGCGAACTCGGTCGGAATCCACGAGATCAGGACACCGGTCTCGCCTCGCGTCATACGGCATTGGGTCATGGTGGGGTTTCTCATCGGTGTCCTCCTTTCCTTTGGTCCTTGGATCGATGAAACGGTGTTGGCAGGGGCAGAGGGACTCGAACCCCCAACCTGCGGTTTTGGAGACCGCCGCTCTAGCCAGTTGAGCTATACCCCTGCATCGTCGAAGCGTGGCGGTGGGTGAGGGGATCGAACCCCCGCAGCCCTTCCAGGCTGACCTGCGGTTAGCAACCGCGCACCTTACCACTCGGTCAACCCACCTTGCTTCGGCCGGCGATCCGCGCCGGCTCGGTATTGGCGGAAGGAGAGGGATTTGAACCCCCGAGGCCCGCGAAGGCCTACCCACGTTCCAGGTGGGTGCTTTCAGCCGGACTCAGCCATCCTTCCATAGATGCCGGCTCGTGTTGGCGGAGGGCGAGGGATTTGAACCCCCGAGGGACCTTTCAGCCCCTGCCCGATTTCGAATCGGGTGCGTTCAGCCAGACTCTGCCAGCCCTCCAGTCGTCTCGTTGTCACGGACCCAGGTGGTCGCCGATCCGGCGCCGCGACCTGGGTCCCCTGGTCTGGTGGAGACGGTGGGATTCGAACCCACGACATCCTGCTTGCAAAGCAGGCGCTCTACCCCTGAGCTACGTCCCCGCACTGGAAAATGGATTCGAACCATTGTGTCTGCATCCACAATGCAGCGCCTTAACCGCTAGGCCATTCCAGCACAAACCAAATACTTCTTCAATACTCCTTCTCGTTTAACTTGGTGCGGAAGAGAGGAATCGAACCTCCACGACCCTTTCAGATCACCAGATACTCAATCTGGCGCGGCTACCGTTACGCCACTTCCGCCCTGTCCTTGCATGACCTTCGCTTTCCATCGCCAATCTGTCTTGGTGCCGAGGCCGAGAGTCGAACTCGGACGCTCTTGCGAGCACACGGGACTTGAAGCCGGCGCGTCTACCATTCCGCCACCTCGGCCCAGGTCAGATTGGTGCGGGTGAGAGGATTCGAACCTCCACGGCCTTTCGACCACGAGTACCTGAAACTCGCGCGGCTACCAACTACGCCACACCCGCCCATGATCCCGTGCGGGAAGATTCTCATCCCAGGACCCCTGTCCTGGCCAGCATCTTCCCGCTCGGGAATATGGGTATCAATGGAGGGCGAGGTGGGATTCGAACCCACGTAGGATTTCTCACGCCTGATTAAGAGTCAGGTGCCTTTAACCACTCGGCTACTCGCCCGAAAGTCTGTGTCTTGTCTGTTCCTTCTCTATGATCTTGCGATCGTGTTCTTTGTGGTGCCGACACCTGGATTTGAACCAGGGACCCCCTGCTTACGAGGCAGACGCTCTACCGGGCTGAGCTACACCGGCACAACAAAGAACACGCCCCCGCCGGCGCCCAGGCGCACGCGGATCGCCCGGCCAATGCCGGCGGAGGGTGAAATGGTCTCGGCGGTGAGGATTCGAACCCACGACCCCTCGGTCCCAAACCGAGTGCGCTACCACTGCGCTACGCCAAGATGAACCAAATAGGAGCGATCTCCTGAGAGATCAGGAGCACCCGGTTCGCCTGGACAGTTGGGAGGTGTCGTGGGGAGATCGGGTGCGGCTTAGGAGCGGCACCCGGAGCGGTCGCCTGTTAGGCGAGAACCGCTGAGTGCCGCAATAGCGGCTTGCTCGACGCCGGCCACGAGGCGAGCGTCAGCGCGCCGGTGGAGGCGGGCTTGGCGGTCGGCAGCGTGGTATGGATGCGGGTCATGGACCTTGTTCCGGCGGAGATTGCCCGATCGGGCGGTTGAGATTTTCCGACGCCGAAGCGTCGGGTGGAACTTGCGTTCCGGCAGCTTCGTGAAGCCGTATTTAGGCCTATGACACAGGCCGAAATAGAAGTCAAGAAAAAATGCACGGTGACGCGAATTTTTTCGTACATAAAAGGAAAACCCCCCGGTGAGGACTGGCCTGACCGAGGGTTCCAAAGGGCGTCAGCGGCGCATGCAAGGCAGTGGGGCCGGTCGACGTGATGTGGGTTTTCACTCAAGGCGGACCTGAGCTACTTCCGCCGGCCCCCCATGCGGTGAGCCTCGATGGCATGGCCACTGGCGCATCCTACTAGCGCCACAGCGGGTATGAGGTTCAGGCCTCGTCGGCCTGTGGTCTGTCGGGCGCCTGGGTCAGGGCGGACGCCGCGAGGCTCTTGATCTCGTCCTCGGTCAAACTGGCCGGGTCGCGCAGGGCGCGGGCGGCCAGGGACGCGATCTCGGGCGAGGTGTGCTCGTGGTCGGCCATGATCAGGCTCCTAGGGGATTACGTCCGGGTTCTCGGACCCGGCGCCGCCAACCACCTACAGCAGGTTGGGACCAATGTCTTATCCACCATCGGTCACTGACCAGGGCTGTCGTTGCGCACGACCCGGCGACCCCTGCGTTTCCAGCGTAACCCAGGCGCTTGGAGGCCGCTAAGCGCTCTTGCCCGGTGCTTTCGATTGGTTGTGCCCGTTCGGGCGAAATGGCGACTCTAAGGGGACTCGAACCCCTTCCTCCGGCCTGACAAGCCGACGTTGCTAACCCTCACACCCTAGAGCCCAGGGTGGCTTTCGATCGTGAATTGTTGGTAGGCCTGACGGGGCTCGAACCCGCATTGCTCGATTGAAAGCCGAGATTCCTAGTCCATTTAGAAGACAGGCCCACATCACGCGAGCCGTCGTACCAGCAGCCTAGGAGGCGGTGGTATCTCGGCTCGCGGAGCCGATCTCTCGGAAAAGGAAGGTCGAGAAGGTCATGAGGTGGCGTATCTCACATCAGGAATGGCTGAACGGTGACACGAAATCAGTACCGGCGGAGCGCCTGGGAAAATCTGGGCTCGGCAAGACCGGTGCCGTAAATCCAGATGTGCTCCTCCTCCAAGACGGGGTGTTGACGCTTGCGGATGCCGTAGGAGCCCAGTTCCAGTCCGCGCCAGACGATGTCCTGGGCGAACTTGGCGGTCTCGTCCTGAATGTTGTGGAGTTCGAGGTTGGTGGCGCCCAGCATGGTGAAGCAAGCCTTGGCGTCTTCGATCATGCGACGCAGGACGCGTTCGCGGCGCAGGGCGGAATTCGAGTAAAGCTCCACCTTCATGAAATAGGGCGAATGGTTCACCGAGCGGCCGGCGTCGGCGACACGAAAGCAAGGCGTGAGCGCCACAAAACGCCCCGTGCCCAGGGTGTCGATCTCCAGTTCCAGGAACGATTGCTCGGCCGAGCCAACCAAGAACTTGTCCTCCAGGGGACTGGCCAGATCAGGGCGCGGACAGGTCATGTCCATGACTCGGCGGCCGACGGCCCAGGGCGCGTCGACATAGGTGTAGCCGCGATCGACATAGAACTCGACGGCCTGATGCAGGCGCTTCCAGCTACCGGCGTCCATTGCGGAAGGCCCTTTCGGTGATGAGGCTCATGGTGTTGAGATCGTCGAGCGAGACGCCCGGCGCGTGCTTGGCCAGCCATGCCTTGATGGCGCCTTGCATGTCGGAAAGCTCCACGAGCGCCATGATCAGGCTGCCCTGCTCCATGGCGTCCTCGAACTCGGCGAACTCCTCCTTGATCTTGGAGACTTCGCCCAGAACCCCCTTGGGGATCAGGCGGACGTGGTAGCCGAAATTGGCGTCTTGCATGGAACGAACCTATCGGGCAGGTGGTCGTCCAGGATCATGCCCTGGCTGTAGCCGGTGATGTCGTGGTGATCGAGATAGTCCTGGATCGCCGGCGTCCAGGTCATCCAGCGCCTGTTGACGTGATAGCGCACGCCGCCACAGTGTTGACAGTCGCCGATCGTCAGGTGGGCCTGCGTATCGTAGGGCTCACAATCGCCCCAGACGTCGCAGAGAAACTCGTCCTCATCGTCAATCATTGGCGTAGCGGCCGGCGTAGTAGACGTAGGGATTGCGGCGCTGGCGGAGCATGTGCTTGAAGCGATAGCCGGTCATGTGACGGCGCCATTTGACGCGCTCGCGGAACAGGCGCGATCCAGGCCCGACGCCGTGTTTGGCCGTGCCGCTGCGGATACCCCAGAGCGGCGAGGCATTGACCGTGCTGCGCTGTTGGTGGATGCGGGGATTGTCCTGGAAGAACAGGTAGCCGATCGGGGCGTGCTGCGAGCGGTAGGCTCGCGTGTGCCAGTGGTCGCCTGGGCGGGTGCGCATGTTCAGCGCCTAGCAGCGAAAGAGCGTGGTGTCGTCATCTTGGACGACCGACGTGGAGACGGGCGGCTTGCCCGCGACCTTCAGGCCATTGTGGATGGCGTTCAGGGCCTTTTGCTGCTCGGCCGGATAGCGCTTATCGATGTCGTGGAGGAACACCATGTCGAGATGGGCTCGAATGATCCTCACCTGATTTTCATCCAAGGTCTTGGGATCGGCGATCTCGAAGAGGCCTTGCAGCCAGTAGCAGAACTCGTGGGTTTTCATAATCTTAGCCTTAGACTTAGGAGTGGTGCTACCGGTGGGATTCGAACCCACGACCTCACCCTTACCAAGGGTGCGCTCTACCGCTAGAGCTACGGCAGCCCGTCTGCACGGGAAGGGGGAATGGAGCGGCTAGAGGGATTCGAACCCTCGACCTCCTGCTTGGCAAGCAGGCGCTCTACCACTGAGCTATAGCCGCGCCGGTCAGGGCCTAAAGCCCCAAGAAACCCATGATGCGATCGGACGCGTTCTCGTCGCCAGGGACATAGAGGTCGATGCGATCGCGCATCAGGTGACGAAGTTTGCGGTCGATAAGGCGGGCCTCGTCTTCCGACTGGTTGCGGCCAAACTTCTGGTAGGGCTTGGCGCGCTCGATGAAGATGTTGACGTTGTCGTAGGTGTCGTAGAGACCCCAGACGGCGTCGGTGAACCACTCGGTCTGGAACGCGGGGGTGGCGAACATCAGACCCAGGGGAAGGGGACTGTCGGTGACGGCATAGTCCACCTGCCCGCGCAGGCGATTGAGCCGATGGTTCTGTTCGCCGATCACCAGCCACTGGTTGGTGAGCGCCGTCCAGTTCTTCTCGTAGGTCAGGTCCTTGGCGTATTCGGGCGTCTCTTCGACCACCAGTTGGGCCATCTTCATCTTATAGAAGAGGCCCGCCCGCGTGGTCGACTTGCCCGCGCCCGGTCCGCCGTATAGGTTTACGACCTTCACGCGTCCGCCTGGGCGCGACGGCGCCGGCGACGCGGCTTGGTCTCTTCCTGAGGCTCCTCGCCCGCCAGCAGGTTGGCGAAGTCGATTTCCTGGCCGGAGATGTAGTCACGTTCAGCCTGGAGATTGTCCCACTCAGCTTGGGCCTTGGCCATCGTCTCGCGATAGCCCGGCGTCTCCTGGACGAGCGGAACGGCGTTGGGATCGTGCGGCAGCCGGCTGAAGCCCTTGTTCAGCACCAGTTCGCCGGCCCGGTGCTCGGGAACGTCGAACGGCTCACCGTCGGGGGCATAGATTCGGACAGTCAATGCAGCACTCCTCAGTCAGGGGCGCACGATAGGGCCTGCCGTTAACCATGTCAAGAATTACGTCACGGTGACACGCCTGATGACACACGTCATTTTTCTTTCAGACCCCGTTGACGGCCCCATAACCCCAGCATAGCGTCCACTTCAGGCGCTCATCCGGCGTCACCGCCCCGCAAACCCCTTCTGAGGAGAGTTCTATGCGTGATCTCAATCTGTCGGACGACAAGTCGCAATACGTCCAGGCCTACGGCGCCCTCCAGGCGCTGAACAGCCCGAGCGCCCGCGACGCCCGCATCACCATCGAGGTGGACGGCAAGACCCAGACGATCCAATCGACGCCGGAGATCGTCCAGGCCTTCCAGCGGGGACTGTCGTCCTCCACGTTCGGCAAGCAGGACGCCCTGGACGTCTCCTTCGACAGCCGCGACGCCGTCGCCCAGTCGCTGGGCGTGCCGGTCGACCAGTTGGGCGACCTGAAGGAGCAGGGCGGCCGGTTCTCGGGTCAGGACACCATGTCCTGGCTGCATGAGCGCTCGACCTCCGGCAAGACCTGATCCGGCGCCGACGTCTGTCCCAAACAAAATCCCAGGGGAGGGCGGCCTGTAGTGGGCCGCCCTTTTCTTGTCACGGTGTCGTCCAGCGCAGCATGACCAGCTTGTCCTGCCCTGGCTCGTTGGTATTGCGGGCCGAAAGCGTTGGTAGACTGCCGATGCCCGCGCTCATGTCCTTGAGCCCCTGATAGGCGCGGGTGAAGAGGAGGCTCGAATTGGTCAAGCCCCAGCCCTGCTCCGGTGCGCTGGCGTTGGCCGATCCAAAAGTCGTTGCGGCGCTGGCCCACAGGATCGTGCGATAGGTGCCGCGTGGCAGCAGGCGCGGTGCGCCCAGGGTGACCACGTTGGCGCCCTGGACGGGCGCTGAGATCAACTGATCGGTGATGATGATGCCCAGCGCATCACAGATGCCGATGCGGATCGCTCCAGGGGACGCGGACTTGATGCCGACCGAAAGCTGGGTGATCGTGACGCTGTCGGAGCGCACATAGAAGGGGGCGACCTCCACGGCGTTGATGCCCAGGAAGCGATCGGCGCCAAAGCCGGTGATCTGCGCGCCAGGGATGGCGAAGACGCCGGATGCGGGTGGCAGGTCCACGCGGATGACGCCATTGACGACACTGGACGGGGCCTGGGCGTCATCCCAGACGGCCTTGCCGCCCTCGCGCACCAGGGGCGCGCCGGGGAGCCCATTGGCGGGTGGCGCGCGATCACGTACATCGGCGAGCTTGACGCGCGTGCGCCGGCCCTCCTTGCGGACCCAGAGCATGTCGTCAGGGATGTTGATCGCGATCATGCCCGGCAGCAGGTTGGGCAAGCTGTCGGAAATCTCGGAGCGGAGGTTCTGGATCGCCATTAGCTGATCTGCATGAAAACGGGATGGACCTCGGGGCTGGAGGACCAGGACAGGAAGCCCTCAACGGTCTCCAGGGTGAGGTTGGCGGCCGAGGTCCAGGTCCAGGCGTAGTAGCCCGCATCGAGCGGTACGGCGAAGTTGGCGACCTTGGCTTCGACAGTGGCGAAGGACAGCCCCTGAGTCACCAAGGTGTCGCCCAGGGCGCCGTCCCACTTCTTCAGGGTGAAGGTGATCGAGCCCGTTCCGGCCTTGGCGCGCGCGGCGATCGCCGTCAGGACGCCGGGTTGCGGCATCTCGAAGACGGCCTGCCCGCCAGAGCCGCCCGGCAGGACGAGGCTACCCACGGCCGTGGGTGTCAGGCCCGGCACGCGATAGGCGCCGCTGTCGTAGACCGTGCCGCCGCCGCCGGCTTCGAGTTCGTCCCAGGCCGCGCCGGTGGCGGTGCGCACCAGGACGAGACTGTCATTGGCGGTGCGGTCGATCAGCGGCGGGATGGCCAGGACATCGAGCGGGACGCCCAGGATGCCAGCCGACGTCTCCATGTAGAGAAGTCGGTTGACCTCGTCGATGAAGAACTCCCCCGGCGCCAGGGCGCCGGGCGGAAACGAGCCACCCCGAAGCTTGATAGCCTCGGGGTAGATCACAGCGCTCGACGGGAAGGTGACGACGGTCATTAGGTCTCCAGGGCAGCCAGGACATAGGCCGGGGTCGATTGGGTCGTCGTCATGTCCGGCCCCACCGTGGCGGGGGTGATGGCGGCGCGGTAGCTGGTGCCGGCCGCGCCCGCGACCGAGAAGGTCGCCGCATACCAGCCGGGAGCCAGGGTCACGGCCGTGCTGGGCACAGCCTTGAGGCCCGTGGTCGCCGCCGAGACCGAGCCAGACACGATGGCCGCGCCCGGCGTGCCCGTCAGGCTCCAGTTGATGATCTCGCAGGTCGCCGTGGCGGCACCAGCGGCGATCACCTCGACGGCGAGGTGTGCAATCTCCATGGCCTTGGCCACGAAGAACGGACGGGTGTAGGTAAAGCCCACCGTCGGGGTGAAGGTGTTGGAGCCGATCACGCCGTCAGCCAGGGGCACGGTGGCGCCGGCCGGCGGGGCGTTGCGGATCGGACCGGTATAGACCGGCGTCACCTCGCTCCAGGACAGCGCGCCATTGAGCGCCTGACCTTCATCCCCACCATCAGGCGGCACACCCTGGTCGACGATGCTGCCGAGCGGCGTCGGCTTGACATTGCCCGAACCATCACGGGTATAGAGCACGCCATCAAACTCGTTGAGGGCGATTTCGCGAGGCTCCAGGGAGGCCGGCGCCGTGCCCTTGATCTGCGAACGGCGGTAGCGGATACGCGCCTCACCCGGCGCAACCGGGACCTCGGCATAACCATCCGGCGGCGTAACCAGGACCGAGACGAACTCGGCGATCTCCAGGGCCGTCGCTTCAGGGGCGTAGAGGAAGATCGTTGGGAAACCAACGATGACCTGAGCTTCCTGATACAGCAACGGAACGGGCGGTGCAAGAATCACCGTCAGTTCCTGCTCGGTGATCAGATCGACAGCGCCCGACGCTTGAGCCTCGGGCGGCAGGACGTTGATCGTCCGCAGCGGGAAGACGAGATTGTGGCCATGGACGATCGAGGCGGTCGGCGCGTTGGTGATCGTGATCGTGCCGATATCGCCCGAGGTCTCGACCGGCGGGATGATCAGGGCGGACGCTTCAGGCGGATTGACCGTGACCGTGACGAGGTCGGCGGCGAGGTCGACCGCGACGCCGGCCTGGGGCTCGGGCGCGCTGACAACGATCGTGCCGATTTCACCGCTGGGCTGGCCTGGGACGACAACCGACGGCGCCGGCGCGGTGATGAGGATCGTGCCGATCTGGCCCAGGCCTCGGGCATGACCGATGGCCGAGCCCGTGGGCGGCGTGATCGTGATTGTGCCGATGTCGCCATAGGCGTTGACCAGATCAGTCGTGCCCGTGCCGGTCGGCGTGACCACGGTGATCGTGCCGATGTCGCCGCTGGTCGCCGCAGAAACGCGTCCCGTGCCCAAGGGCGCGACCATGTTGATGGTCAGCAGCGGGCGCGAGACCAGGACAGCGCCCGTCACCGTCGTCGAGGGCGGATCGACGTTGATCTCCACCAGATCGCCGCTGGCCGCACCAGGAACGCCGGCATAGGCTTCTGGCGCCTGGACCGTGATCGTCCCGATCGCTTGGTTGATATTGGCCGGCACGCGTGCGACGCCAACCGTGTTGACCACCGTGATCGTGCGCAGCGCGCCGATGGCGTCTGCGGCGATCACCACCATGGCCGTGATCGGCGAGACGAAGATCGTCGGCAGCGGCAGGGAGATGTTGACGCCGACTTGGAAACCAGCATCCGACGGCGTCAGGACGATGGCCGGGGGCAGCGGCAGGTTCAGGTCAACCGAGATCGCGTCCAGCGCCTGACCTTCAGGCGGGATGACGGTAATCGGCGGGATGTAGTAGAAGCGCGGCGGCTCGACCTTGACCGTGGTCAGGTTCGCCAAAGGATTGGCGTCGATCTGAGGCCCGCCCTCGGGCGGCGTGATCGCGATGGTGCCAATGTCGCCCGCATGCACACCCGTGGGCGTCGCGGTCGGCGGCGTGACGACAATGTCATAGCCGACCAGCGGGATGGTGATGTCGTTGGACGCCTCGGCGTCATTGCCGTTGATGACGATCTGCGGCGGCATCGCGATGGCGATGTTGGCCGCAAGCTCGGTGATCGGGAACGGCGGGATCGCCAGGATGATGAAGTCGCCGGTGTAGGCTTCGATGATCGCGGGGATCGAGATCGAAGCCTCAGGCGGCGTCACCGTGACGGTCGGTAGGGCATTGTCGACGCGGATATTGCCCACGGCCGCGCCCGCCGGCGCCGTCGTCGTGATGACGATGGGGTCGGGCAGGGCATGGAAGTAGTTGTCGTCGCTGATGACCAGCAGCGTGCCGCGCGCCGGCGACACGAAGATGATGCCCGGATCGGCGTAGATGTTGGTCTCGCCGTCCTGGAAGACGCTGACCGAGACCAGGGGCGGCACGACCTGAACCGACATGAAGTCGAGGTCGCCCAGCGCATTGCCATCCACGCCCGCTTCGGGCGCAATGACCAGAACGTCGACAAAGTCGCCAGTGATGGACGCGCCGGCGCGCGCCGCGCCTTCAGGCGCGACGACCGCGATCGTCTTCAGGTCGCCGATGACATTGGGCGGGCCGGGCTCGGCGACGCCTTCTGGCGCGATCGCCAGAATCGTGCCGATGTTGCCCGACGGGAAGACGTCATTGTTGACGTCGGTCTCGCCCAGTAGAGGCTCGATGGTGATCGTGCCAATGTCACCGAAGGCATAGACCGGCTCGATGACGTTGACGACCGCCAAGGGCGGTTCGATGGTGATGTCCACCAACGAACCGGCGGCCCCGCCGGGAATGAGCACCGTCGGTTCTGGCGAAACCACCAGGATCGGCGGCGTCTCGCCCGTGCCCTCACCATCGACGTGGAACGGCGCCGGCTCAACGCCGGTGATCGTGATCGAGGTGCTATCGTTGATCGGGACGATGACCAGGGCGCTGGTCGTCGGGTTGGACTCGATCGGATTGATCGTGACCGTCGGCAGCGGCGCGTTGATGTTCGCCGGGAAGCCGTACTGGCCGACCGGCGGCACAACCTGGATCGTGCCGATATTGCCGCGCGGCGTGCCGGTGATATAGCCGACAGTCGGCGGTGCAATGACATTGACCGTGCCGATGTCACCCGAAACCGCAGCCGGCGTCGGGGTGATGACCGAGATGACGATCCGGCCGTTGCCGCCGTGCAGGCGCGCTCCGCCCTTGCCGTTCGAGCCTACGCCGATGCCCGCCACGTAGTTAGGCGAGGTCGTGTTGCCCGGCAGGTTGCCCGAACCGCCAACCGTCGAGCCGGTGCGGTAGCCCGGAATGGTCAGATTTACAAAGCCGGAGCCCGCGCCCGCGCCGCTCCCGCCAAAGCCAGGGCCGCCGCCACCGCCGCCGTAATAGCCGCCGCCGCCCCCAGACCCGTTACCCGCGATGCCTTCGCTGACGCCGCCTTGGCCACCTTGCAGATAGCTGCCGGCCTGACCATTGCCAGAGCCGTAACCACCCGTCGACTGCGAGCCGCCGCCGTTCAGGTCATTGAAGCCGTTCTCACCCGTGGCGCCACCCCCCGCGCCACCGCGATAATCGGACGCCACGCTCCCGTAGGAACCGCCACCACCCCCACCCGCGACGGCCGCGAGCGCGCCTTGCACCCAAAGCTGCGCCGAGCCGCCGCCGCCGCCGTTGAAGGTTGTCGTCGCTGGCCGGTAGCCCTTGCCACCGTTAGGGTAACCGCCAAAACCCCCAGGACCGGTGCCGTTGGCGTCGACCGCGCCGCCGCCGCCCGAGGGCGTCTGGACCGTGATGCGGTCGTACTGATTGAGGTCAACTTCATAGACGGTGTAACCGCCGCCGCCGCCGCCGTTGGTCGTCAGACTGCTGTTGCCAGAGCAGCCCCCGCCGCCCGCGCCCCACATCTCGACCCGAACGCGCGTCTGCCCTGGCGTGACCGCCATGTAGCTGGTGCGCACCGAGGCGAAAGACTCAACCACCACGCCGGGCGCGGGCGGCAAGTCGTAGGAGGCGCCCGCGACGGCATCAAAGCCGTTGACGAGGACGGTGCCAATCGGTCCCGACGCGGCCACCGTCGAGGTGGCCACGAAGTAGTTGATCTGCCCGTCGCCGCCCGTATTGCCGTTGCCGACCGACTGGCGCGTCTGCGCGCCCACGCCACGGCCGGAGATATAGCCGGAGACCGCCGTGCCCGCCGGCTGGCCCGTGACGCCGTTCGTGCCCTGGGTGAGGGTCGTCAGGGTCGGGATTTGCGAGAAGGTGTTGCGGAGCGGGACCGGCTTGAAGTTCTGACGATAACGCGCGACGCCGATGGTGACGCGGAATTCGTCAACCTTGCCGTTGAAGCGCGTGGACGCGCCCGCGACAGCGTTGTAGTTGCCGATCGTGACGGTCGTGGCCGTCATGGCGACGGGCGCGCCGCCAATATTGGAGACTAGAACGCCATTCTTGTAAACGCGCGTGCCATTGACATCGCGGACCACGGCATAGTGCGCCCAAACGGCCGCTTGACGCGCCGAATCGGTGTACTTGAGATCGTTGGCGCCCGTGCCGTTGTTGTTGTAACGCAGGCCAAGCGTCGTCGTTTCGGGATAGTAGTGCAGCGACAGGCCGTTGATGCTCTGGTCGCCGATCGTGAACAACACACCCGTCGCGATCGAGGTCGGACTGAACCATCCCTCGATCGTGAAGTCCTGCGTGCCAATAATACGCGGCAAGGGCGCGGTAAGGTGCCCAGTGCCAGGGAAGTTGCCACAGGCCGTGCCGTAACGAGGTCCGCTGGAAGTCGTGGTCGGCGCGGTGTCGAGCAGGATCGTATCGACCGAGCGGCCGTCATCGGCCATCGTGCCGGTTTCGAAGCTCCACTGAGCACCGGTATAGGCGGCGTAGCGATCGGCATCGATGACGCCCCAGCCGTCGGCAATGAAGCCCGAGCCACCGCCACCGCCGATGAAGACGCTGGCGTTACCCGAACCCGCACCGCCGTAGAGGCCGCCGCCACCTCCACCGCCAGCCCCCGCATTGGAGACGTTGGCCGCGCCGCCCGCCGGGAAACCCGAACCGCCTCGGAACCAGCTACCCGACGAGGTCGCGTCGATGATCTTGGCCGCAGTCCCGGTGGCAAAGCCCCCTCGATACTGGAAGCCGCCGTTGTTTTGGCCAGAGGGCGCGTCAGAAGTGCCCCCGGTCGTACCGCCGCCGCCGCCGGGCGTGCGCGTGGTCGTGCCATCGCCCAGGCCGCCGCCGGCGCCTGCGACCATCATCAGGACGTTGTCGACATAGACCCGCGAGGAGCCGCCGCCGCCGCCGGCGATCATGGCGGAGTTGAAGCCGCCCACGCCACCGTCTGGCCAGCCGCCCGCGCCGCCCGAGCCGACGAACGAGCCCGATGCGCCGCTGGTGTAGTTGGCCCCGCCACCGCCTCTACCGTTGTAGAAGCTGATGATCTGGCCCTTCTTGACGGCGATGGTGCCTGCGGCGTAGCCGCCGCCGCCGCCGCGTTCACCGCCACCACCATTGGTGATCATCGAGCCGCCGCCGCCCGCCCCCCAGGCGTTGAGCACGAGGTTGCCGTCGTTGGCCGCGACATAGTGCTGGACGTTGCTCTGCACCGGCACGGCGGTGACAATGCTTTCGTCCAGATTGGGGGCGGCGGTGAACTCATAGACGATCCGCCCGTGGCCGCCATTCAAGACGGAGTTGCCACTGGCGTTCGCCCCTTGGCCGCCGACGCTGGCGCTGTTGCCCCAATCGGCGTCGGAGATGTTGGAGCCTGCTGCGGCGCCTTGAATCGCCGTGCCCTTGTAACCCGGCGCGATATAGGTCGTGCCAGGACCGCCGCCTTGGTATCGCGAGTTCAGGGGAACCGCGCCTGGACCGCCGTAATATCCGCCGCCGCCGCCACCGCCGCAGAGGTTGTTGGGCGTGTCGATCGTGAGGTTGCCGTCGATCTGCCCCATGCCACCCAGCATGAAGACGCCACGGTTGTTGCCCTCGGCGCCGCGCTGGGGCGACCAGCCGCCGATCGTCAGACTGGAGCCGTTGACGTTGAAGTTGTCGCTGCTGGGCGGATAGGACGTAAGGCCAGCGGTCGCGCCCGAGAACGAGATCGAGCCGCCGCCGCCGCCGCCGGACACGCCGACAAGCACGCCGTTCACATAGACGTGCGAGGACCCGCCACCACCACCGCTACCGCCCGTGGCGTCGGCGGCGTTGCCGCCTTCACCATTGGGCCAGCCGCCTCGACCGCCCAGGGTGCCTCCAGGCATGCCCTTACCACCCTCGCCGGTGACGAAGGTGACCAGATCGCCGGTCTTGATCTTGATGAAGTCGATTTGCAGGAAGCCGCCACCACCGCCGCGTTGCAGGGTGCCCGAGGCGCGCACGCCGCCCGCCGCGCCCGCGCCCCACAGCTTGACAGCCAGGACGCCGCCAGAACCCGCGATGAAGTGCTCGGCCGCGCCGGTGAAGACGGTGGCGGTCTTGGTGGTCGGCAAGGTGGCGGGCGTGATCACCGACATGGTCATCAGGCAGCAGCCATTGCCGCCGGCCGAGGACGTGCCCGCCGAGGAGCCGCCCGTGCCGCCTACGCCGACGCCAGCGGGCTTGTTGGAGCCGGTGTAGGGCTGGCCCGTGCCCGCCACACCAAGCTGCATGTCGCGATTGTAGGTGTTGTCGCCGGAGACATAGCCGCAGCCGCCGCCTCCCGAGCCGTGCGTGCCCGAGCCGCCCTTGGCGCCGCCGCCGCCAAAATAGCCGCCGCCGCCGCCTGCCCCTGCCAAGGCCGTGGCGATCGTCGAAGATTCCAACGGAGACCCGTGGCCTCCGAACATGTAGTAGCCACGGTTGGCGCTGGAGGTGGTGTTGATCCCGCCCCAGGTGCCCGCCGTGCCGTTGGCGGCGGTGGCGTCGGTCGACTGGAGACCATAGCGGCCTCCACCGTTGCCGCCGTAGTAAAAGCCCGTGGAGCCGCCGCCGCCAGCGGCGACAGCCAGCAAGCGACCGTTGACATAGATGTTGGTGGAGCCGCCGCCGCCGCCGAAGTTTGGCGTGCCTGCCGTTGGCCGCCCGCCGTCGCCGCCGTTGGGCCAGCCGCCCGCGCCGCCCGTCTGGCTAACCCCAGACGGCGATTGACCACCCTGGGCAACCTCGATTTCGATAAGGTCGCCAGGATAGAAGACGCGCGTAAGCTTGGTGTAGCCGGCCGCGCCGCCCCAGCGCGCGGCGTTGCCACCCGAGGTATAGAAGCCGCCGCCGCCGCCGCCGCCCCACAGTTCGAAGTCGACCGAGCAGATGTTGGCGACCTTGTAGACCTGCCGGGCGCCGCTATAGTCGACCTGAGTGGAGCCGGTCGGAAGGTCAGGAGCACCGTCGGAAGGATCGGTCAGCGCCAGATAGACAAAGCCATTGCCGCCGGGCGTGATCGAGGCCCAGTTCCCGGCCGCCAAAACGTTGGTGCCGCCTTGCGCGACACCGGCGGGTCGAATCCCCGGCACATCGTACGGCGTGCCAGCATTGTCCTGCGGGCCAGAGCGCAGGCGGCCCGTATAGATGGTGTCCTGGTTGAGCCAGCCCGAGCCGCCGCCACCAGAGCCGTGCGCGCCCGAGCCGCCGCCGTTGGAGGCGCCACCATAGTAGCCGCCACCACCGCCGCCGCCAGCAAACGCATGCGCCGTCGAGGACGATGCACCGCCTGCGCCACCCTTGAAATAGGAGCCGCTCTGGATGGCCAGGGTGCCCGAGCCTGCGACGCCCCCGGCAAATTGAGTGCCGCCCGCGCCCGAAGAGGCGTCGGTCGACTGCATGCCGTTGACGTGGCCGCCGTTGCCGCCGGAATAGAAACCCGTGGCGCCACCACCACCGCCCGCCACCGCGACCAGTTCACTATTGAGGTAGACACGGGTCGACCCGCCGCCGCCGCCAAAGCCGATCGAGGATGGGCTGACGGACGACGACTTGCCGCCGTAACCCCCATCAGGCCAGCCACCAGCGCCGCCATTCGCCGCCGTGGTGGCCGAACCTGCCGCGACCTGCCCGCCTTGCCCGACTTCGACGTCGACGACGTCGCCGACCTTGACCATGAAGCGGACGGTGGCGTAGCCGCCCGAGCCGCCATAGCGATTGGCGACACCATTGCCGGCCGAATAGTAACCGCCCGCGCCCGCGCCGCCCCACATGTGGAGCGTGACCTGACCATCCGACGTCGCGACGTACGACGCCGACGCACCTGTGTAGGTGGCGGAGACGGGCGTGTTGAGATCAAGGTTGGCCAAGGAGGGGTCCTGGAGGAGCGGAAGAGACCGTGGCGACGCCCATAGGCGCCGCCATCAGGTCGCGCTTAGTTCTGGAAGCGCAGCGGGCTGGAGAACGACACGGCGAAGTTGGCGTTCGTGGACGAGACGTCCGAACCAAAGTCGACATAGGCGACGAGCGGGCTCGTCGAGGCCGTGCCGGTGTCCTTGTAGATCACGGCGGCGCGCGCGGTGATCGTCGCCGACGTCCAGGTCACGGTGGCGAAGGACAGGTCTTCGCGGTCGTTGGTGGTGTCGGAGGTGATGGTCACAGCCGAAGCCTGCCCGCCGGCGGTGTAGCCGGTGCCGGTCACTTCGTTGGTGACTTGGTTCTTGCGGGTGTGGGTGTCCTTGTTCGGCGTGTAAGCCGAAGTCACCAGCATGACCTTGAAGGTGTCGCTGTTGAAGTTGATCGCGCCCTTGACGAGATCGTCCAGCATCGAGTTGTAGACGAGCGAAGCCATTACGGCAGTTCCTCTTTAGAAGGTGCCACCATCAATGGTGACGTTGATGAAAGTGGCATCGGAAATCGTGCCACCGGTGATATTGACGTCGTCGGAGTCTTGGTAGGCCATCGTCCCGAGGTCTTCGGGATTGACGCCTGCCTTGCCGCCCTTTCCACCGATGTACTGGTAGGCCTCGAAGTAGATGCCATTACTGGCAACCGAGACCGTTCCACTTCCGATCGTGGCGGTTTTATTGGCCGGAACTGTTCCGGCGAAGTTCAGTACGCCAGCGGCGTAGTCGAAGACCCACTCTTCACCCGTGGTATCGGGGAAGATGCGGGCAGCGGGTCCCGTCGACGGATCGCCGATGTAGACCTTGACCGCGTAGCCGGAGCCGAAGCTGGCCGGCACGAAGTCCTTCTGCCTGGAGGAGACGTCACCAAAGGTTGCGGTGGCGATCCAGGTGAAGTTGGGCTGCGCCGTGGGATCGCTGGTGCCCCGGAGGCGGCTTGCGCCGGTGAGGACCTTGATCGCGGTCGTGTCGGCGACCGGGGGCGCTGCGGTGATCAGGTCGACATCGTTCCAGATGTCGGAGACCGTGATCGTGATCGGAGACGCGATGCTCTCGTTGGAGCCGGCCTTGTCATCGGCCGTCCCGGTCTTGGTGACCGAGTAGATCAAGCGCTTCCAGAGGAAGTCGACCTTCTGGTCGAGCGAGATGGCCATGGGCGCTGGCCTCTCTTAGTTGGTGAAGCTGAGCGCCGTGACCGTTTGGCCTGGGTTCAGCTTGAGGCGGACGAGGATTTCGTTGCCCGTGGCGTTGGTCGACGACTCGGTCCCGAAGGTGATCGCAAAGGTGCCCGCGCCGCCGTTCATGACCGCGCCGGTGGCGCAGCCTGCGTTGGGGTCGCCAGCTTCGCCGGGGATGCCGGCGCCGTCATAGGCCTGGAAGGCGTTCCACCAGCCGCCCGGCGCGTTGGGTTGTGCGGTCGACACGCCCGGCAGCTTGACCCAGCAGCCGGCATAGGCGCCGTTGATGACGATCTTGAAGCCCGAGCGCGCGGAGCGGTTGAAGCTGAAGGTGGCGTACTGGGCGCCGCTGCGGCCAACCGACAGGTCAGGGCCGATCGGCAGCACATTGATCGAGTAGTTGGTCTGGTCGTGCTTGAGCGCGCCGCCCACGACAGCCGCCTCATGGCTGGCCAGGGCGTTGGCGGGGTTCCAGGCGGTGGTCGAACCGGTGGGCGTGTCGCCCGCGCCGGCCGAGACGCGCACGGCGTTGTTGGCGTTAGGTAGCGAGCCCAGGCCCGAGACCGGGATGCTCATCTCGTCAATGCGCGCGCCGGCGCTGCCGCGCTTGACGTTGATGATGGTGGCGGCCATGTTGCCCGCCGTCGACTGACCCGCCGCGTTCTTGCCCGAGCCCTGGATGGTGCCCGAGGCGTGGACGTTGGAGCCGTTGATCTGGACGGTGACCGGGGTCAGAGCCACAGGCGTAGTGGTCTGACGCGCGATCGGCGTGGTCACGCCCAGGGTAGTGTAGTCGAAGGTCTGGGCGGCGATGATGCTGTTGGTGCCGGTGATGGTCAGCGGGTCGGTCCCGCCGTAGTAGGTCTCGCCCGCCAGATTGCTCATCGAGGCGGCGACGGTCAGGGCCGCGCCGGTGTTGTAGTGGGGCACCGAGGAGGAATAGGCGACCGACCCGGCCGACTGCTCAATGACCGAGGTCGTCGAGAGCGCCGGCGCGGCGGTCAGGTTGTCCTTGACGAAGTAGACGACGGCGGTGGAGCCCGCGCCGCTGTGCTGAAGCTGGAAGCTGTTGACGCCATCGACAGCGGTCGCGAGGTTGACCGAGATGTCGATCGACTTCCAGAAGCCGGGCGTGGCGACTGGGAAATCCTTCTGGTCGGCGATGACGAGGCCATTGTAGGTCCCGTTGTCGCCCGTACCCACCAGGGCGCGCTGACCCACGATCGCGCCATTGACCTGGAGCGCCAAGTTGCCGCCCTTGCCGGGACCGACGTCGTTATAGGTGTTGGACGAGACGCCCGAGGCGGTGATGCGGGTGACGGCCGAGCCGGCGGTGATCGTCGAGGTGCCCGAGTTGTCGGTCACGCCCGTGGCCAGACGCGGGGTGTTGCCCGTGCCGTTGGAGACGCTCAGCGCCGCGTTGGGGAAGGCCGGCGGCTGGGCTGGGACCAGCAGGCCCAGGACCTCGTTCAACTGGTCGATGGCCTCGGAGACCTTGGTGTCGTCGCTCAGCGGGATGGCGCCGTCGGTCCAGGAGCCGTCGCCGGCCGTCGCCGTCTCGCCCAGGGGCAGGTCATAGCCACTCTCGATGACGAGTTCGCCGGCCCCGCCGCCGGTCTTGCCGATGTACTGGAAGCCTTCGACGTAGATGCCGTTGGCGCCCACGGTCACCGTGCCCGTCCCGATCGTGGCGGTCTTGGACGCGGGAATCGCGTTGGGGAAGTTGAGGACGCCGGCCGAGTAGTCGAACACCCACTCTTCGTTGGTCGTCTCGGGGAAGATACGCGCGGCGGGTCCCGTCGAAGGGTCGCCGATGAAGACCTTGACAGCATAGCCGGTGCCAAAGGCCGGCGGCACGAAGTCACCGATGCGGCTGGTCAGGTCCGGGGGCAGAATAGTGGCCAGCCAGGACTGGTTGACCGGCGACGTCGGGTCGTTGGTCATCTTGATCCGCTCAGGACCCGTCCAGACCTCCACGATCGGCGTGCTGTCGGTGGGCGGGCTCAGCGGGATCAAGTTCGACTGCGTCCAGACGTAGTCGGAGAAGGCCACCACCGGCGAGGGGATGGCTTCGTTCGAGCCAGCCTTGTTGGCCGGGCTCGCCGTCTTGGTGGCGCCGTAGATGATCTTCTTCCAGAGGAAGTCGACCTTTTCGCTGTCACTGATGGCCACTGGCTGTCCTTAGGCGGTGAACGAGAGGGCGGTGATCGACTGCCCTGGGTTGAGCTTGAAGCGGACCAGGATCGTGTTGCCGGTCGCGTTGGTGGAGGACTGGGTGCCGAAGGTCATGGTGAAGGTCCCCGACCCTCCGGTCATGACCGCGCCCGTGGCGCAGCCGGCGTCGGGGTCGCCTGCTTCGCCGGGGACGCCGGCGCCGTCATAGGCCTTGAAGCCATTCCACCAGCCGTTCGGGGCGTTGGGGGTGGCGTCGGACACGCCGGGCAGCTTGGTCCAGCAGCCGGCATAGGCACCTGTGACGGCGATCTTGAACTGCGACAGCGGCGCGCGCTGGAACAGGAAGGTGACGTACTGGGCGCCACTGCGCCCGATCGAGTAGTCTGGACCTTGCGGCAGGACCCCCGCCGTATAGTCCGTCTGGTTGTGGGCCAGGACGCCGGCGACGACGGCGGCTTCCCAGGTGTCGAGTGGGTCGGCCGAGACCCAGGCCTGATAGGCGCCGCCGGGCGTGTCACCCGCGCCGAGCTTGACCCGGACGGCCATATTGCCGTTGGGGCTCGACCCCAGGCCCGAGACGGTGACGGCGTTCTCGTCGATGCGTCCGCCGGCCCCGCCGTTCTTGACCAGGATCGTGGTCGTCGACAGCAGCGCCGAGCCCGAACCGTTGACGTTGCGCGCCGTGCCCGAGACCTGCCCAGAGCCGTGGACCGAGCCGTTGATGCTGACGACCTGGGGCGTGAGGGCGGCGGTCGCGGTGGTGTTGCGCGCGAACGGCGTCGTCAGGCCCAGGGCCGCGTAGCCGAAGCTCTGAGTGGACATGATGCCGCCCGAGCCCGAAACGCTGAACGGGTCAGACCCACCGTAGTAGGTCTCACCCGCGAAGTTGTTGGTCGAGGCTCCGACCAGTAGCTGGCCGCCGGTCCCGAAGTGCGGCACGCCCGAGGAGTAGGCCAGCGTGCCCAGGCTCTGAAGCGCCAGGGACGGAGCACTGACCGCAGGCGAGGCGGTAAAGGCGTCTCGGACGAAGTAGACGACGTTGGTCTGGCCAGCGCCGGTGTGCTTCATCTGGAACTTGTTGACGCCGACGGGCGCGGCGACGTTGGAGGCCGTGGCGTCGAGCGACTTGTAGAAGCCCGGCGTCGAAGGCGGGTAGTCCTTCTGATCGGCGATGACCAAGCCGGCGTAGTTGCCTTCGTCCGCGCCGGTCAGCGTCCGGGTGGCGGCGATCGCGCCGTTGACCAGGACCTGGAGGGCGCCGCTGTTGCCTGGACCCACGTCGTTGAACGTGAAGCTGGTCACGCCCGAGGCGGTGATCCGCGTCACGCTCGCGCCGGCCGCGTAGGGCGTGTCGCCGGAATTGTCCGGCACGCCCGACGCCAGTCGCGGCGAAGAACCCGAGCCGTTGGCCACCGACAAGCTCCCGTTAGGGAACTCAGGAGGGGCGCTCGGCACCAGCCGGCCCAGGATTTCGTTCAGCCGGTCGATCGCTTCGGAGACCGGGGTAGAATCGTTGAGAGGCGCTGCGCCGTCCCAGGAGCCATCGCCTTGCTGGGCGACGGGGCCAAGGATGATGTCAAAGCCGGTACCGTCGAACTCGCCCCCACCGCCGTTGCCCGAGCCGCCTTCGCCGCAGGGACCACAGAAGGTCTCCACATCGCAGGCGTCCAGGACGCCGGCCGTCTGCCCTTCAGGCTCGGGCGCGGTGCCGAAGACCAGTGGCTGGGCGTGGCGGACATTGATGTCCTCCTCGACCTCCAACCACATGTCGAAGGTGTTGCAGCGCAGTTCGTTGTCGCCAGCCGGCGGGTTGGCCAGAAAGACGCTCAGGTTCGCGTCTGTCGTGACCTCCAGCTTGGCGGTGGATTGAAGCTGCGCGACGGCCACGAATTACCGCAGCCCGATGTTGATCGCATCAACTTGGAAGGAAAGGCTGTCGCCGGCGTGGGCCACGCGCGTGGAACGCAGGCGGCCATAGAGCAGCAGGTCGCCGTTGACCCCGTCGAAGAGGCCAAAATAGGTGACGGCCAGCCATTCGTTGATGGCCGGACCAAAGACCAGCGGCTGGGCGTTGGAGATGGTGGTCACGCCCTGGGCCTGGGTCGTGGTGAAGACGAAGTCCTGGCGCGCGTAGCCGTCGGCGACATTGGGCTCGAACACGCCCGTGCCATCCGGCAGCGGCGCAGCCGTCAGGACGCCGGCCTTAGCGCCAGCAAGGCGATCGACCAGTTCGTCGTGGATGGTGTAGGTGAAATTCGGCACTGAAGGGTCCGCTGGTTAAGGTTAAACTCGGGTCCCGCCATCGGGCTGGATGCCTTCGGAGCCGCCGTCTCCGACACAGCCGCCGCCCCCATCGCCCAGGGTGTTATAGGGATCGACCTTCAGGCCGCCGTAACCCTCGTGACGCACGTCGATACGACGCATGGCGCGCTCTCCAAATTTTTGGGGAAATTGATCTTGACATGTGCCACAGATTGTGACTCGTGTCAAGAATGGCGTCATGGAAACGGGCTTAAGTGCCGATGACCCTGAGGATGTACGCGGCGCTGGGCATGGCCTCGGCGCCGGGGATGTTGCCGCCGATGAGCACGGCGGTGACCGCGTGGCGCATGGTCTTGATCTTGCAGCCCGTGGCCGTGCGGTCCAAGACCTGGACGGTGGCCATTCGCACGGGATTGGCGGTGGAGGCTTGATCCACCTGCCCGCTCACATATGGCGCTGTCGTGAAGGCTGGCGTGAAGGTGATCGTCGCCAGTCCGTTGGCGTCGGTGGTGCCGGTGAAAACCACCGAGCGCTCGCCCCAGCCCACCGCATAGTCAGAGCTTGAGGTCTTGACGAGCTTTTGCCCCGCGATCCCGCCAGAAGGCAGGAGGCGGGGCATCATGGCGTTGATCTTGGTGCGGATGGCCACCGCCAGATCACTGATACGAGAAATGAGGGTGGCCATGGGCCTTCCTGCTTAGGTCAGGCCAGTGTTGAAGATGGTGACGTAGTTGGTGTCAGGATCACCGATGGCGCTGGCCTGGGCCGCATCGATGTTGGTGCGCGCCTGGGCGGTCTGGAGCGCCGTGAAGGTCTGGGCGGCGTCGACCCGCACGCGGTTGCCCAGGGCGGTGGTCATGGTGGCGGCGAAGTTGGGGTCGTCGCCCAAGGCGTCGGCCAGTTCCTTTAGCGTGTCCAGGGCGGTGGGCGAGCCGTTGACCAGGGAGGTGATGGCCGCGTTGATCTGGGTGGTGACCTTGCTGGCCGACCAAGCCTTGGAGGTCGAGGCGGAGGTGGCGGTGTCGTCGATGATCGCCATGGTGTAGGCGCGCAGTTCGTTGAGCGCGGCCACGAGGTTGGTCTTGGTCGTGGTCGTCAGCGCCGAGAGGTCGGCGGCATTGCCATTGACCAGGGTGCGCAGCGCCTTGATTTCGGCGGAGATGCGCGTGGCAAGATCAGAGATACGGGAAACGAGAGTGGCCATGTGATCCTTCAGAGACCGGCGTTGAAGATGAGTACGAAATTGGTGTCGTCGGGGTCGTCAGGATGATCGGGATCAAGCCCTGCCTCGCGCAGGACCGCCCCCAGGCCGGCGACCTGGGCTTCGGTGATGGCCAGGAGCTTGGGGATGTCGAGAACGGCTTCGATCGACTCCTCTATGGCGCCGCCAAGGGCGACACAGGCGGTCGAGGGGTCATCGACAACGGCAATGACGTCGTCGCCAAACGACATGTTGGCCACGGCGTTGGCAAACAGGGTGACCTTGAGCCCGTAGGCTGCGTTCTCCCAGATCGAGCCGGAGGTGTCGGCGAAAAGATCGGCGCCGCCGTCCATGGTGCCGGCCGGATCAGGGATCGAGCCCCAGGAGTCGGACAGGATGGCGGCTTCGACGTAGAGCAGCAGCTTGGGCCGAGCCAGGGGCTGGTCGGGGATCGCGCCGCCGTTGCCGACGAAGGATGCCGAAAGCGCGGTCACCGCAGACGCAGTTGCACCGCGCCGATGCCGAAGGCGATGCTGTCGCCGACGGTGCAGACGCGCGAGGCAGCCAGCGGCCCGTAGAACAGCAGCGTTCCATCGCTACCGAAGACCCCCAGGTGCGTGACTGCCGGCCATTGGGCGGTGGCGGCGCCGAAGATGATGGCGTTGTCGTTCTTGACCGTGGAGATGCCTTCGGCGACCGTGATGGGACTCAGGGTCAAGGGTTGGCGCGCATAGCCTCCGCCAACGGGCTCGACGATGCCCGAGCCGTCGGGGTTGGGCGCGGCGGTCAGCAGGGCGACCTTCAGCGAAGACGGCGCGGTCCCGAAGGTGGCGCCCTTCATCCAGTTGAAGAACTTGGCGTGAACGGAGTAGGAGAGCGAAGGCATGTGTTAGACGACCGCCGTCTCGGTGAAGCGCACCACGCCGCCGCTGTCTTGGTCATCGGCGACGAGAACCGAAACGGGCACGCCCCACTCGACGCGCACGGTCAGGTAGGCGTCCTTGAGCCAGTAGAAATCGGTGTCGGCCGCGTCCTCACCGTCCAGGCGGACATAGAGATTGCGGTCGCTGTGGATGGTCACGGCGGTATAGGGCTTGCTCGGCGTGAAGGTGTTGGGCGTACCTTCGACCAGCGTTTGCTTGTCGGTCGTGCCGAACGTGATGGGCGTATCCATGGGTTCTCCTGGGGGATACAGCAAAGCCCGCCGAACAGATCGGCGGGCTCAAGCTGGACGCAGGCTCAGGACGCGGTACTGATCGCGCCCTGGCCGTGAGGCTTATTCGCCGGCCGCAGCGGCGGCTTCGGCTTCCAGTTGGGCCTTGGAGGGACGACCACGACGGGCCGGCTTGCTCTCGGTGGCCACGACCGGGGTGTCGTCTTCCTTGCCGGCGTCGAAGACTTCTTCGACCGGCGCGACGGTCTCGGCGACCGGGGCGTTGAAGGTGACCGGCTGGTCCATGGCGCCGATGGCCGATCCGCTGCCGACCGAGGCCAGGACGGCGTGCGCCGGCTCGGGCGTGTTGGCCGGGGCCTTGGCCTGGGCGTAGGCGGCGCTGTCGACCGGGGTGTAGGTCTTGCCGTACTTGTAGCTGTAGCCGTTGTTGCGGACGAGATCGACGGCGTTCAGGCGGGTGTGCGTCTCGGCTTCGCCGTCTTCATTGTAGATGGTGACGTGGGTGATCGACATGAGGCTCTCGATGTGGTGGGGGTGGGCCTGAAGGCGGCCAACGCGACGCCACTCGCGGGCGTGCGGAAGAGGGTATCTTGATGACATGGTTAATGAGCCGTGTCAAGAAATGCGGCACATGTCACGCTCACTGTCAAGCGTCATGTTCCGCGACACGGTTTATGCCGTTTCGAGCATAAAATCCGCTTATGTCATTTACAGCATAAAGGCCTGATGCAGGCAGCAAAAAGCCGCCGGTTTTGGGCCAGCGGCTTCTTGGTAGTCAGTGCCTTGCGGCAGGAAACCCAGGGTTAGTGGGTGTCCTGCGAGGCGAAGGCGTAGTAGGTCGCCGACGGCGTGGTGCCGGCCAGGACCAGCTTGACACCGAACTGGGCGGCGTCGGCGTCGAACTTCTGGAGGGTGATCGGCTGGAACTTGAATTCCAGGACTTCACCGACCTGGGCCGCCGTGATGGTGGCCTTTTCGACGACGGTCTCGTTGGCGCCGGCGGCGTCGTAGGTGCAGAATTGCAGTTCGTACGTCTCGTTGCCCGACGTGGTGTCGATGGCCGAGAAGTAGACCACGACGTCGAAGGCGCCTTGGCCGTAGCGGTTCAGGAGGTCGCCACGACCGGCGGTCAGGCGTTGCAGGCTGATCTTACCGGTGCCCACGGCGGTGGCGGTGACAGCGGCCGAGCCGATCGCTTGCAGGGCGAGCGCGGCATCGTATTGGTGACGGACGGCGGATTCCATATCAGGAGCTTCCCTAGAAAAAGAGGTTGAAGAAGGAGGGTGATGGGAGAGCCCGAAGGCCCTCCCTCACGATCCTAGAAGGAGGGGGTGGTAGTGACCGTTAGGCCACCACCGCCGCGTCCTTGATGCCCCAGATACGGGCCGCAGCGCGGCCGTTCAGGACGGCGAGCGAGATCAGCCACTCGACGCGGGTGCGGAGCACCGGCTTGTCTTGGACTTCGCCCAGGTCGGTGACGTCCATCACGCCGTTCTGGAGACCGACAACGCCGGCTTCCGAGATGTTCACGACGTAGATCGAGGTGCCGACGGTCGCGCCACCACCGGGGTTGGCTTCGTTGAAGGCGATGACTTGCTGGTTCTTGTCATCGTAGTCGGTGACGAGGATCGGCAGGTCGTTGTAGAACGCGATACGGGTGCCGAACTCGTTCTTGTCCCAGGTGATGAAGCCCGCGACGCCGGTCTGACGCGAAGCCGCGTTCAGACGGTTGCGCATCTTCTTCGACATGATGATGTGGGTCGCGCCGTCGACTTGGTCGATGGCGGTGTCCAGCACCGTCAGCGAGAGAGCGTCACCACCGGACGAGGCGCCGGCCGGGATCAGTTGGTCGCCGACGATGCGCTTGCGCAGGCCGTCGAACTCACGCGGATCGGCTTCGCTGTCGCCGTTGACGATCTTGCCAGCGAGGTACAGGGCCAGGGCCTTGACCTTCATGGCTTCTTGGGTGCCGCGCACGTCGGCGCCGTGGGTCTTGATCAGCGACTTGTCGACGTCCAGGTCACCACCGGCGATGCGCAGGCGCTCGGTCTGCGGGTTCACGACGCCGGTCGTGGTGGTGTACGACTCGTTGATACCACGGAAGGCGACGCCGGGCAGTTGGCCTTCTTGGATGTACGAGTAGGCCGAGCCGGTCACGTTCATGAACGGCAGGACGCGCAGCAGATCGGGCTCCGCGAACAGTTCGATGATAGCGCCGCGCTTAACTTCGTCGCGGCCGTTCGCCATTTCGGCGGCTTGCAGAAGGGTCAAAGCAGCCATTGGGCTAGCTCCTCTTGGTGTAAATTACTGACAGTTGAGAGACGGCCCCCGCCTCGGATCGCCCCTCGGCCGTCAGCGGCACCGAGGGTATGCTTTTGCGCCATCAGCCCGCCGACCTGGGGTCGAGTGGGCCGCTTGCGAAACTCGTGGGTGGCGAGGCCCGCAGCGGATCACCGCGCGGGCCTGCAAACCGGTTGGACGCTTAGAAACCCAGCGCCGCGTTGGGGTCTTGACCGTTGGCGGCGGCCAGACGGGCGCGAGCGTCCATCTTGGCCCACTGCTCGGGCGAATACTTGCCGGCGACCTTCTTGTCGGTCGACGAACCACCACGACCGCCTTCACCGCCGGCGCCACCACCGTGGCTGCCCTTGAAGAAGTAGTCGGCCTCGTCCTTCAGCTTGCCGACCCAATCCTTGGGGGTGATCGACGAGGTGCCGTCACCGCCGTAGATCACGGCTTCACCGTTGTAGGCCGTCAGACGACCGTCGTCCGAAACGCGGAAGACCGACTTGGCGCGCTGCGTGATGTCGCCGATGGCCGAGGCGATGACGCCCAGCGACGGGTCCATACAAGCATCCTTGATCGCGCCGACGACGATCTGCTCCTTGTACTTCTGGTTCTCCTGTTCCCACTTCTGCTTCCACAGAGCCTTCTCACGGCTCTCGGCCGTCAGTTGGTCGGTGTAGCCCTTGCGCATTTCCTCGGTGCGCTTGGCGATGGCTTCTTCGATCTGGCGACCTTCACGCAGTTCACCGTCGGAGACGCGCTGCCGCACGGCGCGCATGTCAGCGATGTCGGCCTTGAAGGCGTCCGGGTCTTCACCGACGATGCCCGAAAGCAGAGTGACCTTGGCGTTCAGGTCTTCGTTGGACTTCGTCAGTTCGATGTTCTTGTCGCGAAACTCCGACAGCTTGACCTCGGGAACGACGTTGACGGTAACCTTACCGGTCGCTTCTTCGGTCTTGGCGTAGGTACGGAGGGCTTCCGGGACCGCGTTCAGGTCCTCGAAGGTGATGATGGGCATGTAAATTCAGACTTTCTCGGTTGGCAGCCCCACCCTGGGGAGCGCGCGTGACGACCCGTCTCGTGCAGTCGAGCTAAAGACACACTGGTTGGCCGTGGCAGGGGCGCCACCGCCGCTTTTGTCGGGATTGAGGCGCAACGTATAGGAAAATATTCCTAATGTCAAGAAATGCGTCACGGCGCCATTTGCGTCGCGAGTCAAGTGCTTTCTTTGGGTTGACGATGACAATCTTCTTGGGCAGTGTTCATGAAGGCGCGCGCGGTGCCCCCACCGACCGAAGCGCCCCGGCGGCGGACCGACTTGGGTGTCTCCTTGTGGGTCCGTCGCCGATGACCTGCCCAGGTCGATGACGAAAAGCAAAAGGCCCGCCACGAGGACATCGTGGCGGGCCTAATTGTTTGAATTGGCTAGAGGTTTACTGGATCGCGAGGAGGTCGACGATCTTGCCCAGCGCCTCGTGCTCGTCGGCGACTGCCTCGAAGGTGGTCTTGCTCAGGATGTACTGGGAGAGCAGATCGACCTCGCGAGCGGCCTCGTCGGCCAGGGCCAGCCATTCCTGGGCCGAGTGGCGGAAGGCGTCGCGTTCGGCGGTCAGATAGTCGATATCGACAGCCTTGACCTTTTCGAGATTGGCCAGCAGGGCGTCGATGACGCGGGCGTCCTCGATCGCCGAGCCCGTCAGGGTGTTGATCTGCTGCTGCTTGTTCTCGGCCAGGGCGAGATTCAGGTCGACCTGCTCGCGCAGCGCCGCGATCACCGCGTCGCGGTCGGCGATCTGGGCGGTGAAGGTGTCGAACATCTCCTTGGTGCGCCGGGCCAGTTCTTCTTCGAGGTTGCGATTGGCCTTGGCCAGGGCGCCATCGCGCTCGTTGACCAGTTCGATGTTCCGTTCACGGAACTCGGCCAGCTTCAGGGTCGGCGAGACGTCGACCTCGAAGCCCGTGGAGGTCGAGGAGACCTTGGCATAGCTGCGCAGGGATTCGGGGATGTCGTCGAAGTCGGTGAAGTTGAGGATGGGCATTGCGGGGTCCTAGTTGAGGATGGAGCTAGAGGGTTCTTCGCCCGGCCCCAGCAGGCCGGCGACGTTGTCGAGATGGCGGACGATGTCGGCCAGAGGGGCGGGGTCGTAGCCCAGGCCCTGGGTGATGAACCGCTTGAGGTCCTTGACCGCGCCGGCGTTCTGCTGGGCGACGCCCTTGTAGAGGTCGGTGATCGCTTCTTCGTCCTGGACGGCCTGCTCCAGGTTGGTGATCGACTCGCGCAGATCAGCGATGGTCTGCTCGTGGATGGCGATCTTGGAGGACAGTTCCTGGAAGAGGTCGGCGTGATCCTGGGCGCTGACAAACTCGAAGATGAAGCGGCCCGACGGATTGGGCGTCTTCTCGGGGCGCAGGAAAGGCTTGAGGTCGACAGGCGCGTGAAGGAGGGTGTCGAAGATGATGGTGGTCATGGATCAGAGGTCCTGATGGGCGGTGCGGGTGACCGCCAGTTCCTTGAGGGCGTCCTGGGCGAGCGCCCGGCGGTAGCAGCGCGCGGCGTGGTGATTGGCCAGGAGCAGCGGCCCCTTGTCGCCTTGGTAGATTTCCTGCAAGGCGCGCTCGGCGATCGCAAGCAGGGCGAGTAGCTTGTCGGCTTTGGTCATCAGCACTCTTCCTCCATCTCGCGCATGGCCTTGGCGTAGGCAGCCGCATAGGGTCCCTTCCACCACGTCTTGGGATTGTGGACGTTGAGACGATAGGCGTCACACGCCGTGCAGACCTCGACCTCGGCGCTACCGTAGCGCAGTGGAAAGCGCCGCAGAACCTCGCCGTCGTAGCCGCCCGCGATCCGGTACGGAGCCAGATGGGGACAATCGCCTTCGTACCAGTCCGGGTGCTTGTAGCGCTTGGCCGGCTCGGGCGCGCGGTTCTCGCGGGTGGCGGGCGAGACTTCACCGCGTCGAGCGCGCATGATCTCCTTTAGTTCGGCATAGACCTCGGGCCAGTCGAACCGGGCCGCCCCATGCGCCAGGGCGCCGTGGACGAAGCCGATCCGGTAGTAGAAGTCCTCCTCGATCACCGCGCCGAAGGGGATGGTCTCGGCCATCAGGGTCTTGAGCGAGGCCGGGCTGGTGAAATCCTCCACCGGCCCGTTCTCGGGGTCCTCGTCGTAGCGCGCGGTGACCGCCGGCGGCATCCAGTGCGGCACCTGGGCGCTAACCCAGTCGACGATGCCGTTCTTGGTGACGGGCAGGGCGCTCACGCGGCGTACCGGTCGATGACCGCCTTCATCTCGTCCAGGACGCGGCCCAGATCGGTCTCGCGGACGAGCGCCTTGGAGATCGAGCCATAGTGCATCTCCAGGGCGTGCATCAGCACGGCCCTGATCTGGGCCTCGTCGGCCTTGTGGGGCAGGGTCGACTGGCCGTGCAGGACCTCCAGGGCCTTTTCCTTGTCCTGGAACCAGCGCTCCAGGTGATCCAGCTTCCACTGGCCGGCGCGGATGTCCTTGAGGATGGCGGCGTTGCGCTCCAGGTCCAGGTCGCCCTCGATCAGGATTTGTTCGGCCTCCAGCGCCAGACGCACGACGTGGTAGGCGTGCTTGACGTCGTAGCCGTACTTGTCGATCGACTCCTGGCGCTTGGGGTTATCGGAGGTCTGCTTGGACCTGATCTTGGCCAGTTGCGCGTAGGCGTAGCCCCGGAACTTGTGGTAGCTGCCCTTGTGGAGAAACAGCTTGCGGTTTTCCAGGACGTAGTTGCCGATGTTGGACGCATGCAGCACGCAGCGGCGCGGCGTGAACAGCGTGTCGATCATGTTGGGGTTGTTCTCCAGGCAAAGCTGGAAGAACTTGACGATCGAGTAGACCGTGAAGTCGTATTCCTTGCCCGTGCGCGGATCGACCTTGTGATGCTCAGTCCAGACGTTGAACGCCTCGGGCTGCTTGCCAAAACCGGGGATGTGGCCAGCCAGATGCGGGAAGATCACTTCCTTGGACGGAATGGTGAAGCCGGCGACGTCGCAGTCGCTCGTGTCACCGCTCACGGCATAGGCAATCGAGCCCATCATAGTCAGGTAGTGGGTATTGGCCGGCAGCCATTTGGGCGGGAAGATGATCCCGTCCTTCTGCATGCGATCGATGATCATAGGCTTAAGTCTTTGTCTTAGAATGGGATTTCATCGGCATCGAAGTCGATTTCGTCTTCTTCGCCGAAGTCAGGCAGGTCCTCGGGGTGCGGCTCGTCGCTGTCGGGCAGGACGTCGGGGCTTTCACCCAGCCAGGGCCGGCCGTAGGTGGCGTAGTCTTCCTGCGTCTTGTCCTTGTGGCAGGGGATGCAGAGAAGCTGGAGGTTCTCGGGGTCCCAGGCGGTCCAGTCCCCGATCCGGTGGGCGTGGTAGAGCGGCACGATGTGATCGGCCTCCCATCCATCATCTTCGTAGTAGTCGAAGACCTCGCTGCACCGATGGCAGATGCCCATCGACTCCTTGTAGGTGTTCTTGCGCCAGCGGGTCGGATCGGTCCTCAGCAGGAACTCGTGGACGCAGTGGCGGTCACAGAACTGCTTGCGCTTGTTGACGGTGCCGTCGGCCCGGAGGATGACAGCGCCGCACCAACGGCACATGCCGCGCTCGAAGGGGGCGAACTTACCCGGCCAGACCCTGTGCTGGCCCCTCGGGAACGGCGAAAATCCAATTGGGTACGTGGGTTCTGGCGTAGCCGAAGGTGTTTTCGGAGAGGAACTCGCACGCGTACCACTCCGAGATCGGCCCGTCCGGCTTCGACCGGTAGCGTGTGCGAATACGTCGGTGGGTAGTGTGGTCGTTGGTGTCGATGTCGACGATCTCGTATAGCTCATAATCGGCTCGCGAGGTGGTGTAGAGATCGCCGGCTTTGGGCGTCCAGGTCTGGCGGCTGTAGAAGCGGTTCTCCAGCGCCATCAGCTTCTGGCGCGGGGTCAGGACGATCGGCCACTCGGGGCCAAATCGCATGGTCATGACCTCGGCCAGGGGCTTCTTGATCCAGCCCCTGCCGCCGCACGGTTCGCACGGCTTGCAGCGATAGTAGCCCTCGCTGTCCTCGGAGCCCTCGATCTTGAGGGTTCCGAGGGCGCCGCAGTCGCGACAAGGGTTTTCCAGCGCGAGCCGCCGGTGGGTGGCCTCGTGGATCGCTTTCTTGTAGGCCTCGACGTCCACCGGCGCAGACCCCTAGAAGGTGATCGACGGCAGGGCCGTGCGCAGGACGCCGGCCAGGGCCTTGAACTCGGTCGGCGTCAGGGTGTTGGTGCTTTCGCTGTCGGGGCCGGTGATCACGACGGTCAGGGTGGCGTCATCGTTCAGCAGCACCTTCAGCGAGATGCGGTTGCCGAGTTCGTTGGTGACGTCCTGGAAGGAGATGATCTTGCTCATCGGAGGTAGTCCTTGAAATCTTGAGTGAAGGCGGCCTGAACGGCCGGTTGGGTGAACCTGACCAGAAGCCAGGGGTGGTCCTGCATGACCTGATCCCCGACGACGCGGACCCAGGTGCTATGGCAGTCGTGTTCGACGATCTTGGCGGTGATCCAGTCCTGGACCTTGGCGTGGATCGTCTTGGAAGCCTCGATCAGCACCTCGTCTGGCGCGGCGCCGTCGAAGGCGTAGGACATCATGGTGCAGGGGAAGAACCGCCCGGAGGCCGCCAGGAACGTCGCCGGGAAGGTGTCGGTCGGCTTGATCTCGCGGGGCGATGGCTTCACGGCTTGGTCCCGTAGCGAACCAAGGCGGCCTCGCCGACGCGGGCCAGGATGTCCCAGGCCGACTCCGCCGGCTCGATCAGCTTCTCCCTCTCCGCCCAGGCCCTGGCTTCGTCGAGCGATTTGCGCAGGCCGTCCATCTCGCGCTGGATGGTGGCGCGCCTGATCTGTTCAGCGAGGTTCTCCCCGCCGGCGACCTCGGCCAGCTTGGCGTACTTCTCCTCGGCTAGGGCCTGGGCGGCGCGCGCCTCGTCACGCTCGCGCATCAGATTGGCCTGGGCCACGGTCAGCGCGCCGATCTCCTCGACCGCCAGGGCCAGCGAGACCTTGGTTTCATCGTGATCCTGGATGATGGTCTTGATGGCCTGGGCGCTGTCGGCCAGGGTCGCCTGATTTTCGGCGATCAGCGCGTGCCATTCGGTTTGCAGCTTGATGTTCTCATCGGAGATGACCACGTAAAGCTCGGCCAGTTCCCAGGCGGTATTGGCGTTCAGGACTTCCTTGACGCGGTCTTCGTAGGGGCTCGCGATCACAGGTCTTCTCCAGCCATCTGGGTTTCGAGTTCGTCGATCTCGTTGGCGAGCCGGGCGTTCTCGGCTTCCAGGTGATCGACCTGGACGGTGAGATCGTCGATCCATTCGGCGATCTCGCGCAGGGTCAGGTCGCCCATCTTCTTGAGCGTCTCTTCGATGTACGAGAGCCGGCGCCAGTTGGTGGTCAATGCAGGCTTCCTTCGCGGGCCTTGACCTCGCAGAGCGTCTGGACGCGCTGGCAGGTCTTGGCGTTGAACATGCCGATGTGGCAGTCGTCGAGATCGAGTTCGAGTTCGGCCGCCAGCCACGCATAGGCGCGAGAGCGGGCATCCAGGAACCGGGTGAACGGGCCGTCGCGCCACAGGGCGTCAAAGGCGTTGTGGGTGTGCCAGCGAGCCTCGGCCGTCTTGTGGTTGGCCGGGTAGCCCTGGGCGATCGTGGTGCCCGGATGGCAACGAACGCGCCCGCCGCACTTGCAGAGATAGGCCTGCTCGCGACGAAACTCCGGCTTGTTGGGATAGGCGATCTCGCCGGAGGTCAGGGAAGCGAGGCTGCCGCACTCAATACAGATCGGAGCGATCTTCTTGAGTTCATAGTCTTTCTTGATGTACTTCTCGTAGGCGCGGCGCTTTGCCCCGTTCTTGATCTTAGCGACCTTTTGCTTGAAGGGCCGAATTGCCCCACCAAAGCTCAAATCGTCTTCGTCCTCATCATCCATATAGTTCCGCATCGAAGGGTTTTCCTTTGAACTTGCACCACGCCTCGACATCGACGCGGCTCAGATAGACCTTGGTGGGATCGGTGTGCTTCCAGTCGCCGGGGTACTGACCGCCGGGGAACCTGAAGGCGACGTGGTAGGTGGCGACGTCCTTGGTCTCCGGGCGGGTGCGCGGATGACCCATGAAGTCCCAGGTGATGGTCTTACCCGTCGCCACGCTCTCGGTGCGCTTGGCGCCGTTGATGATCTCGCAACCCTCCAGGGTGCCCGACAGGCGGGCCATGGTCATGGCCAGATCGCCGTCGCGCTCTCGTTCGGCCTGCCAGTTGCGCCGGTTCATGGCGCACCAGGGCGAGCAGTAGAGGTGCCTTCCGTGGAGGACCGGTTCTTTGAGAACCGGCGCGCAGTAGAGGCGCTTGGTCTTGTGCTCGCGGTCGATGAACTCGCCGTACTTGGTGCTCCACACCATGTCGGCGTTCTGCCAGCCAAAGTCGCTGTCGATGCGCCGGCCGCACATGCACTCGAAGTGCCAGCCATTGCGCCAGAGGATCAGATCGTTGAGACCCTCGGGGCCGTAGGCGTCATATTCCGGCGAGCGCCGGCACTCGACATATTCCCACTCGCCATCGCCCCATTCGTTGGCGCCGGCGCGGCGGGCCACGGCATGATGGGCGGCGAAGACGATGCCGCCGGTGTACTCGTCCTGCTCCAGGACCGTGTAGGCCTTCAGCTTGGGGGCAGGCTGCCCCTCTTTGACCTTGGGGCTGACAACGATGCAGGAGGGCATGGCGATCTTCAGTTCAGGGAAAGGACGTCGATCTCGCCGCCGCTATAGAGATCGAACTGGATGGCGATCTCGACAGCACGGATGGGATCGGCGCCGGCGGCCAGGGCTCCGCGCGCGAACGGCGCGCCCGAGCCCAGGGTGTGATGGTCGGCGTAGATTTCGCTCACGCCCGCCGCGTCGAAGGTGACGAAGCGGTCCTTGGCGAAGTAGATGACGCACTCCGACGACGGGGCGTTGGGATGCGGGTCGGTCTTCATGGCCGGCGGGGCTCCCTTCATGCCGCCCAGGAACCAGTCGGTGAACTGGCGGCAGACGATCGAGGAGCCGGCCCCCGTCGCGATGGCCCCACCCTTCTTGACGATCTTGGTCTTGTATCCCAGGCGCGCGCCGCGCTCGGTGATCAGTCGGTCTGCGACGACAAGGCCGTCCTTGAAGACGATGGTGGTCACGCGGGGTACTCCGGTTACAGTACGCAGGTGCGCTCGTCGCGCTCGCCCTTCAGGACGCCCTTGTCGATGAAGACGTAGTCGTAGTGGTCGCCGTACTTGCGCGAGGCGCGGATCAACCGGGTGACGTCGATGACGTTCTCGACGACCCGCAGATAACCGTCCCAGTCGCGGATGATGATCGCCGTGTCGTCCTCGGTCGCGTCGTAGCGGCCCACCGCCACGATGTGATCGGGATTGAGGTAGGTGACCCGACGGTTTGGCTCGGTGACCTGGATCATCAGACCGTCCCCCGCAGCCAGAACTTCTGTTTCTCCTCGGCGGTGGCCTCGGGGTAGTCCTCGTACGGGCTCATCTCGACGGCGTCGCACTCGAAGCACGAGTAGGGGCCGACCTGGATGTGGCCGCCGTAGCCGCCGGGATGGTCCTCGAAGTGCGCCTCGGTGTTGATCGAGGTGCAGTAGGGACAGGCGACGATGTCATCAGGGTGGGCCATGGCGCTACCAGGAGATGGAGATGTAGGCCGGCGAGTAATCACGGGGGTCGCGATAGTCCTCGCTATGACGCGCCACCTTGTAGCCCTTGCTCGTCAACTCGCGCATGAGCTTGGCGACGATGTCGTCGCCGTTGGTGGCGCCCTTCACGTACTCGGCCACGAGGTTGCCCTTGACGGCGTTGTTCATGATGGTGATCTCGCGCCGGCCGCTGTTGGCGGCGGTGGTGATCTGGTTGACGATGGTGCGACTGAAGGCCTCGTAGGAGACGCCGGGCACCAGGGCCAGGACCGAGGCTGCGGTGGGGATTTCCACCATGCTCAGTCCTCCACCGGATCGGGCAGGTCGGTGATGCTCTCGACCTCGTGGGCGCGGAAGTAGATGTAGAGGGTGCGCGTGATAACGCCCTCGTCGTCTTCTTCCTCGATCACTTCCTCGGAGAAATCCTCCAGGGCGAAAGCCAGGAAGTGGGCGTCGGTCGGCTCCTCGTTGAAGACTCCGTAGAAGCCCTCGTCGCCGCTTTCGGTCTTGTAGGTGACGACCCAGAAAGGTCCGTTGATCTTGCTCATAGCTTCACCAGGGTGTTGTCGCAGAGGCGGTGGAGCCACAGGGCTCCGATGACCTCGGGGTGTTTCCAGTAGGGACGGTCGCAGGTCTCGCAGAGGGTCTCGTGACCGGCCCGCTTCCAGGCTCCAAGGTCAATCGCGTTGCGATCCTCCACCGTCAGGAGCGCGGGGTTGTTGCCCCAATCGTCATGCTGCTGGCGAAGGTCGTAGGCGATCATCAGGCAGCCAGATCGGCGGGGATGACGATCACCGGCTCGGCCGCCCACTTCTTGGCCCAGGCAAGGGCTTCGAGATCGGGGGCGAAAGCTTCGGTGACCTGACGCTTCTTCTCGGCGACGGCGCGTTCGATGGCGCGCACGCCCTCGCCCTTGAACTCCAGGATTTCGATGTCCAGCTTGCCGGCGATGAACTGCTCGCGGGCGGCCGGATTGAGGTCAGCGGCGATCTTGTCGCGTTGATCGGCCGGGAACTCGGAATAGGTCTTGCTGACGCTGAACATGGCGGGTACTCGGCTCAGGAGAACTTCTGGCGGGGGGACTTGAAGACCGTCCAGCGCGGATGGGTCAGCAAGGGCTTGGCGTAGGCCGGCGTGGCCACGAGGTCTTCTTCCTCGGCCGACAGTTCGACATGCTCGTCGATGTAGCGGCGGTAGATCGGCTCGGCGACGGCGCAGTGATCGTTCCAGGCCAGCCGATCGGCGTCGGGGATCAGGTACCAGATGCCGCCGGGGTGGACCTGATCGAGGAAGTATTCCGGCTCGGTCTGGCTGCCGGCGCCGGGATCGCCAGCGCTATCGTAGGCGGTCAGGGTGTTGACGAAAATCTCCACCGAGCCGCCGTCGATGATGCGGCCGGGACCGCTCTCGGGCAGCGGGCCGCGCGCCAGGGGAATGACGGCCTCGTCACCGTGCAGCAGCGCTTCGGTGAAGCCCAGCGGCGGGACTTCGTCGACCATGATCAGGTCGGCCGGGTTGAAGCTCTGGGTCCGGGGCGCGGCATACAGGGCGCTGTGGATCGTATAGGCCGGGACGGGCTCCTCAAAGAGCGCGTCGATCTGGCTTTCCGTGGTTTGGGGGGACATGGCAACCTCTTCGTTAACCATGTCATGTCATGCTGCGCGTCACAGGTCAAGAAAAATAGCGCAGGATTCTTTCGGCGCCTCGTGACACGCAGCGTGACATGGAAAGGGCCGCCCTTAGGACGGCCCGCAGATCGCGTGATAGATGGCAGTACCGATGCAGGTTCCCAGGAGGACGCCGGCGATCTCAACGACCCTGAACCAGAAGGACGATGGACCGTCCTTGATCTTTGGCTCGAACGGCCCCGGCGACAGAGGACCGGTCGGTCCTTGCGTGACCTGCTTGGGCGGCTTGTCCACCCTCAGATAGGGCGATGGCGGCAGCTTGATGGCGATGTGTTCGTCGATCTCGGCGTCGTAGACGATCTGGACGTTGGGTCCCAGTTCCTCGGGGCCGCGCTTGAGGCCGCCGACGATCATCCGGCCGCCCACCGGCAGGGCCTGGACCTCGGCGTAGAGGCTGGAGGTGGCGGTCCTGGGCGCGTCGCTGGCGACCGAGGGCGTCAGCTTGCTCATGATTTCGTTGAGGCTGTCGAGCGACTCGGCGATGCTGGGCTGGAAATAGGCCCTGGTCTGCCTGCGGTGCTCGACGGCGGACAGGAAGTGGTAGCGACCCGTGTGCATGTCCTGGCAGAGGACGGCGAAGGGTCCCTTTTCTTCCTGCTCGCGCAGCAGGCGCTTCAACTCCTGCTCGCCGCCGACCTTGGCGGCGATACGCTCCTCCTTTTCGCGATGACGCGCATAGTCGGACTTGAAGTTGGGTGGCGAAGGGCGAAGGCGCGCGCGTTTCGCGGGCCTGGGGGCGTAGCCGCCCATCAGAGCAGCATCGCCGGCATGTCGACGCCGTAGTGCTCGAAGTCCTCACGGCGCGCCGGGCGCCAGTCGCCGTACATCTCGGCATAGCCCTCGCCGGTGTAGCTGTCGGTGCCGGCATTGACCGAACCGTTCTCGCAGACCCAGTAGCCGGGCTCGTCGGGGACGCCCTCCAGGCCCAGTTCCTCGCCATTGAAGCCGGCGCAGTTGATCATGGCGTGCAGATAGCGCCCGGTGTGGCCCAGGACGGTGAAATTGTCGCAGGACAGCGCAAGGATCAGGCAGCCATCGGGCGTGCCCTTGGGCGGATAGTGGTCGTTGGGATTATAGGGGTCGTTCAAGGCCGTGATCTTGGCCATTTCGTCGGCGAGATGGGCGACCATCTGCATGTGACCGACATTCTGGGGGTCGGGAAGGGCCATTTTCGTCATCTCTTGTTGTTTGTTAGAAGATTCGCAGCTTGCCAGGGTCGGTCGGTAGCAAAATCCACACGTGCCTGACCTCGGTGATGCCGGCGCCCGACGGATGGGGGTCGTGATAGAGCTTGCCGTCCTGCATGATGACCATGTGGGAGAGTTCGGCGTCGCGCGGCGAAGGTCCCGAAGCCAGATAGAGGGTCCTGGGCGCAAATTCCTTGCGCATCAATTGCAGGTGGTAGCCCTGCTCGGCCACCCAGCGCTCGATCGCGAACCAGAACTCGCCGGCGTCGGGGTAGAGGGTGATGAAGTCGGGCACGTGGCTCACCGGCATGGCAAGGAGGCTGGCCAGAGCGACGGTGGTGCAGTTGCCCTCGACGCCGGCGTCCTTGTCATGCAGACGTTGGGTCTGCCAGCGCCATGCCTTGCCCATCTTGCGGGCGATGCGTTCCTTTTCCTCCTCGACCGGCGTCTCGACGGTTCTGAGAATCACGTACTTGCGCTCAGAGGGCATCGACGAGTTCCTGGTAGTTGGCGCCGAGAAGCTCGGTGACGAAGTCGAACGAGAAGTGGCGGCGCAGAGCGGCGTCATCGACATGATCGATGATGTCCTCCTGGACCCAGAGGTCGGCGATGACGATCGGCGGGTTGCCGCGAACGCTGACCTTGACCTTATGCAGTGGCGGGGTCGCGGTCCGATCGAGGTAGCGGACCATCCAGTCGCTGGCCGCGCCGCCGGTGTTGATCACCTCAACCTGCCGCAGGATCGGCTGCTGCTGGGCGACGGCGATGGCCTTGCCATAGACCTGGGCCAGCCGCAGGGCGCGGTTGACCTTGATCGGCCGCCAGCGGGCCTCGGCCAGGAAGTTGGTGCCGCCCGCCAGCGTGTCGAGCGTGAGGGTCACGCTCGGGACCTCGCCGGCCTTGAGGGTCAGTTCCAGGTTGGTGACCGACGAGAGCAAGGCGCCGGCATGTTCGGCCTGCCACGTCTTGTCGCTGGCCTTGATTCGCAGGGGCTGGGAGAGCATCAGTCGATGGTCTCGCCGCGATAGACCCGCATTTCGCGGCTCTTGCTGCCGTAGGGCGTGTCGGTCACTGCGATGCCGTAGCCGGGGCGGGTGGGGATCATCGGCTGGCCGGTCTTGAGGCGTTCTATGGGAAGTTCCCAACGCATCATGCCCTTGACGAATTCCAGGGCGGCGGCGTCAGCCTGGGCCAGCTTGTCGGCCTCTTCCTCGGGGGTCAGGGGCGGCTGCTTCTTACGCTCGATGGCGGCCAGGAACCTGCGGGTGTCCTCGGTCCACTCCACGTCGAGGTTTCCCGGTTCACCGGTGAAGACGGCGGGATCGCAAATGCCTACGGCGTTCAGGTCCTGGACGTAGTCGGCGCCCGTGCCGGGGAAACCTTGGAACGGGCCGGCGGGGTGAAACCGCGAGGCGCAGTCGGACAGGCTGTGATGCAGCGCTCCACCCGCGAGCCCCAGGTCGGGCGCCTCGCCCACCACGATCCCGCCGGTGTAGCCCAGGAAGTCGCGCTCGCTGGAAACCATGGTCTGGTCGTTCAGGAAGCAGCCGCTCTGGAAGATCGGCGAGGTGGTGATGTCGACCGCCGGGGCCGGGGATGGCGTGATGGTGATCACCGCGTGCTTGGCAGTGACCTGGACGCGGTTCATGTTGTCGTAGGCGACCGGATCATTGAAGCGCAGGTCATCGCGGGCATCAGCAAAGGGCACGGCCGGCTCGGCAGGCTTGGAGAAAGCCGCCAGGGCCTCAAAGTGGTCGATGCGAATCTTCTTGATGTCGAGATCGAACGACAGGTCCTCGACCTGCTTCTTCAGCGCGTCGCGTTCATCGGCCAGGGTCAGCAGGGCGTCTTCCAGCCACTCGACCGAATAGGGCTGAGTGAGCGGACAATCCCCCTGCGCGCTGCGCTCGCGGACGTGTTCGAGTGTGAGGTCGACCAGGGTCGGCAGCATCAGAGGCCGCCTTCGAACAGGGTGATGGTGCGGCCATCACCCTTGACGCCATCGAAGGCGTAGTCGGTGCCGCGCGGCAGGCGCTGGGTGTCGACCGCGTAGCCCTGCTCGCGCAGGAACTGGGCCACCTTGCGGATCAGGACGGTCTTGCCGGCGCCGCGCGCGCCCGAGACGGTGAGGGAAAGGGTCGGGTTGGTCATCGGTCTCACTGCGGTTGGATGGTGACGAGGCCGGCGCCGTCGGCCAGTTGCTTCTTGACATCGGCGAGCCAGTCGAGCTTGCGGATCGCATCGTGGGTGCGCACGGCGTCGGGCTTCTTGAGGCCCACGGCCTGGGTGGGCATGACGATGATGCCGCCCAGCGGGCCGGCGGGCTTGTCCTCGCCGATGACGGCGAAGATCAGGTGCGGCGCCAGGGTGGTCTGCCAGAGGTTGTTGCGCAGGCTCAGAAGATCGACGCTCGACTGGCAGGCGACGAGCACCGGCGCGGCCTCGGCATGCTCGATCGAGCCGCCCTCGAAGCCGTCGCGAAGCTTGGCCTGGAGCTTGGCGATCTCGGCGGCCTGGGCGTTGACCGTGGCCAGCAGGGTCTCGTCGGTCGGGGCCTTGACCAGGGCGTCGGCCTGATAGCTGGCGATGGACTTGTCCTTCCAGACGCCTTCCTGGGTCAACTGCTTGACCTGGGCGAGCAGCTTGGCGTTCTCCATCAGGAGGTCGTCATTCAGGGTGACCTCGGCGGCCGTGCGCAGCTTGATGTTCTGCTGTTCCAGGTCGCGCATGTTGGCCAGGGCGGCGCGATGCTCGCTGGTCTTCTGCTCGACGCGGTCGCGGCTATCGGCCAGTTGCTTTTCCAGGCCCTCCACGCGCTTGGCGTATTGGTCGGCGCTGGTCTCGGCGCGCTTGAGCTTGCCTTGGAGGGCGTCATGCGCCGTCTCCGCGCCCAGGGCGCGCGCCTCCATCCCTCGCCACTCCTTGTGCAGTTCCTGGAGCGCGGCGTCGGCCATGTCCAGTTCCTTGGCCAGGGAGTCGTTTTCCTCGTTCAGCGCCTCGCGGGCGAAGGCGATCTCCTCGCGCTCCTTGAGGAGCTTGATATTGGCCTCGCGGAACTCGCCGATCTTGTCCTGGAACTTGGCGTCGCGGTCCTGGTAGTCCTTGATGTCGCGCCGCAGCTTGGCGACCAGGGTCTCGTCGACGACGGGCTGTTCCTGGACGTCCTTCAGGCGCACTTCGAGCGCCTGGAGACGGGTGACGACCTCCATATGATCGTCATAGAGTTGCTGGTACTTGGCTTGCTCGATGTTCTGCACGGCCAGGACGCCGTCGCGGCCGATCTGGTAGGCGCTCTCCAGCTTGCCCTCAGCCTCGCGCAGACGGCCCTTGAGCGAGGCGACGGTCTTGTCGAGGGCCTCGTTCTCGGCGGCGAGGTCATCGTCCTCGATCACGCGCAGCAGGATGGCGTTGGCCAGGAGGCGCGCGGCCGGCGAGGCGTGTTCGTCGATCGCAAGGTCCTGGGCGATCTTGTCGAAGGTGGCGGCGATCATGGTCAGGCGGTTTCCTGGGGTGCGACGTAGTCGGGGTTGGGGGCGTAGCGGATGCGGCCGATGATCAGGCTGCCGGCGGCGATCGCGGCGGCTTGCTCGGGGGTCGGCACGAAGGCCTCGATCTCGTCGTCGTGGAGGGCGAGGACCTGGATGGTGGGACGTTCGTCGCTCACGGGGCGGGTCTTTCGATAAGGATGAGGCCGGGTTCCATCCAGGCGTCATCGGCAAAGCCGTCGCTGTCGAGGATGGGCGCGTCGAGGCAGACGATGTTGATCTGGGGGTCTTCGACCAGCTTCTGGCGGCCTTTGACCCAGGTGGAGCGCATCATCGGGGCGATGGCTTCGACGGTGCGTTCGGCTCCGTCCCAGTCGGGATGGGTGACGCGGTCGCCGACCTTGAGGGTGTGGGGCTCGGCCATCAGTGGTTCACGCCCGTGATCGCGGGGCAGTAGTCGTCGTCCTTGACCGTCGACAGGCGCTTGGCCGGCAGCTTGGCGGCGATGTTGACGCTCACGCCTTCGGGGGCGTTGATCGGCGGGTAGCAGGCGCTGAAGGATGGGCCGCCATGGGCGCCGCCGCCCGATCCGTTGACGCTGTAGCCTCCACCGCCCCCGGCGTAGGTCGAGCATCCGCCGCCCACGCCATCGCCCTGGACGCCCGAGCCGCCGCCGGTCCACATGGCGCGAGGCGCGGCGCCGCCCACCCACACCGGATACTCGTAGGGCGGGATGGGGCGCTTGTTGATCTGGCGCATCTCGTCGATCAGACGATCGATGGCCTTCTGCTGCTCGACGTCCTTGGCCAGATCGTCGGTGGTCTTCTTGGGAGAGGCCTTGGCCGACGCCTTCTTGGGGGCCGGCGGCTCGACGGTCTTGAACGCGTCGGCATATTCCTGGCGGAACTCGTAGGAGAACTCGCCGCTGCCTTCGAGGCCGATCCGCAGGCCCAGGGCGACGACTTGCATGGCCTCGGCATAGACCTTGGCCTGCTTGGCGGCGTTGTCGGGATCACGGTGGGCTTCGAGCAGGGCTTCTGCCACTTCGCCGACTTCCTCCATGAGGGCGGCCAGCATGTGCTCGTTGTCGGGGTAGATTTTCTTGCCGGCGAGGGCTTCGGCAAGGCCGTGCTCAGCGGCGGTCGCGAGCGCCTTGATGAGGGCGATGGTCATGGGTGCTTGGTCTTTTGCTTGGGACTTGCAACCCTGACTCCGCCAGGGCTGAATTGGCCACATGTGGCCAGATATGAGGAGTTCTGCGGGCTAACTGGCCAGATGTGGCCAGTTAGCCCGCTGGGTGGTTTAGTCGGGGACGACTTCGAGCAGGCCCGCGTCGTGCAGTTCCTGGAGCAGCGGCTGGAGCACCGACGACAGGGCGCGGCCGGCCCAGAAGTCGAACTCGTCGAGCTTGGTGACGGCCAGGGAGGTGTCGCGGCTGGCCGGGACCTGGGCGAGCTTTTCGCGCAGCAGGGTGGAGGCGTCCATGACGCCTTCGGCGATCACGGTCAGCTTCTCGGCATCGGCCTGGACCTGCTGAAGGTGCTTACTGGTCATGGAAGTTTTTCTCCAGGTAATGGTAGGTCACACGCTGGTCACGGAAGTCGACGTAGGTGGCGTGGACACCCAGGTGCTTTTCGAATTCCCAGCGATTGCTCCAGGCCGACGCCAGGGCCACGACCTGCTCGGGCGTTTCCTGGACCTGGATGCACTCGTCGTAGCCTTCGACCCAAATCTGGGTCGTCGACGGCCGTTGCATGCGCCGGATGGTGGTGGGGTCCAGGAAGATCGGGCGATCGTGGACGTAGGATGGCTGGAGGGCGATCATCAGTCGCGGATCGAGGTGGCGGATTGCTGGAGAACGACCGGCGCTTCGGGGTCGCTGTCATCGTGGCTGACACCGATGATGTCGGCCGGCGCGATGTCATGTTTGGCGGCATGGTCGTAGAGCTTGGCCCAGGCGCGCGTCAGTTCGAGGACGGCGATGAAGTCCTCCTCGACGCGGTAGCGGTCGCCGTGGACCTCGATGTTGGCGGGCACGCCCTCGCCGTTGTCGATGATCAGGTCGATGGCGTCGGCGCGGACGGCGATGCGCTGGCGTTCCACGCCGCCGTCGCGGACCGGGATGAGGCGGTGGAGGAAGATCATTGGGGAGCCTTCAGGGCCTGGACCATGGACAGCATGGCGGCGAAGTCGAGTTGGGCCGGCGCCAGGGCTTCGGCGATGGCGTCAACGACGTCCTTGTAGGACTCGGTGACGAACAGGGTGGACTTGTCACTCATACGCAGAGCCGCGCCGGCGTCGTCTTGGCCGACATTGAGAACGTGCAGCGCCGAAACGGCGATCGGGCTGTCGGTGAGGCTGCTGGTCAGCGCGACGATCACAGCAGCACCGCCGTCAGTTGCTTGAGCAGCGGATAGGCTTCGTCCTCGTGCAGGACGCCCTCGAAGGCGGGGGTGTCGAAGGCGATGTAGCGGCCGGAGTCGTCAGCCACGAAGCGCGGACCGCCCCGGCCACGATCGGCGCCGTCATCCAGGAAGAGACCGCGCACCACCGAGATGTTGATCGGGGCATAGGCGCAGGTGTTCACGCACGCGTCATCGTGCGACAGGTAGTCGGTCATCGGGTGAGACTTTCGGGGTCTTTGTTGTCGGGGTTGACCGCGCCGCCCTGGCTGGCTCGATCTTCGCAATAACCGACCAGGGTCGGGAGGCTTTGAGGACCTCAGGCTCGCCCCCGCGCGGGCAATTCTCAAAGCTGGCGCGGCAGAGGCCCCCTATCGTTTCAGGGGCGCAAGGCTAGAAGCCGAAGCTGACCGTCTTGGGCACCCGGCCCTGAAACTGCGTCAGGTCCACCGGTCCGAGATCGAAGACGTCGCCGTCCATCTCGAAGGCCAGATTGGCGTAGTAGCTGTAGCTGGCCGAACCATCCTCGTGGTCGAGGACCTCCAGCACCTTGCCGTCGCCCAGGACACGCACGGGATATTCGCGGTGCGGCGGATCAGCGGAGATGACGTGCGGCACGTCGCGGTCGTAGGCGAACATGGCCTAGATCAGCAGCGCGCCGGCGGCGAAGCCGAGGATGAAGACCAGCACGAGGGTCGTGTGGTTCTGAATCCAGGCGCCGGCCTTGTTGATGGCCTTTTCGGCCTTGTCGCCGAGGGCGTCGGTGGTGGTGCTCATGATCAGGTTGCCTTCTTGGGCTTCTTGGTGGCGGGAAGCAGAAATTCCAGGTCCGCGTCGTCGAGAGACCCGATATCGATGTCGATCCCGAAGGGATCGTTGGAGAGGTGACCGGACTCGTCCAGATCGTGCTGGAAGTCCTCGAAGGTCTCGTAACGCGGGGTGGCCATGAAACTGCTACTGGGGTTAGGTTTGACCCCCGGCCGGCGGCCGGGTGGGTTGCGGACGCTGGGCGGCGGCCTGCGCCGACTTGGCAGCGATGGCCTTCTGGGTGGCGAGCTTGAGCTTGGCCAGTTGCTCGTCGGACGACAGCTTGTCGTACTGGAACTGAATCTGGTCTTCGTGCTGCTGACGCTCGAAGTCCATCTGCTGGTCCTCGCGCTTGCGCAGCACGTCACCATCGTCCAGGCCGTCGATGCTCTCTTCCTGGATGTCCAGGGCGCGGTCGGCTTGGCCTTGCTCGATCTTGCGGGCGGCCTCGTCCAGTTCCTGCTTGCGATTGGCGTAACCGCGAACCTTGGCCTGGGCGTCGGGATTGTTCATGAACGCCGTCGGGTCTTGCATCCGATCGGTGAACATCTCGATGGTCCAGTCGTCGGACAGGACCTCCAGGTCGCGCAGGTTCTCGAACAGAACCTCGATCGGCACGAGGCCGGCTTCCCACATCATCTGGATCGCGCGCAGCACGCGGGCGTCGGCAAAGCCGGTCAGGAAGTTGGAGTTGATGACGTAGCGCAGCGCGGCGGTGGTGTTCATCGGAACATCGCGCCACGCGGCCCAGTAGCGCAGGACCAGCGACATGCCGTCCTGGACCGCCAGGATGACGTTCATCAGGATCGACTGCTCGGAGGCGCCGCGCATGGTCGCCTGCTCGCTGGACTCGGAGATGCCCTGACCCAGGCCCGGCAGCAGCCGGCCGCCGATCGCGGCGATCTGGCGCTCCTTGGTGGCCAGGGCGTTCATCTGGGTCTTGAGGCCATCGCCCTTGTATTCCAGGATGACCGGCGTCGACGAGAGCGGCACTTCCCAGATGGTGTTGGGGCCGATCTTGTACTCGTCGGCGCCGCCTTCGCTGCCGCCCGGCACGACATAGATCGGCAGGGAGGTGTACTTCTTGCCGTGCTGGAAGTCGGCATAATCCTGGTAGTGGGAAATGTTCAGTTCGGCGATGTCGAGGAGCGGCGGCTTCTCGCAGTCGGGCGTGTTGCCCGTCGGGCCGAAGAACACGAACGGAATGGCGGTCAGCGGATTGCCGTTGATCACCGGACGCAGGACATCGGTGGGCACGCCCTGCGGGCCAACCTTGTCGTAGATGTTCTGGTAGTAGGTCCAGCGGCCGTCGATGTTTTCGAGGACCAGTTCGCGGTAGACGGTCTCGTACTGGTAGGCGCCGCCGCCCGAGCGGATGCGGGCGCGGCCCGACAGCACCGAGCGTACGCGGCGGAACTCGCGCAGCAGAACGCGGGTCAGGCGCTGGACGCCATCGACACGCTCGATCTCCCAGTCCAGGATGTCCTCGGCGCGGTAGCCGACGGCGTAGCTGTCGCCCGAGGTGGTGGGCGCATCGACGAGCACGCCATAGCGACCCATCGAGCAGACTTCACGCACGACGGTCTTGGTGAAGGCCACATGCCCCGAGCCGTCCTGGCCCAGGTGAATGATCTTGTCGACCAGCCGCTCGGGGAGATTGCGGATGATCGGGGCGCGACGGAAGACCTGACCGGTCATGCCGTTCAGCGTCTGGTCGACCATGTTGTGGAAGATGGCGCCGGCCAGATAGGCGGCGTATTCGCTGTCGTCGGAGCCCAGGTTCTTGGGCAGATAGGCTTGGCCCTTGGCCTTGACGGCGCGCTGGCCCGCCAGGGTGTCGCGGACCTTGACCCAGTCCGGTTCCCAGTAGACGTATTCCGGGTTCAGGATCGCGTTGACGGCGTTCGACTTGGGTCGCGCGACGCGATCGATGTTGGCGGAATTGGCGGATTGACCAGCCATGGGGACTTTGACCTGGGTGAGCGGCCGAAAAAGAGGCGGGGTATTCAGGCCGGCATACTGATCCGACTTTACTGGCCCCGCCCAAGGCCGATGACGAAAGGCGATCCAGCCACGGGATGTGGCTCGACCGTGAGGCCGGTGTGCCATGGTTAACGACACGTGTCAAGAAATGCAGCACGTGACGTAGATCGCGTCACGGTGATTTCCTGCTTGACAGCAACCGTGAGGTGGAGGAACGTCGGGTCTCTCTATTGCCACGCGCCCACATGAGAGGCGCAAGTGGACCGAAGGTAGCGCAGGAGGTTGAGATGAAGTGAGCGTTCGCCCACCGGAGCATGTCCGGCCGATTGGAACCATAACGAGCCGCCGAAGACTGTGAAAGGCGGCTCGTTTTCTTTACAGGGACGGGTCCCGTAAAACCCCGCAAGAAGGACTACCACCTTGAGCCTCATCGAGAAAATCCGCAGCGATCTGGCCGCCGCCAAGGGCGACCCCAAGCAGAACATCCCGGCGCGCCCGGTCGAAGTCTCGCTGCTGAACCTGCTGCTGAGCGACGCCACCTCGACGCTGTCGTCGGTCAAGTACAATGTCGGCGCAAAGGTGCTGCGCAAGCAGGCCGAGGCTGAAGGCTGGCCGCTGGGTCAACTCGAACAGGCCAAGAAGGACAATGCGGCGTTCTTCAAGCCGCTGCGCGCCGAAAGTCTGGCCAAGGTCCAGGCCGAGTACGCGGCGCACGGTGAGCAAGCCGTGCTGGACGCCATCGGCGTGGTCAACGACGAATACGACACCCTGCTGGCCGGCGCCGATGCGGCTGCCGAGCAAACGGCGGCCGAGGAAGGCTGGCCGCTGGGTCGCCTGGAGCAGGGGCTGATCGATCTGGGCGTCAAGGCGCGCCAGGACCCGACGGACGAAGAGATGACGCCGATGGTGCGCAACTTCGCCAACGCGGTGACCGAGAACCTCAAGGCCCTGGCCACGCGCCCGGCGAGCGAGGACAACGCCGCCAAGATCGCCAAGGCGACCGAGGAAGCCGCCATCCTGGCGCGCTACCTGCCCCAGAACCTCACCACCGAGGACCTGTCGGCGGAGATCGCCGCGTTCAAGGCCGCCAATCCCGGCGCCAACATGGGCCAGTACATGGCGCACCTGAAGGCCAACTTCGCCGGCCGCTATGACGGCAAGGAAGCCTCGGGTCTGGTGCAGGCGGCGATCAAAGGCGAAGGCTGATGGCCAAAATCCCTGTCCATGTGACGGTCAGGGCCGCCGGCGCGAAATACGCCGAGGTCCTGATCGACGCCCACTTCCTGGGCCGGTTCCCCCGGCGCGACGCGCTGTCGTTCGCCAAGACCGACCGGTTCAGCTTCATGGCCACCGACGGCAAGACCTACGAGGTCAAGGTGCTGACGGTCGACCGGGAGATCGCGTTCGGGACCGAGGGCAAGGCCAAGATCGACGGGATTTTCCTGACCTGCATGCTACGCGGCGTGCTCGACAAGGACGATGAAGCATGAGCCACGACCCCATCCACGTGATCGCCACGCTCTATCATCCCGACGACCTGCGGTTCACGACGGACAATGAGCCCGCGCCGTTCGCCATCGTGGAGATCGGCATGTTCTCCCAGGTCGTCGCCATGGGCTTTAAGCCCGAGGATTATATCCGGCTGACCTTGCGGCCCGGCGACAATCTGCTGAGCACGCCGATCGTTGGTGAGTATCGCGGGACGATCGCGTCGGTCGACAAAGCTATCGCACGGCACACGGACGAGGCTGGAACGCCTTTCGTGTCGGAGGTCCATCTTTCGGTGGACCTGTTCGATGGCCCCGATTTCAAGAAGGTGAGCCATGACGACCAAGGTTGAGTTCTGGCAAGAGGTCGAGGGCGATCCTGGCGGTCGCCCCGCCAACGTGATGGTCTCCTCGTTCGAGGCCGACGATCTCCTGGCGCTGAGCATCCAGGAGGGCGTCAAGTTCAAGCTGCAAGGCGCCTTCTGGATCGTCGATCGCGTGCATCGCAACATCGACAGCCATCCTGGCGCCATGACGGTCCACACCGACACATTGCTGGCCTACACCCAGTCGATCAGGAGCATCCAAGCGATCGTACGCCGGGCGACGCTTCAGCGGGGGATCGAGGCTTGACGACCAAGGTCGAATTCATCCTCCGAGGACAGGTCGTCTCAACCTTTCTGGCGCCCGACGATCTGGCGACCACCATCGTTACGGGCGCCAAGTTCAAGGTCGGCGGCCGGTACTGGCTAATCACCGACGTTCTGCGCGAGGTGGGCATCGACCCGCCGAACGTCCAGGTCACCTTGATCAAGGCCCTGGTGACGCCCGCCTACAACAGCATGAGCCCCCTGATCCCATGAGCCTGCGTCCCCAGACCGATGAAGAACTGATCGACGCGCTGGCCGAGGAGCTTTCGCTGTTTCGCTGCTATGTCCTGACGCCCGACGGCTGGGCGGAGATGGGCAACGAGCACGGCCCGATCCGCAGCCCCAATCGCGAGCGTCTGGAGCGGCTGGCCGCCCATCAAACGGCGCTGCACGGCTCGCGCTGCGTGGTCGTCGACATGCGGGCCGATCCGGTGATCGTCTATGGCAATGGCGAGGGCGCATGATCGCGATGATGCAAGTCGAGTTCCGCTTCACCCAGTGGAGCGAGGATCACGGCGTCCTGAGGCTGGACTGGCCCGAGGTCCAGGCCCTGACGCTGCGCGCCGGCGATGTCCTGGAGATGGACATCGTCACCGGGCACTGCATGCCAAAGTGGGCCGACGGCCAGGACAGCCTGCTGGAGGGTCAGCACAAGCTGACGGTCACCAAGGTGGTCAAGCAGATCGCCGGCACCTTCACAGGCTATGGCGACAGCGACATCATCAGGGTGGTGGTCGACGTCAATGTCGACGACCTCACCCTGGCCCAGAACATGCCCGAATGGGGCTATCCGCGCGTGGGGGATCATGACCATCGAGGCTAAGACAATCGACCTGGAGGTCAACTTCGTCGACTCCACGCGCCTGTCAATGGGCACGGTGTGGTCGAAGGGCTGGCCGACGATGCACGCCCTGACGATCAAGGGCGGCGACTACCTCGTGATCCCCGTGCGGATCGAAGGCGACCTGGGCGCCGAGGCGGTGAAGATCGAGCCGGGCGTCTACCGGGTCAAGGTGCTCAACGTCATCAAGCACGTGGACGGCGGGCTCAACATCCCCGAGCCGTTCCTGTCGCATGTGCAGGTCCTGGTGCAGGTGATCGAACGCCGGCCGCCGCCGGAGCCCTTCTAGGTGGAAAGGTGGCGGCATCCTGATTTCCGGTACCCCGAACTCCATGGTCCGGCTCTGAAATCGTTCTGGTTCAACATCTACGCCGACGAGAAGCGTCCCTACCCGCTCACCGAACGGACCGGCGCCCACAGCCGCCAGTACGCCGATTGGCTGGTCAAGGACAACCGCAAGCATCTCGCCTACCGCATCAAGGTCACCCTCAAATGACGACTGCCGTCGACCTACTCTCGGACCTGGACCTGTCGAAGTACGCCGGCGGGATCGGCGTGACCCTCACCACCGTGCGGCCCGAGTCTTGGCAGGAACGCTGGCGCTGGCAGCCGATCACGGCCTACTCGCCAGGGATCGAGCCGTTCTTCGGGGCGGTCTTCAAGCAGAAACCTCTCGTGGAGATTTCAGTTGACGTTGCGTGATTTTGGGATCGAGACCGATCCGAGGAAATTCCCGCCCGAGCCGATCGCTCTACACCAGGATCGCCGCGAAGCTCTGGTCCGGGCACGTATCGCCTTGGCTGAAGCGGCCCAAGAGGTCAATGATCTGGCCGAGTTCGAGAAGGTCAGGCGCTCGGACTACTACGCTTCGCCCAAGGGTGTGCCCCTGGTCGTCGAGCGGGGCACCGGGAGCTTGTATATGGCGCATCGGGTGTTGCGATCGGCAGCCCTCGACGTGCTTGTGGCCCAGGCGCTGTGTGACGAAGCCTGGGAGCGCCGGCAGGCTTGCGAAGACGAGAACAATCCTGCAAGAAAGTCGTTGACTGCGCCCGCTGCGGCGGATTAAACCGAGATCAAGACACCCGCCCAGGAGCCCAGCTTGTCGCTTCCCTACCACGTCCACTTCTTCGTCCGCGACAGCGACGATCAGGTCGGTGAGTTCATCTCACGCTCCTGGCCGGCGATCGAGGCGCTGACGCTATCGACGCGCGACTATGTGGTGCTCGATCTGGCCGAGCCGATGGGCTCGATCCCGGCCGGCAAGCGCCTGATGGGCGTGACCATGGTCAAGAAGACCCCGGTGGGGCGAGTGGGCGATGCCGAGAGCCCGCCGTGGGGCGGCTTGGCGCAGACGATCGAAGTGCATGTGGTCGACTACGGCGCGGCCAATGAGGAAGAGGACGAGGAAGCATGAGCCGCGAAGTGTCCCTGGTCGTCAGCGTTGGCGGTAAGTACGCGCGCACCTACGAGATCGACGAGGTGGACGCCGCCTCGATCCGCAAGGACGAGACGATCGATCTGCCCAAGCTGTCGGCGCTGCTCATCACCAAGGTCGATCGGACCTTCACCTATCGTGATGGTCTGAGCGGCGGTCCGCTGCGGCTGTCGCACGTCGAGATCGACACGGTGTCGCTGTGAGCGAGGACAATGCACCCTTGTCGCCGGCCATGCTGAAGGGCGTGGCCGAGGCCAAGCTGCTTTCGGCGCGTCTCGTCGTCCAAGGCCTCGCGGGCATGATCTGCGACCGGATGCACTTCGACGAAGGCGACGAGCATTATCCCGACACGCCGCCTGAGGCCTACGAGGTCAGCAGCCTGCGCGCGGACCTGCGCGACGCCGTTCTTGACCAACTTGTCGCCGAGTCCGTCTACCTGGAAGCCCAGCGGCGGGTCGATGAACATACCCGTCTTTCGAATATCTGAGGAGCCTTCATGATCAAGTTTCGAATCGCGCTGATGGCCCTGGCGACCGCCGGTTTGGCCGCCTGCACCCAGGCCGAGGCCGACTACCAGTTCAACTACGGCAAGCCGGCGCGCATCACCTGCTTCAGCGGTGGGTTCATCACGGTCGACGACTTCTCCACCGGCAAGGTGGCCAAGCATGGCGACAGCGACGGCTTCTACTACACCAGCCAGACGTCGGGCCGCATCCAGGAGATCACCGGCGACTGCTCGGTGGACTACGCCGCCCCCAAGCCCGAGGGCTGGACGCCGACGCACCGCCGGCCGGTGATCGCCAAGGCTGTCGCGCCCTAAAGCCATGGACACGCCCGCCGTCATCGAGATGCACGCGCAGATCGCCGCCGCCGTGAAGGTGCGCGAGCGGCTGCGCAAGGCCCAGGAGCACTACTGGGGCTGTCAGCGCGCGGTGACGGAGGCCAAGCGCGTCGAGCGGGCCATCGCCAAGCAGATCGCGATCGACACGATCAAGGGGCGCGCCGACCTGGGGCTGCAACCGATGAAGGACGCCCTGCGCCGCGCGATCATCGAGACCCAGTTCCAGACCACCCTGGCGGTCGGGGCCTGGGAAGTGGTGCAAGACCTGGAAAGCAAGCTGAAGCCCACATGAGCGACCTTCGCGATTTCGACATCACCTTCAACCTCATTTCGGAGGACGGCGAGCGGGCCGTGGTCTACAGCCGCGACTGGCCGCCGGCCCTGGCGCTGTCGATCAAGGCCGGCGAGGAACTGGCGTTCGCGGTCAAGGACGAGTCGGCCGAAGGCGAGTACGTCGTCCGTGTCGTCCGGGTGCGCAAGGACGTCGACAATGTCGACGAGTATGGCGACGTGACCATCAGCCACCTAACCGTCACCGCGCACGTCATCGAGCATATCAAGCCGCGCCGGTATTCCGGCTGGTAGGGGGAACCATGAAGACCATCAACCTGAGGTTCGAGGACGCCGTTGGCCTCGACGACAGCAGCATCGAGGTCAGCGAGGCGCGCTACAGCGACCTGCTGATGGAGGGCTCGTTCTATGTCGGCGACGGCAACGACCTGGGCATGAGCGAGGACTACTGGGGCCAATGGTACATCCATGGCTACTGGGTCGACAACGGCGAGGTGTGGTGGCTGCTGGCCTATGAGCCGGCGCCCGACGAGGACGGCTATGAGGACATCGGCTTCGACAACGAAGACGAGGCCTTCGGCTTTGGGCGCGACTGGTGATGGCGATGAAGCACCTCTCGGGCGAGGCCCATGAGATCGTCACCCTGCGGATCGAATTCCCGCACAACGAGGACCACACGCCAATCGCCGGCAAGGCGCGGCTGGGCGACATCGATCACGCCCTGGAGCGTGGCTACCTCGACGCGGTGATGATCTTCCAGGTCGAGGAGCATCACCGCATCTGGCGCGACTACAAGGACTACAAGGCCGAGTGGTTCATCCTGTCCGATGGCCGCGACGACGACGGCGCCGTGGTGCTCGAAGCGGTGGAAGACAGCGTCATCGACGCCGGGCGCGAGAAGACGGTGCGCTGCACCTTCGATCCGACCTATGGTCCCAATGACCTGACGCTGACGCTGCGCTACAGCAAGTACCTCCTGGCCCGCGACCTGGGCGCGGTGCTGATCGACGTGCCCAAGGCCGTCGAAGGCGCGCACGTGGGGTTCTGGGCGATCCTGGGCGTCAGCTACGGGATCAAGGTCGAAGGCATCGACGGCACCAAGGACGAAGAGGTCTGGATGCTGATGCGGCCCGAGCGCCACAAGGCGTTGCTGGAAGGACGTGAGCACGATGCGTGATAGCGACTGGACGCTGGTCTATTCGGACGTCGATCCGACGCTGAGCAAGCTGGTCTGGTACGTGCGGCTGACGCCCATCGAGACCGAGCGCTTCCGCCACGGGCTGGCCCTGGCCACGACCTTCCCGACCAAGGAGGCGGCCGAGGCGTTCGCCGATCTGGTGGACGAGTACATGGACGAGGCGATGATCGACGCCAACAACCGCAGATACGACCCGCCGAAGGACTACTGATGCAGCTTGACCCTAATAAACCCATCTGGACTGATGATCTGGTCGACGCTGCCGCGTTCCTGGCCAACAATGACGGTTTGCCGGCCAAGGGGCGAAAGGCCCCTTTCAATGTCTCAACCATCGAGGCGATTATTCGCGGGGCTGGGATCGCCAAGCCTCGCCTGTCGCGGCCCGACTGCAAACTGGTCGACGAAGGCAAGGCTCTGCTGAGCGCGGTGGCGCGACTGAACAAGGTCGTCGCAGCGTCCGAGTTCGCCGATTTCTACGAACGGGCTAAGCATCTCCACAGCAAGTACGACCATTCGGTAGAACCGCTGAAGATGCATAACGGCGGTCTCTCGACGGACGCGGCCGATCCCAAGAAGGTCAAGGCCCTGGCCCGGCGGTTGATCCGCCCGCTGCGTCGCGAGGCGCGCAATCACGGGTATGCCTTGACGCTCCATGGCAGCCGTAAGCGAGACATCGATCTGGTCGCAGTGCCGTGGTCGGTCGACGCCTCGCCGCCTGAGGATTTGGCGCGTGTCCTGCGCCATGAGTTGAAGAAGCTGTACGGCATCAAGGGTGAAGTGCCGCCCAACGAACTTCATCCCAAGCCGCACGGGCGCCTTGTCTGGTGCTGGTGGATCAAGTCCTGGACCTATGTCGACCTGTCGGTGTTCCCGCCGCAGTCGGCCGAGGCGGCTACGCCCGAGGCGCCGGCGCTGAGCGTGTCGAAGTAGGACATGATGCACGGCAGCTTCGTCATAGAGGGTGGGCGCGAGGACCAGGAACGCATCAAGGCGGCCCTGACGGGCCTATGGCTCGCTGCGGCGACGATGGCGGACCCTGTCGTCGAGGCGCTCGCGGTCCTGCGGCGCTATGACCACTACCCGCCGGCCAAGACCGCCCACTCGGTCTACGAGACGCTGGAGGCGGAGGACGCGCTGCCAGCGGACGCCGAAAAGCGCGTGGGGCTGATCTATGCCGTGTTCAGTACGATCGCCCGCGACATCGACTTTGGGCGGCACTGATGGGCACGCGGCGCTACATGGGCAAGCGGGTCAGGCTCGTCAACAAGATGCTCGACGCGCATTACGCGCGCAAATACACCAACGATGGGCGGGTGGTGCATGTCGAAGGCTGGGATGAACGGCTGGTTCGCATCCAGGCGGTGAAGGGCAAGTTGCGCGCACGCCAGCGCGAGGAGATCGAAAGCCGGCTCGGCCCCGACGCCTTGTGGGACAAGCTGGAGCAGGTGCGCAAGGTCATCGCGGCCGGCGGCACGATCCTGGCGATCGACACCGAGTTCGACGAGCGCAAGAACCTGACCGAGGTGGGCCTGAGCACCTTTGGGCGCGGCGGCTACCAGACCCGCAACCTGCGGCCGGTGCTCATGCGCCATCGCAAGGACCGGTTCAAATACGGTCAGACCGAAGTCCTTGGCGATGACCTGCTCAAGGAAGAGGTCGAGACGGCCGTCGCCCAGGCTGACATCGTGGTCGGCCACAGCCTGGGCGGCGACGTTCGGATGCTGAGCGGCGCGGGCATCAAGCTGACGCCCAGGGCGACGGCCGACACGGCGTTCCTGTCCAGCCTCTATTATGGCGCGGCCGGCGGAATGTGGATGACCCTAGGCAATCTCTGCCGCAAGGTGGGCATCGAATTGAACGGCCTGCACTGCGGCGGCAACGACGCCTATTACACCGCCCAGGCGCTGGTGCGCATGGCCGAGACCCTGAGGAAACCGGAAGCATGATAGGCCCCACCCTGCACAGACTGATCGGCGCCATGAAGCGGATGGACAAGCGCCAGGAGTTGGCGCCCGCTGACATGCTGTTTGAGTTGGAGCGGGCCGACGGTAATCCGGCAGCGATCGCGACGGTGCGCGCCTATCGGGTCCTGGAAAGCTACGAGGCGTTGCCCGCCGAGTGGGAAACGCGGGTGCGCATTATCATGGAACTCTATGAGCGCATCAGCGCGGACCTGAAGGGCATGTACGAATGAGCTACGACTTCAACGCCCACGAGGAACTGCTGGCGATCTTCCACGCAGACGACGGCACGGCCGAGGACATGCTGAAGGTCCTGCGGGCCGATCGGCACAATCCCCGTGCTGGCGCGACGCTGCGCGTCTGGAAGACCCTGAGCGAGCTTGGCCTTGCGCCGCTTGTGCCCAGCTTGCAGACGAAGCTGATCCTCTACCTCTATGTGGACATGAAGGACAGCTTCCACGGAGCGCCTCGCCTATGAGCTATGCGTATAACACCTACGACGAACTGGTGGCGCTCTATCAAGCCGATCAAGGCTCGTCGGGTGATTTGGTCCAGGTGCTGGAAGACGCGCCGAGCGATCCTGCCGCCGTCGCGGCCTTGAGCGCCTGGAAGACGTTGAAGCAGCTTGATCTGCTGCCGCTGCCCGAAAACCGCGCCACGAGGAAACTGCTCCTCCTCCAGCTTTACACGGACATGAAACGCAACATCAGGGTGGTCCGCTCATGAGTGCTGCACCAGAGGACGAGATCGCCCATCTGGGCTACATCCTGGGCGAGATGCTGACCTTCAGCCTGTTTCCGAAGGGGAACGGCGCGGGTTGGACCGACGCGCGCAAGCCTTATCGGCATGAGCACAACGCGCTCTGCTGGCTGGCGGCCAACAAGGAGCGCATCCCGGTGATGGGCGCCTGGATTCATGGCGTCCTGGAGAAGGGCTACCCGTTCGCGCCATTCACGCACTGGCTGCATCCAGGCCAGACGCTGCCCGCCGGCGCATGGTGGAACGCCAGTATGGCGCCGCATCTTGAGGACGACTGAACCATGAGCCGCCAGGACCCTTTCACGCCGCTGCGTGATCTCGTGTTCAAGATGATCGACGTCGACTATGTCGATGACGCGGAGGCGTCGATCTACTACCTGCTGCGCGACGTGGTCGACGAGGCGGCCGAGGCGATCCAGGACGTCAGCATGCTGAGCGTGGCGGCCCGCATCCAGCATATCGAGGGGATGCTGGAGATGTACGCGTTCGTGCCGCTGCCCGCGTCGCACGGCGTCATCGTCGGCGATATCCTTCTGGCGGTGCGCGCGCGCCTGCAAGGTCAAGGCGCCGCCGAGATCATGCACCGTGAGCAATCGATCGAGGACAGCGTGACGGAGTTCATCGCCGCCCACGACGCTGGTAAAGAGGACGCGTGATGGACGGCAAGATTCACATCCTGGGCGGGGGCACCTTCGCGCCGGTGCGCAATCACCTGTCGCTGGCGGCCCAGGCGTTCGGCGGCGCGGCCAAGAAGCTGCACATCCAGTTCAGTGGTGAGATGGAATGGCACATGCGTCGCAACAAGGTGACCTATGAGGCCTATTACGATCACCCGATGGAGGATCGCCACTACGGGCTCTACACGCGCCAGCGGGTCAAGCTGCATCTGACCAAGATGGCCGATCCCTACAGCAAGCTCGTCTACAACAGCGACATCAAGGCGCTGCTCGACAAGCTGCTGGCCGATCCCGAGACCAAGATGATCGTGATGAGCGCGGCGCTGTGCGATTACGAGGGCTCGATCCTGGATACCTCCAGGGGCGAGGGCATCCAACTGTCGACGACTTCGGGTCCGCACGAGACGCGGCTGAAGACCGATGCTGGTCAACAGTTGATGCGACTGACGCCGGCCGACAAGCTGATCGGCGCGATCCGTAAGACGCGGCCCGACGTCTTCGTGGTGGGCTTCAAGACGACCACGGGCGCCAGTTCCGAGGAGCAGCGCGCCACTGGTTTCAAGAGCCTGCGCGACGCCGACACGCAACTGGTCCTGGCCAACGACACCGTGACGCGCAACAACATGGTGATCGGCGTCAACGACTACGCCAAGCCGACCTATGAAAGCGGCGACCGCGACGGGGCGCTGCGGGTCCTTGCCGAGGTGGCGTTCAATCGCTGCCGCATCTTCCAGGCGCCGCCGGTCGACGCGGGGTTTTGATGTTCGAAGACACCTCCCAGCCCTACCGCACCTATGCCAGCCAGATGCTGGAGGGCGCGGCGCACGCCGACCGCGCGGTCCTCGCGGCGCTGACCCTGATGGCCCAGGGCGGGCCGCTGCATTGCCCATTCTGTCTGAAGACGTGGAAGTCCCACGGCTATCACTACCATCGCCTGTTCGCCCCCGTGCGCGATCACGTCGGTCACCTGCACCCCGAACAGGCCAAGGCCTTCAACAACACGATCAAGTGGGTGTGCAACGAGGTCGAGGCGGCCAAGAACGCCACCAAGCTGGCCGAGGAGAAGGAGGCGCGCGATCGCGTCACCCGCAAGGTCGTGGTGACCGGCGGGTTCCTCGACGAGATCGCTGAAGAAATCCAGTCGCTGATCGGGATGATGGAGCCCTACTATGTGGGCTGCGAGCGCGACGCCTGCCTGCTGCTCGACCGGATCGAGGCCCTGGCGGCCGGCGGCGCCACGAAGGATGGCCGGCTGTCGATGGAACCGCTCGACCCACTTGCTGAAATTTGATAGGAGCCATGACATGGGATTTGACCGCGCGACAGTAGACGTGTCATGTGACAAGTGTCGGGAGGAGAGCGAACCTGTCGAAGCCTTCCGCACGGCGGGACCTCTGACGCTGTCGTTGGAAGAGGCCAAGACGGAGTTGGAGGCCAATGGTTGGCGCGTGTCGGTCGACGCGGTGCTGACCTGCCCCGACTGCGTCTATGCCGAGGAGCACCCGGACGAGTTCGATGACGACGACTGACAAGGTCCTCTACCACCATCACGAGGATTGCATCCTCTGCCAGATGGGCGAGTGCGACGGCACCGGCTGGGAGGTCCAGCAGGAAGAGGAGCACTGGCTGTTGAAGACCGTCATCGGCCTGGGGCTGTGGCTGGTGTTCCTGGTCATGCTGGCCTTTGCTTTCTACGACGGTTTCCTGCCGCCGCTGCTGGACTGGATGAAGAACCGATGACGACCGAAGCCCAGGCCCGCACGCTGCTGGACCGCCTCCACGGCGTGCGCGAGGTCGACGAGATCATGGGCGCGCTGGAAGACGCGGCCGAGGCTGGCGATGACGCCGCCTATGTGGTGCTGGGCATCTGGGATGACATGCACGAGCGGCCCGGCCTGAACGCAATCCTGACGAACATGGAGGATGAGGACATCATCTCCCTGGTCGTCGGCTGGTACAAACTGGTGGCCACCCACGTTCCGACGAGAGGCATTTCATGACCGCGCTCCATCCCATCTTCCAGAGCACCGACCCCTACGCGGTCATTCAGGAACTGGCCACCTGGACCGATGACCCGGCCGCCAAGCATGTGGTCTTCATCATCCGCGACCTGCTCGATCGCGGCGGGATCGGCAATGCGATCGACGGCTGCGATGGCGAGATCGTCGTGGAGATGCTCCAGGGCTGGTATGTGGCCCTGAGCGCCGAAGACGTGACGCTGTGACAGACTTCCGGGACCTGCCCCTGAACGTGCGCATCCAGATCGCCGAGCTTCGGATGGCGGCGGCCAGGGCGCGCGCCACGGCAACGGCCTGGAAGGATCGCGCCGAGACCGCGCGGCGCAAGGGCAACAACCTGGAAGCGGCAAAAGCCAGGGTCGCCCTCGCGGCCTGCAAGGCCCAGGTCGCCGACCGGCAGCGGCTCGCCGACAGACTGCTGCGCGAGGCGCTGGCAGCGGCTGACGCGGCGGAGGTCGCAGCATGAAACGCACCATCAACTGGGTGCTCGTCGTCTGTCAGACGGCGATCGCCGGCTTCTGTCTGGCCTGCATGGTCTGGTCAGCGCTCCAGACGATCAAGCCGCCGGCGCCGTCCCCGCTGGCCCAGGCCCAGATCGAATGGCGCGCCGCCGCCGAGGCTGCCTGCAAGGTGCGCGCCCAGCAGCCGGGCACCTATCTGGCCACGCAGATGTCTGTTCTCTACCTGCACTCGGCCGCGCGCTACAATCGCCTACTGCTGGCGCAGTGGGAAGCCGGCGCCCATCCGATGAACTACCGCGCCGCCCCGCCGCTGGACGACGCCTGCGAAGACCTCAAGGCCCCGGTGATGTCATGATCGACTACCGCGCGCTGTGCGCCGAACTCTTCGAGGCCTATTGCGATCCGGCCAGCGCCGCGCCCGACCTGAAGGCGCGTGTCCATGACGCCTTGCGCCTGGGATCGCTGCGCGCCGGCGAGTCGATCACCATCGATCACGACCCGCGCCGGGAACACTACATCCCGCTCAACTGGTATGTGGTCGTCAGTCCCGATCTGGACAATCCCCGCGCCAGCGAGGTCACCGGACCGGTGCAGGGCTATCAGGTCTACAATCTGCTGGAGACGCTGCTGTCGGGCACGATGATCGCCCCCGCCGAGATCGAGGTCTATCTGCTCACCGAGCCTGAGCGCTGGGACGCGATCGACTGCACCATTGTCATCGATCACGAGGGCGACGCCGGCGAGGTGATGACGATCTGCGCCGACTTCACCGAGGCCAGCGCGATGCTGGACCTCAGCGATCCGGCCTACGAGGTGCATGAGCATGTCGATGCGCGCTGCGTCGGGTGCTACAATGTCGACCGTAGGTAGTGGCCGGTTCGGGTTCCGTTTGGCCGGATTTGGCCGGTTGATGTCCGGCAAATGTCCAGCTTTTAGTCTAAGCCCTTGAAATGATTGAGGCGGTGTAAATTGCTGGACATCGCCCCATGTCCGATTGATGGCCGGATTTGGCCGGCAATCCGGCCAGGGATGACCGGATTTACAACCTATAGGTGAAATGCAACTTATAGTTTTTTATAAAAATTTTTCAGACATAGGTCGTTTCTGAGAAAAATTCCCCACCGGAAAATAGGGGACCCCTTTCCCTGCGCCGGAATTTTTTATAAAATTTTTCAGACACTTAGCCCTGTGAAACGGGTTTGCCTGGGCGGAAAACGGGTCTTTGATTTTGGACGACCCTTGGTATATGAAAAATTCAATGTGATTCCTAGGCGCCTGAGGGGCCTGTGGCAGAAATGCAACAGACCCCGGCCTTGGGTCCCTGGACCCCTTCCGGTAGGGCCATACTTTCTTGGAACCTTCTTATTTACCGTCCCCGGCCGCCCCCGGCCTTGGAGCCTCCCCGGACGGCAGACAGCAAAAGGCCCGCCTCGAAGGGCGGGCCTAGGGTCTTAGGGCTTGGGAGGTCTTGGGCCGCCTTAGTTGGCGAAGCGGCCTTGATAGTCGCGGCCAGCGCCCTTGCAGGCCTTGCGCAGTTCGTTCATCGACGTGAACACTTCACCGCGCATGTTCGCCGCGCGCAGGGTGGCGCGCATGTCGGCGTGCTGGGCATAGGACAGTTCGCCCGACTGTTGGGCCGCGTCCAGCTTGCTCATCATGTTGTGGTGGAAGGTCATCGGGTGTCTCCGTTGCTGAGGACCTTTTATCGCATATGGGCCTTATGCGAGTCAACAGCTTTTTTGCGTCGACTCGCTTTTTTCTTCTACAGCAGCCAAACCCGTTCGGAGGCCGCGCGGGTCGGCGCGCCTTGGGTGATCCGCTTGTCAACCGTGAAGGTCGCCGAGCGATCATAGCGCAACGCGGCCTTGATCGCGTCCAGGGCGGCCTCTCGCGTCTCGCAGGGGATGACCCGCGAGAGCCCGTTGCCATAGTGCGCCGTGACCTTCATGGCTTAGTTGCCCAGCACGGCGCGGATGCGCGACAGGGCGTCTTGCGAGGCCAGGACGTACTTGCCCGAACCGTCCTTGGCCGGCTCAGGGCGGGCCTGTTCCCGGACGGTGCGAACGGCGCCGCGCGCGGCGGTGAAACGGGCTTCGTCAGTGAGGGAAAGGCGGAAGGACATCGGGTAGCTCCGTTGCTGATGACCCTTTGTCGCATATGGCTCTTATGCAGTCAACAGCTTTCTTACACGAGATCGCACTTTCTTCGCCTACATGGTTAACAGCCTGGGCTGGCTGGGTTAACCTTAACGCCCCATTAAGGTTAACGAATTCACCCTACCGGTTAACCCTAACGCCTGCCTAACGGCCACGAAAAAGGCCCCGCTCCAGGGAGGGGGCCTTCTAGGGGAGGGGTCTTAGGCGGCCAGCTTGCGGGCGGCGTCGGCGGCGCTGATCTTGAAGCCGTTCAGGCGGTAGACCGGGCGGGCCAGGGGGCGGGTGGTGACGGTCAGTTCACCGCCCGAAACGGTGTGGTGGGCGACGGTGACTTGGTCTTCGGTGGCGCGTTGGAAGTGGGTCATGTCGGTGTCTCCGTTTGATGACCCTTTATGGCATAGGGGCTCGATGCGAGTCAACAGGTTTCTCGCATCGAGCCGAACTTTTTTCGAGGCCGATTTAGTGGGCCTTGAAGGCGTCCGAAGAGGCCAGGGCGCGGCGGCCTTGGCGATCGGTGCGCCAGGACTTGGCGGCTTTCTTGTCGGCGCGGTGCTGGCGCTCATATTCCCACGGGGTCAGCGCCTCGCGATTGGCCTTGTCGGTGCGGGTGTGGATGGTCGTGCGGGCCATGGGGTGTCTCCTAGGGCCAGGGGTTGAGAGGGGACGCGCTACAGGGGTGGAAGGGGTCAGAATGGGCCTAGACGGCCCATCCATCCTCACGCCCGCCAAAGCCGTTGTAACGGCCCGTGTGCGGGGTCTTGATCTTGAGGGCCGATCCGCGCGGGTCGCCGCCGAACGTCAGGGCCACGCCGTAGCGCTTGGCGATTTCGCCGGCCTTGGCTTCGAGGGTCTGACGGCGGCGCTCATCGAGCTTTTCGGCCGTCTCGTCGCGGTAGCCGTTGCACTCGTTTTCGGCGATCCGCTGCAAGCGGACCTCGGCGCTGATCAGGGCGCCCGCGTCGCGGTACGCCTCGATGACTTCGCCGTAGGTGAAGGCGCGAGGGGCGCCGATCTTGGCCTTGTGCTCGTCCAGCAGGACCAGGGCGATTTCAAGTTGTTCTTGCTTGGCCATGTGCCGCGCTCCGTGGTTGATGACCTTTTCTCGCATGGGGCGCGGATGCGAGTCAACTGTTTTCTTGCAGAAAAGAGCGTTAAGGCGGAGCGGGGTGGCGTTAAGGTTAACCCCAGGCGCAGGCACGAAAAAGGCCCGCTGTCAAGCGGGCCTTTGCCGGGGTTACATGCGGCTGATTTCGCCGTTGTCGTCAAGGGCTAGGCTGTATTCTCCGACCTTGCGGGCGGCTTCGGAAAGGGTCTCGCCGACCTCGCCTAGGCCACGATCCCAAAAGCCGACGCCGTGACCGTTGCGGGTCAACCAAAAATCGTGACCGGCGTTGCTGGCGTTGTAGCGCTCGCCTTCGATCCAGACGTCAGACGCATAGGCCTTGGCCAGGGCGGCGACGTTGTCGCGCTGGAAGGCGTCGCAATCTTCGATCATCTCGCGCAGGGTCTTGGGCGTGATCCAGGCCGATTCGCCGTCATAGTAGCTGTCGCTTCCGCCGCGATCATCGCCCATGGGGTAGCTAACGCCCGTCCAGAGCGCCGTGCCGATGTACTGGCGAGCGAAGGCGTCGGCCGCCCAGAAAACGGCGTCGCTTTCGGCGCGGTAGGTTTCGCGGTGGTCGTCTTGGGCTTCCTCATATTCGGCGATCAGGCGATCGGCGGCGGCGCGCTGATCTTGCGTGAACATGTGCTTATAGCCCTTGATCTCAAAGGCGTAGTTGAGGTGGCGCCAGTGGTCTTGGGCATATTGGCCGTTTTCTTCCTCCCACGCTTCGAGGTCGAAACTGACCGGCGCGGCTTGGACGATGGCGATATCTTCAGGGCTGGCCATGCGGGCCTCCGTTGATTGGATGGCCTCTTTTCGCATAGGACAGAAATGCGTGTCAACAGGTTTCTTGCGCCAAATGGTTAACGTGCAAACGGTTGCGGGTTAAGGTTAACCCCAGGCTGGAGCGCGTTAACCTTGACGCCGGGTCGACCAAAAATTAACCCTCCGGCCGGAGCCGGAGGGCGTCAAGATCAGGCGGCCTTATAGCGGTCTTCCATGAAGGCGATCATCTCCTCGCCTTTGGTGACCATCTCTTCGAGGACGGCGCGATAGTGCATGACCTTGACCACGCAGTAGAGGGCCGCGTCGCCGGTGAGGTTGGCGTTCCAGTGCGCGGCGACTTGTTCGGCGTCGGCCTTGGCCCATTTGACGCAGCCGGTGAACCAGGGGTTCATGGCCACAAGGCGCCAGCCCTTGTCATCCTCGGTCGGGCCGATGGCCATGCCGCTGGGCTCGCGCTCCAGGACGCAGAGGAAGCCTCGGCCGACCAGGACGTTGATCGACAGGCGTTGCTTGGCGGTCTCGACGCGCTCGCGCCAGATTTTGAGCATGTCGTCAAGCTGGGCTCGACGTTCTTCCGGGGTCATTTCGGGTTTGGTCATGGGGGTCATTCCCGTTGCTGATGGCCTTTTCTCGCATAGGGCTTGGATGCGAGTCAACAGCTTTTTTGCACGACAGGGTTAACGGAACGGACATGTCTCGTTAAGGTTAATCGGCGAACGTTTGCACGTTAAGGTTAACAGCGGCGCGGGGTCAAGGAAAAGGCCCGCCGTGAGGGCGGGCCTTGGCCAGGGCGTTTAGAAGTCGCGGATCAGGCCGGCGACGACGGTGAACTCGGTGTTTTCCGGGTATTGACCGTTTTCGTCTTGGAATTTGTCGCCGTCCAGCCAGTCGATGAGGTCTTGCACCTCGGTGACTTGGCGCTCGAATTGCTTTTTCAGGTCCGGCAGGGCGCGCGGATTGATCCAGCTATTGGTGGCCTTCCAGGCTTGCTTGCCCGCCTCGTCCAGGGCCGCGTATTCGATGGCGTAGCCTTCGAAGTCCTTGGCGATTTCGGCGTATCGTTCCAGGGCCGTGCCCAGGGCGTTGCGCAGGGTCGAGGCGCGGCCGTGGTCGAGAACGTCGTGTTTGATCAGCTTCATGGGTGTCTCCATGCGGCGGGAATCGCCGTTGACAGTCATTTCTCGCATAGGCGAATTATGCTGTCAACAGCTTTCTTGCGTCAGGTCGGGGTCGATTCGAGGTAGAGCGGAAGCACGTCAAAGCTTGGCGTGATCGACGCAAATTGCTTGGCCATGGTGACGACTTCGACCGGGGTCAGGAGGCCGATGGCGTCCAGGCCCAGGGGCTGAAGCTCGGCGACGCGTTCGGCGGTCAGGACCTTGGCGAGGTCGTCAAAGAGGTCGTCTTCCTCGAAATAGAGGTTTTCGACTTCCTCGCGCGCCTTGGCTTGCAGGTTGTCGTCAAGCTCCTCCTTGGACATGGCCAGAGCGACAAACGGCGGGACGGGGTTGCCGCTGTCATAGGTGATGGTCAGCACGTGAACGTTGAGGCGTTCCATGGTCAAAGGCCCTTGGGCAGGGCGTGGACTTCGACGATGGCGCAGGCCTCGGCCGCTTCCTCGCCGTCTTCCAGGCCGTAGAGGCGCACAAGGTCGCCGTCGCAGTATTGACCCACGAGAACCCGCTTTTCCGGGGCGCTGGCGGCCGAAAGCGCGAGGCTGGCGAGGATGAGGCCGATACCGCCCAGGACGGTCAGATAGGCAGGGCGACGGGTCATGCGGCAAGCTCCAGGGCGAGGCGCGCGGCGCGCAGGTCGAAAAGGGCCGCGAAGGCGGCGGCGATGTCGCGCTTGTGGATCATCCAGCGGTTCAGGCGCCGGGCGTCCTTGGCGTGGCGTTGGACGGCCTTTTGGTCGCCGGCCTTCATGGCGGCGATCGTGGCCTCGGTGGCCTTGAGCGCGTGCTTGGCGAAGAACGCCTTGCTCTTGGCGGCGGCGCGAGCCTTAGCCGCGTCGCTCTTGGGCGGGTAGCGCTTGCGGCGCTTCTTGGTCGGGGTCGTCATGGGGTGTCTCCCGTTGCGATGAGCCTTTCTCGCATAGGGCTTGGATGCAGTCAACATTTTTCTTGCAGTTTCTCAGGTCGCTGGAGGGCTTTTTTCGTTAACCTTAACAAGACCTTGGAAAACCAAAACCCGACACGCGCCCGGCGAAAAGGCCGGGCGCGGCGGGCTTGGCTTAGTCGTTGGTCGGCGAGCCGTCCGCCTCGAACTCGTAATCAGAGTCGGTCAGATATTCGCTGATCGTTTCGTCGGAATTGCGGTCTTCCTCGACGACTTCAAGCTGGCGATAAATCCACTTCATGAAGGTGCGCAGAATGTCGATCAGTTCCTTTTCGTCTTCGTGCTCGAAGTCGTAAGGGTCGAAGGCGTCGCCGGCTTCGTCGGGAACCATGCGTTCGGTTTCGAAGTCGGTGCAATACTCGTGGTAGTAGTGGCCAGAGTGCTTGACCGTGGTGATCAGGCGAACCTTGGCGCTCAGAGCGTCCAGACGGGCGGCCAGAGCCTTGAGCGTGTCGTCTTCGATTCCCAGGGCGGCGAAGGCTTCGACGGCCGGGGTTTGGGGCGACTCGTAGCGACCTTGGAAACAGGCGCCGTCGCCTTGACTCCAGAAGCCGGTGAACATGATGTCCGGGCCGCTATTGGGCTTGCCGGCTTCCTTGCGGCGCAGGGTGATCCCGAAGGCGTCGGCGATGCGGTCGGCTTCGTCATAGACGAACTCCCACCAACCGGAGTCTTGGTCGTTGAGGCCGCGATACCACTCGATAGCCTTGGCCTTGGCCTTGTCGTTCAACTCCTTGAACGTGAAGACCTGTTTGGTGACGGTGCGGGGCATGGATTTTCTTTCCAGGCGTTGAAGATGACCCTTTCTCGCATAGGGCTTCGATGCGTGTCAACAGAATTCTTGGAGAAAGAAAACGGTTGACACCGGGCGACGGGTCGGCGAGATTACGAGGGTCAAGGCCGCCTCGCGGTGGTCGAAGGCGCCGCCGGCTGGACGCCGGCTAAGCCATCGCGTGTAATCCTAGCTCGCGGCCTTGACGCCTTTCCTCCCAGGCCCGCCGTTAACCTTAACGCCGCCTTAAGGTTAACCCCGATCGCGGCGCAAAGAAAAGGCCGGCGCCCAGGTCATGGACGCCGGCCGGGGTTAATGAAGCAACCAGAAGAGGAAGCAGAGCGCGAGCAGGCCGCCGCCTTCGAGGAGCTTCACCTAGGCGCGAACGTAGTAGCTCACGCCGTCAAAGTCGATTTCGGTATAGTCGGATTTCATCGTGTTGGCGGTCTTTTCCCAGTCGATGGAAATCCACGACGGGAAGTCCTTGGCGATGTAGCCCAGGCTTTCGCACTCTTCTTGCGCGAACTCGGTGAAGTAGGATTCGCGGACCAGGGTGGCGCCGAACGTCCAATCCTCGCCGTAGTTGGCGCCCTCCTCGACCATGCGCGCCAGGATCAGATATTCCTCGCGAATCTCGTTGAAGGTCTCGCGCTGGTCTTGGTCCGTCACGGCCTCTTCTTCGTCGAGGGCTTCCAGGGCGGCGAGGTCGCCGGTCTCGACGCCGGCCGTCTCCAGGGCGCTCCGAAGCACCTCGACCCGCTCGACGATTTGGCGGGTGTCAATGGTGTCGTCGCGATTGGAAAAATCGGCCTCGCCGACATCCTCGAACGCGACGGCCGAAGCGTAGCGCTCGCCGTTGAGCATGATCAGCGCATAGCGCACGCTCTCGACGGCGTCGCGGTCTTCGTCGTTATAGGTCTCGATGGGCTTGAGGGACAGGACGTCGGCGATGGTCAAGACCGTCACCAAGTCCTCAACGTCGTGTTGTTCGGCCTCGCTCATCAATTCGTCGCTACCGCCGATCATGCCGATCTGTTCGATGGAAAACGACAGGTAGAGCGGTCGGCCGGCGGGCTTGACGGTGATCTTCACCGGCTTGTTGCAGAGAACAAATTCAGCCGAGGCCGAAAACGTGGTCAGGTCCATGCGGGGTGTCTCCCAGGGGCGCGGGGGTGCGCCGTGCCTGATCTTTCTCGCATAGGGCTTAGATGCGTGTCAACCGCTTTCTCAGTCTGTGTCGCGTTTCTTGACACGGCGGCGCCGCTTGATACAGTCGCCTTTCGGGCCGCCCATGGGGCAAGGCCTTTGTCAATAGGAAATCCCTGAAATGCCGCAAGTGATCCCGGCGCGTGTCCGTCAACTGAAGCGGGCGCCGTTTACCCGTATTGGCGTACACGCCCCGATCCCCCACGGCGTGGCCGAAGATTGGGAAATCAAGAACGTGGGTTGGACCATCCAATGGGACGACGGGACGCAGGGCATTGGCGGGGCGCCGTTCTCGACCCGGACGGAAGCCGACGCATGGTTGAAGGCCAATCCCCAGGCCACGACGCGCAAGAACGCCACTTAACCTTAAGGCTGCGTTAACCTTAATCTCGCGTTAAGGTTAATCCCGATCGGACAGGACAAGGCCCGCCCCACCAGGGGACGGGCCTTTTTGCCGCCTAGTCGTCGAGGTAGCCGCTCATCAAGTCCTTGCGGGCCTCATGGCGGGCGCAGCCGTCGAGATAGGCGCCCAGTTGGGCGGCGGTGGTGATCCCGCTTTGCGCCCAGTGCTCGACATCGTCGGTGAGGGCGATGAACGAGTCGGGGTGGTTGATCCACGCCACATAGGTCGGGATGTCCATCCCTTCCAGGGCGCGCTGGAAGGCGCGGCGGGCCTTGCGCACCTTGCGCCGGCTCTTGGGGATGTCGCCAGAGATCACGGCGACGGCGCGGTCAAGGCGGGCGGTCAGAACGGCTTGGGCAGTCATGGGGGTCTCTCCCGTTGCGGTGGTCCTTTCTCGCATATGGCCTCAATGCGTGTCAACAGATTTCTTGCACGTTAAGGTTAACCGCGATCGCCCAGGGCAAGGCCCGCCGCCTTCCTTGCCTGAAGGGAGGGGCGGGCCTTGGCTTAGATGGCGCAGGGGTGGCCGGTCAGCAGATAGGCGTATTCCTCGGCGGGGGCGTCCTCGGCGGCGTCGGCGCTATACTCGCAATCGTAGGTGTCCCACTTGAGCGAGGATTGATTGAAGATCGCCCGTTCCTTGGCGTCGGCCTCGCTCTCGCCGGGGCGCAACAGGATCACGGTGTCTTCGCGGATGATCCGGCGCACGGTGACGGCCCGGACCTTGGCGGCGGCGCCGTATTCGTGATCATGCCACAGATGGCCCATAATCTCGTCAGGCTCGTCTTGCGGCCGGCGCTTTTCGGCGTTGTCGTAGTCGTCGCGGAACGTGGTGGCGTCGTCGCCTTCAAGCCAGACGCTGGCGCCGGCCGACAGGTCATAGAAGGCATAGGCCGCGCCGTTGCCGTAGCTATCGAGGCGCCAGCGCAGGCCTTGCGAAATGGTGATCGGGCCGGAATAGCTCACGGTTGATGCTCCGCATGGGGGTCATTGACATGCAGCACATAGGCGTTGAGCGCGTCGCGCTTGCCAGGGCTGCGGGGGCGGGTGTGGGCGGCGACCAGGGCGTCAGCCTTGACGGCTTCTTCGCTGTAGTCGGCGGCGGCGAGCGGCAGGACCGCGACGACGGTTTCGGCCGCGTCTTGGTCGATGGTGACGACCAGCAGGGCCTCAAGGTCGCGCGGGTGGCCCGCGCTGTCCAGAAGGTCCCACCAGTGGCGGCGGGTGGCTGGCGAGGGGCCGGCGACCAGGGTCGGCCGACTGGCGATCAGCAGGCGTTGGGGAACGCGCGACTTGCCCTTAGTCCTCGTCATCGCCGTCGCCTTCCTCGTCTTCGCCGTGGGCGTCCTCGTAGGCGTCCATGGCGTCGTCTTCGTCCATGTCGGGGCGCTGGACTTCCGTGCCGCTGATCGACGTGCCGTCCGGGCTCACGCCCGGATCAAACAGCATGATCAGGCACGACTTGATGTCGGGGCGGCCCAGGGGGTCGGAGTTGGTCAGCAGGTCGCGGGCGTCGCCCTCTTCCATGCCGTCCTTGACCGCGCGCGCCAGGGCGGCGGCGAAGAGATCGGGGATGTCCTCGACCTCAACGCGCACCGTGGTGATGACGTCGAAATAGGCCATGGCTTACGACTCCGGGGCGTCGGTGTGGTCGAGTTCGTAGGTCCCGACCTTGTTGCCGTTGCCGTCGTAGATATTGCCGGCGCGGGCGCCTTGGTCGAGCTTGCGGGCCACCTCATGCAGGAGGCTGGCGCAGTGCTCGCCGGCCACACCCTGAAAGGCGTCGTTGCCGGTGTCGATTTCGATCTTGAGACCCATGGTCGGGCTCCTTGGTTGCGATGAGCCTTTCTCGCATAGGGCTTTTATGCTGTCAACAGCTTTCTTGCACCTCGACACGAAAAGCGAAAAATGGCCCGACACAAAAGACGAAAAATGGTCCGGGTTAACCTTAACGCCGCCTTAAGGTTAACCCCAGGCGCGGGGCAAAAAGAAAGGCCCGCGCGGGGCCTTTCGAAGGGAGGAGATCAGAACGGGATTTCGTCGTCGTCATAGGCCCGGCGCGGGAACTGCCCAGGCTCGACGCCTTCGGGGGTCGCCCAGGGCATGAGCCCTTCGGCCCGGCGAAGGCCCTCCTCCTCGTCTTCCTCATCGGGGATTTCGAGGTCGGGGTCCTCGTCGCCTAGGTCGTCCTCATAGGCGTCGTCGGCGTGGCGCTCGAAAGCCTCATCGACGGCCTGATCGTGGAGGTGGTCGAAATAGGCGTCTTGGCCGTAGTCGTCATATTCGGTCATCGCGGGTGTCTCCGGTGGCGATGACCCCTTTTCGCATAGTGCCTTTATGCTGTCAACAGCCTTGTCAGTGGAGGAGCCAGAAAAGGAAGCACAGGGCCAGCAGTCCGCCACCTTCGAGGAGCTTCATAGGCGCATCACTTTCCGCGCCGATACTGGCGCAATAGAGTACAGGGAAGACTAAACGGGCGTCTGGGCTGTCATAGATGGGGGGATTCGTGACAGCCCTAGACGTGGGAGGCGGTCTTATCTCAACAGGAGATAGTCAGGACCACTGGAGCCGGCGAGCGCGGCCATGGCGAGGCGCTGAAAGTCTTCTTCGGTGGCGGTTTTACCCGTGCCCTCGGCGTAGTAGCCCAGGGCCTGGAGATGGGCCTTGGCGCGGGCGCCGGCGTTGTGGCCCTCGGGGTTGCGCACCGCGCCCAGGCGCGGACAGCGAAAGCCCACCAGGGTGGTCAGGAAGAAATGCAGATGCACCTTGCCGACCACGACGAAGGTCGTTTGCAGGTCGGACGGGGCGAGACGAATGGAGGCCTCAGTCAGCATCGGGCGCGTCCTTGTCGTAGGTCGCCATGTGGGCGACACAGAGGGTGAGGTGTTCGGCGATCAGCCGGGCGAGTTCGGCGCGGAGGGCGGGCGTGTCGTCCTCCTCGTTGAGGGTGAAATAGACGGACGCGCCGAAGTGGCCGTTATACTCGATGTCGCGGGCGTCGGTCTTTTGCAGCTTGTCGAACAGGGTCGGTTCGAAGTCGCCGCCCTTGTAGCTCTCGGCCTGGATCATGGCCAGGAACTGGTCATCATCCACGTCGATGGCGTAGCTCGTGGCGGTGGTCCGCAAGCCCAGGGGCATGGCCATGCCTTAGCCCTCCTTCTCGACGACGTAGCCGCGCCCAAACACCCACAGCGAGCGCAGTTCATAGAGGCGGGTTTCGCCCGGCGCGGGGGTGACGTTCCAGCGCACGTCCAGATGCTCGTCATTCCAGTGGATGACATCGCCGCGCTCAGACGGCAGGACGATCACCGAAAAGGCCGGCGCGCCTTCATGGGGGCGCAAGTCCTCTTGGCCCGTCTCGCCGAAATAGCCGGTGATGTCGTGGACCTTGATCACCTTGCCGACCACGGCGGCGAGATCGCGCATGGCCTCGGTTTCGGCCTCATCACGGGTCAGGACCGGCACGGAAGGGGTATTGCGCTGGTCGAGATTGGCCAGGATGGCGGCGAACCGCTGATCTTGGCCATAGGTCGCCGGATCATTGCGGGTCAGGGTCGTGGTGACGTTCACCGGCTCGCGGACCTGAGACAGGATGTCGTCGAAGTCCACGCCCCAGGCGTCCGCCCAGGTCAGCAGCGAGCCCAGCAGGTGGAAGAGGTCGGTTCCAGGGCTGGAGTCCTCGGTTTCCAGCCCGACCTTGGCGGTGTTGAGATCGATCGCGGCTTGCGCGGCTTCGATCTGGGCTTGTTCGAAGAGAGAGGCGGCGGCGGTCATGGTCAGTCCTTCAGATTGGCCAGCGCCAGGGTGTCGGCTTGCAGGTGCTGGACATGGTAGACCAGGGCGGCGCGGGCGGCGGCCTCTTGGGTCGGGTGGTCGATTTCCAGGCGCGTGGCCAGGGTGGCGCCGTCGTCATGGGTGACGCCGAAGCGGCCCGCGCCCAGGGTGGTGACGAGATAGCCCAGGGCCTGAGCAGCGTTGACAGCAGAGCCGAACATGGTGGACATCATGTCGGCGACCGCCTCGGCCGAACCGATATTGGCCAGGGGCGCGACCGTGTCCTTGATGGCCAGGGCCTCGGCGTAGCCGGCTTCGATCTTGGCGCGGGTCTCGTCATTGGGCAGGGCGCCGGCCATCTGCCCGGCAAAGCCTTCCGGGTCCTCGGGGAAGGTGGCGCGGAACCACGCCAGCACCTCGTCAGCGTCCTTGAGGGTTTGCCCCTCATCGAGAGGGCCGCCCAGAAAGCCACCCCAATTGTCGCCCAGGCGGTCATATTCAGTGACCAGCAACCAGCCCAGGGCGTAGGGCGCGGGGCTTTGCGACAGGGCTTGTTCGATCGTGAGGGCGACATTGGCCATCCGGGCTTGGGTCGCGCCGAAGCTCACGACTTGGGTGCGGTCTTGGGGGCCATGATCGACCATGACCGGGCCTTGGCGCAGTTCGGCGAGGGCTTGGGCGATCACAGGATCAATAGACGTTTTGGACATGACGTCCTCCGTTGTTCGATGAGCCTTTCTCGCATAGGCCTCAGATGCGTGTCAACAGGTTTCTTGCAGATTGTTCGGTTAACGCCCCGTCCCAGGGGGTTAAGGTTAACGGGCGGCTCGGGACAGACAAGAGGCCCGGATCGCTCCGGGCCTCTTGCCTTAGAACTTGTCGTCTTGGTAGCTGAACCGGCCGTCAGCATAGACCCTTTGGCCAGTGTCGCGGCCCTTGTCGTCGGAGGCGACGGCGTAGGCGGTCCCGTGCTTGCGCGACAGGATCGCGGCCTTTTGCATGGCCTCGGTCCGGGTCAGGCCTTCCTCGATAATGACGGTCTTGCCGTCGTCTTGGCTGTAGTCGGTGCGGTAACGGGTCAAGCGGCGCCTCCTCTGCTAGGCGTACAGGATGGGATGGGCGGCGGTGGCCGCTTCGATGATCCGGGCAAGCTCAAGCTGGCCATGATAGGCGCGGTCGCCGTAATAGCAGCGGTCGCCAAAGTCCATGCCATCGAGTTCCTCGGCGGCGCGGTCTTCCATCTCGACGTCATAGGCGATGTCCTCGACCAGGGCGTTGAGATCGGTGTTGATCAGGAAGGCGGCCATGGGCTTGCTCCAGAAAGTGATGAGCCTTTCTCGCATAGCCGCCTTATGCTGTCAACCGGTTTTTCGCAGCTTGGCCTTGGCGTCGGCAAGGGCTTCCTGCACCGCCGCCACGGCCTCGGGGTCTTCCTGCCGGCGAAGCGAGCGGGCGCGCGCCATTTGCTCAGGCGAGCCAACGCGGCGATGAGCCGGCTCGGCGGTCTTGTCGCGCGGCTTCCAGTCGACCGGGGTCGCCGAGCCCGGAACCACTTCCTCCCAGCCGGGCGGCAGAAGCGGCAGGGCCTCGCCGGGCGCCAGATAGGCTTGGACGTGGACGCGCCGATAGCCCAGGGCCTTGGCGATGCTGTCTTGCGGCACGGTGTCGCCGCGCGCGGCGGCCGAAACGTTCTGGTGGAAGAGGCCGCGTTCCTTGGCCCAAAGGGTCAGGTTCGGCGCGCTGGCCAGGGCTTCCTTGAGCTTGCCGACGAGGCCGGCGGTGTTGATGGCCATGGGCGGGTTACCTCCAGGGGCTGGTTTTGACGGGGGCGGGGAGATTGCGCAGGAAGTCGAGAACGAAGGTGGGGACCTCCTCGCGCAACCATGCGGAGCCGTAGCTATAGGGCCGGCCGTTGCGGCGCTCCCAGGTGTCGGGCTCCAGATGGACGCGCGCCAGTTCGGCGCGGGTGGCGTCGAGATGGTGGGCGCCGGCGGCCTTGGCCTGCTCAATGTTGCGCTTGGCCTGATAGCCTCGCAGGTGTTCTTGCTGGCGAGGCGTGCCGGCGCGCATGTCGTTCAGGTGCCAGCGGGTCCAGGCCTTGACCAGACCGTCAAGGGCCGAGCCATAATGCCAGGACGGGGCGAACTCCAGAAAGTCCTTGCGCGCAAGACTGCCGACGATCTGACCACAGCCGCCCCAGGCGTTGCCATTGGCCTTGGGGCCGATGACGCCCGACAGACTCAGGCGCTCGCCGGTCCATTCGACATCGACGAACACGTCAAAGCCCTTGGGATTGGGGCGGCCCGACTTCAGCTTGCCCAGGTAGAGCGTGCGCTTGAAGGGCTGGCGAATGGCGGCCTCGCGCTCCAGCATGTCCCAATAGGGCGCCAGCTTATAGGACCAGTCATAGCCCTTGAGCGGCTCATGGGGGCCAAACTTGCTCTTGCCGTCGCGATCGTCGATGAACTTGGCCATGAGGTTGGCGCGCGCGGCGTCTTCGGTGTCGCCATAGCCGGCGACGCTGATCCACGACACCTCAGAGCCGCCGAAGTTGGCGACCGCAAGGAAGCCGTCGCCGCGATCACGCGGCTTGATGGTGAAGACGTCGGCGGGGTCGAAGTCCTCCAGCACGCGCGCGCTCGGGGTCTTGCCGCAGGCAGGCTTGACGGCGAAGGGCGAGTCCGACGTGGCGGCCGGGAACGCGCCATAGGCCATGTCCTGCACTTGATGCGGGCGCTGGGTGGAGCGGTAGGCGGCTTGTCCGATCATCGTGTGTTCGGCGCCGGCGATGGTGGCGGTGGTCATAAGGGGTGTCTCCCGTGTTCGTCGTCTTTCTCGCATAGGGCTTCCATGCGTGTCAACAGGTTTTTTGCATCAGGGCGGGATGCGGCGGGTTAACCTTAACGCCGCCTTAAGATTAACCGGGCGGCCGGGCGCAAAGAAAAGGCCGGCGCCAGGAGAGCGGCGCCGGCCTTCAAGGTGACGAGGTGACGGCTAGACGTAGGCGCAGAACACGCCGTCTTCGTCATAGTAGGCGATGGCGAAGGTCGCGCCCTTTTCGTGGACCTCGTAGAGGCCGGGGCCGTCGTCGTCTTGGTTGTAGCGGAAGGCCAGGGCGTCCGCCTCGGCGCGGGTGGCGATGGGGGTCCAGTGGTCCTTGGGGTTGCGGACCGAGTCGGGGATCATGGGCGGGTCTCCTAGTAGACGCGTCGCAGGGGCTTGTAGGACACGCCGTAAGCGTTGCAGACCACGATCTCGACGATCTGATAGCGGTCTTCGTTGCGGGCGATCCAGGCCTCCTTGGCGGTCCGGGTCTTGAACGTCTTGTCGGTCCACATGGGCGGGGTGTCTCCGTTGATGACCCTTTCTCGCATAGGCCCCTTATGCTGTCAACCGCTTTCTTCGGGAAATTCGGTGTCGAATAGCAGCGCCTTGCCATCGGACGTGCGCAGGGTGTCCAGCGCTTCGGCGACGTGGAATCCCCCGTCCAGCGGATCGCCCGTCAACGCCGCGTTGGCGAGCTTGACGGCCGGGAAGGCGTAGGGGTTGCGGCCCTTGACATGGCCGCTATTGACGGCATGGAAGAGGGCCAGCAGTTCGGCGAGGGCGCGGCGTTCGCGGGCGCTCACTGGCCCGCCTCCCAACGCTCTTGCGCCAGGGTCCACAGTTGGTCGAGGCACGCATGGGCCAGGGCGAAAGCCGGCGCCTCGCCGATCAGCCCGACGATGGTCGCATCACCGGTGACCTTGGACAGGTAGCGCGTGCGGCGCACGATGCCCAGGCCCGCGTCAGTGTCGTCCTTGTGCAGGCCGTCGAAAAACGCGCCGGGTGTGTCGCGCTGATATTCATAGTCGCGAATGGCCTCCAGGGCGTGAACCAAGACGAGCGGCTTGGCTTCGGGCGTGACCTTGGTCATGTCGCGCGGCGACAGGTATTCCTCGCCCGCCCAGGCGTATTCATCGGGGAGGGTGGCCTTGACCGCATCGACAGCGGTCATGAACGGTCCGCGATCATCGCCCGCGTCCATGCCATCCATACGCACGGCGAAACCCTCGCCGACACGATAGATGCCCTTGCCGAAGCAATCCATGACGCCCTCGTTGATCTCCGCCTTTTCGCGGGTCGGGGCCACGGCGTTGGACGTCGGGTCCAGGACAGCGGCCAGGAAGTCCTCGACGCTGGCGTTGATCGACGCCAGCAGGCAGCGGGCGGCGCCCTCGGGTAGTTCGCCGATGGTCAGGTCGATGGCCTGCCCGCGCTCTACCCAGTCGGCCAGAACTTGCGGGTCGATGCCCTCGCCGCTCAGGCCCACGCCTTGGGGATGGGAGGGATTGGCGCTGTAGGCGTAATAGTCGCCATCGGCGGTGACGATCGTGTAACGGTCGGCGCTCTCGCCGCCATTGTCGACGATGCGCACGACATAGGTCGAGGTGGCAAGGTCTTGGAGATCGCTGAAAAGCTTGGCCATGGAAGGGCCTCCGTTGTTCGATGCGCCTTTCTCGCATAGGTCTCGGATGCGTGTCAACAGCTTTCTTGCATTTTCTTTCGCCGGGCGGAGGGCGCGGGCGGTTAACCTTAACGCGGCCTTAAGGTTAACCGCGCCGGCCAAGGCGTCGCCCCGGCTGGTCTCCCAGCCAGGGCCGCCCAGGTCACGCGGGGTCGGTCAGGGCGATCTCGGTCCCGAAGCTGTGGCCGGGGACGTTGCCGCCGTTCTGTTTGACATACCAGTCGGCCGGGGCCTCCAGCTTGACGATCACGCCCAGCCAGTCGCCTTCGACGAAGTAGCCGGTGACCTTGGCCCAGCCCAGGCCGTTGGTGGTCACCCGGACGCGCTCGCCGATGGCCGGCGGGTCGAAGGCGGCGCTCCAGCGGGCCTTGCCCGGCGTCGGCTCGGGCGGGGTGTCGGTCCAGCGCCCGGCGCGCTCCCAGGCCGGCAGGGTCGGGCGCCAGCCCCAGGCGTATTCATCATAGAGCCAGGAGGGGCCATAGGTGTTGCGGATGGTCCGCAGGTCGGCCTTGAGCGCCTCGGGCTCGCTGCACGTCCTCCAGGCGTCGCCGAGGGCTTCCTTCCAGGCCTCGCCCAGGCCGCCATGCTGGTCAGCGAAGGCGACCAGGGCGTCCTGCTGGCCGGGGGTCAGGGGCGGATAGGTGTCGTCCATGGGGTGTCTCCCGTTTCGATGAGCCTTTCTCGCATAGGGCCTCTATGCTGTCAACAGCTTTCTTGCACTATTTTCGCGGGTAACCTTAAGGCGGCGTTAAGGTTAACGCCGGGCGGTGGTGGAAAGTCCGCCGGGGTGAGCCGGCGGACCTCTCTAGCAGCCAAAGGCGCGTTCGGCGCGCTGCTCGGCGCCGTCGTCGGGGAATTCCAGGTCGAGGATGTGCTGATAGCCCGCGTCCCAGCGGCGTTCCTCGTCGGTGCGGGCGGTCATCGACCGGGCCAGGGTGCGATAGGGGTTCTTGGGCTCGGGCGCCCATTCGCTGGTCGAGTTGGCCAGCCATTGGCGGGCGGCGGCCTTGCCCTCTTCGGTCGGGTTGGGGGTCATAGCGGTGTCTCCTTGCTATGACCCTTTCTCGCATAGGGCTGTTATGCTGTCAACAGCTTTCTTGCACCCTTAGCCGAAAACCGGAATATCCGGGTCCTGCCCGTCTGGAATGTCCGAGATGTAGATGTCGAAGGGGCCTGACCAGTTGCGCACCCAGTCGGGAGCGCGGGCGGCCTGGGCCAGGGCGTCGAAGTCGGCCGGCTCGTCCCCGCCGTTTTCGTCAAACTCCTCGTCAGTGACACCGTAGCTCACGCGGCTGTCGTCCACTTCCATCGTGTGGCCGTTGATCCAGGCCTGACCGACGAAGGTCGCCCAGCGCGTGGCCGGCGCGATCACCGGCGCCAGGGGCGCGGCGTCGATGATCATCCATTCCATCCAGGCCGGAAGATCGGCCTTGATAATGGCGGTCTCGACGTCCTTGCGCGCCTGCTCCAGGCTGTCAGCCGGGTTGACCTGAACTTCGAGCTTGATCGTGTAACCGGTCATGGTCTTAGGCCTCCTCGGCGTCGGCGGCTTGTTTCAGGGCGATCATGACCACGGCCTCACGCTTGCCGCCGCCGTCCCAGAGATAGCCCTTCGGATCGGTGAAGGACCACGACCCGCCGCCCGTGGCGTGCAGGCGATAGCCCAGCTCATAGAGGAGCTTGTCGCCGTCCGCGTCGCTGGCCACGCCAAACGGCGCGTCAATGCCATAGCAGCCCAGGTTCAGCGACACCGGGTCGATGTCGGGGTTTTCGTTCAGATAGGTCTCAGCATCGGCCATGCAGTAGAAGCGGGCGATGACATCGACGCGCTCGCCAGCCTCCAGGGTCAGGGCGACGGGCGCGTCATGGTCGCGGCTGGTCAGGGCCTCGGTCTTGATCCGAGCCTCTTGACCTGAGGCGCCGACCATGCCGGCCGGGCGCACGCGGCCGATATTGGCGGTCAGGAAACCGCCCGGTTCGGGCTCGACACGATCAATATTGACGCCCAGGACCTGGGCGATGGCGCCGGCCAGTCCTCGCCGCTCGGCGGCAGTCAGGGCGCGGGTGCAGTCGATATCGACGACAAAGGACTCGGTGACAAGGGCCATGGGGTGTCTCCCGGCTGGCGTTGAATTGGTGCCCTGTTCTCGCATAGGGCTTCCATGCGTGTCAACAGGTTTCTCGCAATCTTTTTCGCCTGGGCGCCGGCCTGGGCGGGTTAACCTTAAGGCGACGTTAAGGTTAACCCCAGGCGGTGGTCAAGAAAAGGCCCGCCGGGGAGGCGGGCCTTGGGATCAGGCAAAGAGGTCTGGCAAGGGCCAGCCGTTGGGTTCGGCAAAACCGGCGATGGCGTCCCACTGATCGGGCGGAACGTTCTCGCCATGGTCGCGCCAGCCTTGACGTTCGATGGCGCGCCAATAGCCGAACTGGTCGAGATCGGCATAGGCCCTGGACCCGTAGGCCGGATCGATCTCGCGCCAATGCTCGCGCTTGATGCGGCCACCAGCCTTGAGATGGGCTTCCACCTTGTCGCGGAAGGCTTGCGCCTCGGTGACGACAGCCTCGATATCGAGTTGTGGCCAACATGGCATCCCATCCCCATCCTGGGTTTGGGGGCCGCGCGTGGTGAACCGGTAATCGTGGATGATCCGGGAGCCGTCAGGCGCCTGGAGATAGACCGTGATGACACGGGCAAACTCCGGTTCCCCGTCCTCCCAATGAGTCCCGACCTGAACCAGATCGTCACGCAGGCCAACGTAGATTTCCATGAGATGTGCTCCAGATTGTCGCTACTTCATGGCGGCCTCCTTTGTGGTCTCGTCGTTTCGTCTGAGCCCTGTTCTCGCATGGGCGGCAAAGCGAGTCAACAGGTTTCTTGCACTATTTTCGCGGGTAACCTTAACGCCCAGGGGGCGGGGCAAAGCCCAGGCGCGAAGGCCTGGGCTCGCGGTTACAGGCGCTCAAGCCACCAGCGATAGCCGACCGCGCCCCAATTGAACTCAGCCTCATCGGGCACGGCGCGCAAGGCGTCCAGCATGGTCTGGAAAGCTGCGTCCTCGGCGGAGTCTTCCTCGTAGGCCTCGCGGGCTTGTCCGATTAGGTCGATCAGGCCGCGCCGCGCGTCGGTCCAATCGGCATAATGCACCGGCTCGCTGTCGGGCATGAAGCCCGAGACGTTGGCGCCGACCGCCCAGGCCATGGGGGCGTCATCGTCTTGCGACTCATCGCCCGCGCCATAGGCCGAGGGGATTTTCTCGCCGCTGTGGTCGCAGACGAGATCGTCGTCTTCGAAATTGGGGACGATGGCGGCGATGCGCCAGCCGGTCGAGGCGTCATGCTGAAAATCGTCCGCGACCTGATAGAGCATCTTGCGCACGCTGTCGAAGGACAGGGCCACGCCGTCGCGGGTGACGAAATAGTGCGGATAGCCGCCGGGGAAGGCGTAGGGGCCATGGCGCAGGGCGGCCTTGACGTCCTGCATATCGGTGACCTCGCTGGTCAGGATATTGTAGCGGCGGCGCACGGGCGCGCGGCGGCTCCAGTCCTCTGCGGCCGTGTCGTAAAGCGCGCCGTCGGTGGAAACAAAGAGGCGATCGGGCAGGGCCATGCTTGGCGCTCCTCATGAAGTGGAGCTTTGTTCTCGCATAGGGCCTCAATGCGTGTCAACAGATTTCTCGCACTAATTTCGCGGTTAACCTTAACGCCTGGTGAATGGGCAACGCCCAGGCCGGGGAGGCCTGGGCGCGTCCTTTTAGGCCTCTTCGGCCTCGGATTCGGCCTCCAGGGCGGCGTCACGGGCGGCCTGGGCGGCTTCATAGGCCTCCAGAAGCTTGGCGTTGCCTTCCTCGACGTCGCGGAAGTATTTGAGCGAGCCCAGGACGCCCGCCAGCCCGGTAATGGCGGCCTCGACCAAGGTGACGTTGCCGCAGGCCTTGGACAGGTCCAGTTCGTTGTCATCGATCAGGCCATAGGCGGTCTGGGCCAGTTCGAGCGGCATGGTGACGGTCGGCGGGGGCGGGGCGACTTCGGGCAGGTCGTGAAGGGCGACCATGGCGGTCATGACCCGCTCGGCGACGCGCTCGAAATAGACCGTGGTGGCGCGGCGCAGGTCGGCCGAATAGGTGCCGTGGTCATAGCTGTAGGTGAAGGCGTGTTCCGAGCCCGGTACGGGGTTTTCGATCCGCAGGTGGGTGACGTAGCGATGGGGCGCCTTGGGGCCAAAGTCGCGCAGGACGATGGCCAGCCGCAACATGCCTTCGCGGTGGGGAATCTTCTGCTCCAGCATCAGGGCCGGATAGAGAAGGTCTAGGGTTTGCTCGGTCATTGGGGTGTCTCCCGTTTGGATGGCCTCTTGTCGCATTGGGCTTTTATGCTGTCAAGCGATCTTTGGGGCTTGGCAACAGTTTTCTTGTATGCGATGAATGAGGGGTGGCGAGCGGCCACGGCAGACGAGAGAGGCGCCCACCCTGAAATTGCTGAACGGCTGGTCACTGGCGGCGCTGGCGTTTCTGCTCTGGCTGCTCCACTGACCCACCGGCCGGGGATCACGACCCGGCCGGCGCCCGTTCGCCTGGGTGTCGCCCAAAATCGGGTTAGGGCGCGACATTAACCCTAAAATGGGTCAGAAAACCGGATTTTCGGTGATTTTCGGCCTAAAAAGCGCTATTTTGCGCTGATTTTCGCTATTTTTGGACGATTTTTGCTGATTTTCGCTGTTTTGGGCGTTAACCTTAACGATTTTGCCCCTGGCGTTAACCTTAACGGCCGCCGGTAGGGCCTTGAGCCGGGTTAACCTTAATTTTCAACCCTAACCGTTAACCTTAACGCCTGTTAACCTTAACGGGTAACCTTAAGGCGCGTTAACCCTGTTCGTTCACCATGCGCGTTAACCTTGAAAATTAACCTTACTCGCCACATGGTTAATCGGCCGTTAACCTTACCCGGCCAGCGGGATGGAATGGCGTCAGGTCAAGAAATGAAATGACGTCAAGTCAAGTTTGAAATGGCCTTTCGTCAAATTTGGGAAGGAAATGCGCTCGCGTCAAATTTGAAATGCGCCGGCGTCAAGTCCAGGCGAAATGGGCGATCATCAAGTCGGCCGGGCAAATGATCCGACGTCAAGTCGGCGGCGAAATGGCCCGACGTCAAGTTCAAGGCCGGACACCAAAACGCCCACCAGGGCGGCGGGCTCTGGTGGGCGTTTCTCGCCTTCGATCCTCGCCGGGTGTGGCAGGCGAAGGCGGTGGTCCCCCGCCGGCGATCGCATGGGGTCGAGGGCGTCGGCGGGCAGGTCTAGCGCTGGTGTTCCACCCAGGCCTTGGCTTGAAGCCGACAGCGGAGCTTTCCATCCGAGCACACGCCCGAGCCTTTCCCGTGCCACGGAACTTGAGCCATGTCAAGCAGGACGTCACATAGGCGGTTTTGCTGACACGTGCGGCGAATAGCCGGGGCAATCACCGCAAAACCTGCGGAGAATGGCGCAACGTCAAGGCTGGCCTGGGTTTGCGGAGTCAACGCGATTTCTTTTGCGCCGACGCTGTCACCTTTCGGACAAACTATGACATGTCAAGCGAGGGGGCTTGACATGTCTCACGACTTGGTGGGTGGCGCACCGGCCTCCGGCCTCGCATTGTGGACCCATGCGTAGACGCGGACCGCCGCCCAGAGCCAGAGATCGATCAAAATCGCCCATTTTGGGTGGATTTTCAGGGCTCGGGGCACGCGTGAAACCTTTTGAATCGTGACAGCAGGCCAAAAAGCCCAAGGAAATCAAGACCTGTCACGAAAGCGATGAACTAGGACCGGGCGGGGCAAAGGGGCCGCGCCAGGAGCCGCACTGGCCGTCAATGCACCAGTCGATCTCGCCGCACAGGGCGAAGACCGCGACGGCGGCGATCAGCAGGGCGCCGATCAGGCTGGTGAGGGAAAGGAGCATGGGGATGTGAATTTCCGGCTGGGCTGGAAGCGATTTTGGCCAGGGTCCCCGACCGTTTTGGCGCAGGGTCCCTGACCTGTTTTGTCCAGGGTCCCTGGCGGTTTTTCAGCCAGGGTCCCCAAGGGCTTGGACGCAGGGTCCCTAGACCTCGTCCGGCGTGGCGGCGATCGGGTGAGCATCGTCGATGGCCTGCTGATAGCCGGCCCTCACCCAGGTGGCGTCCAGGCCGACATTGCTCAGCACCTCCTGGCCCAGGCTACGGTAAGGCGCATAGCGCTCGCCCAGCCGCTGGCGCATCAGGCGCGAGGCCGCGCGCTTGGCCAGATGCTCGGCGCTGGCGCGCAACGTGCTGGCCTCATCCTCACGCTCACGGGCCAGTTCCTCGGGATCACGCGGCGGCTCGGTGACCAGCAGCGGCTGCCAGGGCTTCTTGCCCGCCACCGACAGGCGCCGCTCGCGACGCGGGGTAAGGCCGGTGACGTCGCGGCCCTTGTTGGCGGCGATCAGGCGCTCGCGCGGCGGGATGTGGTGGAAGGCGTAGGCGCGGGTGCCGCGCACGTCGCTGCCTTGGTAGACGCCGGCCTCGATCTGGCGATCAACCGCCTTGAGGCGGTCGAGGGCCGCCTGCCCCTCGGGGGCGATGCGGCGATGGGCCGGGGCGAGCTTGTAGTGGACGATGTGGTCGAAAAGGGCGGTCAGATAGCGAAACACAGGGCTTTTCTCCGGTATTACCGCTGGTAGTACCGGCCATACCTGGTACTACCTGGGATTTTATTAAGGTTAACGGGCCAAAGAGGGTAAACAAACATGGTTAACGCGCCCCGCAGGCGTCAAAGTCGTCGATCGGCGACACCTGGAGATGTCGGCTATCGTCGACTTGGGGCGGTTACGTGTGCTTGGTGATCTTGCGACTGCCGTAGCGGGTGCGGTTCTTCTTGGCGTGGTTGAGGTACTGGCTCATGGCGTCGACTTGGTCATCGTGAGCGCTGTCGGGGAACTGGCCGATCTCGACCAGAAGCTGCTCGATCCAGGGCGCATCCTTGGGCAGCCAGACATCGCCGCCCTCGATCATGGGCGTGACACCGTCAAAACGGAAGCTCTTGCCGGCCACGCCAGGATTGACCGCCACCAGCGGACAGGGCGCCTGACGCTTCTGATTGTCGGTCGAGCCCCGGTTTTGCAGGTACTGGGTGCCCGAGCCCTTGTCCTCGACGAGGATTTGGTCGGCCCGGTACTTGATGGCCGGCGCCTCGATCATCGAGATCAGGTCGTTGAACTCGACCTTCCGGCGGTCCTGGTGGACGAG